TAGAGGTTGTAAATCAAATCTCCCATACAGACCGCACACACCCCTTGCTTCGCCATGTGGCGACACGTCATCGCACTGCGGAAGACCAGTGGTTTCCCAATCAGTCCTTCGTAATCGGCTTTCTCAAAACGACGCCACGGCCCTGTGGTGTCGTTCTCCAGTCGATAACGCATGCCTTCCATGGCCATAAACGAATCTTTCGATACGTCGGTGTTCTGGAAGGTATGGCAGTGATGGTGCGTGGTACCACAGTCGCCGTAATAGAACGTCATCAACACGTTGGCCGCCAGCTGCAGTTTACGGGAACCGTATTCCGCTTCGGCGATGTTATCCGTGTTATACAGATGCGAACGAGAGGTAGCGCCGGCTTCTTTGATACGGGATGCCAAATCGTGCAGACCGTTGAAGAAACCTTCCCACACTTGGTTGGTGTACACACGGGAGTCAATCTCAGAGGTCTTACCACGCACATAGGCCTGGAGAATCTGGTTGATTTTGACCGTACCGTCTTTCACCGACATGACCAATGGATTGTACTTCAGCCGTTCATCGTTAGCGATAATGCTTTCGATAATCTGATAGGCTTTCTCCACCATGTCCACGCCTTCGTCATCGTAACCGGTCGGATACTGCACCGTCCAGTCGAGTACGATCTTGTAGTCAGGGTGTGCGTAGATCTCCATCATCGTGTCCACATCGATTGTCGTGCAATACGGCAACAGATGTTTCACGGTCAGGTTAAACGCATCCGCATAGATGTGCTGAGACAGGATGTAACGCGTATCCGGTAACTCCACACCTGCTTCGCGTGCCAACACCGATGCTTTGGACATGAACCCGATGTGTTTATCATCGGTGGCCACTTCCCCGTGCTGGTAACACATTGATGAGGGGGTCGACACGCTTGGATACAGTCGAGACAGTGCCCAATACGGCCAGCTCAACTTAATCTGGCGTGAAGCCAATTGCAACTCCACACCGTCATCAAACGTCACCCGATACATCCCGCGCATCTTCCACACTTTCTCTGCAGACAATGCACGCACATCACGAATATGAACCGGATGCCCCTTCATCAATTCTCCTCCCGTTGCGGCCGCACTAACACAAAGCCCTCACAACGATGCACGTTGCTGATCACTTTATCCACCTGAGACGTCCCAAGCGGAAACTTCTTACGATCGATGATATACCCCGGATTTGTCGGTGTGTCCGACTCGTACAGTTTGGTCACCATCTCACGATGCACATCCGGCGAGTTCGCGCGGTTGTGGATTTCATCAATCAACTGTTTACCGTAACCGGAACCCAGACGACGTTCCGACTCACCCAGCCATTTCTTCGCGCTGTAGTTAATCGGGTAGTTACCGCGACCGCTGCTGCTCGAATCAATACAACCGAGATAGTTCAGATACATCGATGAGATACTGGAGAACTCACGGCCGGTTTTATCCAGACGCAGGGTTTCCACATAGCCGGCGTAGAACTCGTTCTTCGTCCACTCCTGCACACCGTCGTAGTTGGTGATCAGTAGCTTGGTTTTCTTCGGTTTGAATTCACCCAAACCTTCTACGATCCCAACCGGTGTGTTGTCCAGTTCATGCGGGAGCCACAGACGGATGGTGAAGTCGTAGATCTCTTTGAAGAGTTCCAGACGTTTCGCATCGGTGTCGTGTTCTTCCATCAGGAAGTTCGCCCAGTCCGCATTGTAACGGGCACAGTAGTCCATCAGGATGTCCCATGCTTCCGTTAGCTGGTCAGCTTCCAGCATCGGTTTAAGGCGCATCTTCAGCTGCTCAGAGGCCGCAGACCAATAGATGTGGAACAGACCCGAATACGTTGAACGACGCACCACGGCGTTCTGAGAGCGCATCACGTGGATACGTTGACCCAGTTCGTTCAGTGGCATTTCGTGGTCAGGTTTCACCGCACCGACGATCCCCTTGGTACCCGAACGGTCAGTGATTTTCGAGGAGACCGTCACCGGGATCGGATAACGCACCACGATACGCACGGTGTACGTATTGATGGGGTCGCGCAACGCACGTTCCACGGGATCTTTCAAACGAGACAGAATACGGTTATCCGCCGCTTCCTGCTTATACTCGTTACGACGCACGGCTTCCTGAATCTCTTTGCGCATCTCCTGCTGGAATTCCTGATACACTTCGTAAGTTTCCGAAGCGAACGCTTTGTCCAACAGTTCTGCTGCACGAGGAGACCAGACCACATCTTCCTGCATCAGGAAGTAGAAACGAATCAGCTCACGATAAAACTGCTTCAACGCCAACGCATACTGGTCGAGAATCTTTTTGTTCTCTTCCGTCGCACGGATGTTGTTGTGGCCTTTATCGATGGAATACTCGTCACGCCACACCTGCAAGTCAATCACCCGTGAACCGTTATAGTCCGTTGGGCACTCGTGGTGTTTCGGGTCAGCATCCACGTATTCGCAGTGGTCGTAGAACGGACTGGCGTGCATGGTCTCACCCATGTTCGCTGTGATAGCCGCGTACAACGGATCGAAACGACGGGCCGCACACACCAGACCATCATCGCGTACCGCTTCACCGATGTTTGGGAAATACTGCGGATAACGCACACCGTCCACGGTCTTACCGTAGATGTCCAGCAAGAACTCGTCGTCACGCAACGACATCTCGATGGTACGATAACCCCAACCGTGCATCTTCTCTGCAGCGGTCTCGGAAATGGTGTAAGAATCCTCAATGATGTCCGGATGGGAAATGGACACCGTCATCAGATTCACCCCGTCCACAAACTCCCCGTCCTTCAGACAGTTCATCGTGGTCAGGATATCATCCCGCTCGAGGTCATCGGTTTCACCCCGCACGATACGACGCAGCATTTCCGTGGGACGTTTCTCGGAAGTGAACACGTTATCGTGTGCGGTATAGTTACTGGTTTCGATGAGATCAATCATCGGTTTCAACTGGGTACTGGCATCCCGTGCGGTACGACGTGTAAAGATAGCGTACTGCAAGACATTGGGATCGCCTACCCGCGCATGACGTGCAAACACCGCACGACGTTGCTTGCCTTTGTCATTATACTGCAACACCACACCCGTGTCTTCGACGATGTCGTTGAACACCACGTTGGCGTATTCCGTGTCTGCACCCGTAAAGTGAATCGTTGGTTCTGGGGAATCAATCGGCACCGCCGATTTCATATGTCCGCCTACCATTGCCGCACGCGAACCCGATATTTCATTAATACCCGTTTCACGGTCAGCAGAGACGCCGGTAAATTCAGTAAAAGATTTCATTATTAAAAGGCTCCTTTCGTGTTCCTGCAACTAGATAAAATCTATCTCTACTTATTTTAAAGGAGAGTTCCGTGCTCGACCAATTCATCACGTTGCCAGAGATTATCCCGCCACCTGAAACTAACAAGCAGCGTGTATTGCGGGACCACATCGACTTTATGCGCAATCACCCAGATACTAAAGACTTCAACGTCGACCCGGCTATCAGCTGGCCCGAAGTTGGTTACTTCTACATGTATTGTCGTACGGCAGGCTTCGACGACATACAGGTTTACCCCATCATGCTGTTGAACAATATGGTAGACACGTTCGACTTCAACCCGAGAACGGTTACCACGTTGCGTGTCCCTACTGCACCGGTTGTGCAGGGGATTATCGCCACACTCAACAACAATGTGTAGAAAAAAAGAAGGGGCCGGTAAGGCCCCTCTTTATTTTTTTTTTGTCCCGGTTAGAAACTGAACCCACCGTTCCCACCGCCGAGCAATGATCCGCCCAACAGAGAACCGCCGGAGTTTCCACCCAAGAGACTGCCACCGCTGTTACCGGTTGAGAATAAACTGCCCGAGGTACCACCACCCAGAATGCTTGGCGTATTAGAGCTACCACCCATTGCCGCAGCAAGAGAGATATTGTTGATTGACTCAGTGGCCACGTTTGCCCGACCCGACTGCTCCAGATTACGCTGCTGGAGCGGCGTCAGGGTAGCAGGGTCTGGTGCGCCGAACAACGATGTGTTGTTGTTCTTACCGACACCGGCTTTACGGAAGAAGTCTGCCAGATCCTGCTCACTTTCATCCATCGTTGATGCCGACGGCGCAGCTTTAGGCTCGTTCGCCGGAGACGGTTGCAGACGGAAGTCTTGTTGAGAAGTATCTTTCTCACCTTCATTACGCGGGCCGACGTTAAACGGCAGCGTCTGCACTTTGTTGTTGTACTGGGCGAGATGGTCGAGTTGACCAATCCACGCATCGTTCAACGGACGCAGTGCAGAGTGATCCTTTAACCCTTTCACAATCAGGTTATAGTTCACCACGTAGTTAGCCCATGCGCGCGACAGTGCACCGAAGTACGGACGGTCGTCGTTAGAGCCAGTGAGCGACGGAATCCAATTGAACACAGTCTCAAGCAGGCGATGCAGAATCACCTTATCTTGTTTCCGGCCCAGTTTCGCTCCGAAGTACATTGCTGTGCCGTCTTCGCCCTCTTCTTCAAAGCAGTGGTGATAGTTCGCGGCACGGATGTATTTCACCCCTTCCACTTTCATCTCCGTTGCAATGAAGATCTGGATGCGCTTCTTGGCGTCAACAGAACTATTCACATAGTTCTCAATAGCGGTGAAGCTCGTTTGTAATCCTTTATCGAACTTCGGATCTTTGATCCCCTCGCAGATATCCGCGAGCCACTTTTTGTATCCCGCGAGGCGAATCGGCTTCCCTTCTGCCGCCACGTCGAGAATCACACGAATCAGCTCCATCGAGAGTGTCCACGCTCGGGAGATGATTGCTTTCTTCAGGAAACGGATAGTGCCCGATTCCCCGTACAACACCGACTCACACAGCGGATGGAAGGCATGGCATTCCAGCCCGTCTCCATCTTCCATGTCGGCTTTGATCATTGCCGAGGTCGGGAGTACCATACGACGCTTCACGCCGTTGTATTTAAAGTACGCTGGGACGGTACCGTCCATCAACAACTTATCATCTTCTACAGAGAAACCCAGCGAAGCCAGTTCATCAGTATAGAACTCGAAAATATTCATGTGGTAGATAATCCTTAGAAGTTAAAGCTGTCAGACCCACCACCCAGCGATGTTAACCCGCTATCCGCGAGCAAACTACCGCCCGACGGCCCGGTTGGAATATTACTGAGGATACGACCCTTACCAATGGTACGTTCGTGGTCGTTGTAACCCTCATCAATGGCTTTGGTCAATGTGTTGACATCTGATGCCAACTGACCGACGTACGACAGATCCGTGGTGTTACCCATGTGCAGACGGGAACTCAGGAACGACGCGAAGGTACGAGACTCTGGGAAGATTTCCCCATCGATTTGAATCTCGATACGGTTCACCACACCGAGTTTCGCGATACACCACACGCTGCAACGAATCGCATTGTGTTTGGTCACGGTCAGCATCAGCGCATTCAGATCCCCAATCAACTGACTGGCGAGTTCCGGTGGCATCTGTGCACCCGCTACCCCACCAACAGACATTGGGTCAATCTGCAGCTGTGCTGGCGTCATGAAGTCTGCACTGCGGTTATCGAAGGTAAAGGACATCTCACCCACGAGGCTTTTCACCATGATCGGTGCCAGCTGCATCGCCATGTCGTACTGCACCAGACTGCCCTGAGTGGCGTTACCTTTCGGCGTTAACCACGCATCGGTTTTATCCGCTTCCAGTGCAAAGCGAACACGATCGGCTTCACGCAGCGACGTACGAATGTCTTCGTCGAGCTTATACGTGTTGTCGATGGCATGACGCAAGTCCATCAGACGGAACTGTGCTTTGTTACTGTTACGCCAGTTGCCTTCGTTTTGTCCGGTGTTGCGCTGCAGCGCCGAACGCATCGCTTGCACGAAGTCATAGTTGTTGAACTGACGCATCACGCCGAGCTGGGTTAACTCACGCTGAATCCCATACGCGCCACTGCCTTCGAAGAACGAATCAACCTGCGTCAGCGTGTCGTCGTTACCGAGGGTTTTCAAGTACGAGTTAGAGATAGCCGTCACGAAGTTATCCGGGCGGGTGAGCTTGTTCGACATCAACTGCGCAGTGGTCTGCGTGTTCGGTGCAAACAGTGTATCGCCGGTTGGGATAAACTTCTCATTACCGGAGAGATTCATCTTGTTAACCATGTCTGCGGATTTCGCCACAGAGATTAAGTCGATGGTTGACTCCGGCATGTACCCTTCGGCATTCAGCGCTTGTGACAACACGTAGTTGTCCATCATGCGGAACCCGACGGCTTTACGTTCGCCCAATGAACCGTACGCATACGTGACACGCAGGCCATAGATGTCATTGATGTTCAACACCATGTCATCCGGTAACAGACCCGTAAGAGAACGGGTGGCTTGGCTGGTATACCCGGTTACGATGTAACGCGTTTCCTGACTGCGGGTTTCATTGATCGGATTCGCCACGATGGTTGCGATGAAGTTGTACACACCGGTGTCTGCCGAGTTGTACGAGAACTCCACCACTTTCTTATCGCTTTCACCGACGTTAATCAGTGGACGTTCCACACCCGCTGCCGTTTCATCAAAGCCCACGATACCGCTTAAGGCTGACTGATACTCCACACTGCCGATAGCGCTTTTACCCCCACGGGCAACCACGTCAATCAGACTGTCTAAAGAAGACGTCGTACCGGCAAAACCAACACGACGACGAATTTGTTCCGGAATGTCGTATACCGGGTAGCACACCAAGCTTTCTAAGATCATTTAGTAGATTCTCCTTACGAGTTAAACCAGTCAACTTCATTCAGTTTGTTACGTGCCTGAATGGTTAACATTTCTGCCAGTTGCGTTTGGATGGCACCACCCAGACGCATCTTTTCAATGGACGCTTCACACTGTAACAAGGCCGCGGCTTCTTCTGTCGCATTCAGGTTAAAGTAGTACGGCGCGATATGATTGCTCAACAACAAGTTCAATGATTCACGAGGCGTAGAATCAGTGCTGACACTGCCTCTCGATGACTTGTAAGCATGAGGATAATATCTATCCATTTTAATTTTGATATCATTATCAATCGGTTGAATCGGATGACCGGTCATGTTCCCCGGAATCATCGTACAGCTCAACAGACGGGCCACGTCATGCATTCCGTAATGCAGATACACTGCCTGTGCGATCGCCATGCCGTGTTTGAATGCATCCCGATGGATATCCTTAAACGAGCGACAATCCACAAAGCGGTGAATCACCGACGCCACCAACCATTCGTGCAGTTCGTACGTTGGGCCGTTATGGTGCGTGAGTATGGAATCAATCAAGGTCTTCACCGTGCTCGGTGGGACGTCGATGCCATAACGTTTGATGAACCGACGATAGTCCATCATGGAGATCCCCCCACGAATCGGTTCTTTCGGGGGTGCGTCTTCACGTCCCTCGATTAAATCGATTGCAGTGACCTTTCCCTTTTCCCCGTTGTACACCACATTCACCGGGTGTTGTTTCAGCAACACGTTCTGACCCGAGATACGGGAAGCAAACCCGCCTTCCACTTCAGTACGAATCGCGTAGAAGATTTGCGAGATGGTGTTGTTCTCGTTCATGTCTGCCGTGCCGTAGTCCGCACCCACCGGATGCAAGCCCAACACGAACACCGCCGTGAACGCCATCTGATACTCTTCCAGCATGTCCGAACCGTAACCACAGACCGAGGCCAGTACCGACAGACTCGTCCCGTTAGGGCCTTTGTTGCTTTCTTTCTGGAACTTCTCAACCAGACAATCCAGAAACACTTTCAGTTTCGGAATGGCCGGACTGCGAGAGAGATCCGTGCCGTGCAAGACGTTATAGCTGCGAATCATGTTGTACACAACTTTACGCTTGGTCTCTTGCGCCAGACCTTTGCCGTTGATGTACGCACCCAGCATGTTGAACAACGGCACATACGCTTTGATGGTCAACGAGTACATCAGCATCTCGTAATACTCATGGCGAATGTACGTCATCTCACGCGGATAATTCGGTGGCAGCGAATCAAAGTTCTCCTGAAGTTTCTCAGGAATCCACACTTTATCCATCGGATACAGCGCTTTGAAGTTGGAGATTTTGTGCAGGCTGTCCAGTACGCGCACGATACCCGGCAGGTATTCTTCTACCGTTTCCGGTTCTGCGCCACTCAGAGCAGCGATGGTGTCGTACGTTTCGTACAACTGATCCTGTTCGGCCGACGTGAGGGTCGTCCAATAACGTTCCAGCTCCACGAACAATAAGTCGTCACGGGTCATCACTTCACCGTTGGCGTTACGCGCACCAACGATGTTCTGCTTCTTGCGATTAATCGCCGGCAGACCTTCGAAGCGAACAGATTTGTCACGATGGGTAATCGTGATGACCTCTTTCACTTTAGCAATTTTCATTTAGAAACTCCGATACCAGTGGGGTTGTGCACTAAGATAATATCTGTCTCAGATATCATTCAGTACATCATTATTGTTGTGGAACACATATTCGTCAGACAGGCCACAGGTCTCCCCGTGGCCGTCATTAATTACAGTACGTCGTCGAACGTTTGGGTAGCTTGAGCCTGCTGCTGACCGCCGCCGCTATAACCACCGCGTTGCTGGTTATTGTTGCCGTAGCTGTTGTTACCGCCACGTTGCTGATAACCACCAGACTGCCCACCGAAGCCTTTCTTCTCGAAGTCACGTGGTTTGTACACTTCGCGCGTCCACTCGATGAACAGCTCGAAGTCACCCACGAACGAACGGGCACAACGCTCACGCAGTTCCAGATCGCTCAGTGGCTGGCCGTTACGCATGATGGTGAAGAACTTCGCCGGATACCAGAAGAACTTCTTGGACTTCTTCTGACCGTTAACATCGCCGGACAGGGCAATGAACGGCACCAGATCGTCGCCACGACCCACATGCAGCGTTGTCGGTGGTTTGTTACCACGGCTGTTTTCAAAGCTGAGCGTCTGCTTCTCAGACTTCTTCAACACGTCTTCCAGTGCTTCTTTGATCTGACGACAGGTGCCCAGCGGGGCATCAAAGTACAGACCTTCGCCTTTGCCAAAAGAGTAGGCAAATTTCAGACCTTCCACATCCCCGTTGAAATCGTTGGGTTCGATTTTCAACTTGGTTTGTTTGTTCGCATTATCCGGTTCGGTTAACGGAAACAGCGTACGGTCTTTAAAGATTTCTAAGTTCATGTTCATTCTATTTTGTCCTTCGTAAATGCCAGCGGGCTTCACCTCAAATGAAGCCGCGGTAATGTAAAAAATCAGTGACCCAGCTTATCCAGAAACGCCATCACGTGCGGTTCGTTCATGAGCTTTAGATTCAGTTTGATGCGATCCATGGTGGTGTCCGCACGCCAGTGGTATTTCTCCGCCGCTTTCAGTACCACCCGCCGGACTTTGAGGTCTTGGGGTGAGAACATAATCCCGTCACCGAACAGCGTTAAGAACGCTTTGTTAAACGGTACATTCAGCGGTTTGTTGTAGAGCTTGCTGTTCCACTCCAGATGGGTCTTCAGTTTCCCGGTGTGGGATTCTATCAACGCCAGTTTCGGGAAGTGTTTACGGCTCAGCAAGTCCAGTGGGAGGTGAGTGAGAATGACCGTATCCTGTTCGCCTTTTATTTCGCAGTCAAACAGTTGCGTGTCCCACAGTTTTTCGTTGCCTACCATGCGGTAAACATCCATTTCCAGACTGTTGTAGAAAATCTGGCTCTCGGTATTGGCGTTCTTAAACGCCGCTTCCGGGAACATTTTGTTCACCGTTTTGTACTGACACAGGTACGGGACACATACCATCGAAGGGGCCACTGCCTGAGCAGTGGCTATGATATTTTGGATATCTTCTTCGATGCATGTTCGTATAGTATCAGCCCGCAGGCTATCGCGATTCTCTTCGAACGCGTAAAACGCGTTACGGAACAACGTCCGGATGTTCAGGTAGAATGCCTGAAACTGATGGATGGGTGGCTGTTCTTTGCCACGGCTCCAGTCGGCGTATTCGCCGGTGTGGGTCAAGCCTTCCAAAGCCAGCGAACTGGCAATGGAGATAGGGTAATTCCCAAAAACGCGATCAACGCTAATGGGATTCATAACAGGCTCCTGACAATATCAGAGGCAACATTGGCATCGTGATTAATCGACGCCATTCTTTCCATGGTAATACTTTCGATATTCTCGAGAGTAATACTGGGTTGGGCAGGCATGTTGATATCAAACGCCTGCTGGAGCACCGCTTCCTCTTCAGGAGACGGCAGCTTCTTCCCTTCAATCAAGAAGGGGTACTCTTTCTTCCAGCGGATAACGTGCTCCGCCAGAGGAGAACCGGCGTGGTACTCTACCGCAAACCGGCCAATGTGCGATGAGGGGTGTTCATCGATAAAACGCAAGGCGTCCAGACAGGCTTGATATTGCTTGTCGTAGTCGTCCATCAACCCCACCTTACGGTGTGGGCACGCGTTGGGATTTTCATAGAACCAATTGCGAACAACGGTGTCGTTAAAGTCGACTATCGTCATGCCTTTGGTTTCTTCCTCGCCGTGGGAGAGCCTCTCGACTGATCCCGTTACGGTGATAGCATCCTTCGTCTTGCGACGATGGTCATGGCCGATATAGATGCCATGCTTCACACGTGACAGCCAGAACTCCTCGTTAAACGAGCGCGGTGACTCGACTGGGAGCTGAAAAGTGAAACAGCCGTGCATGAAAAAGAAATCGACTTTTTCCAGGCAGCGTGTGGCCATTAACTGCGCCATTTCCTGTTCCGTTGCTAAAGCATTGATCGTATCTGCATTGGCGGCTTTGTATTCGTCCTGCACCCAGCCTACGGTCGCTTGAATCGCCTCATCGTAGAAGATACCGATTTTGTCCAAGAACAAACAATCTGCACCGATGGCTAGATTGGCGTGCTCGAGCATCTTCGACTGACCGTGGTCATGAGACGGCGTACCTTCGGTGACGCGCAGAGCGGTATTGGTGCTTTTACACCAAACCAGCAACCACGTGATAAAGCCAATGGCTTCATGCGTGTCCGCCTGACGCAGATAACGGGAGTCTTCAAATAAGTCTCCTGCTATATAAATTGCATCAAGCGTATCGCCACATCCTTCAATCATTGCTTTAAGCACATTGACCATGTGCCATGTCGGAACACGTTTGTGTAACAGGTGCACATCACTGAGCGCCAGTATCCTCCGCATCCCGACCGCTTTGGCTATTGGGCTGTAACTATAGTTCGTCCCCGAGACCATCTTGACCCCATTTCTTCTTACCGACCGACTGTACGTTGGTCACCGGCTTATCTGCTTTCGCCAACACACCGGTTAAGCCTTCTGGCATCGGCACACGTCCGTGGACGTTGTAGCGTTCGAAGATGGCATTGATCGTGTTGATGGTGTTGACCGCGCGGTTCGCATTCTCCTGCGCCATCATCTGATCAATCCCGTCCAGCGTACCTTTAATCAGGCTCGCCATCGCCTCTTCCCCAACCTGCGTAATCAACTGACCGTGGTTAGAGATTTCCTGCGACTCTTCTGACAGACTCGGCTGGCCTTCCACCTGACGCAACGTCGGGCCGGTATACAACAGTGGTGGGAGTGTGAACAGGACTTCTTTCAAATCGTCACTGACCACTTCCAGACCCACAAACATGCTACCGATGTACGTGCCCCAGAGCGTTTCATCAAACGTCCCGTCCACCAACCCTGACAGAATCGGCAGACCCTGACGACGGAACTGGCTTTCCGGATAACGGGTGACGCCCTGCACCACGTTCTTCATGTCGCCTTCCATATCCAGCAACAGGTTCACATGGTAACGTTGTTGCGGGGACAGTTGTGCTAAAGCTTTATCAGCGTCTACACCACTCATGAGGTTGCGTCTCCATTCACGGTATACACGTATTGAGCGGCATCGTAATCTTTGCCATTCTCGGTAACCTTGAGTTCAATAATCAGTTTAAACTTAACATCGCTGTCTTCGACCCACGCCCAGTCGACATTACATTCGACGTTATCCGTGCCAAACACATTACCGTACAGCGCCAGCAGATCCGCATTCACCTGTTCGGCTAACGCATCCGGGTTCTGGCTGTGATCGGCTTGTGCAGCCGCCATGGAGCGGATGTTGCCACGGAACACGATGCTCTGGGACTGACCCGACTCGGTATAGTGGTTCATCAACTCACGGATTTTATCTTTCGGCGTCTTTGCCCATCCGCGGGTTGACACCGTTCCTACTGCAACGACCATATTTCACTCCAACAAAAAAAGAGGGGCGACCCCGCCCCCTCTTTAATTTATCAGCACGACGCGTTGAGTTGCGAACACGGGTCAGCATCTTCCCAATCGAAGTCACGCATGGTACGCCAGTTCATCTGGATAATTTGCTTATCAAAGATGTCCGGACGATTCACACGGGCTTCGTCGGTGACCCAGTTCCAAATCTTCTCGTCATACTCGGTTGACATGCCGCTGGTAATATCGCGATAGTTGGCATCAGTGTGCATGTACGCACTACCACGATATTTATCCACTTTCGAATACCCGTTCTCATAGCCCGCCGCCATATTCTGATTATACAGATTACGGTACTCCGGCATCGCCACGAGATAACCCTGCATCGTTTCCGACGCATGTTGGAACTGACCGATATCTTCAATGATTCGAATGATATTGTCGTTCGCACCATGCAGCAGTTTACGCGCTGCAGCGTCTGTTTTACGGAACATATCCAGCGACACGATTTGCTCACGATGCTGTTGCACCCGGCCAAGCAGATCAGGAGCTAATGATGTCAAGTCGAACGTTTGTTTCACCGTTTCGAAAAAGCCACCACCTTCTGACTGTCGATGCCACGCAGAGAGCGATTGTGTCCACATACCCATTCAAATGACTCCTTACTGTTTACTACAGGTTTTCTAACGCAATACCTACTTCATCATCCTCATCTGCTTCAATGAGGAACTGGTTCTGCATAGAGATGAGTTCGTTATGTAAAATCATGCCATGTTCGACCTGATCCACATTCGTTGATGACATGAAGCCCTGATCCGGACGATACGCCTCGGCCAGTTCCATCTCCAGTTTGTCCACCGGACGGTACACCATGAACTGGTCGCCATCGAAATCGCCGTTGGCCATCTTGATGACGCGATCGGAGATACGGATAGAACACTGGTTGACATCGGTGACAATCTCATCAATGTACAACAACTGCATCGACAACTGTACCAGCGTCGGGTTACGTAACACCACGACCGGAATACCGATGCCGCCCGGGGTTTCGCGAATCAGTTCTTTTAAGATCTCATCCACTTCCGGCATGTACTGCATTGCGGCTTTCGCCACGATTCGTTCACACTCACGAGAGGAGTAGCCCCGACGTAAGAGTTTGTTTTCGATGTCCACGGACATAATGCCAATGGTCCAGCGCCACGGTGCTTTGAGCTTCCACGCATCATGCGGTTCGGAGATAGGTGAGATTGTCGCACGACCCGACCACGGTATGTGCGTTGAACTGACCTTACCACGATACATGCCCGGTTTCTGCTCGAGTACCTCACGACGGAAGTCCATGTGGAAATACGTGAGCTGACGGTTGGCCTTAATCGCACGAGAGATTAAGTGACGCGGTTCCACTACACGGCCACGGGTATACAGCAGGCTGATGTTCTTCACGGCATCAATCGCACCGGTATAGACCGGGTCAATCATGATCCCACGACGCCCTTCTTCCGACACAATCAACTTCGATGAGATAACCGGCAAGTGCTGTGTCAGTACCGCATGACCCTGGGTTTCAAAGAACTCCACCCATTGTGCCCGCAGCAGTTCACAGGTACCCGCATTCTGACGCTTCAGTGGGAACAACTGGTTCCAGTTATCCGGCTGGGTCAGGATCTTAAAGATGCTGCGATGACGGTCCACGAAATTACCGATGCCGCGCTCGTAACCGTGCTCTTCCAGTATACGTTTCACTACCTGCATTCTTGCAGAGTCGTTATCGTCCGGACGGTAGTACGGGTCAAGCATCCACATCATCAAATCGGAACCACGATCAACCGTGACTTTGTTACGGTCGAACTTCTTCATTTTACCGCCGAAGAACGCGTTGAACATTGCCCAGAAACGTGGGTTAACAAAATACCCCATCTCTTCCGGTGCGCGAATCCACACTTCTGATTCAATACGGTGTTCAGTCACCGAATATCCGCAGGTTGGGCAGACGACACCGAGATTATAACGATGGGCAATCGGACGTTCGCAGGTGATACTACAGATAGGTGCGCTGTTGAGCTTTTCATCGACGATGCGGTTCTGTACCAACTGGTCGATTTCTTCTGCAACCTGCACCGGGTCACCGGTTCGTGCGATATCGTTGATGATCGTCGGGGGCTTAATGTTCTTCGCCGCTGCTTCGATAAGAAGATCGCGCAGATAATTATCCTGACTCTCCAGACGGCCGGAGATTCCGTAATAAGTCGGCTGTTTATGCACACTTACCTCACTGACAAAAAAAGATAGAGTGGGAAGGGGTGTTACCCCCTTCCCGGTTACTGCAATGTCTTACGACAGCTCAATTAGAAATTGAAGCTGCTGGTACCGCCCAGGTTCAGGCCGAAGTCAGACAGAGCGCTGCCGTTGTTCGAACCAGACAGGGTCAGGTTGGTTTTGCCTTCGTCGAAGAACAGTGCGTTGGACGCAGAGTCGTACTCGTTCACGCCGTTCAGCTGGAAGGTACCGGCGTGTTTACGCACAGATTCCAGCAGGACTTTCGCGAACACTGGGTTGGTCGCCATATCCAGCGATTCGCCCGTTGCACGGCCGTCACGTGAAGCGTACATGCTCACAGACAGACGCAGCAGGTACAGACGCTGCTGATGCTCATCCAGCTCACGGTTGTAGAAGGACTGCGCGTGCAGGTAGCGCACAACGTCAGCCTGCTTATCACCGAGGTGAGTCGCAACAGACACCAGATCCATATCCGCGTAAGAACGCTTCTGACCATCCTGCACGTACTGACCAGCGATGGTCGGTACTGCTGCTGAGATGATGTGCTGTGCAACGATACGCTCTGGTTTACCCAGTGCGGCTGCCAGCCAGTTGCGGAACTTACCACCGTTCGCATCGGCAGGGAACATACCGTCCAGAATAGACAGCAGTTGCGCCAGTGCGTTGTCGCTACCTACAGCTACTTCAGCCATCAGCGTAGACAGGCCACCCAGACCGTTGGCCGCACGGTGAGAAATCACCAGCGCTGCCTGAGACGGGCAGAACATTTCCAGTGCAGACTTCAGCAGCTCTTTGTTGCCATCGAGTTTGCTTACGTCAACTTTGGTATCGGTACCCCACACCAGATACTGCGCCAGTGCTGAGAACTTACGATCGGATTTGTTCAGTTTGCCGAGGGCAATGTCACGCCAGCCGCCACGTGCCGCGATATCAGCGAAGCCTGCCAGAGTCAGGAGCTGACGCTCGTACGGTACAGAAGAACCTTCCTGCTGTGAATCCATCAGAGACACAACCACTTCGCCCTGCATCTGGCGACGGTTGATAACGCCGTTCTCTTCTTTCTTCACACCGGTGAAGCGCAGGTTAACGAAGCCCGCCGCTTTGGTACGCGGTACCACTTTACCCTGACCGTCAGACAGCAGAGTCGCTTCGTTCTGATCGGTGTTCTGAGACTGGTGAGTCATCAGGATACCGAAGTCAGCACGCTGTGCGTGGCCGTTCGCATCAATCACAGAACCGCTGGAGATTTCAGCAACGTTCAGGTTGAAGCGGTCAGCTTTGCCCAGAGTCAGTTTACCGAGGTAGCCCGGTGCACGACCGAAGATACCCATGAGCATCTGACCCATGATGCCGATAGCCCACTGCGGGTCCATGGTTTTACCCAGATCCGGAACAGTGTTCAGCGCCATGTGGTGCAGGTTGTCCATGCCGTAGTTTTTCTGCAGGTCAGCAGAAATCGCGTCACGCACTTTCTCATTCACCAGAGACGGAATGGTGTAGTAGCTTTCGACGTTGTTGTTGGTGGTGATACGGAAGCTGTCGCCTTTCTCGAACAGCACCAGACCGTACAGCCATGCGCCGTTATACTGGCCAGCAACGAATGCCGCAGAACCGAAGTCGGAGTTGCTGATAGATTCAACAACGCCGTATTTGAACTGGTTGAGGTTCGGGTTTTCTTTCTTCAGCTCATCGAGTGCTGCGCAGAAAGCGCCAGCCATGCTCGAGATTGAAACCAGACCGAAGGACTTATCCCATGAGGTGGCTGTACCCAAACCATTGAATGCGCCGGTGTTGTTCACAGTCGGCTGAACTTCTGGCTGTGCAGTAGCGGCAACACCAGCGTTTACTTTTGAAACTTCAACTTCTTTAACCATGGTAAATATTCCTTAAGGATAGTAGATAGGTTGGTACATCACGGTAATAATATCTGCCTGTGATATTTTACAATGCAAGTAGCCGTCGCTAATCACAAACACATAGCAGATTCATTGACCGCTTTGTCACATAGATAATATACATCTGTATTTTTTTAGATTGTAGGATTTCCTATGTGTAGCCAAGGAGACTCTCATGTTCACTCAAGCCGATTTAAACCAAGCAGCCGTCAAGGGACATAACCTCGACCAGTCTGCCATAGAGATAGCCCGTGCTGTAAAAAACAACCAACAGCGGATTCGCAACTATTTCGAATCGGTTGACAAACGTGTGATGTCCGGTGCGTTAATCCTGAAAGTGTTGGCCTCAGTCGGCTACGCTGCAGGAGAAGATAATTACGAAGACATTGAATGGGCCTGCCGTCGTAAGGTGGCGGGTATCGGGAGCGCGCTTAAGCTTAGCTCCGTCGGTGAGTTCGGCCAACTCCATAATGGCCAGTTCATCCCGAATCAGGATGAGTTGATTACGCTGGTTGCCAGACCCGTCGATCCTGACCTGCACTTTCAGGACTATACCCCGTGCACGTTCCTGTATCACGAGTACACCAATCTGAACTGGCAACTCGGAAACAACAAACCACGTGGCTTAGCCATTATCGAAATCAATCTGGTTGCGCTGATTTGGCAATACACGAAAGCCGTCAGCTACTACCGTCGTAGTGGGATTCAGATTACCACGGGTGTCTACGCCGATCGCCACATCCTCTCAAGGATGCTGCCGTCGTACATGGACATCGCGTACCTGAACATTCACCGTCGACTGGCAATGGAACTCGAGATTGAAGCCGACTTACCGACACGCGTCATCCCCGTCCCTGCATTACAGCGCCTCGCCATTAAGTCCGCCGAGAACATCCGTCGGAACTTATTGAACGGGTCACCGTTACCCGCAGTCGTGTTAATCCACATCCCACAGTTCTTTACGGAACCGGACAGGAATGCGGTTGACCGCGTGCTGTTTAAAGACGGGGGGATGACCATACAGGGGCAATGGCCACGGGAGATAGTGAACTGGTACTGGGCACTGTTCTGTTATCAGTACGATAACCCGGCCATGCAGAAGTTCAAGTCGAACCTACAGAACGACTTAGACCGCTTTGCTGACCTGAACGTATTGAACAAACTGCCGAAAGCAATGTACAACTACATTCGTCACAGCCTGTTGTTCCCCCTGTACACCGTTCTGGAAAATCAAAATTAACTCCCGTCGCAGAAACACCCCGTAGAGTGCTTCATAGTATATAGGTAAAACTCCTGCACCTTTCGGTGCAGGGTTACTTATTTTTATTTGTCGTTGCGCACGGTCATCACTGGCAGCCCGGATACGAAATCATCGTAGCTGAGGTTGCGGTAATACAGCATGTTCACTTCACCCTGCTCCGTTACGACGTCTGTGGGTTCGTCAATCTCGACGGAACCATGGGCGTAGGAGTAAAGCTTGGCGGGGTCTTGTCCTTCGTAGACCTGCTTCCCCATGTAGCTACTTTCCAACCGTTTAAAGTCGGGGTGGTCTTCTAAGAACTTTACTGCGGCCTGATAGGGAGTACGGTGCAACGAGGCACCTACTGGGCGTTCATCTTTTTCACCTGGTGTGACGCAGAAATACAGCTTAACCATGATTGCTCCTTACAGTTTAATTTCATAGAACGACATGATGCGCAATTCAGCCCAGGTTCGTGCAGTGTGACCCACCACTTTTTTCTCGAACTCCACATCACCTTCCTCATTTTGAATGAAGAAAGTAAAGTCGGGCAGTGGGACGTCTTTCGAATAAATGATGGGCATTCCGTCATCACGATGGTCGTAGTGTGCTAACTGATCCACCGGGTCGAACGCATGTAAGAGCGCGACGAATGTCTTTTCTTCCGATGGATGGGACGTGCAGAGAGAACGTCCGTCTTTTACAAAATGGATGGTGTAGCGTTTCACAGCATCTCCTCGGTCACAATCCCGTTGGACTGCACACTACGTTTCTTTTTCGGGTCATACGCCGTGAAGTGAATGTGGCGAGGGTGGATACGATGACAGATTATCTGTTCCAGTCCCCGCTCTTCTAACTCCTTGCGTATTTCCGACGCCTTGGCGGCAGCCGCAGCCACCGCCTTCTGATCGTTATAACTCATTGGCGATGCTCAGGCAACGGACGGAGACCCCGCACCACCACGCTGTTGTTGCTGGCCACTGATCCCATTTCCATTTCCACCACACGCTGCTGCAAATCAACCAGCACACTTTCCACCCGACGGCGGAACGCCTGCTCAATCATCGCTGCTCTCTTCTTCATCTTCATCGTCTTCTTCCTCATCATCCCAGAGCTCCACGTCCGCTGTAGCGGCTTCGAGTTGTGCCATGACGTCCGATTCACTGGTGCCGTAGTAGTCTGACAACAGACGGCTGCGTTTCTTCTCAATCATGAACACACCCAAGCACTCAAGGATGTGGTAGTAAGGTTCTACGGTTGCAAATGCTGAACGACGCACGTTTGCCACTTTCGCGAGATCCGGCGGAATCCCTGCTTTATCCAACAGGTACTCCGGAACCACCAAGGTGGTGTACTTGCGGTAGTTAGTTTCTTCGAACCACTGCGTAGCACCATTGCGGATAATCGGGTCTTCGATACTGGCCAGCCAATCGTTGATGGCGGTTTTGTTCTCGAGGTTGACCGGAAGTTTCACCGCGTCGTAAGGCGGTTCATCCAGATACCCGTACTTCGGTCCGAAGATGGTGTTGTACATGCGGTGGTAATGGTACTGCTTTTCATCCTTCTCGTTGTACGCACTGCGGTCTTTGATGTTGGTGGTTTTCAGATACTCACCGGAACCCGAGACAATGGATTCCATTACGGTGTGTTCGATATTCGCCACTTTCTCCAACAGATCCAGAATGCGGATTTTCTCACCCGAGGCCACCTGCTGACAGAGTTGTTTGATGGTACGCTTAAACTCTTTCATGATAACCGGTGGAATGTTCGAGGTACGTAAGGACACACCCTTCACTTCCAGTTCCGGTTCTTTCTTCAGCTGGCCTTCTTGTCCGGTGATAATCGAGAAGTAGTGCTTGGCTTTGGTGGTCAGGGCAAACGAGTCAAACTTATACTCGTTCTTCATCGCGTACAGGAAGAAGCGTTTCTTCGCCACCCCAATGTTCGCTGACATACTGGCCATCAAATGACGCAGGTGCTGGGTCGCAATGTAAATCATTGCATCCGACACACGGGTGGCTTCTTCACCGTAATGCTGACCGGTGTACCACTGTGCCCACCACTGTGCCGTCATCATCGTGGAGTCCGTATCGGAAACCACACCTACACGACGAATCACATCTGGCATACGCGCGATGTTAATCGGTAGGTTTTTGGTGGTCAGCACATTCTTAATCAGACGGGCGTACTCACCGATGGTGCGCTGCAGGAACAACGCTGAACGAATCAGCTCTTTGTACTTGGTCTGCTGCTCCCACGGTAACGGAACTTTGGTTTCTTTATCCGCCAGTTTCACGTCTTTGAACGATTTACCTTTCGGTACGATGTCCGTACGGAACTGGGAGATAATGATCTTCATGTCACCGTCAATGGACTTCTCGGCGGCTTTCCAGTCGGTGATATCCTCTTCACCGAACATCTCTTTGGAAATCAGCGCTTTGACGAAGCCACGCATGAACTGGTCGTTGTATTTCGCCAGATGGAAGAAGTCCCCCATGTAGACGAAAGCCGCACGTTCGATCGGGGTGGTGCGTTCCACGTAATGGCGAACACGTTCCACACCTTCGCCGCCACGCCAATAGTTCTGCGACGAATACAGGATAACATCCATGGTTTCGTCGACGGTTGGCAGGTGCAGACCGTAATGCTCCACACAGCCTTTGAACTCCACGAAGTCTGTCAGGGTAGAGATGGTCAGGAAGTGGTCAACCACACGGCCCGGTGTGTCGTAGTGGCGGTTGCCGCCCAACAGACGTTCGTTACCGGCGTTACCAAACGAGGTAGCGGTACGACAGGTCGATGTCAACACCGAGTGTGAGGACTGGTTAAAGATAATGGTGTACGGTGAACTGAATGCACCCGACATCCCGTTGTTCAGGGTCTTAACGGCGTTCTGCTCGTTCTTTTTGTTGGTACCCAATACCTTGTTACCGGCTGCAAAGGCATCCTGCATCTCACCTTTGATGATGCCACGTTTGGTCACGTTATCCGCGGTGAATTCAGAGAGCTTAGAACGCTTCATGGATTCCGGCAGATAGAACGTCAGTGACGGGGCCGAGATAATCTCTTTCTCGATAACCTTACGGAAGAGTTTGTCCACCGTGGTGTATTTCTCTTCGCGGTCACCGGTCTGCTGGTTACGTACCCACATCTTACAGGTTGGGAACGTGTGTTCCAGCTCACCCCCTTTGGCAAACATCTCATCGAGTTCGGCACGGATAAAGGGGATATCGAATTTACGATCGGTCTCTACATGGATAAGCCATGCGACCTGTTCTAAGTACGCGTCCTGGACGTCAATGTCGCGGTGGTACTCGTCTTCAGTCAGACGAAAAGGTTCTTGGTAGGTCACGGTGACTCCCCGGAGTAATGCTCATCTATAAGACATCCCGCTGACGTGAAAAAAAAAATAACCTACCGCCGAAGCGGTAGGACTATTTCAACTCACCGGTGTGGTGGTATCGACAATGTCGTACTTCACATCGTTGAGTCCACGGGCTGCCAATGCTTTGGTCAGCTGATCGATTTCATCGCGGTTGGTCAGGGTGACTGTGAAGTTCACCTTGAGTTCCGAAACGATTGCAATCGAGCGAATCCACGCATCGGCTACCGCACGCAATTTCCCTTTGCTGTCTTTGAACAGCAGGTAGGTATATTTGCGCACATTGTTTTCCGGTTTCGCGGCAAGCGTAGAGTAGATGTTGTTGTGCGTGACAAACACATCCTCCACGGTTGACGCCAGTTCGAATCCGCACGTGCCCTGTACCACCACCCGTGTGTCTGAACCGAGTGCATCGGTATCGTACACAATGTTGATGGTGGTTCCCGCTTCTAGCGTTTTGACATCAACTGTCATTTTCACCCTCTTCGATTTCAATCAGCAGCTTCAACTCGAGTGTTCCCCGGTCAATGCCGCGTGTGTTACCTTTGACTTCCATCGACACGATTTTACCGCGGTGGCAATGCAGGAACGTCTGGATGACGTCACCGAATGCTTCCACCGTGTAGAACCCCAGATCGTTGGCAAAGCGATGCAACGCAAACTCCGTGAAGGCTTCCTGCGTGGCATCACCGTGCTGACGGATGTTGTTCACAATTTCCCCGATGGGTTCCAGCTCCGCACGCATCGCGTAGTCTGCGGTTGAGGTCTCCATCGCTTCTTCCATACGCCAACGGCGCAGCTCTTTGTTGAGCGTGAACAGCACGTCATTCATCTGGACTTGGTAAGCCCGTGTCCAGCGTGGAGCGGCGGCAGCGGCTTCAATCAGCCCTGCGATAATGTGTTGATACAAAGACTCTGCCGTCTGTGTCTCCTCATGAGGGACACGGTACGAAAAGGGCGCGAGACCCTTGAGAACATCGTGAACACCGAGCGTGAGCACATGCCCGTTGTTCAGATAAGCCAGCACCCCTATATCCATCCGGTAGGAGACTGGAGAGAGAACTCTGTAAATCATACCTACCCCTTAAACTTCGATGAGGATAAACGCCGTCCTTATCTCGTTCATTTCTAATGTCACTTTAACCTGCTTTTGAAACGCCTCAGGGTCTAATCCCGACTGATCGCGTAACGTACCTATCAGATTATAGAGCTCGTTAAACCGCACCAGCTCACCCGACGACACTTCCCACCACGCTTCAATACTCATGCGGACAACAACCCAGTCCCCTTTAGAGTGGTGGGCCTGCTTGAGTAGCGCGAGGAGCCTGCGCAAGTCTGGCGGGTTGAACGTAATGAAGTTCCCGCCCGTACACCGTTGTTGGACTATCTGTTCCACACAAAGCTTTGCATACTCGCTCACGAAGATGTAAAAGAGTTCTGCATTGTTCACGTTATGTTCGTGAACGCGGTTCAAGGCATCCTGAACCGTGGGTGAGTGATACACCTCACCCAAACTGAGGTAAAGTCGCATGACAAGACACCACCAAGTTGTGATAATCATCACCGTAGTAAGTGGAATACTCACCCGGCATCAAATCCAACATCACACCATAGAGCCCGGTTAAGGTCTCCTGTTCGGTTGTGAACAGGTTCGCTATCACCTCCATCGCTTTCTGGTGTTGTTCGTCGTCCCCATAACAGAAAGGCAAGACCTGTGCCGCACTGAACGTTTTGGCAAAGGCGTCGGTCTGTAAACTGCTGACCGGTAGCCCGTTCTTTATCTGGTACGTCGAGATATCAATCCCGTCATCCAGAATCTGGGTTTCCCAACCACCTGTTGGGTCAAGGGAGTCTTCGAACAGCAACTCCATCAGCAACGACACATCGTTGGCTTTGGAGGCCAGTACGTACGCGAAGATATAGCGCTGGTACAACCCCACAACAGAACGGTCATCCTCGTTAATCGATAAGTTGGACTCCGTCATAATTGTGCGGATGTGTTCCCCGACGTGATCTTTAATGCGTCCGGCACCGAACTCCATAATGCGGTCGCACAGACTGTAGAGCACAATCATAGTTTACCGCCTAAAGAGCCGATGAGTTGGGTGACCACATTGAGCATCCCCGGTGTCGCTTCCGAGGCGAGCAGCCCGTTGTCGAAGTCCGGGTATTTCACTGTACGAAAATCGACCAGACATTCCACGGAACCCACCGCGACGCTGGAGAACCGTGCACCCATCCATGTCGGGTAACGGGATATCCAGTGGGGTGAACCAGACAGTGCAATCACATACTGCTTGGCCGTGTCTTGAATGGCGTTCATGTAGACCTGCGACTCACGCAAGTCCAGCACTTTACCGTGGGTGTTCAGTTCAGTGGTGATGTAATGCAGCGTGTTCGGCAGCATGTACACCAAATCACCGATACTGCCTTGTTGCATGAATTCAAACGCTTTGTTGATAATGTTGTTCACATCATCGTTGATTTCGCGCAGCACCGCATTGGGGTCAAACTCCGAGAGTGGCCCAATGTAGCGCTGGTAATCAGGAATTAAGAAGTAGTGCTCGAACATATCTCGTGCCTCAGCGTCAGCATCTTCCAGACCCCGCCACCTTTGTGCCATAACAGCGGATCGGTGTACGGGGTGACCGGGAGCTCTTCGCAGACTGTAGACCACATCACTTGTGATTCAGCGATGCCGTTTATAATGGATATGGCTGTTGTGGGATCGGTATCCATGACCAGTGGATGTGTCCACAACAGATCTTTTAGCCAACGTTGTAAAGCAATTACAGGAATGCCGTAACGACGTCGGTTGAACTCCAACCGGATAACCTGTTCGACATACCAGTCAATCGTGTCCGCATCATCGAAGTAACTGACATCGGTGTGTTTGCGGATGATTCCCAGTATCTCTTTATAGGTCTCCGGCATGTAGAGCAGAACCGTCAACATGATTTTCAATCCTCATGGGAATATAGTAGATGAACTCGCCATCGACGCGGTACCAGATACGGTAGTCCTTTTTCGGCAACACCAATTCTTCGCACAATGCTTCCCGCACTAAAGCCGTTATCATCTGCGCTTCAATATGTGTTGTCTTCGGACGCCAGCTTCGACAGATGGTGACGACCACCCGAGAATCCCACACCCCCATTCGGTTATAGTTCGCTATCAAGTAATCCAGCAAATCCAGAATGATACGACGGACGCTGAACGAGACGTCATAGCCAGTAATCAGAAAGTCCTTGTCAAGAATCTTCTGGTACGCCAGGTTCGTCACGAACTTGAGACTGGTCACTCGTAGAGAACCGTCCCCGTGGGAACTTGGTTCTGAAATAAACGTGTCGGATATCTTCACCTAAAACAAGCTCCAGAGAAATGATGCCCCCGCGTGGACCGGTATGTGGAATAATTGTAACGGTCTGATACGGATTAAAGCGCTTGCCCAACCGCTTCAACGACACCATGATGATTTTCTCTACGTAGGTAGAGAATGCGATGAACTGCTCATCAAACGCCATCTGGGCGAGAGTGGCACGGGCAGGGTAGTTCGGACGATCCACAGCCCGGCGGTCAATCAGAGTTGGCCCAAAGTACGAGTCTTCACCCCGAATGTTCTGCACGGTGCTAATCAGCTCTACCGGTTCAATGAGACCGAACGCTTCCATCATGTTGGACATTTCGGCTTGGTTGACCACTTCTGCCAACAAGTCTTCATAACGCGACCCGATGCTCTCGGGGATACTCAGAAACAAATCTTCTAATGCTGTGTGAAAGAATTGAATGGTTAACTGCTCACGCTGCATACCTGTGGCGGTTATGCAGTGGCCATATAAGGACGATTGGATTGATTCCCAGATCTGACGATGGAGATCAGCTGGATCGATGAGTAGCTTGACCACGTTGTTACAACCCCATTGTAATAGGTAAACGGCTCGGTGTGCTCACGACCGAGAGCGAAAATGAAATCCCACGCTTGTGTGTCGAAGTACGCCTCCGCCACATTCAGCTCCGACCGTATAATGTCATCATGTTGACCGGGATACATGCTTTCCTGCATGGCGCGTATCAGACGGGCAGGTGACATATCCACGGGAAGCAGACCAATGTGGAATTCGAAGACAACTAACGTCACGATAGATTCTCCTTACGGGTTAATACACAGGGATAAAATATGTCTTAAATTAATTCGACTGTGCGGTACCGCACAGAATAGCGCTGTAACGTATTTTAAGTGTGGTTAAGGGGTTTGGATGGCGACATGCTATGAAGCCCGTATAATGAATCTGAGGAGCCTACAATGAACGTTATCGACGCAATGTTGAGGTACGTCCGCAGGGATGTGCCGCAACCGATTCTGCGGGCGGCCTTTGTCCCTGATAACCTGCGCATGTTGGGTGTGGCCAGCAGCGTGGAAAATGAAGTCATGAACAAAGTCATCCGTCCGTTTGTTATTCCCGAGATTGCCGAAAAAGGGCAATACATGGAGGTGGACTTAACGTCTGCCAGTTACGAGATTGATAAAATCGATCAGTACAACCGCATCTATTACCTCAGTGAGCAAATCACCGGGGGTCGTGAACTGATTGCGGCCCACATCGCGGTTACTCCGGTGGCCGGGCAGGCGTACACGTTACCGCCGGCCGGTTCGTATCTCGACGGAACCAGTTCTGGGGTGCTGCTGTCTGCAAGCCGACTGGTTGACTCCAACTCCGCCCTACCGCGTATCTCGTCGGCTGAAGTGGATATCATGGGGCCAAATGCCGTGGCGATTAAAGACCCGGGGATGTTCGTGTACGCAACCAAGATTATGGCGCAGTTTGCCATGACCGAGGAGCTCAACGAAATCAAACCGGCGTTCTTCCCGCTGTTCGGGAAATTCGCGACATTGGCTGTAAAGCAGTATTGCTACCAGAGTCTGATGTTTGACATGGATGCCGGTAAACTCGAACACGGTGTGGAGTTCGGAGCGTTTAAGAGTAACGTCGAAAACTGGGCAGACGCAGGGGAAATGTTCATGGACATGATCCCGGCGATTACCCGTGCACTGGTGCACAACGACAACACCGGCGACCGTTACAACTACCTGTCCGGTGGTCGTTTCTCGGTCTAAGCAAACAAAAAGAAATACCCCACTTCCGAAAGGAGTGGGGTTTCTTTAATTTTTTCACTGCTGGTTTTGGAATACATCTTTAAGGTGACAGGTGGTGCCGTACTGCCACGCTTCACCGTTTCGCACCACGTCGTCTTGTGCATTCGTCAGACGACGCAGGGAAATAACGTGTTCTGCCGGTCCCGCGATAGGGAACAAAGGCGTGGTAGTCAAACTACGCACTGCCTGCTTCACGTCATCAAAACCATCTTTCTCTGACCAATCGATTTCTGTCCCTTCAGCCAGCGATAGCTGTTGGGTATTGTTGGCCTCGTCCGGGTGCAGGGCAAATCCCCACTGCAGTGAATCCAATAATTGCTTGTCCAACTCACTGACCGGTTTAATCTTCGACAGTGAATCGGGGTGGGCTCGAATAACGTCTACAGGACGAATTTTGTTACTCATTTTTCCATCTCCTTCAGAGAAGCTTTGCACACTCCCCTATACAGAGACTTTGTGCTGTAAAAAAGTTAATGGACGTTTTCGAGGTTATTCCCGTAACACCATTGTTTCGACATAAACGCATCTACCAATAAGGCGAAGACTTCCTCACACGGGAGGGCTTTGTTTGCCAGTGCGGTGCCCATGTGCTCCATGAACTTCGCCAGATGCAAACGGTCTGCACGGAGTGTTGGCACTTCCCATTTGGAGATGTTGTACGCGGTGGTAATTACTGGCACCTCTGCGCCCTCTCGAATCACGGGGGTGTCGGTAATCATCTTACGGTTTAACCACAAATGGAACTGTGGCCACAATGGTAAGATAGCCAAAACATTGTCGTTCAAAATGGCATCGTAACGGTTGCGTTCCGCGAGGTCAGTCGGGAAGTATCCGTTATCTAATAAGTCGTACAGATTTGCTGTGTTCATCATCGTCTCCTGTCGGTATCTATATTAAGCGTCCCACGTTGAAAAAAAAAAGAAAGGCACCCGAAGGTGCCCATCTCAATCACTGGAGCTTGGCACGAATACCTTGCTTCCATTCATCCAACGGGAACAGGTTAAAGACTTCCGGTGGCATTTCCAGTACGAACACACCCGGGAACTGCTGGTCAGTCCAGAGTAAAGACATGCCCGGACGGAACGACCGCACTTCCGTCAGACGACGTTGCACTTTCTCGACCCCGTGCATACCCACCGTACCCACGCCCTGTACGTACAGATACGGGATGAGATTGTACATGTGGCGAATCGGTTTCGGTTCCACGTACAAGTCCAGCCACTTCATTCTCACCTGTTCAAACTCTGGTGACCCCAACATTGGGATGAGGTTGATGGCACGCGCCATTTGCACCGGCTCCATACTTGGGAGCTGACGGGTCAGGAACGGGGTCTCCACGTCGTGCAGGTTATGGCGAGTAACGTTGCTATGGATAAGCATGCTGATGTGGAGCATCAAACTGATGGCATCCGCTGCGGTGGTGGGGACTGCTGGAACAGGCAGTTCCGGACGTCCCATCTGGTACCCTATCCACGCACGACTCCGTGTCCACTCCTCCACGCTGTCTGGTTTAGGCGGATTCTCAAGTTGGCGTAGGCACATTTGTAGATCGCCACGACGGAGTTTAATCGCCCCGTTCATCATTTCAAAGTGGAATGCTTCGCCCGGCACACGCTTCAGGTTTTTGCTGATACACGGGCCAAAGTGACGGATGAACTCCAGTGCCAAGAAATCGGTTTTCAGGGTAGGACTTTCGTACACCAGACGGTCGTAGTTGTCGAACGTGAAGAACGTACGCTGGCGACTGTGAGTCAGTTTAAAACGACCGGTCGGATAGTTCTGCATATCCATCACGGCTGCGTACGCGCGCCAGAACTCAATGTTCGTTGGCAGTAACGCACGTTGATGCATGTGGAAGTGCTGTGGCAACCAAGGGCGAATACGCTTGGCTTCTACACGGGTGTAGCCGGCTTGCATGATAGATGATTCCGCGTCCATACGCGGTGGCTGGTAACGTGACATAGGTGTTCCTCTTATAGTCGACTGAAGGTAAACTGAGTTCTTAGATAGAACTCTCACTACGATAATATCTATCCCAAATAAAATAGAGAATTCCCTACACCAAAAAGGTGTAGGGTTTCCCTGGGTGTTGGCTACATCGAGTCACTGCAGATGCCTTTTACGGGATGGGTCAAGTCCCGACATCTTTTATTAGCTGGGTGCTAATTCGGTTTGAACTCCGTTGGGAGTTCAGCGGGTCGGCTGACACAGTTAGTATCCAAAGATAGAAACATACCGACCTGCTAAACGTAAGACAGACTGAGGTCCAGTAATGGCTCAGTGCGTTCGGCAAAATTAAAAACCTATTCAGCCTCAGTCTGAATTTGAATCCGGAACAACGGACACACCGCGTGAGGTTACACGACGGTTTTGCAGGGTTCATTGTCCCGAAAGGGTATTGCTCTGAGATGACCTAGCACGCATGTGTTAGTTGGAGTTTTTCCGGAACGTCAACCTTCGGAAACCTCAGTGCAAATGTGGCGACTCTGGGAGGGCTCGAACCTCCGACATATGGATTAACAGTCCACCGTTCTACCGACTGAACTACAGAGTCTAAATTAGTGGTCGCTTGCCCGCTGACATGTCAGCGGACTTCATCTGGGGCCTTGCCCCAAACGTTAACACCCCGCGAACCGAGGATTCGTCAAGAGGGGATGATCCTTTCAACGTGTGTAGGCGAGCACCTGGCTGGAATCGAACCAGCGAATATCCGATTATGAGTCGGGTGTTAACCAACTTAACAGCAGGGCTCTTGCTCCAGCCGGAATCGAACCGGCGACCTCAGGGATTCTTCCCAGTATTCTACCAACAGAACTATGGAGCCTTAATAGGGCGACACCGCTCCGAATCCCACGGAGTTATTTAGCTGCACTGAGCGACCTTTCCCATTTGTTGCCTCTGACGAGAATGGAAACGGTGGATGCTCTTATAGGCTGCCATCCCTCTAATGCCGCCGAAGCGCGCGATGGGGACAGTGTCATTGTAAGGTGAGCGCTCGGTATCTAAACCAGTTAACCAAATGGTGACACCCTGCAGAGTGTCTCTATTCAGATTACACGCTCATTGATGCTGGTTGCATCTACTGGACTTGAACCAGTGACCTCACCCTTATCAGGGGTGCGCTCTACCAACTGAGCTAAGACGCAAACGTAATGGCGGAGAATGTTGGATTCGAACCAACGGTACCCTTACGGATACACTCCCTTAGCAGGGGAGCGACTTAAGCCACTCATCCAATTCTCCAGATATGGCAGGACTGACGGGTTTCGAACCCGCGACCTCCGCCGTGACAGGGCGGCGTTCTCCCACTGAACTACAGTCCTAAAGATGACGCTGCTTGCATGTTGTAGTCGACAACACACTCGAGTCAGGATTGTTTCGCCCCGACCGGACGATACTCCCCGCAGACAAAGGAATCCCGACGGCGCTAGTAGAGGAGACTAATCCTTAACCGCAGGCCATCGTTCTTGTATTTGGTGGCGTGTGGTGGACTCGAACCACCGAAGACCGAAGTCAACAGATTTACAGTCTGCTCTCGTTGCCGCTTGAGTAACCCGCCGAATGGGTGCCAGCTACTGTGATGGTGTTGATAGAGGCGGTTGAACTCAGGAGAGGTAAACGCACACACCAGTACAGCTGCCGACATAATAATTATTACAAGAGGGCTATGCTGTGGAATTGAACCACCACAACGCTGACGTCCATTTGCCTGCCGTCATTGTTGCATCACGCCGACGTGACATAACCATTGCACATATCTGATAAGATAAACTGTTGTAAGAACAACCACTTAGCTTATCACACATGCTCTTCGCATAATACTAGGTAAACCTGTAATTAAACTTTGGAGCGAGTGATGGGTTTCGAACCCACGGCCTTCTGGTTGGGAACCAGACGCTCTGCCGACTGAGCTACACTCGCAATGGTACCGGAGGCGGGGGTCGAACCCGCATGACCTAAGCCGAGGGATTTTAAATCCCTTGTATATACCAATTTCACCACTCCGGTATTAACTGGGGTTGATGGACTTCTTCTTCTGAGCCTGTCCGCGGACAGGTCTTAGCGCCTCCAAGCACCAACCCCGATTACTTTTCAATTCGTGACGTCCCGGCCGTTTGAGGTACCGCGTCAACTGCAGCACACAGCTGCTCGTTCGCATCTGGGAACTTAATCCCATCAGTTAGATTCAGATTGTGGGTTAGGGTTGCCTATGTCAGCGAGTCGGCTTAATGGGCCGGTGCTTGACCTTCGTCCGTAACGGACACCTGAGGTGAGGACTTGCGTCCTGAAACAGGTTTATGGCGTTCAGTCCCACTGCCTGCTAACCAATTGCTATCGAGTCGCCACATGCGCATGTTCGCCAGAACGCTTCTCAGCAGCCCCAGCGTGTGATGCACAAATGCTCGAAACATAAGTAAGTACCTAATGGTGACGTAACGGTCGGGGTACCTGCCTCCGCAGAAACAGTGCTTTGTGTACCCCGGCTAAACAGGACTTACGGGTGTGCCTGTTGTCTACGCTTGCTCCCCAGCACGAAAGCAGACCGTTCCGGCGGGTTATCAGCCCTGACCGGGAGTTGTCCGAAAAACCTATTTGTCGGTGCCGAGGATACGAGACTGATTCTTCAGCAGAATCGTCGACACCGCATCAAGCAGTTCATCACTGGCGTTGTTGTTGGCAACCACCAGAGTCGTGGTGCACGGAACGTCTACCTTACCGCCGAAGAAATCGCTGTTGACGCGCGCGGACTCTTTGGTGTACACGGATTGGCCGTTAGGCAGTTTGTCGTTCACGTTCCACGTGGACATGTCAATCAGTTGCAGCCCAGAGCTGTCCTGATTCACCGCGTCCAGAAACTTGTTATTCTTGCCCGCTGCAGAAACCCACAGGAACGCATCGTATTCGCCGGTGGCCACTTTGGCTAACGAACGGATACCGCCTTTGGCGTACGTTTCCGCTTTCGAGTATTCTTTCACCAGTTGCTGCAGATACTGCCAGCTGGCATACGAACCAGAGTCCGGGTCGCCCACGGCAATCTTCGCGCCGTTGGACAGGTCAGCAGCTTTGGTGATTTTGCCGTCTTTCTTCACGGCTACCCAGACGCACTCTTTGGAGAGCTGGCCGACGATGTCGACGTTCTGTGCTTCGTTCGGGTGCTTAGAGCGCCAGAACTGGAAAGCATCCGCCTGCGTGAAACCAATCTGCGCTTCGTTGGCGGCGACTTTGTCCAGATTGTCAATCGACCCTTTGGACGGGACAACCTGTGACTTGTTACCGAATTCGTTCAGGGCTCCGGCGAGGTTAACACCGTAAACCGAGTTGTACGTCAAACCTTGCTGACCCGTGGTAATCACCACGTCTTCGCCGGCCACGACAGAAAAACTGAGGAACGCCAATACTCCAATGAGTAACTTTCTCATGATTATACCTTTTTAAAATTGAGAAGCGGTGCGGGGGAACGTCCACGCACACGTATCAGACTTTTGTTCGCTTTGCGGTCAGCTTGGCGAGCAACGGCCTGATGAGGGGCCAACCAAAGTACGCTACTGCTGCCACCACCACGAGAATCGCGGTGAGGTACATAATGCGACCGATGAAATTGCCGAGCAACATCAGCAGCAAGGCTGCGACGATGTACAACTTGGTTTTCAGTTTCATGTTACATCCCGTTAAGGATTGGGGGTGGTGGGCCGAAGCCCACCGTTATCTAGCCATTGAGAAACGACGTGTGTACGATGCCTTCCGGCAGGTCGCAAGTACCCAACAGCTTGCAGCTCAACTTCTCAGTATCATCGCATGCTCTGTCAGGACACCAACCACCGGGTGGACGAATTGCTCGGGCAGCGCCTTCCGAAGGAGCCGCGACCACTATGGAATCAAATTCGTCGTACCACATCTCGTCCAGTCGTTCCAGCAAATACAAGTTCATGTTAACCTCCGCAATTGACAATCAGGTCATCGCTGGGTTCTGGACTTGTAGGCTAAATTTTATTTGCTCTTGCCGCGTTTCTTCGGCTTGAGGATAACCTGAATCGTGCCCACGGATTTCGCAGTCACGTTTGCAAACGTATCGTACAACGATTTGCCCTTGTCGGGTTCGTCGTCCAAACACAGACGGGCACCACCGCGTTTTATAAACCGACGATTGGTCTCCGCGTCATGGATAAACACCATGTCGGTCTTTGCCACGGGTAGTACCTCGCTCAATTGCGCTCTTCGCATAACTTAGCGCAAGCTTGTAAAAAATAATTCAGCTGGGTACCGGCGCTTCGCAGCGTGGGCACCCACCCCTCTCGTCTAGTTCCGAGCCGCCAAGATTGGATCACTCTCCTCAGGTGATTCGTCTGGAAACTGGCCTCACTCTGGGGAACCGGATAACCACCGTGGGCTGCAACGCCACCACGGGCCCGAACGCAGACTCCTGCGTTGGTTACCCAATCAAATCCAAAGCTGCCACGGTACCGGCGCACGGACGACTCCGTGTGTGCCCAAACTGCCACGTCGCAACGAGCAGCCCGGCGGGCAGGTACCTGAAACTCCGCGCCCCCTAAGCGCGGTAACGTGTTGCCCCGTTTTCCAGTGTCCTCGTGGGAAGGCACTCGAAAAAGAGCCCGTGGCGAGACGGGCAAGCGTAAGTGACTGGTGGAAAGGTCCAGTCGAAGTCTACCACTGGCTGGTAGTCGGAATCGGGTATGGCCATAGGTAATACCTAACCCGTGAATCGTGTCTCGGTTGTCGACTCAGGGGATTCGAATTGCATAGTAATACCCACACCCCTGTAAAAAATCCACAGGGTACGATCCCGATCCTGATCTCGAACTAGTAATAAGGATCACACGCGCGGGGGCGCGGTTAAATGATCTTATTATTATAATTATAATAAATTATAATTAAATAATAATTTATATATAAAACAAAAAGATCCCTGTAGGAAATGGCGTGTGCGCGCACACGCGTATATAGAAGAGATCCGATCGGTATCTAAGTGTTTGTTTTTAAAAGGTTTTTTGTTTAGTAGGATCGGTAAGGTTTAAGTAATTGATTTATAAGTATTTTTTAAGAAGGTTCTAGGAGAAAGGGTAGTGTAATCAATCACTTAGCCAAAAGCTCAGAGAATCGCTTTTGAACGCTAAGCCAGTTAAGATCCCGAGAGACGCGCAAGCGCACCCCAACGTACGATCCTCGGCGTGGCGGCGGCCATCCGGACGGCTCGACGGCCAAACGGGATTTCGCACCCCGGCGGATTTCGATTTGGCAAAATGCATCCCCGTCAACGCCCCCATACCCCCTCTCAGACGTCCTGTACGCCACGCTGTTGCATTTTCTCAGGGTAAGGAACCCAAACGTACCGGGTCAAAACTGCGCGTCTTAAATCGCGTTACAGACAGTCTTTTCAAGTGACTCAAATGTTGGTTAAAAAATGAGCAATCCTTAGTGCCACTAGGTGCCGGAGTCAAAAAAAAAATAAAGTGAGCTGGACCACCCACAAGGAGAGGTCCAGCATCGGCTTTTAGTCATGAATCATGTTACCGTTCATCGCTAAGTGCACGGGTTTGACGTAGATACCCGCCTCCCCGAAGTGGTTGATTTCCCAACGGTTAAACGTCAACAGTTCCAGAGGAACGTCGACACCATTCCGGTTAAGATACTCCCAGACACCTTCGAAGCGTTCTTTGGAGACAAACATCATCCCACCGGCAAAGCCTGAACCGAAGTCGAGAAAGTTCCCGAGTCCAGTTGCAAACGACCCGACACCGTCCTGTGTGAGCGCAATTGCCCCGGCAACGATCCCGGGTTGGTTGGTCATGAGGGCGCAGAGTTCTACCACGGTCAAACGTCCTGCGATACGACGGAGAACCGCCGCAGCTGCTAACATCTGTGCTGTGTTAAACGTGCTGATAGACTGATGACTTAAGATTGCGGTGACGATATTAGTGTCACAGAGTTCCACCAGACGGCGGTCTTGACAAATAATGTTCACTGCCGGTTCCATGGTTGGTGTTGCAGCTAACATGACGTTATACTCCTATGCAATGAGAGGCTGCGCGCTCGGATCAGTGTGATCCGTGTATCTCAGGGCGATACGTCGCAGACTGTACCCCGTGGCGTAATAGATATTATCGCTTACGCTACGGATAAAGCCTTCTGGGTCTATTACGTCAACCGAGAAAGGCGAGTCAAATCTCCAGTGTTCGATTTTACCGCCCACTTCGAACTCCGCCCCATAAACACCGGGGGAGTCGTCTGGTCGGAAGGTGAACAGGGTCGTGCCGGATTCCTTATCCACGCCAGAAATTAACAGTGAAGGCTCATGATGTAGGGTGACTGTTGCTCGGGAACAACGCGTACTCGTGAGCGATGCACTGTACTTTTTCTCAGGTGCCGGGAACAAGTAATCGACATCGTATGGTGCCTGTTCGTATTCGCCCATGTTGTCAAGGCTAATACTTCTGAACACGATTGGAGATTTGTAGTTGCACAGTCGATGCCCTTCCGTGAACATCGTGTACTGAACTTTTACCGCTGTACCGATAAGGTCAGCCGGCTTCAGTTTGTAATGCGTCAATTGACCTTGAATACGTTTGGAAACCTTGTTCACCAGAAAGACGTTATTGTTGGTGCAACGAAGCACAAACCCGTTCTTAGTGACGTCGATGATAGTCGCGTCGATTTTTCTGGCAGGTTCCAACCGGTAACGCTGCCCGTTGTCACGCTCCACCTCAAACAGCGAGATGTGTTGACCACGGGATTTCATGCCAACGGTGCTTATCACATCGCTGGCGTGAATCTGAATCGGTTCGATCACTTCGACCTGAACCGGGAGAATGGAGGTCGGGCGCTGACTGAACGTCGTAACGGTAATCGTCTTGAGTTTCTTCTCAGCATCCTCGACAGGTTGACTTAACCACCACGTTAACCAACGCGCGGTGTTCTGCGGAATGATTTCGGTGGTGTGGACAATGATGTGTCCTTTGATGCCCGCGTCCAGTAGCATCTTGGCCAGCAAGGCGTTCACACACATGTGTTCACCGTTGACCAGTACAGGCAGTCCTTCCACCACGCGGACTTCGCAAATGCAGCCGTGCGGGTGTACCCACAGCTTCACCATTTCATCAGCGGGGATAACCTGATTTCGCAGGTGGGCATGCCAATCGGCCTTGCGTAAGATTTCGTTGCTCATGATAAAAACTCCTTAAGTTTTAAAAAGATATATAGGCGATACTATCACATGGATAATATCTATCCGTAAAAAGTTAGAGGTTGGGCTATGTCTGAACTGAAATACAACTTTGCTGAAGGCGGGTATAGTCTGGCTAATCAGCAACTTGCCACAGAATCCCGCACGTTCGATGCAGATGCCGACACGTTCGACGGCGATGGCCTCATTTACGACTTCGGCTTCGGGGGCTATATCCCTGCCGGACAGATTGTTGCTGGGGAATCCACAAAGAATGACTCGTTACGTAAAGTGTTTGACGAGGTGTTTAAAAAGGTTGAGTTCAACAAACAACTGTACAAACGCATCATGTATTACGTCTCCGGGGTGTTCTCCCGTGAGGGTAACGTGGAATGGTTTGGTTCGAATCTGTTAGGGGTGCACACCATTCGCTTCTTCGACACCGACCGTTACGCGTTGTTCGATCAGGTGTTCGTGGTGGACGAGGATTACCTCACCGAACGGATGCGCGAAACCAACGCCATTGACATGTCATGGAAAGTGGCGGCTGACCCGTTCAACATGATGATTGCGTATTCCATTCACCGCCTGATTCCGTTATTCGGTGACAAAGACGCCTACCGGGCAGCAGTGGAACTGGTGAAACTCTTGCAGTTTAAATTCTACTCGAGTATCTACTACCACTTCTTCCCGAAACCGGTCGACATGCCCGCGGCGGAAGCCACGTACTCACAGCTCTCCCTGAAGTTTGACATCCGTCGCGTGGGGAACTGGGGCATGCACGTGCAGGAACGTGCGGAAGCGTTCGTGTCCAAAGACTACCCGAACTACGATGCGATTAAACGCTTTGACAACCCCGCGTTGCTGATTCGTTTTATCACGGACTTGAACACCCGTACCAAACAAACCGTGAAGGATTACTACGCAGTGTTAGACCGGGTGCGGCGTGAGAACAGCCGCGTGATTACCCAAAGCTCCCGTGTGGAACTCGACGGGGAATCCATTATCCGTGACAAAGTAACCGCGTTTAACACGGCCAAGCAAAACCTGTTCGACGCCTCGTACAGCATCAACAACCTCTACAAAGAGGAGCTGGCGCGGGTGGTACTGGAGATGGTGCCGAAGGCATCCCCGAACGCCTTAAAAACGTTATTGCTGTATATTACGAAAGCCCCACTGGGCAAGAAACGTCAAGAGGTAGAGTCCATCATGGAAGACGCGATTTCCCATGCGTTTGACTTGATTGTGGCGAACCGGATTAACTTCACCGATGTCGCAGCTTTGCTCAATCGGATGCGGGCGCTGTACCAAGCGGCCAAGTCCTCGAACGAGCATGTGTTGTCGTTGCGTAAACGGATTGAAGCGTTAGCGAAAAAAGAGACCCACCTGACCCATGACTCTGCTCTGGGTGCTTTACGAACGGCGCTGTTGTTGTACTTTCTCGTGCGTGCTATTGCAGTCTAAATAAAAAAGAAGAAATACCCCTACCCCGTCATGGGTAGGGGTATTATATTTTTGTTTTGGTGGAACGACCTTATAAGCTGTTCGCCGCTAAGACCGCCGCCTGATGCAAGTGATAGATGTGGAGCATGCCAGTATTAATACCCATCCCGAAAGTCACAGCACCGAGCACCACAACCACACGGCTGCGGACGAGTACGGCTTGACCGAACCCTTCTCGTTTGCCTTGATCACGGATTGCCTGCAACATGTGGTACGTCATGGTAAACAATATACTCCAGAGTACCACTGAGCAAAGCAGATAAGATACAGTCATTATTTCATCCTTTGTCGCTGGAGCAGCTCTTTCAAGCTTTCCATAGATGCGACGTTCCTCATATCAGTGTTAAGTTGACCAACGAGCGATTGAAGTTGGTTATGTAACACCATAGACCGTACCGGGCACGTAACCCCCTGCGTAGCCCGCACGACCTCCTCAATCTCTCCCATTAGCCGCTGTTGTTTTTCTTCTTCTTCCACCAACAAGTCTTCGTCTTGGTCTTTACCGCCTTCGAGCATGGTTTTGTTGCGAATCATCAAACGGTTATTACTGAGACCGTAATGGCCTAAGTTGTTCCCGAAGATGAGCAGCCACATTGCCAGCAGCCAGGAGATTACCAAGTCATCGTGACCAGAACGTTGATGGTCGATGCGTCCATTACGCTCGACCAGCCCGAGGATTTGGTCGATCAGTTCCCCGGAACGGATGAGGTGCGCAGATATTCGCAGGGCCATGGTGAAAACTTCCCCATAAAGCTTACGGCGTTTATCCTGGTCCGTTGCAAAGCCGATGTATTTACGGAACTTATCCCAGAATTTCTCTGGGAAATTACCCGGCCCGCGACGAAACTCTTTCAAGAGCTCATCGTTGCGGGAATGGTCCTGGGTAATGCGCACGTACAGACGTCGGTGTAGGTCAGGAATCTTCGATTGCAGCTGCAAGATTATTGCATCGGCCACCGAGCTTCCTGTACTACGTCTTTCTAAAATGAGAACAGTGTTCTCATACTTTATCATGAAATTCGCAAGGTGGATTGCGAACCCGATAACGTTGGTCTCGTTCACCGTCAATTTACCCGCATACTCTGCCGTTTCGCCATTTACAATGGACATGGCGATGGCATCGCGCCCTACCGCTTCGGAAGTATCCAATCCGATGATGTGGCGCGCACGCAGTTTCGACGACATCTCTTCTTGCTTGTAATACCAGTCGAGTACGTACCCTCCAGAAGAAATGTCTTTAAACGTAGCGCGACGTCTGGACTTCGTCATACGGGCGGCGTCTTCTTCCGAGTAAGGTTTGTTCAATCCGCCGGTTGTCCATTGACCCCCGTAGTCACGACGGATTTGGTCAGGTGTACCGGTGGCGTTCGAGATCATCCCAGCGAGTTCTTCGTCGCTGGTGCCAAGCTGACGGTGGTTGAATTTCACGTAGAACATCACACGCGGAATCAGTGCCGTGGTGTTCTTCGCAATCAACTCAATCAACGCCGAACGTGACTGGATGTCAAGGTAGCGTTCATCCCACATAATCCCCGACGTCATGATGTCGTACATGTACCGGCCTTCTGGCGTCGCCAAGTCGCCCGGCGTGGTAGCAAACACGTTACCGTAGGGTACGCCATTCTCTTCGTTGATACGACGTGCTGCGGTACCCGACCCCAGCGCCGCGGGCAGGATGTGGTGAATGTTTTTGGTGAACGGGCCTTCATCCGAGAACAGACGGCCGGCGGTGAGTCCACGACCCACGCCGTTGGCAGACTGCTCGTCGTTCTGACCAATCGCCGTGATGAGTTTGTTACCCATCGCCAGACACGCAAAGGCTTCTTTGTTGTCCGGGTCATCTTCGTGCATCGGCCACAGGAATGGTGGTAGACCGTCACGCAAACGCTTCAGGGTGGTGATGGTTTCTTCACGCAGCACCGGGCCTTTGGTGATGTGAATAGTACGGGAGTTCTCGAGGAAGCGTAACAACCACGATTCCAGTGAGGCGACACCGATGGTTTTACCGTGCTGACGGAGGAACTCCAACGCGACGTCAATGTTGTTGAAGAAAATCCAGTACAGGGCAAAGTTACCGCGGTCGATTTTGAACGGTACACCGTTGGTACCATCGGCCGGGATGCGTAAGCACTCACGGAAGTAATACCATGGGTTCTCGGCACACTCCTGAATGATGTCCGCCTGTTGGGCCGGTGTCAGGTTCGGGTCGAACGGGTCGACGTCTTTCAACGCCGGGTTGTGTAAGGCCAGGTGCACGTAGTAATGCCGTACCCCGAGCTTCTGCAACGTTTTGGCAAACTTGATGAAGTGTTTGTTCTTGGTTGTGTCGTGCACCACCGAGCCGGGGTAATACGCCCAGTCACTTTCACGTAATATCATACTGACCTCCTGACCCTCCTGCCCGAAGGCAGGAGGGCGCAGTATTATTCGATGTGGTGAGCCAGCATCGGGGTCGCAGCAAGCTGCAGGGTATCGGTCGGGCCACGTTTCAACCAGCGAATCACCAGTGAGGCATTCAAGCCCACTTTGTAGTTCACGGTTTTCTTACTGAGCCACTCGTCGACGCTGTAGGTGTAAATGTTACCCCCTACGTGAATCTCAAAGTGGGTCGGTACCGGTGGGGCATCTTCGTTACGGCGATCGTACAGCGGGTACGCGGTGTCATACAGCGCAGCCAACCATTCGGCTTTCGACGTCTTCTTACAACTGACGTCGAGTTCGGAATAGGTGACGTTGGAGTATTTGAACTCGGCCCAGATGTTCTCACCGAGCACCAGACCATTCGGCAGGTACGACAGCAAGAAGTTGGTGTTGAGTTCGGTACCCGGATTGATCAGCGTAATGTCAAACGACTGTGCGTGAATGAACGTCCGGTATTGCGCGTTCACTTTGCTGATGTCACACTGCACGTTCAGGCGTTGTTTCACCCCGTACAACAGCGGGTCAAACGTGTTGCCGGTCGTGTAGAGGACATACGCCGTCGCGTCGTAGACTTGACCACGGGTCAGGTTGTACAACAGATACTGCAAACGATAACCGCGAGTAGCATCAAGCCATGTTGGAATCGCAAACAGTTTCATGGAGTACGCTCCGTCCACCGCTTCCGTAGACGCCACGTAGTCTTTCACGATGACGTTGCCGTTCACCAAATCATCACCGACGTAGGATTCCCCTTTCGCCAGTTGATAACTCAACACACACGGCAACTCATTACCCGCGTTACTCGCGATGTAATAGGTGTCATGTGCCCCGGCATTACGCAAGCCATTGAACTTGACACGGGTACCGTCTACCGCCAGACGTTTACTGCCGTCGCTGTACTGCACCACACACCACAACGGGATCGATTCCAGTGGCATGTTAATCGGCAGGGTCAGCACGTTGGAATTCTCATCCACAATGAACGGGGATTCCAGTTTGATGCCGAGCACCTGACGAGCCGGTGTTTCCAGCGCCATCACCAGACTGGTGAGGATGAAATAGCCCACGCCCATGGCGACACCGTTACCGACGTCGTCGTAGACGATAAAGCTGAACATCTCACCGTGACTGACCGCGGCCAGACATGCCCCGTTCATCGCCTGCTTCACCACGGTCTCTGCACCGGCCACCGAGATGGTTGCCATCGGCAGGTAGGTCGAATCCAGTCGGCCATTTTTGTAATAGCCCGACAGAATCTCGCCAGTGTCCGTGATGTCCGTGCCACGGAACACACGCACCGCGTGCACATCCGCCCCGTTCCAGTTGACGTTGTTATCAAACACCATCGTCGCCGGGTTTTTACTGGTGTCGACGTAGATACGGAATTTATCCGAGCGCAATGGATAGTGACCGCCCAGCGGCGTCCCGTCATTCACGACCGGGATACCGTTGATGGCTTTCTCTGTCCACGTTAGATGGGTGTAGTCCGCGTTGGTGACTTCAAAAGTCAGCCCCAGCGTTTTACGCCAAATCCAGTCGCCGTTGTTCGGCATATAGCCGGTACCGGTCGCTGCATCGTAGAAGTCGCCTTCACCCCATACTCGGAACCCGCGATCTCTATCGACAATGTTGGTAGATAAAGCCATGGATTAGCCCTTAATTTTCAGATACTGGTTAAGCTGTACGTTGCCTTGCAGATAGCGCTGGTTTACACGGTCGCAGAACGCAAACGTCAGCTCATCCACTTCCATTACGGTGTACTGCATGTGCGGGTGCACCTTGACGAAGATTTTGTCGTACCCGAAATACGCCGGGTCGAACTTCAGCAGGTTTTCATAACCGGCTTTCATGATCTCGTCGAGCTGCTTTGTGGAGATACGCACATCGGGATCGTCTTCCACCAAATCCAGCAACCCTTGTTTCCGATCCCAGAGGATTTTGTTCAGCACTGGCGAGAACAGATGGTACCAGTTAGCCAAATCCACAATCGGGTTCGGCGGCGGGGTTGGAATCCAGTTACTGAGGTAGTCCTCAATACGCCTGTCCTGATCACGTGCTTTATCCCGCAACACATACGTGTCCCCTGAGGCGACGTCCCGCAGCGGAATCGTGGGGTCGTCTACCGAGAACGGGAAACCGTCTGCCACGACATCAGAACCCACAGTGGCGTCTTCACGGAACACCACGTCTTCACGCAGTAACAACCCGCCGCCGGCCACGATGCGAATGACTTTGTCATCCCGCACGTCAAAGTGGGAGTTGTTGGAGAACAGTCCGTTGGCCACGAATCCGCATTTCGGAATCTTCAGCTCACCGGTCACTCCACGTACACGCACCGCAATACGGTTAGTGTCGGTGTCAGACGTCCACGCTTTGCACACCACCACAAACTCCGGCCACGAAGACACGTAGTCGATAGAGTGTACCAACGGGTGTCCGTTCATCCACACTTCCACGGTTTCCATTGGAATCCACAGCGTGCGTTGCTCACCCGTTTGGTTCTCCGCCAGAATCGGCACCCGGATAACCCCTTCGGTGACTTTGACATCGTACTCGAAGAACAGGTGCTGGGAATCGTAAATCACGGTTGGGGCACGACGGGTACGGTCAACTTTCCACGTGATGAGATCCCCGTTACGGGTGTAGTCGGTGTCTTCCACCGCTTTCTCATACACGTCCTGCGGCACACCGCTTTTCACGGTACGCAGGTACAGCGACACGTTTTCCCCGTGGACTAAGGTAAAGTCCGGTGCGTTGTCGACAATCTTCACACTCTTGCCTGCCGTCCCCACAATCGCTTCCACCATACGGGCTTTGCTGTTGCGGGCGTAGTACAAGGTGTTATTGACATTCGGGTACGCACCCAACAACAACCCATCTGCGTCGTACTCGTAGACCGTGGATTCTACCGCGAGTAACGCCGGCAACGAACAACCCCAACCGCGTGCATCCAACACCAGACGTTGTGGCGTGTCAGCACAGTAGCGGGTGATCGCGTTGTAACCGTAGGCATCGGTTGCCAAATCCCGGGTGATGTTCTTGCGCTGTGCGGCGGCTAAACGGTTGGCTGCAGACTGTTCTAAGTTTGCCGCTTGCCATTCCACCACGTTGGCGTTCGCCCCCACCATGGCACTGATAATCCCGGCATCGTCGAGACGGTACAAATCCTGCACGTGGTCGGTGTTAAACAGCGGAGCCAAGTCCAGGAAATCGTCACGAATCAACAGACGGATTTTCAGGGTGTCGATGTCCGGCACGGTGTCAAACGCGTTACGCAATTGGGCAATGCGTTCGGTCGGGATAGCCACGTCGTTGAACGTCAGATTACGAATCGCCTGATGGCGGTGCAGATGGTAGTAACGGATTTCCCGTCCGTTCATCACCTGAATTTCGATATCGTTGTTAAACGTCCACTCGATGGATTGTTTCGGCAGGTGCAGCAGATACTTACGTTTGCTGTCGAGTGTAGAGAGATACGTTTGCAAATCCCCACAGACGAAATCCACCACCCTTTTCACACGCCCGTCGATACGGATCTCCACGTCGTCCCACAACGCGATATCGTTGGCGGTCGGGGCATCCAGACACTTCCCGTTAATCCAGAACGTGACCCAGCCTTTCGCAGAACTGCGCAGGGCGTAATACTGGTCGAGCGCATCCTGACGCTTTTTGATGCTCGGGATTTCCAGATACTGTACCGACGTGGGGTTAATCAGGGGCGCGTTCGCACCGCCGTTGTAGCCCGGATAGAAACGGATGTAGAGCGTATCGTTTTCCACCCAGTTGTAACGTTCGGCTTGCGGCACGGCCAACACAACTTCGCCGTTACCGCGACGGTACAGCCACGCGCTGTGTGCCGGCAGGCTGATACCCGCTTCGTTGTAAAGTAAGATGAATGCACTGAAAGCATTGATGCAGGTGGAGACCCGCGTCCACAAATTCGCCCCCAGGGCGAGGTTGCCGTAATTCAGATGCAGTTTGCCCAGATGGTAAATGTGCCAATAACCCGGCCCCGGCATCGGGGTACGGGTGATGGATTCGCGGACAAACGATGTCCCACCCCGACGTGGGGTCAGACGCCGTCCGGCGATAATCAGCTGGCCATCCAAATAAGGGCGTTGCCACGCGTGGGACGCTGCGTGGTTTGAGAGCCAAGTCTCCATGTCATGCCTCTTACTGTATGTTAGTCGGTTTGGAGTTCTGGTTCAAAATGGTGTTATAGGTGAACAAGAACTTGTCACTGCGCTTGCCGGTCTGCGACTTCTTCACGACGCCGCCGATACGGCAGCGGTTGAACATGTTGTTCTGCATACACGCTTTGATAATCACCAGCAGACTTGGCGGGTACTCGATAGCACTGGTACACAGTTGCTTTTCGAAACTCACACCGAAGAAACTGGTGTTCAGCGCTTGTTGCAGCGTCAACACCGAGAAGTCTTTCAGACGGGAACTGATGTCAGCGGCCTGCACCATCTCCACGAATTCTTCCGCGTTACGCGGGAACAGGAACTCGGTGTGGCCGGTCGCCGACTCGAACAATTCCATCGGAATCGTGAGTTCACGACTCAGGAATTGCTGCAAACGCATCAGGTGCAGGTCATCGGAAAAGTTGTTATAGAACTGTCCGACAGAGAACAGCGCCGCCAGTGCCTGTATCTGACCGCTTTGATATGGAGTGAGTGCGTACGTGTGCGTAATGGCATCCGACACCCATTTACTATATATCTCGTGGTGATACGGGAGTTGTGCCATCAGTGCACCGAGCTTACTACTGTTCCGTTTCCACACTAATTCCCATCGTGCCTGATCGAGACGCAATGCGTGTTCGATTGGGTTACGAATTTTTAGCTCGCCGGCTCTGTCCAGCGTGGTAAATGTACGTGCATCCACATACACGTCACTCTCGACAACAATCGGGAGAGGAAACGGTTTCACATCGGCGGCAGTCTCAATCACGTAATGCACTTCTTCAGACTGGGCGACCGTTTGATTTAATTTACGTGCCAGCTCCAGCTGGGCTTTGAGAGAAACCAGGTCAAAGCTGCGAAAGACATTGCCTGTGTAAGCGTTTTCAAGTGCCATGAGAGATTACCTTAGTATGACCAACTGGTCTTTAAAAGACGAATATATGGAGAAGCGTCCATGAGTACCTTTATTGCACGGAATGGCGCGCCGTTGAATGACAAGCAGGGGTGGCAGGACAACTCTGTTGCCGAGCTTGTGCGGTCACCCACGGGCGATCCGATTCATAAGCCGCTGACCTTTACCTTCGCCCAGCGCGGGGTAGAAAACGAAGCGTTCCCAGTCGTTGGGGACAATGCGTTATCCATCTTTGGTCGTAACCTCTTCGATTTACGTGGAGACTACGTGACGTTCAACACGCCATTCATGGCGATGTTCAATGCCAATGCCAACGAGCAGATGATGCAGCGTGTGTGTGCCGATGACGCCGCACTCGCAACCCACCGTCTGGTGGCGGACGTTCTGGAAACAGATACGCCGAAATACGTGCGTGATGCTAACGGTAACATCGAATACGATGCGACCGGTAAGCCAAAAGTTGATTCGCAGATCTCTGGCGTGCAGATTGTATTCCGTGTAGTAGAAATCAATGAAACCACCGGGCTGTTCGGCGCGGGCAAAGTCATTGACGGCTCACTCGAAGGTGCCGGTGGCGTGAAATCGAAGCTGTATCCGATTCACGACATCAAAGCCCCGTACCGCGGTAAAGATGCGAATGGTTTCGGCTATCGCCTGATCCCACTGAACGCTAAGTCATCACCACAACTGTCAGCCTCTTACCAGAGCGCGGTCGGTGGTCGTGTGTACAGCTTGCAGTGGTTTGAAAAGCTGCAAGGCGTAACCTCTCCAGTTATCTGGAAAACCACAGGCGGTCTGAACAGCATTAACTTCAGCTTCAAGCCGGATGCATACTATTTGCCGATGAAAGTCGATCTGGACTTCGATAATATCGTAAAAGATAGCTATCGTAACACGTTGCCGGACTACGGTAACCTGCCAGACTACGGCCCATTCGAAGAGTGGTACGTGTACCGTGAGAACCTCGAAGCAGTGCTGACGCTGGCGCAGTCTAAGATTGTCAACGGCCCGAACGACCCGTACCTCGTCGATATCTTCGGCGGTGTGGATCTGAACGGTCAGCTGTATGACGGTCTGGTGGTCAACCCGGCTACTGTCACCGGTAAAGTCAGCTTCAACGGCAGCAGCGTCCTGTACCTGTCTGGCGGTAGCGACGGCACCATGGGCGATGACAAATACGATGAACTGGTTCGTCGTGAAATGTCACTGTTCCCGGACGGTGGTCTGGTGCGTTACGACAACGAGTTGAAATACTCGCTGGGTTGCTTCTGGGATTCGGGCTTCTCGTTCGATACCAAAGAAGCGCTGCGTAACCTGATTGCCGGTTCACGCAACACATTCCTCGCCCTGTGTACTTACGTGTACAACGAAGGCCGTAATGACTCGCAGACTGAAGAAGCTGCGAAGATTGCACTGAACGAGCTTATCACTGCGATTCCAGAATCGGACTACTACGGTACTCCGGCTGCGCGTGGTATGATCGCCGGTCAAACGGGCTTGCTGCGTAACTCCTCGTGGAAGAAACCGGTTCCGATGCTGTATAGCCTCGCGAGCTTCTTCTCCAAATACATGGGGTCAGACGAAGGCACGTGTAAACCAGAATACCGCTTCAACCGTGGTTCTAAAACCATTATTGAAGATCTGGCGGATCTGTCTGAGCCGTGGAAAGGTAACGAGCAGTATGCGAATGACTGGGATACCAATCTCATCACCGCACGCAGCTACGATTACTACCGTCTGTTCATCCCGGCGATTCAGTCTATCTATTCTGAAGACCGCTCGGTGCTGAACAACGCGGTGTTCAACTTCATCATGACGTACGTCTACCGTGTCTCTGACCGTGTGTGGGCTGACACCACTGGTGAAGATCGCATGACCCGTGAAGAAATCGCGAAGGATATTGAAAACAATATCATTGAGCGCTTGGCGGGTAAACTGGATGGTATCGCTGACATCACGCCGTCAGCGTACTTCACCGCAGAAGACATTGCCAACGGCTTCTCAGTCCATCTGGATCTGAACGCTTTCGGCGGCGTCCTGCTGACCCAGTTCAAAACCACCATTCGCGTGTTCCGTCGGGAGGGCTAATTAATGTCCATTAAAGATCGTTTAATCCTTCCTGATCAGGGTCTGCACGTAGACGGCGGTAGCTACGACATGGTTAACCCGTTCTCCTCGGGCCAAAACGGCCCGGTTGGACAGGTTGGTAAGTTTGTAACGAACGCGCACCGTCTGCGTCGTAACGTCATCGCACGTGTGATGGAGTTCCCGAAATGGGTTGACTACATGCCAAATCCCGCCATCTGGCGCTTGGCCATTAAGTCATTCATCGAAGTGCACTCCACCATCTCTGGTCTGGATAAGACCCTGAGCGCTGATTACGTTCAGACTCAGCAGGGTCGTAACAACCGCATCCAGTATGAAGCTGGTATGGTGACAGAAGCTATTTCGTCTGTGACCCACACCTCACCGGATAAACACGGTAAGGTGTTCCAGAACATGCTGTGGGCGTGGTTGGTCTACGGCGTTATGGACCCGAACACCGGCCACCCCGGTATCGTTGCCATTAACCCGAACGTACCTGACCACCTCCCGGATATGTACAGCATGACCGTGCTGTATATCGAACCGGATGCGTACCAGCGTAAAGCGCAGAACGCCTTCTGGCTGACGAACATGTCACCAGAAACCGCGGGTTCTGATACCGGTGATCGTGATCCGAACACTGGGCCGCAGACCAACGAACTGTCCATCACCTTTACCTCCCAGCAATGGACAGGTTGGGGCCCGATGCAGGCAGCGACTGCGGAACTGGAGCGTATGAAGCTCTACGGCCTGCGTCCTTACGAGCGTAAGCTGTGGCTGACTCCGTCTCAGCAGACCGATGGGTTCAACCCAGACGTCAATGCGACGGCCGGCGGGTACCGTACGGTGTCCGACGAGTTCATGGCGAACCAGTTGTCTCGCTAAGCAAAAAAAAAGAAAGTACCCAACTCCTTCACGGGAGTTGGGTTGCTTTTATTTTTTCGCATCAGCAGTCGGCTGACCGGAAACCTGTGCACGCACGGTTGTCCACTTCAGACGTTGCAGGAACAGATACGTGACCAGTGCATCAAATTCAGGACGCGGTGACGCATCGTTGTATTTCTGGTACGCGAGTTCCCACAGCGACAGGCTGTTATCGCGACTGGTGTCCGGCGCTTCGACAGGTGTGGCACTGAACAGTTCGTTCTTCAGCTTCTCCAGCACGCTCTTACCGAACTCCAGTTTCAGGTGCACACGCAGGTTAATGATGAACCCGGCGGTGGCGTTGCCTTTCTGGTCACCCTGAATCTGTTCAGAGAGGAAACGTTGGTAACCGTTGGTGGTGTGTGCAATGATCTCCATGGGAAAATCTGCCACGTTATCTACCACGGCTTCGTCACAGGCGTCCATCCACGCCGCAACATAGATTTCGGTGATGTTACCCACACCCTCAATGATTTCCGCACGGGTACGGGATTCTTGCATCAGTTCCATTATCATTCCTTCACATAGTGGCTGACGCGCAGGGCACAGTACGGCACCGAAGGAGACATCGGAACGTGGTAGACGTTCTCCACGATACGGAACCCAGGACGCGGCAGACGGGATTTAGAAAACGAGAAGTCAATACCGACTTCGATGACAGCTTCCGGCGGTAAGTCACTGCCGATTTTGTGGTTCTTGGTGTTGAGGATGCGTAAGACCTCTAAGGCAATCGGGTCTTCATACATGGCTTTGATTTCGGTGAGGCTACCCAAGATAGGCATTTGTGGCTCCAAAAGTTTGCTGTGTTGTCATACAACAATAGTCGTGTGTAAAAACAAAAAAAAGAGCGCCCCGAAGGGCACCCATTATTTCTTGACAATCCAGCTGATGAACACCTGCTCCTGTTCCATCCCTGCTATCTCCCGCGCCCGTGGGTTAATCGGAACTCCCATCTGCGCCACGAAGTCGCGGCCTTCTACCTGAAGTTTAATGTCGTCAGGCAGCGGAGAGATATGCACCCACGCAGTCCCCGGAATATCGAAGTGCGTGATATACCCGTAGTTCATGATGGTACCTTTTATCACCGATGTGAAATCAGAATCTGGTTTTGGGCTCTGCCAGTGTACCAGCTTATCCATTTGCATGGGAAAGCCGAATCTGTCCAGTGGGTAATCGGGTAACCCTGTGGGGTTTGCAATGTAGGCGCGTACGGCGTCTCCTGCCGGTTCCAGCTTCACTGACAGGATGATGTAATCGTACGCCAAGGATAACGGTTCCATTACTCCGTACGGTTTGTCTAAGTGCTCGTAACCTTCCAGTAAATACACCTTGGCATCCGGATGGATGAACGTGGTGTCGTCAGGTGTCCACTCTACTTTGCAGTTAATGCCGGTGCCACCAACGGGCACCCCACGGTTGTGAAGAACGATTGCTGTGGCGATGGCCAGACGATCACGATAGTCCGTATGGTGCAGTTCTTTAACTAATCCCAGTTCTATCATTGTATCTCCCTAACAAAAAAAGAAGACCCCACACGTGTGGGGTCAGTTAATCTTATTCGTCGTCTTCAGTTTCGAAGAACGATGCACCGAAGGCTTTACGCACTGCGCCTTCCAGTGACTTCGGTTTCGGTGAGCTCATGCCAAAGCCGATAGACGAGTTATAGTCTTTCTGCGTTGGGGTTTCGTTGGTCGGACGAGACCAAACGGTTGAGTATTGGGTAGAGCCCGCGGTGTGGGTCAGGTCGAGTGCGGCAATCTCTTCGTTGCCACGCGCCAGCTCACCCACGTGGGTGGCGGCCAGCGTACCGAACGCGCCCAGATAGTTGGCTTTGAATTTATCAATACCGTCCATGTCCGCGGTGGTCAGCTGATACTCCAGCTTGCCTTTGTGGTCTTCCGGTACCGTCAGGTTCAGCGTTGGCAGCAGGGTGCCATACAGGTCGTTCAGCGGCGCTTCAACCAGCTTGTTGTTCTCATCGACAGCGATGATGTTGTCAACAGCAGACAGGGCATTGATAAGTTCTTTTTCGGAAAGGATCTTGATTGACATTTAAATATTCCTTACGGGTTGATGGGTAAAATGATTACATTGGTAATCTCACTGAAATAATATCTATCCCAATGGATTTACATTACAGGGTGGCTTCGTACTTCGCTTCTAACTCAGCCGTGAATTCAGGGGTGTAGTAACTGATGTCCAGACTTTCAATCAGTTCCAGTCTCTTAGCCAGTCGTTCAGCAAAGAGCTTGCCGTACCATTCCGGCACTCGACCGTAGCCGTTACGTCCAAACTTTTCCTGGATGTGGGTAATGGAATGGAACTTGGCATCGGTAGAAGATTTGCCGTGGGAGCGTGCGTAGAGATAGCTACGCCCAAGATAGTTACCGACCTCATCTGTGGACGGAATTCCACGGTCGGCGGCTGCCACGATTTCGGAGATGATACCATTGTAGTTTGCACCGGTGTAACTCCCGCGGTGTTCAAGGACAGCGTAAGCGACAATCTCAATGTCTTTCTTCGTCAGTCCGAATTTATGTTCCAGCACAGCGGCGTTATCGTATACCCAGTTGAACGCGAGGATGTGATGACGGCTGCGCAGCTCAGTGGTGCTGTAGATGTCGTGAATACCAATCGCGACAATCGCCAGCGGAAGATGTTCTTGCCATTCCATCAGGTGACAGATACGGATGGCGTTACTCATCACCGAATCGATGTGGTCGAGACGATGGGCTGAATCGGTCTTCAGGTAAAACGGTTTGAAATACTTCTTCAGTTTTTCGCGCAAGGCAGATAACTCTTTACCAGAAACATGTTCCACTGTGATACTCCAATAGTCGACTAGGGATTTGATTAAGATGGTACATCACAACAATAATATCTATCTGTGAATTTTTCGAATAGGGGCAAACAAAATACGGTAAGCGAACACCCCGAAAGGTGCTCGCGCGGAACCGTTTAACGAATCTGTAAAATGAACCCGGTACTGGCGTTCGGATCTTCCTGATACTCTGCAATGTGTTGAACGAGAGCCTCAACGTTCGGGGCATCTGCCAACGTCCACAGTGCGAAACCGCCCTTGAGTGCCCATTCATTGCAGTTGCGGCGATAATCATCAACCAGCAAATGTCCGCGTCCTGCGTATTCTTTTTTAGCTGCTGAGTTCTCAGTTACGATCAACCGGTCAGCAGAAATGCCAAAGTGTTTCTTGTACCACGCTTCCTTTCCTTCTTTGCAACGGTCGAAGTCCGGATGGTCTTCAGCTGCCGAGGTCAGAATGCGCCAGCCACAGTCATTGCGATCTGCAGCCTCCAGAAGTAACTCTGCACCCGGTAACGGGTCTAGCTTGTAGAACAAGTCAGGGTCTTTCTGGTAAATCTCGCGGAAGATTCCACGTCTTTTTGTTTCTGGGATTTTGTGGAACTCTTCCCAGTTGACATTGTGCAGGTGATGTCGCTCGACATATTTGCGCCAGCCTGCCATCACGCCGTCGCTATCCAAATTCAACATTTCAACAAATCCTATTCTTGATAAAACCCCCGACTACACACCAACTGCGTGTGCAGTAAAAAGTAACAGCCCCCACCGTCACTGATGTCTCGAGTCAACAATCGGTCACTGTTTCACCGAAAGTATTCCTCGAAGGGGTTCACTCAATAAAAAGTATGCCTTGCTGAAATCGATGCTCACCCCCGCAGTGCGTAAATCCAATGCGAAGGCTGCCAACTCCATTGGCATGATGCCGGCGATGACGTTGTTGATTTTACGCTTGGTGTCCAACCGCGCGCTTAACACTTCTGCCAATACCTCCTTACCCCCACGACCGTTGATCGTGTAGATAGCGAGGAGCTTCAACTCTTCGGAAGAAAGCCCCCGCAGTGTAGGAGGTACTGTAACGTTAACGACATTCATACGTCCCCCTTCAGTACGGTCAGTGATTGCAGACCACGAACTGACTTATACGGTGACGGTGTACCCGTTTAGCGCTTTGGCAAAAGACTCCGCCGCAATCTCTTTGGCGTCAGACACAGACGCAATTCCGTTGCTTTGGTTCACCCGAACTTTCAGCTGGTAAGTGCGATCTGCTTTTAACTGTTGGTTGGCCGTAAACGTCAGGTCACGGTTTGTCCGCACCACGAACACAAAGTGTCCGCCGTTGGTCCCCATTTCCATCAGTCGCATCTCACCGTACACCTTGGCCGGGATTTCCCAGTTAGACATACGGTGAGGGACAACCCACACTTCCCCCGCACGTACCGGTTCCTGACTCAACTCAATCGACGGCTGAACCACAGAGCGTTCGTCAAAGCCGTAGATATAGACCCGAGAGGGAACTTCAATTGTCGAGAGAACGTGACGGGCCGATTCAATACAGCGCACGAGGTCTAGCGAACAGCAGACCCGTGGCACCGTTTTGTCTTCGTCCGGCATCGCCGACAACGGGATACGTGGGCTAAACGTTCGAATCGTCCCCACACTGATGTGGAGCGGTGGAACGGATACCAACTTCGGGGCCAATTTCTTGACCACCCGAGGCATCTGGTTTTGCAACCAGCGGTCTAAGGAAGCGTCGTATGTGTTCATTACCAAGTCCCTGCGCCTAAGCCCATGACGCGCACGTTAGAGCGCACCTCGGTATATTGCAGGTACTCTTGTGCGATGGCACGGACATTGGAGCGGCGCGATTCAGTTGCCACGGACGCAGTCGCCTGTGGATTGAAAATGATGTCTTCCAGTGTCTGACGTGTGATCGGACGATCCACGTAAGTACGGGTTGACTCCTGCGCAACTTTACTGCCACGTTGCATCGCAGAGTATTTGTTGCAAATCTGCAAGCCGTCTTCGATGACCCAGTCAAACGTGACCAGTTTATCGATACGGCGGGTAACAGACCCACCCTGGCGTTTCTCACGCACAATCGCACGCAACGAGAAACACACGTTCTGGTGTGGGTTATCCAGACCGGCCTGCAGGTATTGACCCCGCTCACGGTCAGGCTTAATCCAGCCCCAGATTTCCACCACCGGTAACCCGTTACACACCTGATCGGTTTGCTTCAGCTCGACCTCACGGATGTGGTGCGAAACGTTTTTGGTTTCAATCCACTCGTTACGTTCGATGAAGGCCGCTTCCGACATGTCGTTTTCCCACGGCGGGTGATCCTCTTCGCCGTACAGGTTCCCGGCTAAGACTTTGCGCATAAAGATGTTGCTGCGATCAAACACGTGCTTGGATTCATTGAACGCGTAAAAAATCCCTTCGGAGTTAAACACGTTCAGTGCTGCCAGTAGCACGTAGTAATAGCCATCTTTATCTTTTTTCAGTTGGGCGGCGTTATTTACGCCCGCCAGCGCCACACAATTGTAGCGCACGGATAAGTCACTCATGGCAGCTCCTGATTACCGCATAAAGAGATCTTCCAGAGGCTCCGCTCGAATTGGGTCGACGTTCAAGGCTGACATAATGCCGCGCTTGAGTTCGACGTCCGCGAGTTTCGCCAGACGAGAAGTTTTGTTAAGACTACCGTCACGCAACGGAATAAACTGAACCGGTTTAAACAAGTCCGAGTCTTTCTTAAGCGAGTTCCGAAAGAATTGACGTGGGTCACCCTGAACACGCTGCGTGTGAGCCGCATAACAGTCAGCAGTAATCTGGTCAGCAAACACCCGGAAGCCATTCCACTTCTGGGTCTCTGAGAGGAGCTCCGCATCTTCCACCGCAGTCGCCCAGAACGGACGGTTACCAAAGTCGTACCAATACGACGCGATGTTGTACACGTGGTTAGAAACAACCTGCAGCATCCGGTTCGGGAACACAACAGTCCCCGGATCAAATCGAAATTCGTAATACGGCTCACCGTGAACCGTAATCTCCTCAAACGAGGAGGGCGTGATTTCAATCAACGTTGTGACGTTACTCACCCCGTACGTTTTTCGGTCTGTCGAAATCGCAAACAGACCGATAATTTCAATCGAGCTTGAGATGAAAGCCAGATCTTTGGAGGTGAACCCAACGGGGATGTAAATGTAACACCCCCCTTTGGTTATCGACGCAACGCCCTGATTGACCAAATCAGCATGAACCTTGGCTCCGTTCCGCTGTGCGGTTTCAATGACGCTCACGTGCTACCTCCTTACGCGTGGGATGCATCCACCGTGACGCCTTGCAGCAGCCAGTCGGTGACGTAGTTGATGGTCCACTCAGTGGCCACTTCGTCAGGTTGACGTTTTTCCAGCATCCCATCGTGGATGGCAACCAGCAAGCTGGTGACGTTGTGTTCACCAAACACTTCCTGTCCGGCCGTCTCAATGATGAAACGGGTGAGGTCAGTGGTGTCGCGGTGGAACAGGAAGTCGATACGGGAGTTCACCGCCAGGGTGATTTCCTGCACAGACATCAGGTTACCTTGCAGGTCGTGCCCGTAGGTTTCCTTGTCGCCGGTACCGAGTGCCACGTTGAACGCCTGTTTCAACGCCTGACGGTTTTTCGCTAACCAGTCAGTGTCTTCGTTCATGCGGGAGATAACCCCACGACGTTCCCAGGCTGCCACGTACTTCTCGTTGTTGGCAATCAACTGGTTGGCGTTCAGGCTTACCCCTTTGGCACCGTCATCCAGCAGGTACAGGGCACCGTACAGCGCTTCAGGACAACCGCCTTTATCGATGTAGGCGTCAAACGCCTCCTGACACACGTAGACGCGTTTTTGGGCGTAGTCATAGCTGTAGACCACTTGACCCCCTTCCGTGCGTTCTACGATGTTCTGAGCGAACATATAGAGCCAACCCACAGACGTATAGAATATACGGTTAAACACGTTCTCCCATGCGTTGCTGCTGAGGCCAGAATCGGCCCACGGGTTTTCCGCGTAGTAAGACGACAGCAACAGGCTGAGAATCTTACCGCGTGCCGCCACCGGGGCATTGTCCGCCGCCGGCGAAATCACCGTTTCGGCCAGCATCATTTCCAGCGCATCACGCAGTGAGATCCCGGCGTCGTTCAGCAAACGCCCCAGCAGGTCATCAAACGCTTTGCTGCCCGTGACCGGCACTTGCAGATCGTCAGGGATGCTTACCTGATACGCTTCGTGCACAAAGCCGTTACCGGTTTTGTTGGCCACACTGTCAATCAGGGCTTTCACCACCGGCTCATCAAACGCCGGGTCTAAGCCCACAGGCTCCAGTGCCCAATCCTCTTTGGTTTCTTCAACCGGTGCCATAGTGGCGTTCTTCACCACTTCCGACACAAACGGTTGTACCACGTTGCGGGCAAAGTCCAGTAAACCGTCCACACGCGATACGGCAATACCCTTCAACTGCTGCAGGGTTTTTTCGTGGTCGTCCACCGACAGCACATCTGCGCCGGCAGCGGTATCAATTACCACGGACTCTTCACCGGTACCGGATGACGGTTTCACCAGCGCGGTCACTTTAGGCAGGTCTTGATAGAACTGCTCATCGGTAATCGCACTGTCGTAGACCGTGCGGGTGTTGGTCGCTTTGTTCATCAACCCCACGATAGACTCGTCGTCTGCCGCGATGTTCATGTTGTACTGCTTGGCCAAACGCATGGCGTTGGTGGTGGCATTGAGCGAATACAGGTTAATCACACTACACCCCCTTTGGCAGTGTCCACGGCACGTTGCAGTTTGGCAGTAAGCTTGCCGCCCAGCATGTCCGCGATATCGCGTTTGAGCAAGCGCTGATCGCCCACCTGATTTGACAGGCCATCACAGCGACGCAACAGTTCATGGATAATCTCGGTACCCAATTCAATGGTGTTGCCGAGCACAACGTAGTTAAGACGTGACTGGGCACTAAAGCCGTCCGTATTCCGATCCTGATTCTGACGCGAGACCGGCAAACCGTTACGCGCACGAATTTCATCCAAAATGCTCATGTTGACTCCGGAGTGTTATGGTCTCGGTGGGAGCGACCCACCGAGGGATTTTTTAACTGACTTTGGGGAGTTTGGGAACCGGTTTCCCGTCCAGAATATCCCCGACACATGTCCCCCCGACGATCGCTACGCCGTTGGTGGTGCCGATACGCATAAAGGAACCGACGATACGCGCGTCTACGGAGTTACGGCCGAATTTCGAATCGACCGGTTCACCGTCCTCGGTGTGGTTCTCACCCGTCATGACCTGATACACGGTGGTTTTCAGCTGGTTCACGAGAACCATCTTGTCCGCCGCCGCCATCGGAGCACGGTGGGTAATGTAGAATTTCACCACGAGGTTCTGGTATGCCAGTGGCACGCCTTCCACACGGTAGTCCCCGTTGACGCTACCTGACGTTGGAATGTCGCCGCCGATAGCTGTCGCTTTACGTTTACGTGCCCGGTCGTATTTCGTGACCAGTGCCGCCAAACTGGGGGTCAAATCCTCAGGCTCTCCGTGGTACACCACTTCGATTTTGTCGATGTGGCCACGGACACCTGCACGTGGAGCAAACGAACTCAATTCGTACAATGTGGCGGCTGCCTCTTTCGAGAAGCCTTCCACATCCCCTGACAGGTTGTCACTGAAGGTGCATAGGATACTGTCCACCTCTACGTGGTCGCCCTCTTTCAGACTTTCCATCAAGTTCTGGTTGAAGCCAATGGTCACCTCTTTGACTTTGGTTACGTCAGCTGCTAACTGGTCAGCGATCCGCTGACTGATTGTGCAGGAGTCCTCAATAACCTCTTCGCCTTCGATAAGTGCCACCCACGCCACAACACCGTCTTTCAGGTTCACCTGATACGGGTCCAACAGGTCAGGTTCGAAGTGGGCTTCGTTATAAGTGACGATCGCTCCGGCCGGAAGCTTGTCACCCTTTTTCCACTTGGTCACCAGTGTGTGGGGATAATAACTCCCCTCGTGCGGGCCAAACCAGCGTCCCAGTTCAAACGCTTCTTCGGTACCGTCTTTGTATTTCACTTTCACGTGCACGTCATCAACTTCGGTGACGGTGCAGTCCTGATCGGTACGACGGGCATGTTTCACCGAGGTACGGTGTGCCACCACCTTCCCGCCTTCGGTACGGTATGGCATGACGGTCGCACCCGTACACGCCATCGCTGACCCCCACTGGATACCCACGAAGTTTTGACGTTTCGCATCATCCATCAAGGTATCCGGTACCAAGCCGTCCACAAAGGACAACAGTTGGCCCGGCTTCAGGTCTTCGACTTTCCCACGGTTAGTGGTGCCGTCAATCGTATCAAAGCCCGGGTTTGCCGTCAGGAACGCGGTAATCCCTACATCACCGTTATCCACGGTGTTACCGGACACAATCCCTAAGTCCGATTCCTGGAACTGACGGGTATGGTAAACCATGGTTTTGCGGTTGCGTCCCCCGGTACCCCCCATCGTAATCACATCACGTTCTTTGGTGCACTGAATCGGGTTAGCGCCCGGTGCCAGCAGCACAGACGGGTCGGAGTTGATTGCGCCCCAGACCATATCCGGTGTCAGCTCGAAACGACGGGAACTGCCCGGTGCGTTACGGTAGTTACGCATCGCTCGCACCATCGCCGTGTAGACGTGATAGGCAATACGCTGGTTCCCAACAAACATCATCTCCTCGCCGTTGATTTCCGGTTTGGAGAAGTCGTTCTGCAGCATCTCGTTCGAGCGCTCCAGCAGACCAATGAATGTTTCCGGCTCGCCCATCTTACGCAGAACACGTGCATGCATGTCATCCACAAACGCGAACCGCATTTGTGTCAGCTCGTTGATATACCTCGGAGTGAGTTTATCGGCATCACGAATCAGGTTAAGATAGATATCCTCGCGCTCCACTTCGGACTCGGTATAAGCCACAAAGAGTTTGAGGTATTTGTCCAAGCCATGGACAATCATGCGTTGTTGGTCGTTGTCACACATCACGACCACTTTGGCGTCCGCTAAACGAATCACCGAATCGAAACCGGTCTTATCAACCCGTTGCCCCGGTGGGAGAATCTCGTAGCGAATCCCAAAGTGTTTGAGCATCCCGGTTAACCCGAGATAGAAAGAGAACACCAGACCCAACGACAGGGCTTGCCCCATCAGTGAGAGTTCAGTGCATTCACGCTTGGCATCCGATTGGTCAATGGCCAGGGTATCAGCCAGTGTACCCAACGGTTCCAGCTTGTCGCCTTTCACGCGATACACCTGCGAGTGCGAGTCCATCCCCAGTACACCGTTACGACCGGTTGCCACCGGAATCAACTCTTTGGTCTGGAAGTCGTCGACTACTTCTTTTCCGTAGAACTGTTCCGCTGACGCATGATCGAAGTTCCAGCGATAGCCGATAGCGTTAAACGTCGACACGCGGCGCGCAACCATCGTGTAATGCCGTGGCAGCGGCACTAACGGGTTGAACACATTGGCGAGTTTCGCATCGGTAATCTCGGTGTTCTTTGGATCAACTGCCCGCGTAATAATCGCGTTGGTAAGCCAACGACCGTAATCGTTAACCACCTTATCACTGCGACGGACAAAGTTCTTGCCGTACGCCGTGGTCAAGGCCACCGTGTCGTAGCTGACTTTACGAATCGGGACATCTACACGCTGCTGACGCATGGTGTATTCGGTGCCGTTCGCCACCCACGTACCGTCTGCGGTCAGGGAAGGGACACTGAAACGAACCGTTACAGGTTCCCCGCCAACAGGTTGCAGGCGAAGTTGGTGGTGCTCGACGTTCCCGGTCGGAGAGACTTCTTTCTCCACGGTGTGGTTGTGAACGACCAGACCCAGACGTTGGGACGAGGCGACTGCACCCAGAATATCCTTCGGCAGGACTTTCTGGTTGTAGCGACGTACCTTGTCGTCGGTGGTGTTCTTCGTCCATGACTCGTCCGTGATGTGTGGTTCCGGAAGCAGGGTCACTTCCTTCACAGCGATGTCCTTCGCCTCAATCTTCAGTGCTTCACCGTACGACTCTTTCGGGTTGTACGGGTTCGGTAAGTTATTGAACGCCTCGGTAGAGTCATTCAGGAACTTGTAGGCTTTGGCAGACATCCGGCCTGCTTCCGCCATTTTCTCAACCTGCTGCTTAATCACGTCACCGTGGTTGATGGTTTTCTCCACCACAATGGTGGTTGGCTTCACATCTTCCTTCACGTCCTGCACCACGATGTCTTCTTTCTCATCGAAGTGCTCGTCGTCTTCCACGGTGTCTTCAACGTCGAGGTCATCGTCTTCATCGATCCCGTCGACATTGTCTTCGACCGGGTTCGGTTCAGAAATCACCACATCGTCGGTAGTGTCAGAAGAGGCAGGTTGTTCAAAGTCGATATCGGCTGCCGGATCAGGGCTGCGCATCATCACCTGTACCAGCAAGTTAAAGAACTTACGAGACAGTTGGTCGTCTGGCATACGTCCGCCAGAGGATTTGCGCATCGCCTCCACCACACCCATGTTCATCACGGTGAAACCCGCGTTGTGGGTGAAGATGAAGTTCATGCGACCGAGTTCGGTGTTCGACCACTCAGCAAACACTGAGTCTTCTTTCCGACCAATCGCCCACGCAAAGATTTCCAGCAACCACTGAAGTTCAAAGCTCTGGAAGCGCTCCAGTTTGGTTTTGATGCGATCGCTGCAGGTGTTCTTGAACTTGTCGTACGCCGGCAGTACCGGGCCTACGTTCAGAATGTAATAGTTCTGACGCGGGAAGGTCTGGGCATCCTGACGCATCTGGTTTGCCATCGTCACCACGACGTTGTGCAGACGGTCGTACCACGCGAGCTGCGTATCCGCATAGCGGTAGTGCGGCAGCATCGGGGTGTAGTTTTCAATCAGCAGGGTTTTCAGGTCTTTCTGTACCAGAGCATCCGTCTGCATGCGACGGAAGTTACGGTTCGCACGGTGGTACGTCAGAATCGAACGCTCTTGCCCTTGCACCGGTACCGGGATCGGTTTCCCGGTAATGCCGTCGGTCGCCAGACGAAAATGGTGACGTACCTGTGCAGGTTTTTCTAACCCCTGCAGATACGGTAACGTATTCGGCGGGGCCAATACCACCTGGTCTAAGTCGACCGTGTGGAACACAGACCCACGGGGGATCTGCAGCTTCTCCAGCGGGATAATACGCGGCTTACTGAATTCCTCAGTACGGCGTATGGAGAAGTGTTGGTTAAATTGGCGGATTAACAGCATTCTAAGACCTTAGCGTAAAAGTGCATTAAGTGAACGGGCAATCACGTCGTTCACAGGGCTAACCTTAAAGCTGCCGTCTGTCGCAAACCAGTAGTTCTTGGAGTTTACCCAGCGCCGGTTCTCTTCCAGCGCCTCCATGCTCATCGCGGAGTTCGCTGAACCGGTGTCGCCGTCGTAGTCACCACCCAGCCCCGCTAAGCGGGAAGGGTGCGGTGCCATTGATTCCACAAACGTCTCCACAGTACGATCTGGGAAGCTCACCGCCGGTTTCGGCTTGATGGTTGTCCAGTCGTCTTCCAGCTCGCGCAGGAATAAAGAAGAGGTTGTGGTCTCCAATCTTATGGTCGAGGCATACGTAGACCCCCTACCCGCTACCGGGTATCGGGTGATATCTGAGAAATAGCTGTTCCACAGATCGTAGCCGGACAGATACAGCAGCTCAGCCAAACTGAGCCCACGCACCAACCCACGGTCAAACGTTTTCGGCATCTCTTCGATGTCAAAGAAAACCTTGAAGTTGTGTTTGTCCTGATAGATGAGCGCAACGTAATGCGTAGCATCAATCATCAATGGTTGGTGGCGGAGTTCACGTGCTTCCATACGGTTGATCAGGGTTTCAATCCCGTCGTCCGTGGTAAAGAGGTCGTACACCTTGCCGCGGACTTCCATGAATTCGCGTCGCAGCGTTTTCGTGTTGACCCCGTACAGGTTGCCGTCACCGGCGCGGATGTTGCTTAAGTAACGCTCGCGAATGTGGTATTGCGCCACCGGTAACAGCGCTTTGAGAGTCTGATACAATCCCATACGGGTATCGGTGGGTCGCACCTCATCTTCACGCCCCATGACTTTCGACCCGGTCGGGAACGAGGACAGCACGTTACGTGTCCCGTTCATCAGACGACGTCGTGTCACCTTCCTACGGGCGAAGCCGCCTTTCCCATCGAGGATGTTAAAGAAGTACATCCAGATGTCGTTAAACGTGCTCTGCAATTTCCAGCGTACCGGGTCGGTTAAATCGACACGCGCGTTACGGTCTGGAATGGCACGGGATAACGAAATCAGTCGGCGGTATAATCCCCCAATGTCTTCTTCCTGGTCGCGGCCGTCTTGACGCACCACCAAATCACGTAACCCCGCGGGAAGCACGAGCGCATAGCGGCTCAGTGACACATCGCGGAATTTAAAGAAGAAGTCAAGGGAGTCGTCACGACGCATCGAGTCGTTACGGGCGGGGTTGAGCTCTTTGTAATGCGCCAGAAAGAAATTGAAACCGGTGTCAGCGTTCTTGTCACCGCTTAACGCTGGCTCGAAATCTTTCTCTTTGGCATTCCACGTCGCGAAGCGTTTACCGGCACAGATATCACCGTACAACGCTTTTAATTTAAACAGGCCCAAACAGACTGTCGGGGAAATGATGTCCAGTTTTAAGTCAATGTACGAAAACGTGGCATCACGTTCCTCACTGCCCACGAGGCCGAAAATTTCGGTAGAGTACAATCCTTCAGGGTGAAAGTTTTTCGTCATCCCTTGAAACGTATCCGTCGCCGTTATCGGTTTCAGACGGTTCACAAGGGAGGAATTGACATTCAATAAATAGAAGTCAATCCAGTTTAGCTTTTTCATTAGTAGCTCCCGAATTGGAAAAAGAATCATGGCTAAGAAAGGTGATTTTGACGATATCGATCTCGACGATTTTAATTGGGATGATTTCGATGATCCACCGCGTCAAAAAGACAAGACGCGCAACCCGATAATAGAAACCGGCAACACGATTCGCAAATCAGCACTTGCCACGATTTGGCCAAAACACCAACGTGACCAAGTCATCCTGAAGGGGATGCCGAAGCCGGCCGCTGACGCCTACGCAGGCTATGCCAATGCGCGGGATGCGACAAAGGACGTCTTCGCTCATACCAAAGAGGAGCTGGTCAAAACCAACCGTATTGTCAAACAGCAGGCCCGACAACTGGCCCCGACATTACGGAAGTACCTGCCGGAAGGGCTGACCAAACGCATTGATAAATGGTCGAAGTCGGACATGGATCAGTCCATGCCGTACGACCCACGTCAAGCACAACTGGATCGCGAGTTAGGTTCGATTTTCTCCGGCCCGGGTGACAGCTCACCGCAGGACATGCGCGATGCCCGTAATGCCCAACGCGATGCGGCGGATCAAGCCACCACTGACATGATTCGCGACTCCGTACGCGACATGAAAGCCGATGCGTTGTTACAGACGACCATCGGGATGGCGAAGGACGTACACCTGCAGACGTCGCTTGCGAAAGGTGTGATGCTCAACGTCCAGCGTAAGCAGTTGGAACTGTCGTACCGTCAATTGTTCGCGTTGGAAGACCTGACCAAACTGACGCAGGCCCAGTACGAGCGTAACACCCCGGCACTGGAAGCCATCGTTAAGAACACCGCGTTACCGGACTACGCCAAAGAGGACTTCTCGGAAATCCACTGGGCGAACATCAAACGTAAAGCTGCAGAGTGGATGAACCCCCTGCGGTACGCGGAAGGGTTTGTTGAACAAATCCGTGAGAACACCAAAAAGAAAATCTCCCAAGGGTTTGGGGATCTTCGTGGGTTCCTGGAGATGGGCCTGAGTTCGATGCACGAAGACGACTTCGGCATGGAAGACAACTCAACCATCACCGCGGATAAACGGAAAAGCAACGCTGCCCAAAAGGCTGCCGGGTTAGCCGGTAAGCAGATTGGTAAACGGTTGCTCGGGCCGCAGGTCGAGAAGCTGCAGGGCAAAAGCCGGGAGTGGTTAGAAGCCAACCCGGAAATCATGAAGCAGCTGCAACGCGGGAAATACTTTGCGCAGAACGCCTCCTCTATTTCTAACTCCGGTATTGACGGGGAAGACATGGGGGTGGCGGGTAACCTGTTCCGAATGCTTAACGCCTTCGGGATTATCCAACCTTTCCGCCGTGAAGCGGGGATGCTGGATGAGCGTAACCCGGAGATGCTTTCGCGTGCCGCGAAGTTCGACCACCGTACGTGGCTCAGTATTAATGAAATCATTCCGGCATGGCTTGGGGAAATCAACAAGTCGATTCGTCGCGGTTACGGGGAACATGCCAACCTGACGTACGACATCACCAGCCGTGGGTTCGTCGACCGCAAGGTGGTGGCGAACCGTGTCCGTGAATCGGTCGCCAACGACGGTGAGCGTAAACGTCTGTCTGCGTCCATTGACAAAACCGTGGACTTCATTGACCACAACAAGTCATTGAACCAGAAAGAGCGTGCGGCGTTAGCCGGCTATATCGAAGAGCGTGCCTCTACCGGGAAAGCGTTTGACATCAACGCGTTAACCCGCGATGCGTCGTCCATGAATCGGTTTATGTCACAAGAAGCCCAGTCGAAAGTCATGGGGTTACTCGGGTCGCACCCTGAGCAACGTCAAGGCGGTTCGTACGAGCTGTCGAATGCCTTAGCCGATCGCATGCGCGTCATCCAGTCCAGTATCTCGCGTCGTCAAGGGCGTATTGATGCGGCGGTGGGTGTCTACGGTGAACGCGCACTGCGCGATGCCGGCATCTTTAACTACGATGCGAAGAAAGACACCTTCGGGGTTGACCGTGACCTCAGTGACCCGTTGACGTTGTTCAACTCTCTGGAGATGGGCAAAACACGCAGTGGGCGTGCCCTGACCCGCGAACAGGAGATCCGGCGTAAGCTGGGTAACGGTTCTGCAGCCGGGGACTACCTGCGTCGTCTGGGACTGGACAGTGACCCGACCAACGACCTGTTGGGTGGCGAGTCGGCTTCTAAAGGGTTTGGTTCAGGCAAGTTCAGCCTGAGCGGGTTGAGTCTGTCGCATGTGCTGTACGGTGACAAACCGACCACGTTCCCACAGCTGTTCGAGGAATACTCGAAACGCAAAGAAGGTACCACGGACACGAGCGATCGTATCATTGAGGCCATTCGTAGCGCTGACCCTAATCAGCTGCTGATTAAAATACTCGACCATGTTCGTGACATGAACGAGGACGGGATTTATCTGTTAGGTCATCGGGGTGGCGGTTATGATGAAGATGAAGACGCCGAAGGTGGCGGCGGTGGTTCTGGTGGCCCTGGTCCTGGCGGGGGCGGCGGTCGAGGCCGTTGGCGTGATAGAGGTCGTCGTGCCGGTGACCAGGCTCGCGGACTCCTAAGCCGCTGGGGTGGGTTGATTAAAGACACCACCGGACGTGGTTACCGTTTTGGTAAGCGTCAAGCCCAACAAGGTTGGCGTCGGGGCAGAGCGTCGTGGAACTGGTTGCGCAGTAAAATGCCGACCGGTGGCCCGAGTCTGTTCAGTCGCTTGCAGGGTACCGCAGCGAATATGTTCTCAGGAGCCCGGACGTTTGGGCGTAACCTGATGGGTGCCAAAGACATCTACAATGCACAAGGCAAAGTGGTGTTGAACGGCAAACGCTTAGCGGCAGGGGAATACTACCAGATTGGTAAAGGTCAGTCCGGGAAGATGACCCAACTGTTTAAACTCGATGACATTCGTCAGGGACGTGACATTGTTGACGAGCAGGGTAACGTGATTCTGAGTGCCACGGATTTGGCACAGGGTGGGGAACTCACGTTCTACACCGGTTCACGCTGGAAGAAACTGTTTGATTTCACCGGTGGGAAAGTCGGGGAACTGGGGAACAAACTCTTCAGTGCGCCACGTGCCCTGATGGACAAACTTTCTCATCCGATTCGTACTGCCCGGGCATGGTTAACCCAGACCCCGGATGCGTACGTGTCCGGTGAGCAAACGCCACGGTTGTTCGCCAACAAACTCCGTCAGGGGTTGTATTTGTTGAAAGCCACTGGCCAACCGATCTACAAGATTGGTGACGTGACGGGTGCGATAGTGGATGCAGTCGGTAACGAAATCATCACGGACACCGAAATCGCTAACCCGAACTTTAAGTTAGTGGACAAATGGGGACGCGACATCAAATCCCCGTTGGGTCGGATTGTCGGGCGTGTTGGGGGAACTATCCGTGGGGCTGGCAGGCTCTTGGGTCGTATCCCCGGCATGGCACGTGAAGGTTGGGGTAAAATCATGGGTCACATGCGGGACAATCCGCTGACCCGGTGGTGGAACAACAAAGAAGGTGGGGCGTTCTCCAACAACACGTTGTTTGGTGGCGGGTTAACCGGTAGTACGCGGAAAACCAACCACATCCTGATACGCATCTATAAGTTACTCAACCAGCGTATGCCGGGTGAGCCTGAAGATGAGAGCTGGACGGACAGCATGGAACAAGGGATGCGGGGTGCGGCCGGTTCGGTGCGTAACTCCCTCTCCCGTGCTTGGCGTCGGGGTCGGGTATTAGGCCAACGTCGTTGGGGTCGTCGTGCACGCAATGCACGCAACAGCATCAGTGGCTGGTTTGGCCGTCAACGTGATCGTGCGAGTGGGTTCTTTGACCGCTTCCGCAGTAACGCCAATGACTTCGCTGACAACTACCGTGGTGCACGTCATGACATCGGTACCCGTTACGGCATCGAGAAACACCTGGCAGGGCGTGACGATGACGTAGCAGACTTCTACCGTCAGAAACTTTACCAGCGTGGTGGGTTCTCTCGGGCGAAGATTACCGGGGGTCTGAATGACGCCGCGGAAGAAGTGACCGATGCAGCCGGTAATGCCATCAACACCGGGAAGAAGAAAGTCAAGACCATTGGGCAGGCGATGCTCGATAAACTCTCCCAGATGACCAACTTGCAGGAAATCAGTTGGTTTGACCGCATGCGCTCCAGCGTGCAGGAAGGGGGCGGGTCAGAAGGGTTCCTCCGTAACTTAACAAGCAAGTTTTCACGTCGGAACAAGTTCAAAGAGGGCTCGGAGAAAAAGGACTACTTCAACTTCTTCCGTCGTCCTGCGGGTCGTCACCGTGAAGGAGAAGGCCACACCGGTGGTGCGGCTCCGGGTGCACCGAAGGGCAAAGGGATTATGGGGATGATGACCGCGATGTTTGGCGGTGTGATGTCCATTCTGGGTGGGATTGGTTCCACGCTATCTGGGCTCGCGCAAGCGGCCGGGTTCGTGGCGAAGTGGGGGGTGTGGAAACCGGCGAAGCTGGCAACGAAAGCTGCGTGGTGGGTCGCAAGCCGTGCTGTACCGACGGTAGCACGTGCACTGGTAACCCCGTTGATTACCGCGGGAACGGCGTTAGTGACTGCGATCGGTTGGCCGGCGATTGCTGTGATTGCGGGTGTGGCAGCCCTCGGTTACGGCGCGTACAAACTGGCAACCACCAAATACACCCAGTACCTCGATAAGATGCGTCTGGCGCAGTACGGCATGCAAGGTTACGACAAATGGTCTGGCGATGACGGGGCGAAAGTCGCGTATCTGGAAGACAACCTGAAGCAGTATGTCAGTTACAACAATGCCGGGGAAGCCACCTTGCGTGGACTGGCAGGGAAAGACGTGGAAGCGTTAGCCGAAGGATTCGGGATTGACAAAGAAAACAAATCTGAGTTGATTTCGTTCCAGGCGATGATGTTGCAACGTTTCATCCCGGTATACCTGCGCTGGATGACCTCGATTAGCCAACTGTCCTCAGACGTGCAGCTGAAAGACCTCGGTGACACGAGCAAAGTCAGCAAAGCGGACATGACGACGTTGTTCGCCAAGAACAAACTGACCAAGGACTCGCGTTACCTGCGTGCCGTGGAAGACCCGCGTAAAGTGGATCAAGGGTTCTTCTCCAAGGCATGGGATGCTATCACCTTTACTGAACCGACGTTGTTATCAGCGGATGAGGTATTGGCCGTGCAGGACGAGGTGGAGAAATCCATCAAGTTCCGTGTGGACGACAAAACCGCAGAACGGTTAGGCAAAGGCGTTCCGGTTTCTCAGGGAGTGAAAGTCAGTGGTGTGGCTGATTCGGTTAACCACCTCGCGGCGCTGGATAAAGAACGCACTGACAACACCATTAAAAAGGAAGGGTGGGAAGACGGGAACGAGCAGGTCACGATTCAGGTAGAGTACGGGACGTCTATCGACCAGAAAGACGTGGACGCATTGCAGTCGCTGCGAATGAAGACCTACGGTCTCCAGACGCTGAACCCGACCAACGTTAAACTGTTGATGAAACTCGAGCAGTATGTGGTGCCGTTGATTGATTCGAAGACGTCGTCGTTCAAAGGGAACTGGGCGAACGCCATCGACTTGATTGTGCCGGGGGGCTCCACCTCCGAACGGGCAGACCGGTTGAAATACTGGTTCTTCAACCGTTTCTTACCGACATTGATGACGTACATGATGTTGGTGAAACGGTATATCCCAACGGCCGACCCACTGAACCTGAAAATGTCTGGCGGCTATCTGTACGAACTGGGGAATCTCACCTCGACGTCCATTACCATTAAAAACGGGATTGCGACCTCGGTGTGGGATGTGGCGGTGATTCCGTTTGACGGCGAAGCCAACACCAACCCCGGCTCGGTACAGGGCGAACTTGACACGCTGAAGGCGCTCTCGAAAGAAGCGGACTTGGCGGTACGTAACCTGATGCGTGAGAACACGAAGAAAACCGCGAAGCGTGCCCAATGGAAAACCGGGAATCAAAACACCGGGAACTTCAAAGGGAACGCGGTCGAGGGTGATCCGAATGTGAAGTCTTACGCACCGGGTTCACCGGAAGCGTTAGCCGCGGGGAACATCAGCGGCGGTAACCCGTACGCGAACGGGGGCTCCGGCTGGAACGGCAGTCAGGAAATCAGCGCCGCCGGCGGTGTAGCCAATTACGCGGCACTCACCACCGGTAACACTGCCATTAGCCTTGGGGCGATGGGTGACGGCAATTATAAAGCGTTGCAGGAAAAGTATCCTCTGGCTTCGTTGAATAATGTCGACAACGTGAAGGCGATGATTGTTGAAGTGGCCAATCAGTTGGGTGTCCCACCGGGCGTGGCGTTGGGTATGGCGAACGCGGAGTCCAAGTTCAACTACAAAGCCTACAACAAAGCCAGTGGCGCAGGCGGACTGTTCCAGTTCATCAAATCCACGTGGAGCGGCACAGGGACAGCCGCCGGGGAAATGCAGAACTACGGGAACAAGTTCGGGATTCCGGCCGGGTCGAGTCAGATTGACCCGTATGCGAATGCCTTGCTGGGCGTGAACTTCATCCGTAACAACATTGCGCGTGCACAGAAGGACTACGGTGGGGCTGTACCTCCGGGTGTGGCTTATCTGTATCACTTCCTCGGCGCGGGTGATGGGCGGAAGTTCATGGCGGCTTATAAAGCCAACCCGAATGCTCCTGCCAACTCGGTACGTTACAGCTCAGCCGGCGTCATCGGTAACAATGAATCGGTGTTCTACGACAAATCAGGGCGGATTCGCACACTGGCAGGTGTGATGCAGGAACTGAATGGCAGGATGGGGAGCGTGGTGGCGAATGCGGCTACCTCGAACCCGGATCTGGCGAAACAGGTCATGGGGGGTCAAACCCCGACCGCGTCTGACCCTGCGATGGCTGCAGGGGCTCCAGCGGCCAATGACCCGAACGCCAATGCCGCAGGCGCAATGCAGAACCTCCCTGAGAGTAACGCAGGACGTCGTGATGACGCGCTTGCCCAGAAAGGTGCTATGGCTGCGAATGATGCAGCAAACGCCGCAGCGAGCGTTACAGGCGCTGCACCGGGCAGTAACATGGCACAGTCACCGTCGGACATTTCCAAAGCAGCCGATGCTGCCGCGGCAAGTGCACAGTCGGACGGGTTGTCCGAAGCAGATGCAGCGAAGGTGAAAGCGGCGTACGAGAAACAGGCGGCAGCCCGAACCCGTACCCCGACCAAAACCAGCGATGCGTCAGCCAATGACAATACCATGACCGGAGGTGGGTCGATGGCGGATCTGATTGCCATTGAAACCGCCAGCCGTGATTACCTGAAACGTATCGCGGATGCCATTGACCGGGGTGCGTTGAACGGGAGTGCACCACAGGCTCCTGCCGCAACCGCACCGGGTTCGAAGTCAACGGCCACAACCGTTGCACCGGCACCCAATACGCTGAACGTGTCACGTAAAGCCAGTTAGTAACACGGGGCAGTTCGCTGCCCCTTCTTTTTTCGTGGGAGAGATTATGGTACAAGCAAGGTCCGTAACCGACAGCGGGTGGGTAGGGGGACTGTTCGGTGGCGCTATCACCCAGCGTGATACACGCTTTAACAACCTGCGTGTGTACAGCGATGCCCGGATGTCGTTTGCCGATACCACTCTCGGTGGAAGCCAAGCCATCAATGCGCCGCCGGGCTTCACTGTGTTTGCTGACCCACCGGTTGGTGGGGTATTTGCGCAACCCTACGATGAAACCCGCAGTTCCGGTAAGAAGTGGTTGGAAGACCAAGACACCAAAGGGTCGTATCGCATGGGGGCTTTCTATTCGGAAGCCATCGAGCAAAACGGGTTTTATCTGCACTGCCGTTTCGGGAAACCGAAGTATCTCGGCGTGGCGGCATTCTTCGCGAACATGTACGATTCCAACCTCGCCTATCTCGCCCGTACGGGTGACTATCCGGGGATGATTCGCACACTGGGCGCATGGATTACCGGGGCCGCTATCTTTGCGACGCTCGGTACCGTGGCATTCGGGGCAATACTGATTATTCCGCGTTTGCTGAAAGCCGCGTTGAACAAACAGACTTCCCGTTACTACTACGTGAAGCCGACCATGCACTTATACCTGCGTGCGGTGCAGAACATTGTGAACACCCAGTTGATTTACCGTCGACTGGTGCCCACCGGGATTCTGGGGTATTTCGCATTAGACCGTGATACGGACGATGCCAAAAACAAATACCACGCCGAACGTGCTGACTTGTATTCTGCGTTACCGGAAATCTGGAAAGCGTCGGGTGAGTTTGACATCTACAAGATGATCAACCGCTATCAGTTGCTGGCGAACTATCAGGCGGCAACGCTGGATAAGATTGCAGCGGAAGCGACCTCGCCGGCGGATGCCGAATCCCGTGTGCAGAAGTTCTACAAAGAAGCGCTGTTCACCAACTCCCTGAACCCGGACTCGGCGACGATTGCCAATATGGAAATCTCGTTGTCGATGATGGAAGAAGTGTTCGCCAAAGACGCAGGGTATTACGCGGGCTTTGATAACGCCAATAACCAGGCCGATACCGCCCTGAACAACCTCAACGGGGTCTACAGCGCGGCATCTGCAAGCGGCGGCACTGCCAAGGACTACGACAACAGTGTCGATGCGGAGCGTCAGGCGTTGCAGAACAAGCAAGCGGCTGAAGCGTCCGGTAAAGAGGGTGAGGACAGCCCTGACCCGACCCAGATTCAGAACTGGATGGATGCCGGTCAGAAGCAGAACGTGAAATCGTTCTGGGGTGACTTTGCGGATGGGGCCTCCGGGGTTCTCAAGTCGATTAAGTCTTCTGCGGCGACAGAAATCCGAAACGGTTCCCAGTGGGTCACGTGGAAGATTGACGGTAAGGACACGGTGTCCAGAAGCTTCTCGAACTCCACCAAAGAGCCCGAGATCTCTTCGACGGTCAACTCCGCTACGCAGAAAGCCCGCAGTCTGGAAGTCAACTTGTCTGGCGGTAAGACTGGCTTTGACCCGGTGGATGGATTAATCACGGGACTGAAGTCAGCCTTTACAGGCGCACTGGACTTCTTGCACCTCTCAGGGATTATGTCACTGTACAACTCGTCAGTGATTGACTTCCCGGAGGTCTGGGATTCCTCGTCTACAGACGGTGATGACATCACCATCAATATCCCGCTGCGTTGCTGGTCAGGGAATGACCTTGACGTGTTTCAGGATATGATTGTGCCGATGTCGTTCTGGTTAGCGGCTGCTTGTCCGATAGCCACCGGTAAGCAGTCGTTTACACACCCGTTCTACCTCGAAGCGTATTCACGTGGTCGTTTCTCCATGCGTAATGCCATGGTGACGAGTCTCTCGATGAACTTCGGTGTCGGTGGGTTAGGGTGGCGTGTTGACGGGTGTCCGTTGTCGTGTGACATCAGCGTGACCATTCGTGACCTCAGTCGCGTGATGTACATGCCGATTGTAACGGACTCCTCGGTGTGGGATGACGATAACAAGTTCTCCGAGTTCATGGCTGTACTCGGGGGCGCAACGCTGCACGAACGTACGTCGGGGATTGACCGCACGATTATGAATCTGGCGAACTGGAAACAGTCATGGAAGTCGGCCTTCTCGGTCGGTGCCCGCGTCAATCAGGTGTTCGACTTACCGCCAATTCGTACCGTGGCCAACTTGTTCTCTGCGTCGGCTCGTTAAAGCAAAAAAAAAAGAAAGTACCCAACTCCTTTGCGGGAGTTGGGTTGCTTTTATTTATTTCTGTTGCAGGTCAGAGGTTACGAGGGTGAAACCGTCCCCGGTGTACCAGATGATAATCGCGTTAGACGGAATGTTCTCAACCGGTTCCATCAGGTACGGAATATCGGTACCGGCCAAACTGGAGACTTTCCCAGCGTTCGCCACGTGTTGGCAATGCCCACGGTAATGCGTGTGGCGCAGTAACCAACCCGCCACTTCTGGCGTAACGCCGTCCAAGTGCAGGAACGCATGGTTCGCCCACACCCCTTCGTGTACGGGTTTATCGACCAACACGAATTCCGCTTGCCCGTGGGTGTTGTCAATCAGACGTTGCCACCACAGCTGGTTAAAGCCGAAGTTATTCGGGACGTTGTTACCGTTAATAAACGCTGAGCCTGAAACTTCATCGAATTTGATTTCGTTCAACTGTTGCATTATTCCTCCTCAGGAATGTATCCGTCGCGCAGGATATAGTACGTTAATTGAATCCCTAAGTTCTCGACTTCGTCTTTGACGAAATGAATCACAATGATAGGGACGTGTTTCGGCACCGTGGGTTCTTTGTCAATCTCTTCACGCCATTCGACTGTGTCGGTGGCTTTCAACCGTAACAGCTTTGGAATACTGGGATCGATTTCATCCCACGAGTGCAAGCGATTGTGTTCCAGTACATTAACAAACGGCACGGTGTTAATCAACCGCATGAACATACTCAGTTCGAGTTCAAACGAGACTGTGCGTACCGGATCGGTGTACGGGACAGTGTAATGCGAGTCCTGCACGTAGACATGTTCGGCATCGGCAATGATGCGCCATAACAGCGCATCTTGGTTGTTCACAGCCCCGATAAGAACTCCGTCAACTGAGATGTCGTTCGCGTTAGGAACGATATCAGGTCTGACGGAGATTTTCATGGATTAGTTCACCTTTTCCAGCTCGTCAATTTTGTCGGTGGCAACCATATCCGACTCTTTGACGAAAATACCATCGCTGTTCAGGAAACCACGACGGTCTTTGATTTCGTCCCACGCCAACGACAGACCTTCTTCCAGCGTGAAGCCATAGCAGATAGACAGCGCATTCGCGTAGTAGATGCACTCAGACAGGTTACCGATGATAAACAGTGAGTCTTCACCCGTGAACGCGCTGTTTTCCAGTTTCTTGGTCTGCAGCTGCAAGCCGTAGTCCCACAGGAAGTCCACCGCGTTGGTGTTGGCCTTACGCATTTTGTGGTACAGGAAATGGTTCAGCATCGGGCCAGACATCTTCGGCAGTTCCGGCGCTTTAGACGGGTCACGGACAGTTTGCACCATACCGCGGATAACGTCGGCATCGTAACCGGTCAGTTCCAGCAGGTTCACCATCACCACAATCATATCGCCTACGGCGTCCATGATCAGATGGCGTTTGTTCTTACCGACGCCCATTGCGCCTTCACCGTCTTCTTCGTACATCTTGGTGGCTTGCGTATACCAGACACCGTTGTCCAGAATACCGCGGGCTTTAGACCAACCCTTCACGTTTTCAATCAGCTCGGCAATTTGCAGACGTGCAATACGACGTGGGTGTGTCACCGTGCTCTTTTTGTTAGCCGCCAGTGCAACCGCCAAGGTGATTTCCAGACCCGGCATGTTCAGCTCGCAGTCGTTCGGCTCTTTGTCGCCACTCAGCAGACCCGAGATGAACCACGTACCTTTCTCAAGGTTGTAGTCCAGCGCGTCCAGTGAGTCGTACCAGATGTCAGCCTTACCCTGTTCACGCAGAATGTCGAGTTCGATGTTGACGTCGTTAACATAATGGTTCGGGTTCGGTAAACGAATGTACGGTACATCGATAAAGAATTGGTCGCCCATTTTTTGATAATCCTTAATTTAATTGATAAATGATAACGTCGTCGGTACAACATTCTGCAAGCCAGTGGTAAACTTTGGAGGGTTTCCACTTGCTGAAATAGCGTCCCGCTTCGATGATAAAGACACGGTCAAAGGTGTAGTTGCGAATATAGTCCGGGATGTCGTCGCCGAGAATCATCCCCGATTGCCGCCTACTGAGCCCAGCACGCTCAATAATGGCGTCACTGAATGTTTTCGCCATTTCCATGTTTGCCGACAGGATTAAGGTTGCGCCGGGATGGTCGACGAACTTGTCCACTAACCACGCCTCAATCCCCCGATGACGGCCTGCGCCCATGCGCACGGTACGGAAGTCCATCAGCGCGTCGGGTTTGTCTTTCGCCACCCACGCTACCTGAGGACTGTCAACCGCAAACATATCTTTGGTAAGTTCTTGCGCTACTAAATCATAATCGATTTGAGCCTTAGACATCTTAGTGTTCCTATTCAGTGAAAAAGAAAACTACCCCGCGCTCGGCGGGGCAGGTGTTACTTAGATCTTGCAGCCTTCGCAGTCAGCTTCGTCAGACAGGTCTGCCTGATTCTCTTCTTCTGCGCGCTTTTCAGCCACACGGCTTTCCGCTTCATCCAGACCCGGCAGCTCGAACTCGTCTTCGCGGTTCTCAGCTACTTGCTGGTCGTGGTGGTCGATAACGGATTGCAGTGCAGATTCTTTCTGAGACATGGTTTTGTTTCCTGTGCGTTTAGTGCGTACGATTCTGTACATAAAGACTAAGCCCTATGTAAAAAGTTTTAACTTCACTTTTTTCAGACGATTGACCTCTTCTTCGTGCTCAGCAATCAGCAGGTCGGGTAATATCTTGCTGTAATGCAACAATGCGCTTTGCATCAATATTGAGTCGCTCATCGTTGGTCGTAGTTCTTTCAGCGCTTCCATTTGCTCGTTGGAGAAAACTTCCGATCTCCCCATGTCTACTTTCTTAGCCAGACGCATTGTGTAACCACGCCGAGTTTTCGCCATTTAAAAGCTCCACTTCACCCCAACCGAAACTGCACTCTCTGCAGTCCCGTGCTGAGGCTCATTGCGGGAGACGGCCGCGGTAATCTCCACGTCATCAGACACGTGAATGTGTGCCCCAACTTCAACATGGGTACTCAGCGCAATCTCCCCGTTCTTTAACTTCGCGACTTCAGCCACATCTGCGTACGGGTCGACCATTCCGGTGGTGCCTTGGAAGTACAGACCCAGTTTTGCATTGGCTTCATCCCCAATACCCGCACTGACGTACGGTGAGGCTGTCACGTCACCCAACTCAATCGGTTGGTCTATCTTCAGTTCCTTTGCCATGTTACCCTCGCGTTGGTTGGATTACATAGGCAAAGACCGCTAGATAGCCACCGGTGCTTTGATAGCGTCGTGCGGGTCGTAGCCGACAATCTCAAAATCATCGAACTGGTAGTCGAAGATAGAGTCCGGTTTACGTTTGATTTTCAGCTTCGGCATGGGGCGTGGGTCACGGGACAACTGCGTACGTGCCTGTTCGATGTGATTCGAATACAGATGCACATCCCCACCTGTCCAGACGAACTCTTCCGCCACCATGTTCACCTGCTGCGCAACCATCTCCGTCAGCAACGCGTAAGAGGCGATGTTAAACGGCACCCCCAAGAACACGTCGGCGCTCAATATGTTCAGGTGTGGTCGTTAATCACACCCCGCGCCATTACGCGCAGCTGCATGTCGCCATGCAGATCAGACTATATCACCATCTGCGAAACTACTGCGCAGATGCTCTCCCATTTCGAGGACACTTGTCCCCTACGAACAATCACGTTCTAGTCGTTGAACTTCAAACCTTGAATTTAAAAGTCCAACCGTTGTGACTACTACCAGCCCCACGCAAACATCTGCTTATCGCCGTCTGCAATAAGTTGTGTTCGGCGGCAAAAGCCGACTGGTTATTAGATTCGTAGACAGCCCCATCAGGAGATGTTGCTACAAACGTGGCCATTTGGTTGGGTTTGAATGTGTTACTTTCTGTCACAGTCAAGAAACAGCATTATTTCAGGAGAATAAATTTTGTTTCCTGAAATAATGCTATCTTTATCAAGATACAGAGAGCCCGCCAGTAGTGCATTCCTGTTATAACCGGGGAGTCTCTGACAATCACTAATGAAGTTCTCTTTATCTTTCCATCGTGGACAAACTGAAACGCCACCACCGCCGTAATTAGAATTATCTACGTCAGAACATCTTGAAATCATATTGTACCAACGCTTAGATAAGTTTCTTCTTACTTCGATGTCATCAAACTTTGCTTTTGACATTTTTCTATCCTATATTTGTTAGAATTCAATAGGATAAAATATATTTCAAGGAGTTTTAGATGCTGATTAACCATGAATCGTTTAATTTTTTAGCATTCACGCCCACCGTTACCGGTCACGTTGTAGCTTAAACGACGTTAAGGCATCCCAGCAATTAGGGAGTGTTTTTCGACTAGGGTCACCCCTAGAAGGCGCAGCTTAGTTTACGCTGATACAACTGGCAACTCAGGCCACGGCGAGGAATATTCAAATCGTCAAGTTCGCCGTGCAACTGCTCTTGATGTTTCTCGTTAAGATTCTGATAATACCCGCCCGTGTCCTTTAGGTTGGCAAACTGCCCACGCTCTTCTAACGTCAACTCACGGGTGTAGAATTGGAAGAACGCATGGCACGGCGCTAACGCCATATCGTCCAACTCACCCACGTTCCACGCACTGACAATGATACGACGATTATCAGGATCGTTTTTCAGTTGATCGATAACCTTGGAAATCTGGTCAATGGCGTTTGTGTAAAGCCAAAAATACTCACCGTCGAGGCTGATCATCTCGCGTTCAGCATAGCCCGCCTTTTCAGCCGCGGCACGTTTTTCATCATCATCAATCGAAATGAGTTTGTTTGAATTCCACTCGCGCCACTGCTTGCCGTAGACTGGCCCTAAGTCCCCGTTCTCATCTGCCCACTCGTCCCAGATGGACACGTTGTTGTCTTTCAAATACTGGATGTTGGTCTCCCCTTTGAGGAACCACAGCAGTTCATGAATGATAGAACGCAGATGACACTTCTTGGTGGTGACCAGCGGGAAACCTTCGGTCAGGTCAAAGCGCATCTGCGCGCCGAACATTGAACGGGTACCGGTGCCGGTACGGTCTTTCTTTTCACGTCCGTAGAAGAACACGTTCTGTAACAGATTAAGATATTGCTGCATTATTTAGTACCCGTTGCTGTTTTAACAAACTGACCGAATTCGTTCATCACCCCTTGGGTGGTCACGAGTTTATTCACCGCGTTCAACACGGTGCGTGTGACAATCAACCCTTTCCCCGTGGCAATCGCCAGCAGTAACGCTAACGTTTCCGCCATCTTGGAATAATAGATGATGTCCTGCTGTTGACGTTCGTGCTCGTTATCGAGCAACGCTTCAAACAACGCCGTCATTTCTTTGTTGTGCTGGAACAACAGCGTGTGGTAGTCGTGGCCGTAGTTCTTTGAGTTACGTTGACCCCCGATCGCTTTGTCCAACACCGGCAATGCAATCTCTTCGACCGGCACTTTCGTGAGGTTAGCGTAAAAGCCGAGCACACCGACCAGGGTGGTGACCGCGTTACCCACACCCACTGCAACCGTCAGGGAATCCCATTTCTGAATTCCTTCGGCGACGGTGCCGAGCATGCGGTAGTATTTGGTGATTTGCTGTTGAAGGGAACCGTGCTGGTAAATGAGGTGTTCTTCATTCCACTGGTGCACGTCTTTGATAACCTGAATCGGATCGAGCGTCGACATGTTATTCTCCGGTGCAATAAGCCAGTGAGAAACCGATAACGTCTGCGCTGTTGTGCGGAACGTAGGCGATAATCGCGGCGGAGTTCACATCCAGCCCGACCGGGAGATAGCCCTGCGTCAGTTTACGTTCGGCGACGGCCGAAATGCTCCCCAGCATTCTCCAGCTGTACACGTGGTTGGCGACATCCCCGTGTTTCAGTAACGTTCTGGCTTGTGCCTGCGAAAGCTTAATCACCCCGCCGTCCACCATCTCTTCGCAGTAGTGGTTCAGCGGCAGTTCGTTGGTGACCATCAGCGGTACCGGTTTGTGACCTAACAGTTGAAAGAAACGGTTCCACTGTTCGGTACGGGAGTCTGGAATCAGTACGTCATTAAAAAGCAGGCCGTCTGCTGAGGCGACAAAAGTGTTCATGATAATCCCTGATTGATTTGTGTTGTCATACTGGAACACCAATACGTGAAAAAAAGAAAAGGGGCCGAAGCCCCTTTGGTTAGATAACCGACAGTTGCGTGGTTTCGCAACCGTGTTCAACAATAAAGAACCCCAACGCGTTCGCGACCAACCCCTCTGCCGTAAATGGTTTGTCGTCTTGCGCACTGTACGCCACCATCCGATACGGCTGTAATTGTGGCAGGGTAAACACCACCACATGCTCACGGGCTTTCAGAATGTCTTTTCCAGCTTGTTTCTTCCAATCCAGACAACTGTCGCCGACCGGGGTGAAAGAACTCTTGCGACTCACCGGGTCGACCACTTCAATCCCGTTCATGGTTAAATGCACTTCGACTTGCATTTTGATACTCCTGGTGAAATAAAAAGTGAGAACCCCTCACCAGTGGCAAGGGGTGGTTTTCAAATGCGGGTTTCGTTATCCCAGTAGTTACGCAGGAATTCCTGGCTGTCAGCGTCTTTCGGTTTTGACGGCATGGATTCCTCGAAAGCAAACGGGATATAATCCAGTATACTCTCGAGCTGGAAAGTTTCCACTTCCAACTCCACTTTTACCCAGTCTCCGAACGACGTGCCTTGGCCCGATTGTTCGAACAGCGCCAGCAGTGCTTCTTTGTCAGGGATACTTGGGTGGTCGTTGTACACATGGAACACATCGATGTCCCAGTGCTTACCGCCTTTGTTCACTAACTCTTCTGACGCCGGCAGGTGTGCACGACGGAACAGGTGCGCGGCATTGCCGTCTGCGTAGAATGACAGGCCCGAGGCGTAACCGATTTCCGAATTCTCTTCAATCTTATCCGCCCCGTCAAACACCTTGACCGTCATCTCGCAACTGTCAGCTCCCGCTCGGACTCGGCGACGTCCGCCAAGCATCGGCATCAGCACATCGAGGTAACAGGTTGTGGCATGTTCACGCAACCACGCCCAGCCTTCCTCGGTGGGTTTGACCCACATGCAATACTCACGCTCCCGTTCCACCGAGATGGCCTCTTGGGCCACCTTGATGACTTCTTCTTCCTGCGCTTTATCAAGGTTTCCCAAGATACTACTTAATCGGCTCATATTCGTCTAGCACCTTTTGTTGTAATGCTGCCACGTCAAAGCCGTTACCACACGGGTCAATGTTTTCCCCGATCCACTGGCAAATGTTAGGCAACCATTCGGAATGCGGTGGATGCACAATCCCACCTTGTTTCACATAATAGTGCTCCAGCGGGATGTGGTGTTGTACCAGCTCCGCTAAGAGATTGCCCACACAAATGCCGTTCACCGAGGATTTCAGTTGCCCGAATTTCCCCACCATCGCATGGACAAACGCACGCTCACACCACGGTGAAAAGGCACCGGGACGATACGCCGTTTTACCGTACACCTGTTGCTTCAGACGACGACCGTACGCAATGGCTTCCGCTCCTGACAGAAACGTCAACCGGTACGACCCTTGCTCCAACGAGAACAGTTTGTCCAGCAGGTATTGATCCGCACTCGTGCTGTACGCCAAATCGTGAATACTGTAGAGGTAATCCAGCAGTCGCAAAATGTGGTAGTAGCCTTCGAGGGTGGTCATGCTCCCGTGGAGGGTGTGGTACGGTTGGCGGTCTTCCCAGAAGTTGCTCAGCATCTTACCCAGCTCTAACCGCGAAGCCGAATAGATGTTGAGGTGGTTAATCCCTTCGGTGGCCACACTGATTTCTTTTTGCTCCGACCGGGCGTTGAGATTACGCAGGTAGCGGATAAATTCAAAACGCTCCTCACCGAACAAGTCGATGCGGATGTCACCCGGATACTTTAAGACGTCGTAACGGGTGGCAGCTTCCGGTCCAAGCGTCAGACCAAAGCGGTGTGCGATTGCCTGACCATAGGCTGCGTCGTTGCCACGTTGCGTGTAGGCAGCTAAACGTTCAGCAAAGCTCAGGCGTTGGTCGTACACCGCGGTATTGAGGCCAGTAAGTCGGTCGTGGTACAACCGAGACAGCACTACAGGCACAATGGAGACGTCTACTTTGGCGAGGCCAGAATGAATCTGCAATATCAGCAATCTGCGGATATCGTCCTTGGTAGCATCATCGAAGTCTGCGGGTTTAATCATGTTCATTTCCTGTTAGGCGACGGAAAAGAATTCGTTCACAATCGTGTCAGCGCGATCGTAAGACAACGTCCCTGCCGCACACACATAACGACGCTTGTCACTGAGTAACAGTGCCTGAATCGAGTTGGTGTTGCAGAACGTGTACGGGTACAGTTCTGTGCGCTCGGTTTGGTTTACCACACTGGATTTATCCCAACGGGTGTCAAACAGATTGAACAGGTTCAGTAACCGCGTACCGAGGTCTTTGTACGACGTCCCCGTCTCCTGCTGGAGATTCATCAACAGATTCACAATGGTCTCTGCAGAGATACTCGCACGGTCAGCGGCATCGAGTTTCGCGGCATACGTCTCCACGGTACTCAGATTACCAATGGCTGACGCTTGCAGGGTCAGTTCACGCCACAACGCTTTCTGTGCCACCGGGTCAGTGATGGCCGTGACCAGTGTTTCCACTTTGGCCGCTTGTGCCCCACCGTAGGTCGCCAGTGACGAGGAGATGCCGTACACCAACGCCGACGACGTCCCGATATCGAGCGTGGAGAAGGTACTGGTGTACCCGCCCGCATCATCGGTTTTGTTTCGGAAACTGGAGATGAAGTTATCAATCGCCAGATAGTCGTCGAGGTCTTTGAACGAGCTGAACGTTTGTTTGGTGTCGTCAATCATCGCCGTGACTTGGTACTTGGCGCTGTTGAAATCATTGACGTAACCGTTTATCTCGGACTGCACCTGTCCCGGCAGCTTGGCAATTTGCCCGGCCACGTTCATGGTTTGTTCGAGACGGGCTTTCACTGACGCGTAGTCTGTCCCAACAGCAGCCAGACCTTTATCACGCAGCGACAGTAATGAACTGTAGCCCTCACCTAACAGACTGCTGATTTTACTCGGCTGAAGATAGCCTAGTACCCCTTTGGCGGCAGAGTTCGCCGCCTTGAACGGTTCGGCCACTTCTCGTTTGAGAGGGTCGAGGCTCGGTAACACTTTGGTCGGGTCAGTCGCAAATCCGGCAATTTTGTTTCCCGGAGATGCTCCGGATGCAGCACTGCCAGCGGTCTTAGTCCCGCCTGTACTAGCGATGTCACTACCGCCAAACAGATTGCCGACTTTGGAGAATAATGACGATGCACCTTCGGTCACCTTGTTGTACGTTTCGCCTGCTTTATCGTAGGCGTTGGTTACAGTATTGATGCCGTCGGTCACACCCTTCTGGACATTCTCGACGGTATTCGTGACACGGTTCACCTGCGACTCGACCTGATTCTGCACGTTCGAGGCGGCACTGGTGACTTTGGTGATACGATCGGTCAAACTAAAATCACTCGGATTCATCACCTTTACTCCAGAAAGTCAGATCTGCCATGTCGACTTCAAACTCCACCTCGGCTTCAGGACGTCCGGGGACGCTGCACCTGAAAGCACACGTGAGTCGATTGATGTCGGCCGCTTTCAAGGCTTCAAGGAATTTCTTCCACGTCAGCTTCTTGGTAAAGCGGATTGCGCCTTGCAGGTTGTGCCGTTTATCGGAACGACGACTGGCAATTTGCGGGCAGTTCTTCGGGTTATTGACGTAGGCAGCCATCAGTTGACGCCACTTCGCTTCATCTATATCGTACTCAGCGAACAGTTGCCAGAGTAGCCGTAACAGAATGTGTTGCATGGTCTGTTCAGCGACCTGACGCGGTTTCTGGAAGAACTGACTCAGCGCTTCCGATGCCGACCCCGGTGGGTCTTCATTGTCTTCCCCGTTCACCGTTCTCAACAGATCAGCTTGCGGATGGCAAAAACTGCGTACCACGCGTTCCACTTTGAAACGACCGCGGTATGCCTTTAACGACACTGACAACGTCTCCACGTCTAATAACACGAGACTCTCAATGAACCGTTTCCACGTAAAGTCAATGCTCAGTCCTTTCACCGAACCACCCGTTAAGGCGTTCGTGAGACGACCGGCACGTTCTTTCGCCTCTGCCTGCGACCGCCCAACGTAGCGCGGGTCGTTGACATAGTTTGCCAGCTTAGCTTTGAAGTCATCACTTGACGGACACAGTTCACGCACCAGATGCCAGTACGCAAGCCGTAGATACACACCCGCTGGAGTATCCTCCGGTGGGCCCTCAAGAATGAGCTTTTTGATTTTATCCATGTTTCACCTTGTTCCAAGGAGTGGATAGCAGATATTAGAGGTAGTGTTCCACTATGGTCTCTAATTCACGCAGGATATTCGAAATCTGATTCAGAAAGATATCCCGCTCGGGGTTGGTATTATCAGCGGTACTTTCGACCAACTGTAATACCTCTAACACGTCCCAGAAACTATTACGAATGGTGCCGGGGTTGGACGTTTCAAAATACTCATCCAACCACTTCAAACTATTCGTGTCTCGCTTCGGGGACAGCTTTTCCGGTAACGGTGTCCATTCCGGGTTTTTGACGGTTGACGCCAATGCCCGGTTGTACTCCATATACAGAAACTGCAGCCGATCCGATAACAACTGAAACGACTGACAACGTACGGCAATGGTGCCCCGCACAGGTAAATCGACGTAAGAATCGTAACCGTATTCTACGGGCTCTGTAAGCAGCCGTAGACCGATTATAACCTTATGCAGCCTGTTAGGGGTATTCTTATGGAACTCGGCTTCTAACGCATTTCTGCGTCGTGTATAAAGCCTTCCGGTAATTGGCCGGAACATCCAGTTAACCAGACTGTTAAACATGGTCGCATCCCTAAAACATAGTAACCTCACTACAACCTATATGCAGTGAGATAACATCTATCTGAAACCTGATAGAAGAGGTGGCGTATGAGCGAAGAAGTAGATTCGGCCGAAGTCAATGTCGGCTTTGCAGGAGACATTACGAACGAGGACGAGTTACTTCGCCTTACGCAACGCGTTCGTGTCTCCGCATTAAACGACCTGATGCATGTCCCGAAACTCGGACAAGACCCCAAGGCCGTTAACTCATTGGCAAAACTGGCTGACGGGATTGATAAACAGATTCAAACCGGTCGCCGCATTAAAGCCTCGGAGAAAGCGAACGAAGTCAACGGTGATTTGGCTAATACGCTGAACGCGTGGGTGACAGGCAAGATGGGTGCAAAAATACAACGCCACGACGCCCCACCGACTGACGGCGGACACCGGCCCATCATTCCTGCGCTACCAGATGTGGTGCACAAAGAAGGTGAGCTCGGCCCGGTCGGCGAGTCAATAGACGTCGAAGGCATTATGGCGATTGCATTTAAGAGTCAGCGTCAGCGGGAGGAGGAAGAGCTCGACGACTAAGCAATGCTGCGTCGACTGTGTCCACCGTTACCAACTCTGCCATAAACCGGGTCCGCTCCACAAAGGGGTTGGCCCGGTCTCTTTTCATCCATGCCACGGTCTCTTCCGTGATATCCTCAGACAATATCGCTGGGGTGGTAATCACGAAATTAGGAATACGTTGGTTGGCGAAATGCGGGGCGTTGGCTTTAATCCACGGAAACCAATCGTAGACAAACCACGCATCCCATGCCGCCCTGAGGCGTCCGGGAGTGAGCGACAGAATGGGTGTACAAATCACATCCACCTTCACCATGTCGTAATATCGTCGGAACATCACCAGAAACGCATGCCGTTCTTCTTCCGTCAGGTCGGAGTACGGCCACAGATTAATTGTCAGCGTCGGTTTCTCAATCGGCGAAGACATCTCAATCGTTATCAGCTCCCCTTCTAACCGGGTTGCCAGTACCTCCAGAAACTCGGTAGGTTCTGCGTTCTGTAATGCCCGCTTATCCCGCTTCGCGTACTTCGCGTGCCAGTCCTCAATGCCAATCACCGCCGCCCATGCTTCCGTATGTCTTTTACGGTACGCCTTCTCTTCCAGACGTTCCAGCGCTTCTGGCTGGATGGCCTTCACTAAACCTAACCTGTCATCAAACAAGCAGTTAATGTCGACCAAATAGCGACGAGTCAATCTCATTGTGGACGCCCTATGTTGTTCCCGATGTGCATCGCTTTAAAGAACGATGACCACGTACGGGTGGCTTTAGCACTGGTTGATTCTGCACCGGGGATATGGATACGTCCTTGACCGGTCTCACGCAGAGACTGATAGAACGCACGTTGCAAGGCATCGTTACCCCCACGCGCATGCAGGTATTCCTGCAATGTTTCATCACGCCCATCGGCGAACATAATGTACGCTTCCGGGAAACTCACACCCGAGGCTTTAGACGGACCGACAACCTGACCGGACAATTTGTCACGGACTTTGTCGTTCTTCGCCACTGCCATTTTTTTCTCCTGCATCTGGGTCTGACGACGTGCCGGGAATGGCATGTACAGATGCGGGTGACGGGTACGGTGCTTCAACCCGGTTTTGCTGTCGGTGAACCACATCCGCTGGTTCATCCGTAACCCCAACCCTTCCCCGATGGCGATGTTACGCATGTGGTCAATATCGACCTTGCTGCCCGGTGGGTTGTAGACGGGAATCCCGGTATCGCGGATACGGGAGAAGTCCTCATCACTCATTCGGGTGAACGACTTTTTCATGGCGTTCGTGTTGATCCCTGACGCATCAATGAGCGACAGCAAATCAAGAATGAATTTCTCCGCCGCTTTACGACGTGCTGGATCGAGTCTCATCACGCCACCTTCATGGCCGCAGCAATCCGCAGCTGAGGCAGTACGGTTGCTTCGAGGTCTTCAATCCAGAACGCAATGGCTTCGGAATTCTCAGCAGGGGCAGGGAACACCAAATCCGCTGTAGAGACACCACGTTGTTCCAGCTGGTTACGATAAAAGCTCACGGCCTGTGGACAAAACGTCGCGAGGTCGGGAGCCGGAGCAGAGAACTGCTGAACAAGAGTAGCCGCCATCACTGGGTCAATCGGCTTGAGCCCTTGTTCGAGTCTCTCAATAATGACGCGTTGGTAGCGCATTGAGTTCCTCCTTGGTGGGGCGGGCAACCACCCCACGTCGGTTTATTTTTTCCGGGTCAGGAACTTCGGATTACAATCGTCATCCACCGCCATAGCCAGCAGGCTCATTGCAGTGAGTGTCCGTTTGCCGCCTTTGGTTTCCTGGTCTTTAAACATCCAGTATTCGACCGTGTTATCCATGATCTCATTCCAGTCCCAGCCTTTCTCGACAATCTTCGAGTAGAGCAGGGTTGGGTCAATCACGTACTTGAGGTCGAGGTCATGCCAGTTGTTGTGCATGTACGCGATAGCGGCAGTGATTTCTAATGCACGACGTAAACGCGGGTCTTCATCAATCTGGTCACGGATGGTCGTACGCATGAACTTCACACCCGGCAGAATGTGCAGCTCATAATTAGCGCCGCTGCGGGTGTAGCCGAACTCGGTTTTCAGCACCTGAGAGATATAGTGCCACAGTGTCAGATGGTAGAAGAGACCTTGTTTCTGCGAGAAGATCAAATCGAACTTCACGCCGGTCGGGCCACCCTTCGCACGGAACTGCGTGTAACGAATGATTTTCAGGTCATTCGATGACGAGTTCATGGTACGGGAACGGGCCGTCGGGTACATTGGTTCGTTGACGCCGGTTTTGGCATTGTACGTGGAGTCTTGTTTCAACTCACCGGTACGGGTGGCCACAATCAGGCTGTTGGTCAGGAACGAAATGGCACGACGCGGCACGTTAGAGAACTTCAGGTCTCCACCGATATCGTCCAGCAGTTTATCGTTTGCCCCACCGTTACCTTTCATGGCACCGGACATGTCATCCGCTAAGTGAACGGAGAATGCCATGAACATGTGGCCACGTGCCAGAGCGGTAGGCCAACGACCCATCATGTTCGACTTCTGTAAGGAGTCGTGGGCGTTCAGGATGTTCTGCTCTTTATCACCGACTTCGGTTTTCGCGTGCTTACCTTCGATATCACCTGTGTGGAATTCAGACAGGGAATCGATACTGTAAATCCACGGGTCAACCATCATTTTGTTAGCACGACGAACCGGGTCACGGAATGGCGTCTCACGACACTCTTTCGACTTCTTCGCGTACTGTGTGAAGCGACCTTCAACTTCATCACGGATATAGCCGGCGTAATATTCTTCGCCCGGCAGTGTAGCGGAGTCGACGAGGTTATAACGTGCCGCGTCTATCATGCTCAACACGCTTTCATCGCTGTCCGCACCTGTGGCGTGCATCGCCGAACGGAAGCCCATTTCCAGACGGTCTAATGCCGTGGACATTTCAGTATCGTACTTCGAACCCCATGCCGCACGATAACGCAGCATGATTTGGAAAATGCAGAAATCCATCAGTGTGGATTTAAAGGTGTTACCACGACCCGAGAATCCCATGATGTGGGCAAACCCGCCATTGAGGTAATACAAACCATCCTCACCGCGCTCATAACCACCCAACGCGTGATCCATGATGGTGTATACATTAAAACGGGGACGGATAACCTCACCCATAACTTGTTTCGCTGGACCTGCCATGTTTGCTCCATGATAGCGGTTGTTTTGTTCTACATAATGACTGCGGCTCCCGTAAAAAGACTTACTATGTAGCCCTTCACCCCTATTCCGAGGTACGCAATGACACTGAACCCTATCGCGGCTCTTTCTGCCTTCACGGCAAAGGCGCGCACTATTTTACCGAAAGGTTTTTCGACGTCTGACCAAGAGCTGGCATTAACCACGTATGACGACATGTCCACCGTGGCGAATTGGGTTCAGAATGAGAAGTTCCTGAATTTCGCGGGTATGTTGGTTCCGGTACCGCCGGGCTTTAACACCTACGTGATTGATCACCTGCAACGACTGGAGTCGGTGTGGGACGTGTTACAGAATCTGCTGGACGGGATTCTGAAACCGGTTGACCGCCAGTTGGCACAGTTGACCCACGACAAAGGCATCCTGACACTGCCCGTTGGGTTCCGTGTGAAAGACTTCCGCTACCCGCTGAAGAACATCAACCCGGAAGACCTGACCAAAAAGCTGGCACAGTCTTATCTGCCGAACACCGTTGACCAGCGCGCGATTGAAAAGACGTTCCATTCCGCACTGGAAATCGAAACGTGCTTCTCGCGTGCTCAGGCCCTGCGTGATGAAATCAGTAAGAAGCTCCGTAAGGACGTCACTAAACTGATTGAGTCCATTTCAGCTTCTGCGGATATTCTGGCGGAATACGGCGAGTCCATTCACCCGCAGTCGCGTGAGAACATCGAGCAGATGATTGACATCGCGTCCAACTGGGTGGAGCTGTTCGGGTTGTTCATGAAACAAACCAACGAGCTGTTGGAAACCATGAACGGGATTTCTGACCGTCTGAAAGCGCTGCGTGCTGGCAAAAGATAAAAAAAAAATAAGGTAGCCCTACTCCTCACGGAGTAGGGTCGCCTTTCTTTATTTTTTCATAAAGCGGGCGGCATTGACTAACGACTCGACGATGTTCAGTTTGATAACCGAGAACAACGTTTCCTCGAACTCGTCCAGATAGTCGAGGAACGGGTCATTGTCCGGATCTTCCCCGATGACCACTTTATAACGCAGTTTGTTCTGCGCCCACTCCTCGCCTAACAACTCACCGTAGATTTCCGTGGTTTCCCGCGTGGCACCGCTGAAGAACTTCTGAAACATTTCGGTTAACGTTTCAGCGTCGTTCAGTTTGTCCGTGTCAATCATGATGAAGCTGTAGTTCTGCTTGAAGTGTTTCGCATGCCAGTCACGTCGGTAACCCGTCACCCACTGCGCATACGGTGCCACTAATGCTTCAGCCCAACGGGTGGCTGCACGTCGTGCCCGACGGGTAACTTTCCCTTTGGCCTTTTCTTCTTCGGACATCCGGTCTTCAACCAGTTCGGTACCGCGACTGATAAACAACGCCAGTGCAGTCTCAAACGTTTGGCGAATCTCCGGGGTGTCGCAGTTGATGTAAAGTTTCACTGATATCCCTCACGTGAATTCACACAGGAAGTTCCCGACCATTGTCAGTTCCTGTTCCGTAATGTCGTACAACGCCGTGAAGAATTCGTCCATAATCTCCACGATGTCATCCAGCACGTCCTGGTCGGTGTAGTAAAACGCTTTGCCGACTGCTTCGTAGAAATCCCCGTAGGCTTCTTTGAAGTGGTCAATAACCGCGTCTTCCACACACAGCGTTCCGCCCGCATCGACGTGGTACACCAGAATCCCGTCTTTGATAAAGCGCATCAACTGGTGCATCGCATGGTGCAACTGCGGACGGATTTCTTCCGCAGACACCTCCCGATCTTCCGGGTCAGGATACGCCTGTTCGTAACGGTCAATGCTGGCGATGATGAACACCATACGCGCATTTCGAAACGCCCCTATGATAGCGGGCGTACGCAAATCGAATAAGACCCGCATTACTCCACCGGCAGGTCTTTGTTCAGCACCGCTTCACCGTTGGTGTCAATCTGTTCCAGCGCCAGTTCGGCTTTCTTTTCAAGCTTGGCAAAACGCAGGGTCAGGCTGGCTACGTCTGCGGTGACTTCTTCCCACAGCGTTGCTACCAGTGCAGAGACATCGTTGGAGGCGGATTCGATGAGGTTCTCAATCTCTTCGTCTTTCAGATTCAGCTCATGACGCTTACCGTCGTATTCGAACTTGATGTGCTTGCGCTCACGCAGTTCCTTTTCCCACTGCTTTTGAATGTCGACCACATTCTGATCAGCGGTGAACAGATCCAGCGTTTTGATGATGTCGCCGTTTTCCACATCGGTCTTGTCAAACTCAAACGTCAACAGCGTGTCTTTGAGTTTGTACATCCCCTGGGAGATCGGCTCTAACGCTTCAATCGCCGCGTAACGAATCAGCGGGCCCGGCTCAGGTTGCGACTGGAAGTGGTGCGCGATGATGTGCTGGAATTCGTCGTACATCGATGTCGCCAGCGCAGGCCACAGTTTCTGGTTAGCTTCGGTGGTCAGGTTAATAAACAGCTTCATTTTGATTCTCCTTGCGGATGAGTGAAACGAATGGTGAATTTCTCGGTGAAGTTGGCTATGGTCGCCAGCTCGGTTTCTAACAACTGTTCAACTTCGGCGTACAACGTTTGACGAATATTGTTCAGTCGTGCAGCCGGGATAAGAGTATCCGTCTCCATCGGCACATCGGTAATGTATAACTGGTGGTTCGCCAGTATACGGTCATCGAGTTCGTAATCCTGCTTTACCTCGTTCCAACGATCGAACAGCGTTTCGCGGGTAATCACCATTTCTTTTTCGGTGAGGGGTAACGTGACGGAAATCACGGTATCGAACAGTTCATCCAGTGCCTGCCAGAACGGTGTCAGCACAATAGGAAGAACAACCCCTAACATCTCTTTGCCGTCTTCGGTGAGTTCGTGGCCTTTGTTGGTGATAGAAAGTAACGTGGCTTGAAATACACAATCGTGGACAGCTTTACCGAAGTCCAACATTGTGGGGGTACAACGGTCAATCGCAAAAATCAATTTCATACCCGTCCTTAGAATTGGGTGATTTCAGTCCCGTTAGGGAGCACGTAACGTTGAATGCGGGTGAGGAGGATTTCCATCTCACGACGACACACAGCAACCACCATCCCTTTGGCGTTGACTAACAACTGGTCAACGCGGGTGGTGTCGGCTTCTTTGAAGATGTCCGTCAGACTTTCCATCTGGAACACCATGCTTTTCACTTCCGGGGTATCCTGACACGCCACAAAGGTTTCGTGCATCCCAAGGTGGACGTACGCTTCAAAATCCTGTGAGGCTTGCGCAAACGCATCCCCAATACGGTCACCCAGTTCGTTGATGGTATCCCACCCGTTTGACGGGATAACGTAACTGCGTTGCAACACCCGACGGACTTCATCCAGCACCATTCGCGTCATGGTGTTCACGATCTCTTCGGGTTTTAACACGAAGTGGGTACTGCCCGTGTCAGCGGCGAGTTTGGCTTCGTACTCCACGATAATTTTGTGCAGCTCAACGTGCAGGTTCTTTGCGAGGGTCACCATCAGTTTCTCAACTTCCGGTGCAGCCTCAGTTGATGCAATATCAAGTACCAGTTGCATTCAGTGGCTCCAGTGGTAAATGCTGACCCGCAAGGTCAAACATCCGCGAGACGAAAAAAGAATTATTAATCAGCGACATCAGAGTACAGTGGGGTTCCACGTAGTTCTGAGTGATCAGCTGATTAATCTCAAGGCTAAGCAATTCGACCGGGTTGGGCTTCAGGCGGTCAGTGTATTGGATGTGGTGAAACACGGCCAACCAATTAGCTTCAGGTCTGCCGCATCCCATCCAATAACCCCGAAAACATAACAGATCTTTCGTGAGGTCTTCGCCGCCGGGCACCGTCCCGTTCAGCACCGCCAATTGGAATAGGTAGGCTTTTGACACCACGATTGCCCATTCCGCGGTTTCGTGGTGTGTACGGCGACTCGCTGCGGCCCGAAGCTGCCGGTCTATTTGCGAGAGCACTTCGCTATAGACCGTCAACATCACTTACTCCCAGTCGAGGACAAAATCTTCGGTTGGCCGTTCGGCGTGTACGCAACGGAGCTTCGTGCAACGTGCCAGATAGTTGTCACCGTCACGCCAGACGTGTAGTGCGACGTCGGCTTCGCTGGTGTACAACACGTGCGGGTTATGGCATTCGATATAAAAACGCGCCCACGGAGCACGGTCTTTAACAGACTGCAGCCGTGCTTCACGCAATACATCACGGTTACCCGGTTCGAACAGCGTCGCATTGGTACCGGCATCCGCGACGAACTTGGCCGCTTTTGATTCCACTGTCAACAAAATCAATCCGCCCTCACTCGGTTCGCGTCTGTCGACTTCTTTGATCAGTTTGGCAATCAGGTCGTTTAAATGCATGAAGATACTCCTTAAAATGATAGATTTTCGATAAAGTCTGATGCGTTGGGCGTCAGGCGACACAGGGTCACTGGCTCCCGTTCAGGAATGGCGGTACGGGGATCAACCATCACCACCGCGTCTTCCCACAGGTAAAACTCAATTTCGGTATTTGAGGCCAGTTGATAGAACATCGTGCCACTGCCGTGTTGCCACGGCCCGTGCCAGATAGGTTCGTAATCCCCTTCCTGAATCGCCACGACAAACGGATGGGCTTCCCAGAGTTGCCTGTCCATCTCGAAGTCGTTAATCCAAAACCCGGTCACGCCGTGTGTCTGCTCTAAGAGTCGCCACAAGGTTTCGAAGATAGTGTTGTATTTGTAAATCACGATGTCCGTCAGTTGCTTGGTCACCAACTTGTTAGCGACGTACGACATGAAGCACAAACACTCACCTTCGAAGTCCGGGTCTTCTTCGTCTTCGTCGTGAACGTAACAGTTCATTTCGTTGTCGAAGTCGTAGTTCACATCCGCGAGGTCAAAGGGACGCCGCATGTTCACGGCATCCAGTATTTCACAAAAGGTCAAGGCGAAGTGCTTCAGGAAGATGTCCATGCTCGCGTACATGAACTCATCCCGGCGCACCCACAAATCCGCCCGACCCGCTATTGCCTCCGCTTTATAACTTTCCCAGATTGGTTCGAACAACTTCCCGGCAAGCTCGGTGTTGAACTGAAACAATTCCGGTACATACACGCGTAACATGAAAAACTCCTACAGCTATAACCACGGAGATAATATCTATCTTAAAGCTTTTTGAGTTTCTCGATGATGTCTTCGCGCAGCAGATACAGTTCCAGTGGGGCACTCTCGTCCGGCAGTACCATGGTCGAGAAGGTCTCCGGCAGGATAAACGCCTGACCTTGCACCACGAAGTTAAACCCGTGCGGGTCAATCCACGGCTCCAGCTCCTCGACCGTCATCCCTTGACCCACGAACTTCCACTCCAGCGGCTCAATAAACGGCAGAATAATCTGTCCCTTTTTGTACATCCGCGAGAACATCTCGTGAGTAATAAAGATACCGGTGTAGTTGTCAATCTGGAACGACTCTCGCCCGAGCAGGTTGTACAGCTCATCCATGAACTGATTGACATACCACCCCGTTGCCCCTTCCAACAACGCCGACAAAAAGAACGCCAGTACATGCTCTTCGAACAACTCTTCTGCGGAGAACATCTCAGGCTGTTCAAACGCCTGATGCGCCAGCTCAGATTCCCGCTCCGGATCAATGTCCCGACAGAACGCTTGCAGGCTTCGCAACGAGGGGGTCATGTGCGTGCGGGCATTGGCGAGCGCCACCCCTTCTAACAGCAGGTTCACCATCAGTGAGGTGGCACGTTCATTAGCAATGGTTTGAAACGCGTAGTAATCCTTTTCCAGACCTTTGGCGTACTGGCGGGGAAAACGTTTGGCAAACGTCGCGATGTAATACTCCACCAACGCCTCATGGAGACGTTGGGTGTGCATGGTTAACGTGTGACTGAAGACTTGTAACATGCCACCTCACTTAATGTTGTCAGTCAGGATACGCTTCGCAGACCAGTAGCCAATCCACAGCCCGTGATACGCTTTACCGATGTACACCACGGCATATCGGACGTAACGTTCTTGTGGACGCCAGCAGGCAATGTAGAATCGCCCTTCCGGTTCTTTGATGCGGTTGATTTCCGTACGTTGTGGCATGTCAATCCCACGGGTGACAATAACCGGAATGGTCTGGTCGGTGCCGGGGATGTTCACGTCAATGTTAAACGAACGGTCAACGTTACGGTAGAAGTCCTTGGTTGGTTTGCCTTTCTCGTCAAACAGTTTGTCGGTGATGTCATTCAACACCACGTCTTTCTGTTGTAACACCGCTGAGCGCAGCAAATCAGCCAACTCGTCACGAATCTCCAACCCACGATACGTCAGCAGTGCTGGACGGATAATGCGGCTGATGATCAGGGGCGATCCATCGGGATCGAACGTCCAGTTATTGCCGTCTGGCGAGAACGCCATTCGGGCCACTGGAAGCCCGTCCTTCGCGGCTTCAACGAACTTCTTACGCCGTAAAAACTCCCCGTTAATGATAGCGATCGGGTCGTAGCGTTTCAGCTGCGGAGTGTCTTCCCACGCCGATGCCGCATGGGCATTCGCAATGAAATAGAGGTTCTCCCACGGCTTACGCGCAAACGTCACCGAGAACATCGCTTCGGGTACCATCTTCCCGAGTAACACGATATCGTCTTTGTCTTTGGCATGGTTGCCCGACAGCAGATAATACCAGTTCTCGTCACCCAGCTTGACTTGCGGGTGCGGTTCGTTCACCTGTAGGTAATGGAAACGTTGTGAGGAAATCGCCGGGAGTTCGGCAATCGGGACGCCGACGTCCACCGAGAGTTGTTGCTCGGCTTCGGAACGTGGACCTTCATCGTACGTCCACAGTGGCGCGTACTCGACCGCTTCCACCGTGGCGGACATCGTTGACCCTAAACGAGCCATCTGGTCAGCACGGTCATTGCCGTAGCGCCCAGAGTGACCTTTGATTTTAAAGCACTTTGCCGTGCGTCCCGTGGCTTTGAGTTCCTGCATGATGGCGTGCATCCGCTGCACCAGTTTGAGATTCCCCACCGGCGTGCCATCGGCTTTTGTCCAGCCTTTGCGTGCCCAGTTGACAATCCACTGTTCCCATGCATTCAACACGTAAGAGGCGTCCAGATGCAGGATGTACTTTTTCGCCTTGAACGGTGCGCCGTCAAACACACTGATAAAGGCGGTGAGTTCACCCACATCTGACCACTGGTCTTTCGGTACCGGGATGACGCAGTTCACAAACTCCACGGCCCCTTCGGGCAACTTCGGCAGATCACCCAACGCCAGTGAGTTGCTGTACTCAGTGCGGGTAATCGCCTCACTCAACCCATCCAGCTGAAACCCGACGGGCGCTGTAAAGTCTTTCTCATTATACAGATAGCCATGTATCCCTCCACCGGCCCCTTGCGGTTTCTCGGTGCGGCTTCCGTCTGTGTACAATACAGCTACGTCGTATTCTTTCATCAGTTATTTCCTAAGAACTCCGCCGGGACGTACTCCCCGGTACGCATTTGTTCATGGGCTTCCAGCATACGCGGGAAACCGTGACGACGCGCCACTAAGGCCAGATGGTACAGGCGGGCGGTCAAATAACCCTCACGGGCAGCATCGAACCCGGCATGATGCGCCACGGCATCTTTACCCCGAGTCCAGTTGTGCTCTTCGGCATCCATATTAGCGGTTAACCCGAAGGCGGCGGCAAAACGTTCGGCTGTGCGGTCAGAATCGTAATTGGTGCTTTTACGGAATTTCCCTTGTGGCACATCACACTGGGCGAAGGCGTTCAGGATAATGGGGGCGTGGAACTCCGGCCCTTTCATGGTCAACACCACTTCGTGCTGACCTAAAGAGTCGAGGAACTTCTTGGCGTTCCACAGCGCTTCCGGCATTTTGGTGGTACCGGAGAACGCTTCAATGCGGGCAGCTTCAGGTGGGGAGCGGTCTTCCTCTTTACCTTCCCACCACCCGATGGTTTGCGGGTCAGTGTGGAAGATGGCTTCGGCCTGTGGGTCGTTCGGGTCAATCGTGTTATACGATGCCCCAATCAGACGCAGGGTGGCAATATCATACGCAGCTAAACCCAGAGACAGAATATAAGCATCCGGTCGCACGGACTTGGTTTTCGCTACGCAACCTACAACAATGCTAGGAATTACAACATTTAACATGATAGTACGCTCCATGGAATATACATTAGATTTGTCGGTGATGTAAAATAAAAGATCCCTCCACACCCCGAAGGATGTAGAGGGAACGGCTTAGTCTAAACAGCTTTTTCGGTGGTCAGCGTAATTCGCCCGGAAGGCTTTACGGTCTGCCCGGTAGTTCGCCAGAATCGCTCGGAACTGATCCGCCAGGTCACGACTGATTTGTTCCGGGGTTCGGGAGTTGCGGTCTAAGGTCAACCGTTCCGGAATCGGGTGCAAATCAGGGACATCGAACTCTTCACAGATTGGGGCCACCTTCGGCGGATGCCAGCCTTTCGCTTTGGCATATTCGTTGAGGTTCCGCGCATACGTGTAAACATAATACGCATAGACGTTCACGTCGATAACATATGTCTCAAACGCTTTCTGATCGTCGTTCCTCATCGGATACTTCGCCGTGTCAGGTGCAGCATCCATTTGCCGCATCGGCCAACCGTAGTTGTTCGTGCGGACAGGTGGCTGTGGTGTGTTCCCCATGCAACTGGTGAGCAGCACCACCAGTAGGCAGGCACACAAAGCCTTCATGATTTAATCCCCGTTCAAGTGTTCAATAATGGATTGACGAAAGTTGTTGGTCTCGGTAATCCCCACGGGCCTCCGTGCCACTTCCCGCTTCTTTGCTGGGGCCGCTTCAGCATGAACCGGTACCTCTGGCGCGACAACGGGAGGGGCTGGCATCGGTTGCCCAGTGGTGGTATTTTTCGAGCCATCATATGGCGGTCGGCCTAAGGCTTCAAACAACTGTTTGTAGAGGTCCCGAATCTGGTCGGCTTGTTTATCCGACAAATCCTTCTTCTCTTTGAAGCCTTGCTCCATATAACGGTCGTGTTCTCGTACGCTGACCAGAATATGATATTGCTGGATATACATGTACGAGACGAAACCGCCATACACGAGTAACAGGACGAATGCTAGTGATGTAATCTTTGCAGCGCGGGTTACCCTCTCACCATCACCTGGTTTAAAGACTTCCAGCAACAGCTGCAAAAAAGGCAGAAGTTTTATCAGTGATGCCATTGCTCACCTCGGAGTTTTCTTATAATGAGTTTAGATATTCAAGGTTTCATTGAAATCGCCGCGTTGATCGACAACAACGACGGTAAGACAGCGCCCGTGGGTGAGCTGTCAGAACAATCTCAGTCCTTCGCCCGTAACCGCCAGATCTTCACCAAACAGAATTTAACGGTGGAGTTGGTCGCCTTTACGGTGAAGCGAGATAAAGCAACGGTCGTATTACCTGCGGCCTTTTCAGACCATGTCTTAACTGTGAGTCAATGGATTTACTCCCAGGCCATTCTCGACAACTTCAAAAATGATGAAGTTGAATTCCAGCGCCTATTGTTGGCCCAGTTCAGCACGACAGTCTCCGGTGTTTCCACCGGGGCAATGATTCAGTCGGCTGGTAGCTGGTTCCCACGTTGGCTAAGCTGGAAGTTTGAGACAACGGCCGCCGTCGCTGGAAATGCCAGTGACGTCGACAACGAAATCCTGTTATGGTTCGCTGATGAGGATTTCAACCAGGACTACACCGGATGTGAAATCTATCCCGTGATGCCCATCCTGCCGGTTGATACCTTTATGGGGGTCAAATCGGTGGTCGCCAAGGCAATGGAAGCGTTCAATTTGCCTGACCACGATGTCGCTGCTGAAGCACGTGCGGCGGGTTACCCCTACACCACACGCGTGACCCATAATTATACATGGCACGATCGTGAAGACTACGATGCAACGTTGGTGGTCCCGATCTCACTACTCATCTATGGTCGCGCGGGAATGAACCCGACGAAACAGAAAGAAGCGTTACGCGATTATATCCTCGCGAACTCTGACTATCTGACGCCGGACTGGGTGAAGGTGTTTCCTGAAATCTTCACCACGACCAAGTTCACGTTCGTGCCGGGTTGGAGCCTCCGAGGAGTCCCCAATCAGGAAGACGTCGCGGCGCTTTACTCGCCGTTTGTCCCATATGAATTTCTCGTCAGTGCGGTAGACGTTTTTGGGACATGGGGCGAGCAGACAGTCGCTCAAAAAAATAATACCAACACACCAACGACTGACGTGCAGTTCATGCCGTCAATTTACAAATCGTTGGCCGGGATTGTGATTGCCGGGCCGGAGAACGCCATCGACAAAGACACCATGAACAAAGTGGTGCCGGACTACGCGCTGATTGCGACCACCAACGCAGACATCGCGAGGCTGTCGAAGTCCACCACCGACTGGCTGGTATTGTTCTTTGCCTGTCTGGTTGCCGCGGAAGAGTATAATCCGCACGGTAGCAATCTGAACATCGTTAAATTGGTGGATGACGCCAACCCGGAGATTTACTACTGGGTGTTCGAATACGACAACGTTGAGTTCCGTGTGGTGGCCCGTGGGTCTAACTGGCAGGCAGCAGCATAAAGGAGGGATAAATGGCCCGTATTCCATTAACACCTCCGATTAACGCCGAAGGCTTGTTCAAAGTCAATGCCCCGTTCGTCATACCGGAAAACGTTATCTTCCACGTTGACGCGGTACGCACGTTCCCGGACATTGTACGTAAAGACCGTATCGATCCGTTTGCCACGTACTACGCCCCGGTCGGATTAACGGATTCGGTGTACGCAGAAGACGCGACCGCCGGTGCCTCGATTGTTACCCTGAAGTCCAAAGACGGACAAATCCTCGATATCCCCAACACCTACATTCAATCCTATCCGGGTGCGAACGGGGTGGCCTACGTGCGTAACGTCCTGATTCTGGACTTGGCACTGGTACCGGATTACGTGGACGTGTCTGTAGTAAAAGACGATGTGTCAGATGTGGTCAGACGCTTGGTGGGTGTTGACACCGGTGCCGAGATTACCACGCTGGCGTATGAAGGGGTGGTGACCGATGCCAACCACTTGCAGATGGAAGCGGTACGTAAGTCGGTGATTCGGGAAGCCATTCCGTTATCGGAACAGGTTACCACCCTCACCGCCCGTAATGCGGAACTGCAAGCGTTGGTTGACCAGCTCCAAACCGTGTTAGCTGCGGTGCAGGAACAGGCAAACCCGTAAGCAAAAAAAAAGAAGGCCCTCACTCCCGCTAAGGAGTGAGGAACCTTTATTTTTATTTGTTTTCATTACTGGTGATACAAGTCAACCTAAAAAAGAAAGCGATGTTATTTTAATCGCCAGCGCGGCGGCGAGGGTAACGGACTTTGTCATCAAGGTGCATGTACCAGTCCGCAATCACTGCCGAGATAATTGGTGAACACATCACCAGATACACCTGCCACCATGCCAGCAAGCGAGCACGGTCTAATTCGGTGTAATGCGCTAACGTCAGATAGATCATTCCCGAGTAAAGAAACTGGCCGAAGAATGACAGGGCAACCACTAACCACGTATACAACACTGCCTGCTCCAGACCTTGTGCGGTGTTCATTTTCTCACCTTTGTCAAATACCACCTATGGAGACGTTTAAGGTTCAACGCTGCAATCCATAGCCCCGCAGAGTGTAACAAGATAAAAACCACCATGCGGTGTTCAACCCCAAACAGGTAATACAACACCTGTGTAACAACATACGCGGTGACAAGTACGATTGCGTAACTTATCGTTGCAAACTGAAACCAGAGGTTTCGTTCACACCACGCTTCCAGCTCCTGTATTGCTTTTTTAATGGGCACAGTCGACTCCATTCAAACAAAAGGCCGCCAGACCGAAGTCTGGCGACACCAAAGGCAATCAGATGAGGGGTTGGTTCGGGATAACCTGATATTCCAGAACGAACACATGGTCTTTTGCTTCGTCGCTGCGCCACACTTTGTGGGTCAGCATCAGCTTCTCCAGAATGGTCAGGAAGCTACGCTGGGCGTATTCCGACTGGCCGAAGAACAGCTCCTGCAACGCAACCGTCGCATCCATGTACGCTGAGGTGAATTTCAGCTCGGGGTCGTACGCGGCTTTTGGTAACCACATCAGGACATGACCGCCATCGGTTTCATCCACCTGTGGGCGCAAACCGCAAATCCACAGCAGGGCGAGGTTGGAGTTCCAGTCGAACTCCGTCATCTCTTCTTCATCATCCCCGAACGCGGTCGGGAACGCATCGTAGAAGTTATGGCGTTCGGCAAACTCGGTGTCGAAATCGTCACCGGTCTCGTCACCTTCCTGCTTCACACGCGGTTGCTTGACCACGGTGTAAATGTCTTTGGCGGTTTCTTGCGCGGCTACACACAGCTTAGGATACCACGGTTGTTCAACGATGTTCATTAAAACTCCTTACAGGGGCTTGGTTCGAGAAATAGCAGCATAGGTGTCAGGGTCACCCTTTGGTACCGCGGTACCGTAGAGCGAACCCCAGATGGCTTGTAAATCGTTTAAATTGTTGGGCTTCGCAAAAGCCAACTGCACGGACTTCTTCGCTGGTTTCTTCACAGCAGGAGTAAGGTCAGCGTAGAACGCTGCTGCGCGGCGGTATTCCGCGATAGTGCCGTTGCGTTTGCGGTGTTTTCCTTTTTTGATTAATGACGCAGCCGTCCGGGGCCCGTATTTGTAGCCGAGGTAAATCTCACCGTTGCTCACAGGGCGACGCAGGGCGGTGGTCATTTCATCTTTGATGTCCGAGAGATAAGCCGCACCCAGTTTCAGACTGATGCGCGGATTGTGTAAATCAGCGTTGCGGGCAATCCCCAACTCTTTCCCGTGTTTCTCAATCATCGCCGCAGCGGTACCCTTTAACATCTGCATGGTGCCCGTGGCAGTGCTGTGTGGGTTCTTCGCGGTGGCTTTGAAACGGGACTCTTTATAGATGGCCGTCGTCAGCAGCACCGGGTCCACATTCTGGCGTCGGGCGACTTCCAGAATCATCGGTTGGATACGCTCAAAGCGTGGCTGCAGGTGGTCATCGAATTCGGTCTGATACGAGGCACTGGCAGTAAACGTCACAGCGCTCAACAGGATTACTAATGCGTACTTGAACATGGGTTTCTCCAGATGGATATAATTCGTTTCCGTTTTACGAAAGTGTTAAACGGCGCGGCCAGCTAATTCACTCCTTAGTGATAGTCCAAGCTGATAAAATCTATTTGAGTTATTTTAGGCGCAGGGCCTTTTCTGCTTCACGCAGCAGCCGCGTAGGAAGATAGATTGCGTAGTGTTCTTTCACTCCATTCAGAATCTGGTACAACGCATGATAGATTTCATTCCGGTCATGCCAACCCAGCCAGCCATTAGCCATCCCCAGTGGAGGCAGTGCGATACCCCCTTCCAGCTCGTGTGCGTCGACTTCGTAAGCGAGCGACTCCAGCCCCGAGGTTACATAAGACACGTCTGAGGGGTATTTAAAGTGTGTTTTCGTGGGCAGTAAAATGACGCACTCATCGAGATAAACGTCGACTTGCCCAATACGTACTAAGTCCTGACGGCAGGCCGCCCGGTATCCATTATAGAGCTGTGTATAGCGATTACGGCATTCTAATGCAATGCCTTTGCCCATTGCTCCGACACAGTTGACGGTCACAACCTTGTAGCGCTCAGGCGCGTTAAACAGATTACTACCTATTGTCAGCTCATCGTGCAATGTTAACATTATTCTTTCTCTTGTTCTTTCATCTTCTTCAGAAGACGGTTAGCGTATCTCGCGACAATCAGACTGAGATGCTGCTTTTGTTCAAGCGTCACTGTGCAACACCAGTTTGGACCAGCGATCAGCAAAGTCACTGATACCTGGTGCACGCCAGTGCGGTACAACCATGTCTTCTATCGGGGGCAGTGTTAATAACTGCGCTTGTGCGGCTTCACGCCATTCCGGGGACGGTTCAAAGCACAGTCCAAATAAACTGCCGTCGTCGTTAAACAGTTCGGTAATGTCGTCGTTGGGCAATGGCCCAATGCTCAAAATATTCATTACTCTGGCTCCTCGGTTTCGATAGTGATTTGTACTGGGGCCCGTCTGCCCTTGCCGTAGAAACGCATCACTGTGGCGTTATCTTCGACCCGCACGCTGCATTGCGTGTAACCGTGCTCAGCCATCCGTCTCTCAATGTCGATCTCGAGAGCCGTTGTGGCGGCGTAGGCTAAGTCTGGTTGTTTCTTCTCCTCTTTCATTCCGGGAAAGAAAGGCCGGAGTAATCTGTCCAGCCAATCCCCTTTCTCATCCACCACTATCTATTCCTTTTTTGCCAGCTCGCAAAGACGGCATCCAAGCCTTCGTGTGGAACCGCCTTGCGATTCATGAGTTCAATCACATGCATGACCTGAAGGCGTTGGTGGTCATGCGCAAAGTCGTCCCAGACTTTCTCGATATCGACCTTCGCCCACTGAAGCATATACGCCTCACGCCAGACCGAGTTCAATATCCAGTCTGTGCGCAGGTTATCGGTCTCGTAAACAAAACGCTGACCGATGATAATGGCCAGTTCACTGACATCGGTGTTTGGGGCACCGCAGTGTTGACGCATACCACAACGTGCCCATTGACGCATGCCAACGTTGAAGTCGGAGTCGTCGGTACCGAACACGCTCAAGCCATACTGTTTCCAGTGGGGAATGTCTTTATCCATAACTTATCCAAATACGTTGTGTGTGTGCCAGTTGTTTCTTTTTAGTTTATGTCGTACAGCCGGAAGATTATAAATGATGGCGGCAGCGAGTGACTTCAAAGGCCATTCAACATGACCGATAGTACCCACGTTGCAAAAACGGGTGCCATCCTTTTCGAAAAAAGAAACCAATAGATTGTGACGTTTGGTCGGTTCAGGCGGCTGCCAGCTCAGTTGGATTGGGCAACGGTAGCCTTTCGACTTGTGCAGGTTTTCTGGCATCGAGAAACTCCTTCAGGAAAGGAGCCGCACGGCTGTACTCGTTCCAGCAGACGTCGGTGTTCAACCCGCTGGATTTGGTCAGGGCGGCAATTTGGCGTTTTAACATAAAAAGCTTCCTTCACGTAAAAAGAGCGACATTACTCTCAGAGTAATAGGCCCTTCACGTAAAGGAAGCTGAATAGTTTACTGCGCGACGGCACTAGGCTCGTCGTTTGACACTTTGGCGTTCTTAACCGGCAGGTCGATATGCATCCACTCGCCGTCTTCTTTGCAATTGAAACCCATTGCTTTAAAGAGCTGAACACCGAGGTAGTTCTGACCGTACACGCACCCGACAATCTGGGTGTGAGCTTCATTATCCACAAGCTGGGACAGAATGTTCGTCATCACGTACTTACGACGATGAGCTTCTGACACAAACAGACTGCGGATTTTCATGATACCTTTGATAACCCGATAGAAACAGAAACCTATCGGATTCTGCGCGCTGTCAAGAGCCACAGCGCAGCGATTACCCGCGAATAAAATGTCGAGGGTGAGATCCGGAATGGCACAATCCGTGTTCAGGATCATTCGTTGGTAGTTTAGGAATTTATAATTAAGGGCGAGCAACTGCTTTTGCTGTGAGTCTGACAAGGATTTCGTACTCGTCAAAATGTGTATATCGGTCATCTTGGTAAATTTCCTAGAGGTCCCGTACTGCGTCTCCCCAGAGACCACAGTAATCGAAAGTAAAGTAGTGTTTCGTAAAAAGTCGTACCGCAGGACGGTTTCTTCGAAATACATCCGCAACTATCCGTCTCTCTGGGTATAAGCGCACCAATTCCCCAACCAGCGCACTGCCCACACCCACCACGCGATGGTGTACCCTAACGTACACCACTTGCAACGTCACGCTTCCCACGTCCGTAATGCTGTAAACTGTAAAACCGATAATTTCGTTCTGTAGTAGAACGTACACAAGGCTCGAGTCGTCTAATAGCGCTCGATTATTTGGTTTCAATACGTCTGTACCCGTGACTATTTTACCGTGTTCTTCGATAAATAGGTGGTACATATCTAACAACTCATCCCGTACTTTTTGCGGCAAGACTGCCGCATCCGGAGCGTGTTTGAGCTGAAGCTGGTCGGTAGCCTGCATGCTATCTCCGACGGCCGCGAGACTGGTGTCTGCGCTGCGTACCTCGCCAATCCTCAGTCGCCTGACGGTAGTAAGCTTGGTTGTCATGCTTACGGGCATTAAACTCTTCCGCAAACATGTCTTGCTCGAATAACGGGCGGCAACTACCTACCAACCCTAAATGCGCACCAACGATTACTACAACCCGGCGCTCCATCGATTCCACAGCTTCACTGGTTTCCGTATCAACACTGGTTTCTTTCATCCCGGATTACCTTACTGACCGTATACGCACCCTCGACCGACCCGACTAGACGTAACGAAATTTGCATGCCAACACCTCTTTGAGTTAGAACCAACCTTGAGTGAGTCCGAGCACCGCCCCCGCGAAGACGCCGACCATTGCGACACCGGCAGCAAACGTGACCTTAAACAGACCCACCATGAATTTAACCATTTTGTTACACTCGAAAGACGCGATAATTGAAAAGCCGACCGAAGTCGGCGGATACTACGATTTGCTGTCTACCCAGCACATCAGTCCGAATAACACCAGACTGGTAATGCCAACGGTCCATTCCCCGACCGTCAATGAGAGAAACGTCCCATTAATAGACACGACGAAATTCCTCACGTCGTAAGGCCGTCAGGACGTAGTCGCCTGCTTTGGCCATAATCCAAAACGATACTGCGCAAAGTACAATGCTGGTGATCATCTTATTATCCTTCTACGCTCAACTCATCCAACGCGCAATCGCAGCGATACTGAACATCAGTACCAGCGTTAATACGACGCATAACGTTATCATGGCCATGGCGAATTTCATTGCTTTTATGTTGCTCATCATGCCTCCGCATACTCGATACGAACGTGTTCATTGTACACGTCCGGTAACGTTACCCCTTCCGGTTCCACCACGCAGTACGCAGCCTCGTTCAGTTTAGAGTGAACGTCCGAGTCGTGCGAGACGATGATAACCTGAGAGAACTCCCCGCTCGTGTAGAGGCGTTTGATAAAGTCCACCAAACGACCACGGTGTGCTTCATCCATCCCCTCTGAGGGTTCATCCAATAACAAAGGGTAATTCTGTAAACCCAGTGCTTTGTAACACGTCAGGCGATACGTCAGGTTGAAAATGGCCCGTTGGGCTTTCGACCCTTTGGAGACGTCCGGCACTAACTCGTCGTGGTCTTTGAGTTTCACCGGGAACAGATAGTCCATGTCCCCGTCCTCTAAATCGCACGCCTGCACTTGCATGGGGTACATCCAAATCTGGTCAATGTAATGCGACATCATGTCCGCAATACGCACCACTGCGCTGTAGTAATAATCGCGCAGAATCCCCGCTTCCGGTGACCACACCGCAATCAGCTGTTTGGTGGTGTGACGACGCAGTTGTAACTGGGCTAACTCCGCTTCCATCTTCGCCAGCTGATCCATTTCGGTTTGCATCTGACGGTAGCGGTCACGGGCGGTCGCAAACGCATCCAGTTTATTCTCACGCATCTGTGAGAAGTGTTCAATCACGAGATTGTTGGTGGAGACTTCCACTTCCCGCTGAAACTCCTCCTGAAAGCGCTTGAACGTCCCTATAGACGTTTCTAACACGGTCAACCGTGAAACGTATTGGGTTTTGTCTGCGACGTACTGACGGTGCGTAGAGAGCGTCTGTGTGGCATCGTGCATTTTGCCTTCGAGTTCCCGAATACGGTCACCCAATCCGACATCCACGCCGTTAACACTGGCCGACGCTTCCATCCATTCCCGTCGGGCGGTTTCTAACTGTCCCGTCAGTCGTAAATGGGTCTGGGCAATCTCCAGTTCGTCAAAGAACGCTGTGACAATCCCACCGAACTTTCCCCGGTGTCCCACGAACGCATCCATCTCCTGCAGTTTCTTAAACAGCAAGCTCAGCACAGGGTCACGGGAATAGGTCATGACAATCGCACGGATACCGCGCAACTGCAAGACTTCATCCTCAATCTCCTTACGTTCCTGCAACAGCACAACCATCTCGTTGTCGAGTTCAAACGCATAGCGTTCGTTCTCCGTGAGGTCAGCAGACACTTTCTCAATGCTGTAGGTGACGCCCGGTCGGAAATGGAAGTCACACTTCGGACAATTCACTTCGGCCGTGGCGTGGAAATGCTCCATGGCGTGTTTGAGTTTACCGATGACCATGGCACAACGCCCAATCTTCTCTTGCAACAACGCAGACCGTTGGTCGTAGTCCAGCAGAATGGCTTCAGCGTCTTTCAGTCGGTGTGTGGTGCGTAGCCCGTCAATCTTCTGGGTGAGTGACGTGGTGAACTCGCTTGCGTGCCCGACCACGTCCTGTAACTGGCGTGGAGTGAACTGCGTGACATCAAACAAGTCCGGGTACATCTTCAACCGGTTGGTGGTGACCACCAGTTGCTCTTCGATGTTGCGAATCGTGGTTTGTAACCCCACGTGACTGCGCATCAAATACGCCTGCCGGTTTTCTTCGTCTTTGAGTAACGAGAGTTCCTTGGTGTACGCAGCCAAATCCCCTTCGGCGCGCGCTACCCACTCTTTGCCTTGCGACAATAAGCGGTTTTCTTGCGTAATCAATTCCACCGTGGGAATGACGTCCCCAGACAGAATCGCTTCAATGGTGGGACGCATCCGTTCGAGCTTCTGGCGAATCGACTCCAGCGTGATTCCGGAGTTGGTGGCCGGACGCATGTCCAGCACCCGGTTTAACGTATTGATGTCGTTTTGCATGAATTCCATGCGACGTTCTAAGCGTTCCCGTGCTTCCTGATCTTCCACTACCCGGTTCTTGCTGTCCGCAATCTTGCCGGTGAGGTAGTCAATCTGATTCCCTAATGCATTGTAGTGCTTACGGAGTTTCGTGTAGAAGTTGAGCGCCGTACCGAGGTCAGACGTCGAAAGGCGGGTAAACCAGGTCTTACGCAGAGGAGTGGCTGCACGGGTCAGTTCGAGCTCCCCGTTCAACATCTCTTTTAATTCTTTCGTGAGGCCGGTGATGGTCTCTACGTGGGTATTGTACACTTTTGGGTTCACGTCCGTCACGAGCATCTCACCGAGGGTGAGGTTCTCAATCGAGCAGAGTAAGCTGCTGCCTTTACGACGGACATTGAAGCGGTAACGGGTCTGGTCAACCAAACTGTAGTTGGTGTACTCACCCCCGTCACGAATATCGGTTTTAGCCGGACACAACGGCAGGAACACAGACAGCATTGTGGTCTTACCACACCCGTTCCCCCCGAGTACAATGGTGACCGGGGTGGTGATGGTAAAGTCGAATTTGGCTATCTCGTGCAGCCCCATCCCGGTGAAACCTTGTAAGACAATGCGTTCGACTTTTAACATGTTTATTTATCCAAAAAAGCTCGGGTCCATAAACACAGCGACAAACGTAAAAAAATTAAGACCAGGGAATCCCGAAGGATTCCCGTGGTTTTACTCGCGTGGTTCAAGGCTCTCGCCCCAGTTCTGGCCGTCGGTACTGCGCATCACATTGAGGTTGTTTTCCTGTTGCCAGATGGCCAACTCGTGGTAATACGGCGGCACCAAGTCATGCACGAACACCGGATAGAGATAACTGGCGTTCGGGTTGTTGTACGCCGCCAGCATGTTACTGCCCTGCGACTGAGTACACTCGGAGACCGGACAGATGTCGATGTCAATCTCTTCACCTGTGGATGGTACGATTTTCCCGTGCAGGCGTTCGCTGTCGGAATAGAACCACACAATTCGCTGCGGCATACGCGCACTGCTGTAGCCCCAGAACGGACGTTTAGCCGGATCGCGGTCTTCTTCCGGGGTCGCCACCCACGCATCCAGCACCTTGATACTGGCAGCGTATTTACCGTCCAGCACGTTTTTGATGAACGGGTTTTTGACAATGGTCACGTATTCCTCTTCGGTGAGGTTGACGTTGACCCGCATGTTCGGGTACAGCTTCAATTGCTCGAGCTGTTCTAAAGCAGTAATCAGTTTGGCGTCTGTCATGGTTTCTCTCTGTGGTTAGAAAAAAAAGAAGCCACCCGAAGGCGGCTTCGATTCTCAGTGATACGTCGCAGCGCGCGTGGCGTTCCAAACGATCACGTCCTGATTGTTAATGCGAGCTTGGCACATGGCCACCTCACGGTTGTTCTGGAAGATAGCCGAGGCACTGGTGCGTTCACCTGACTCCAGGTCTAGCACTTCTAAACCAGACGCTGTCGGGTCGGCAATGGTCACGTAGCGTACCAGCGTGTCGTACGGGTGATGCATGGTCTGGGTGTGGAAACGCAGCAGTAGCGAGTCCACATGACGTTCAACGTACTCAAACGCGTTGTGGTATTCCGCAAACAGCGGATGGGACTTGGTGTGCTCAAACCACACCCGACTGATGCTGTGCGCAATCGCCCGCAGCTCAGTGGGGTTGTCGTTGTGCTGAATTCTCTGTTGGAGCGTGACCACTTTAGCGGCGGTGGAAATCATGCTTTGCAATGCTTCTGCATCGACGTTATACGCTGTCATGAACGACAGGAAGTATTTCGCATTCTCATGAATATTTTTGGTGATTAACATTAGATACTCCTTAAGGGGGTTGGGGGTAAAAAGGACCCGGTGCCCAACAACATCTGGGGGATTAAGACACCGGGTCAAAAACTACCAACAGTGAGGGAGAATAGGATTCCCTCACGATGATAACATCTATCTCAAACTGCTTCCGATAGATGAGGGGTTCCGACAAGTGCCAGAATCGGTTCGCCACGAATGATGGCTGTGGCGATACGGTGGTATCCATCCCAGATACGATAAACGCCATTGATACAGGTCACCACCACAGGTTCGTTCACACCGTGTCGAAGCATGTCAACAAAGTCTGCGTGTGGCAGTTCGTCTTTCACGCGCATGCGGATTTCGGCTTCCAGATAGCTCCTCGCTTCTGCCGAATTGGCCCACACATCGGTAAAGTCCGACGGGGCCAGCACACACTCTTTCCAGTACCCTGCACGGGCGGGAAAGAAGAATTGGCTGTCGTCGGCGTTATCAGTACGAAACTGTTCCGCGTACGCAATCATCTCGTTCTGGGTCATGGGATTAACCTCAGTTCAGATAGAACGTTTGGATTAAGGTATTGTTGGCAAAAAACGAAATCACAGGCTCTTTGCCGCCACTGCCGTCTTCCACCTCACCGAACTGAGGTACCGGCATCTCTCCACAATGTTCACCCGTGATGTTCAGTGGAGTGACGAGTTTTGAATGTGTGTTCACCAGGACATACCCGTGGTCTTCGGGACGTTTGGTTTTACATTTGCCAAGCTCGAAAGCAAGAATCACCAACGGGCCGTTCTCCGCAACTTCGAAGCAACGGCCGTCGGCGTAACTTTCGGCTGTACATCTTTTCATGTTAGCACCGTTATTGACCCGGTAGTCCGACAGCTTAGAACCGTCGAACTCCGCATGTGCAACCCCGGCGAATAACATCACGAGCAAAGTGAACAACCTAATCATACCTGCAACCCTTTATTGTAATGTGAATCTGTCGACGACTTCTCCTCGTACCGACATGACGATAAGAACCTCACGTGTAACCGGGTTCTTCACAAAATCTAACACAACAGACGGGTCGCACTCTTGTGTGTCCAGTGTAGTCGCTACTTGTTGCTTATCGTCGAGCAAGTAATAGTAACCTGCTGGGCAGCTCTCACCCCCGTCCTGATGCAGAACGGTGTACTGATCCTGTGACATCGTCGGCTGGCAACCACCGACCAACAACGGGTTGCCACCACCACAGGTCTCGAAACCTTTGGGTTGGTATTTGTACGGCGGTAACGTCACACCGCTGAAATCCGGGGTAGCGTGCGCGTTAGACACTTGTAACCAACCGGCAATAAAACAGACAATCATGAACACGACACGCTGAGTAGAACGGGACATAAAAGACTCCTTAAGGGGTAAGACTTATTTGAGGGTAAGAACGTCCAGCACATCGTTGCCACGGGTAAAACCGATGACAGTGCGATTGGTGCGGGAATCGTAATACAGGGCAGCTTTAACGGTAGGGTCACAGCTGTCTGCTTTGGTTTCTGCGGTATAGCCCACAGCACGGTTGATATTGATGTAACTCCAGAACCCTGCCGGGCAGGCACTGGTGCCGTTCTGGTGCACGAGGATATAATTGAACCCCGGGTCAACCTGTACCGTTTCACAGGTACCGTCTTTCACGGAATCGTTGTTGCACCAAAACTCTTGGCCGGAACTCGGTGTATCCCCATCCTTTACAACGTCAGGTAAATTTAACGTCAATGCAGAGGCTGCGAATGTGCTGAACAACAGCACTAGGGTTAACAGAATTCGTTTCATGGTATTCTCCAAAGAAAATAAATAAAAGAATTCCCCACCCTATAAAGGATGAGGTGTACACGTAAAAACTTAACGCTTAACGGTCATACGGCCAATCAATTCAGCCTCGTTAAAGAAGTCTATGGCATACACCCCGACCCGGCGGGTCTGTGAGATGTTGGCATAGGTGACGCCGTCGTCACAGCTGATGTCTGTGAGACGTTGGTAGTGCTTGGTACGGGTGTTCGCCACAACAATCCCGGTACAGGCATTGACCGTGGTGGCTAAACGGAACACCGCCCAATCGTCGCGTTGCACGAGCGATACGGCAGCTTCATCGGGGTTAATGGGCAGGGTGTCATCCGTGGGTTGGAAGTTGGCCTTCATAACGGTCGGGTCAACGGACTTCGCGACTGCAGTGGTGGTCAAAGTTACAACAAGTAATGCCAACAAACTTTTACGCATTTTCTTATTCCATTAAAAAGGGCACCCGAAGGTGCCCAAGTGATGTGCATTATTGCACAGGGGTCTCATCCCCGAAGGTACGGGTTTGAGGAATCCAGAACGTGGTGGCCATTGGGTGCCAGTCCATACCGTGAGCCAGATACACGGCGACATCTTCATCGCTGAAGCGCGCGACTTCGCGCTGTCCGGTAGCGAGGTCAACCAGCACCACTTCCACGGTGTTTGAGGTGGCTTCCACAGAGTAGCGGTACTCGCGACCGACGTCTTCCAAAATATCGCGGGTGAAAGTATCAGCCCATTGCGCCAGCTCGCGCATACACGCTTGCAGGGCACGTGAGGCTACCGGGTAACGAATGTTGTCCGGGTTCACGGTGTCCGCCATCAGGTTCCATGCGTTGGTGATAGACCCGCAGTAATACGAAACCAATTGGCCTTCTTTCGGATAACGGTCGTTTTCATCGATGGTTTGCAGCACACGGTCGTGCCAGTTACCGGTCAACGCCACCGGGCCACTGCTGGCTGGGGTGTCCTGTGCCGGGTCTTCCGCGTGGGTGGTCAGTTTGATCTGCACATACTGGCTCAGGTCATACGTGCCGAGCTTGTTCGCATGGCCGGTTTTGTCCATCACGAAGAAGGTGTAGAGGTGTTCTGCGTCTTTGCCAACGATAATCGCATCAAACGGGTGACCTTCTAACGATCCCGTCACCATGGCACGGATATTATTGATTACGGCGAGTTCATTATCGAAGGGATGGTCTTTTGCGGTGCGCTCCAGCGCATCAATGATGTTCAGCCCCAGAGTATCAACCGCCACCGGGATGTCCCAGACCGTGTCCATGAAGTCCAGCAGGTAGTACAGATCGATGATGATAACGATAGGTTTGTCATCGCCACCTAATCGCGCTGCAATGGTGACTTGGTCTAAGTCAAGGAACTGAATGTCTGTTTCCACTTTGGCCGTCGGCAGTTCGTATTTCTTGGCCAGTTGGTTTTGCAGTTCGTTGGTCAAGGCGCTCACGAACGCGTTAACGTTCTGGTGTTTACCCACAATCGCCATAGCAGCCTGGAACAGACAGGTGGACAGTTGGTTGTGTGCTGCGCCAACAACGGTATTCGGACGGGTAGTATACGGGAATAAACCTGACATGAAATTATCCTTACTGTAAAGAGTTAATGGTTTGGTTCACTTGAATAATATCTATCTGAAATAAAATCGAGTCAAACACCCACAAGATCGGGTCAGGACGTAAAAAAATAAAGGGTTACGCCCGAAGGCGTAACCGGTCTGTCAATACACGTTGAACTTCTTGGTCTTCACCTGGTCGGCAGAGAACACAAAGTACAACGGGGTGTCAGCGTAAGCACCTTGGCCCACCACACACGCCCCGTCAAAGCCGCGCTTCTTCAGCTCTTTGACGAGCGGGGCTGAACCCAACACTGTCTGGGCAGAGAAGAACACATCACCCATGCGTGGAGCCGCTTTGTTCAGGTAGTTCACCAACGCGATGTTCGGGTTGAGTTCCACGACCCGACGCCAGTGGTCGGTCTTCTGCACTTCATGTTCGTTTTCCAGCGCAAAGGTATACGCCCAGTCACGACCCATGATGTTTTCGATTTCGTGCAGTTCGATGTAATCCTGCTTACGGGTGTTAATCCACGGGCGGTTGATGGTGATATCCGATTCGAAAATCGTCTGTTCATCTTGCGCCACAACACCAATCTTCTCCGCACCGATTTGGCGGAAGTTATCGATGGCGCGTTTGAGCACTTCCTGTTTCGCGATAAACACGTAGCTCGGATGTTGCTCAGGAATCGCATCCACGTTTCCCAGCACCGTCAGAAATGCGGTAACCTTCATGTAAAACCCTCTTAGTTGACTTCGTACTGATAGCGTGCCACTTCATAGTTCATGGCCGCGAGGTGAACGTGGTTCTTTTCAATCTCGTTGGCAGAGAAACCCACGAGTTGGATTTGGTAGTTGTAGGGCTCTGTGCTGTTGCGAATGTTCCGCAGACGCTTCTTCAGATTGCTGCCTACCGGGATATCAATTTTCATGGGAATCACACCCAAGCTCGCTTTCGGGCTGCGGTACACGGTGCTCAGGCGATTACCACCCGCTACCTCACACCACGCCGGCATGTCCACAACCAGTAATCCGGAGTTGTACTCTTTTACGTAGTCTTCAAAAATGTCCACCGGCAACGATGGCGCAAAGTTCCCAACGCAGGTCAGGACAGTCACAATCACGTTCGGGTGCATTTCGACCAGTAACGTGAGAATCGTTTCCCCTTCGGTCACCACGGCTAATCGTCCCTTGCCCGGCCCGACCTGTTGTTCCAAGTTGTGCAGGTTAATGTCAAGGTTCAGTTCAGCGAAATGCTCTTTAAAAGCCGCAATGGTGGGGAAGCGTTGAATTTTCATTAGAGACTCCGTAATCATTTTTTTTATTTGCTATGCGAAAAAAAGGGAACCCGAAGGTTCCCGGTACTGCTTTATTCTACTGCGTTATGTTTGCGAACAACTAAATCGGCAATCAGTAACAGCTGCTGACCATGAACTTTGTACTCTGTCCAACCACTCTCAACCAAATACTGGCCGAGCATGTCCAGACGCATCGCCATCGGTAACTCAGTCAGTCCATTCATGCGTGTGGTTTTAGAAGGCATTAACCACGCCGGGTCATTTGGGGTACGTTCGTTGACATCCGGTACACTACAAATTTCCCACTGGGTGCGATCTTGCAGATTGACGAAGCCCTCGAAGTGACGTTGCATGGTTGGACCGGTGGTGTTGAATTGGGTGATATTGATCATCACGCCAAACGACGGCACACCTTTCACTTCCACTTTGCAGTACGCCGCTGACACCGTAACCTGTGAACTCTCGTTGAGAAGACGGTTGATTTCTTCCGTCATCGGTACCGACACCGCGCGCTGTACCTCCGCTAAGTCTTCGTACTGGCTCAACAACTTCACGTTGTTACGGGACAGCACTTTGCCGTACATCACTTTTTGCAACCACATTGGCAGGAGCGGGCGTAAACAGCGCGATGCTTTATCCCAGTTGGTTTCCATGCACGGAAAGAATTCCATCACATCGTACGTGCCACCAAAAGGCCCACGCACAGTTTTCTCGGTCATGAATGCTTTGTTACCGCCGATGTTGTATCCGTTGTTGTCTGACATAAGTGTATCCTCAATAAGCAACTAACCTCCAACCCAACACGATTGTGGGGTTTAGGAAACGTTAGTGCACAATGATGATATCTATCTGTATTATTTTCGAAGTTCCAACGGCAGTACCGCTAACGCATCAATCACCCGGTACTCGTCGGCGTCGACCGGACAGGCCACTAACACAATGTGTACCCGACACCCAAACCCGTCCACCGGGTGGTCAGCCACCGTGACGTTAATCGTCGGACGTACCGCCATCCCGGTTGCCAGCATCCCCTCGATTTCCATCTGGCGCTCTAACTGCTCGAGGTGCGGGTGGTGCACGGTAATCGGGGGTCGATCACTTTCCCACGTGAAGTTACTGACGTGCGGGTAAAAGTTATTCCCGTAACTCGCTCTCCCTATCGGTAGCACCCGATAGTCGGGGACGTACTCCATTAAGTAATGGTCAGTGAACACCCGCATCACTTCGTCGGCGTTTAACATCCTCACTGCTTCTTCGAAGTCTTTTGCGTGTTGCATATTGCCTCTCGTTTTCAAGAATAAAGGAAGTCGGATTCGTACCTCATCCTCCGCTCACTCAAAGGGTATACACATAGCCCCCTACCCCCCTGTGTACCTAATACCCGCACACTACAATGGCGAATACGTAAAAAAGGAGTGCTTATCAGTATGACTATCAGGAGACCGCCATGAACAATAGCATGTTGAAGTTCTATTCCCTGGGGATAGTCGCCAAAGACAAACCAGCCGGTACCAACTACGCTGACGTTATCCCCATTGAAATAAACTTCATGAAACCTACCGCGGTCGATGCCACCGAGACCGAGACCGAAGTCAGTCACCAGAACAACGGGGCTACCGACACGTTCAAAATCAAACGGGGTAACTCCATCAAAGCCCGGTGGTGGCATGAGAACACCAACCGGAAAACCTCCCCGGATGTGTGCCGTGAAGACCAAGTGTTAATCCTGCAACTCGGCGACACGGACATTTTCTTCTGGACGGACCTGGACACCTCCAACGTCAAACGTCTGGAAAACGTCATCTATGCGTGGGCGGCTGACCCCACTAACCAGATGGCCGATGACTTCTCCAACGCCTACGTGCTGAACGTCTCCTCAAAGGAAGGCCACATCACCCTGCGCACCACGATGCTCAACGGTGAGAAAGCCTCGTTCATTCACCAGTTCAATTTACGTGACGGAACGTGGGTATGTCAGGATCACAAAGGCAACAAATACTGGATTAACTCGCCTGAGGACGACGTTGGCTTTGAGAACGCGATGAACTCCAAAGTCAACGCGAACAAAGAAGACATCTTCATGTTCTCGAAGCGGTCGATTAATCTGGAAAGTAAACTCATCAGTGAGAAATGTGAACAACGCGTCTCCAACGCGACCAGTAGCATGAAGTGGACCACCAAAGACTGGCTCACGACTTCACCGGTGTCGACGTTCAAAGGCCCGCTGGAAGTCACCACCGACTTCAAATACGGCGGGGTCGGCGAGGGTGTCGGCACCTTCACCGTCAGCGAAGCAGTTATCGCCAATGTCACGTTCTCTGGGCACACGCACAAAGAGCAGGGCGACGGCAACAACGTTGGCAAACCTACTAATGGCTAAGAGGACTCAACTATGGACGCTCAGGCGCAACACAAAGCCCGTGTCGATAAGTTGTGTTTACAACTACCCCACCGTACCCGCAAGGGTATTGAGTGTGCACTGCGCAACCCGACACGCTACTGGCAGCTGATGAAGCAGATTCGGGCGTGTGAGACACCCCTCGTCAATTAAGGAGCGAATTATGTTTATTGGCTACGGCGAAGGTTGAAAAAATACAGATGGTCTCTGTAGTGTGACGAACCCGTCGAAGGCTACACAGCGTAGCACTAAACTTAACTCGTCGCTTGCATAGCCACTTTTTTCAGCGAAAAAGATGCAAGCAGTCCCTACTCCTCACGGGGTAGGGACTCTTATTTTTTACAGGGTTGCTGTTTTGTTATGCAGGAAAGGGATGTGCGGCATTGGGCCGTATCTATCTTGTACCCTACTAGGAGACGAACATGTCAAACGTTAAAGTATTCCAGTCTGGTGAAGAAGTAGGTCCTGAGTATCAGGAAATCGGCCACGTGTCAGTTTCTGGTCAGGCTACTGTTGACGACGCAACCAATGCGTTGGTCAAAGAAGCGGAAGAGAAAGGTGCTGATGCACTGAAAATTACTGCGGTCGGCGGCGATAACAAGCTGCACGGCAACGGTGTGATCTATCAGCTGTCTCAGGGTTCTGATTCAGCCGAAGACGACGCGGAGTAATCCGCCCGCCCTACCCTTTCGGGGGTAGGGCAGTTGACTATTTCATCCATGCAACAGGAGAGCTATCATGGAAGCATTTGATAAAGTAAGTGACGTAGATCTGGACAAATACACCGAACACACCCGTGTAGTTAAATCGGGTCAGACCGTGTTGCAGACTGAAGCCGCATTAGCACGTGCTGCTGAAGACTTCGGCGCGACTGCTTACGCTATCGTGGGTTTCTCTGGCGGTAATGGCTGGACCGGTGAAGCGGTACTGTATCGCGACAACCGTGAAAAGTCGTACGAATACGCGACTGTGGCTGAAGCGCAAGCGGCGGAAAAAGAGCAGGCTGACAAGCAAGCGGCGTACGAGAAAGAGCACGCTGAGCGTCACCCTGAACAGCAGAACGATCCGACCGCCATCGGTTCCGACCATGCCGGCAAAGACGGTGACAACACCGACGGTTCTACCGGAACAGGCACTGACACCGGTACTGGCACCCAGACCACTGGCGCAGGTAACGAAGTGTCCCCGTCCACGGGCGCAACCCAGCCAGCTGATGACACCACTGCAACCGCGAACCAGACCAACGATGCCAACAGCACCCCAGGCGCTGCCGGTAATCTGTCTGGCGACTCCACCACTGGCCAGCAGGGTACCACTACCACTGCTAACCAGGACGTTGCTGAAAACAAATCTGGTACGGCTTCTGACGCTTCTGAGTCTGATTCCGATTCAGACGAAAGCAAGCAATAAAAGTAATGCTGTCTCCCTAGGGAGACAGCACTCTTCTTTTTTACGCGACAGGGGATCTTTATGTGGGGATATGTTTGGATGACGCCAGATAAGACCCATAAACACGCGTAAAGTACGAGCTTGACATGCGCCTCAGGTTGAGGTTCCCCATCTCTTCGGAGATGGGGTCTTTTTTTTTTATTTGCGTGCTTTCAGTCGGGTCATTTTCACCTGCACTTTTCGCCATGCTTTGTCGGTGGCGATAGGTTGGGCGTCGTTGACCACGGTGGTCTGTTTCCAGCGTTGATGATTGGCAAGCAACGTCGGGCGGGGCAGTTCGGTGGTGTGGAATGTCCACTCCCCTTCTTCCCACGTTGGCCAGTAATCCACGGCTTTCCCGAAATCGTTGAACAGTGGCCCCAGTGGCAACAGGGAGTCAATGTCATTCGGGTCACGGTGGTGGAAACGGCCGTACGATGCAGCGTGGTTCAACGCCACGTCATCACGTTCCAGATACGGGTTGTCAATTACCACCATAAACGAACTCGGGTGATTCAACAGCGCCTGTAACGTGGCAGAGGAAATCAACCGGTAAGTCGAGGTTGGTACCGAGAGGTCACTGAGACCGAGGTCATCCCAGTTATAGTAGCGATTGGTTTCGTGTACCAGTTTCAACACGTCCAGATTTGGCAGACTCAGCATCACGGCTTTGTCAGCAAAATAGAACTCCGGTTTCAACCAATGCAGAATCCCACCGATAACAAAGGCCACGGTTTTCCCGGTGATGCTCTCCGGTAACGTCACCATCAGACGACTGTAGTAGTCGCGGGTTTCGTCCAAGCGGTTCACCGTGAGGCCAGACAACGGATACGTCCGCAGGTCGCCGATGTCATTAAACACCAGACACCCGATAGACGTTTCGTTCGACCGTTGCACGATACTCCCGGCGCTGTTGAGGCGTACCCCCACACCATCCGACTGGTGCGAGACCCACTGTCCGTTGACCGAGTACAGTACGTTGTCCCGGTACCGATCCCGGTATTGCTCGTCCAGCACCACCACGACATCGGTGGCGTCTTCCAGTGCGAAATCCTGCGTGTAGTGATAGTTCGGCGGACACAGGTACGCTTGCGGCTGGAAGTCACAGAACAGCGACTGGTAATGCGCAAAGTTCCACGCCAGTTCCGGGTAGCCGTCTTTTAAGGTGCTGATGCTTTGCCCGGCCAGTGTGTTCAGATACGCCTGCAAGGTGTCTGTGCGCATCTGCAAATCGGCAAGGTGATAATTGGTGAAAAAGGTGTATTCGTGACCGAGCGATTCCAACCCCACCTCGATGGTTTGGTAGTCGGCCACCAGTAGATTCAAAGGGCGAGACACGTCCACCGTTTCCCAACGACGGGACGTACGGTTGAAGCCAAAGGCACGGTCTGCCTGTACGTTATACACAGCGTCCACAGGCGAATTCCTCTAAGGGTGAAGGTCATAGTATGAACTCGACGACCCTCGATTTGTAAGGAGTGTATAATGGCAGTCGTCTTTGACCCACATCAGAAAGAAGACGGGAATTTAATCCCTTTAGAAGCGGTAACTCCCGTAGGTTCGAAGTACCGATTGCTCATTCCTGCTAACGGTCCTTTCTATTCCGGATCGGTAGTGTTGACCTCCAATGACAAACCGATGACCTACGGTGCAGACTACGTGTTTGCGCACCGTTATTTAACCGGCGTCACCCGAACGGGCCGTAACATTCACGGCAGTATCTGGATTATCAATGACGCGCTCGTCAACAACTTTAAAATGACTTCCCATGCGGTGGGTTGCGGGACAGCGACAGCGGCTCAGATAGCGGCTGAACGCGCCAAAAACGAACCGTTGAAATACCCCACGGATTGTCAGTGGGAAGAAGTCATTGGCGAAGTGTATTTCCCACCTGTCGATGTCCAGTTTGACCGGGACAACTGGCAGGGCGAACGGGAGTTAATGGACAAAATCGCAGCCATCGGTAAAAAGATTGCTGAGAAGCCCAAACTCCCCGACCCGTTTACCACCAACGACTACACCAGTATTGGTATCAGTGACTACTATACCCGCAACGAGTTAGTGTATCAAAATGACTTGTCGTGGCTCGTGAAAAAGAAGCCCACATCTGCGGTGTCTTTGAGCACAGGTATCAGTGAGGAAGGGTACATTGGGGATTACCGTTTAATCGCCAACTATAACCTGCCAAGTCTGGTCAACCAAATCACCGTCATTAACTTCGATCTGCGGTTACGCAGTTTCTGGGGCAGTGGCTTTGTGGGGTTGTCGCTGCGTTTCGTCGACGGGGATTTGAAATTCCAGTTGTCGGTACCGGATGGCATCAAGACCAAATACATCACACTGGCCAGCGCCGGCACCGACCGGTCGATGTTCAGTAAACCGTTCACCGTCACGGTCATCAACAGCGTGACGCATGACACGGTGAGTGTGGTGGTTGAACGCGCGGGTGTGATTCTGATGAACACCTCCGTGGACATCAATAACCCACCGGCTGCCTTAGCCGCGGATTGGCTGACGTACAACGTCAAAGCCAAACTGGCTGGCCGCAACACCGATATTCGCCAATACTTCGACGTCGGGGTGAATGACACCTTCTCGTACAACGACTTCCCCGGCTACCACTACAGCGCAGACGACCGCGCTCAGGTACTGGCGTTGTTGAAAGACTACGCAGAAATCGTGAACGAGCTCTATCGCGGTGCTCCGGCACACGCGCATATCCTCGATAAGAACGACCCGCACGAAGACACCCCCGGTTCCATTAATGCACTGCCGTTAAACGATGTTGCATTCGATGCGGCCAAAGTCTTTGGTTACACCCAGCCCCAGCTTACTGATTACGTGAATGGTCTGCTGCCGAAGCTGAGCAGCCTGTCCAACCGTATTCTGCGTGTCGGGGTGAACACCCCGGTACCGGGTGCGTTTACCATGCAACCCGGCTTAGGCCAAATTTCCTCGACCTCTCAGGCGAACGAGACCGCGGGTGTGGAAACGCTGGGTACCGTGGACGACAAAATGATTCGTCTGTTGTCCAAGACCTATCAGCGTCACGTCACCACCGGCGACATCACAGCGAAGTCCGGGGCCAACAAACTGGTACTCTACAGCGACAACCGCGGATTGCAGTGGAACAACAAACAACTGCTTGACCCTATCACGGTGATTCCGTATCTGCCGGGTGTGAGTGCAGGTGGGGATGGGTTGTTCTACGGGGAGAACACCACCACATTCACGATGAATGGCAACGGTATTAGTACCGTACCATTCACTGTGCAGTGGCTGGCTCCGTCAAATGCAAACCGTGACACCTCGGCGATGCGCAGGCTGACCACCGATTTCGGTACCTCTGACGATCTGATGGCGACACCGAGTCTCCTGAAGAAACTCAATGCCCTGTTCACCGGGAAGCTGCTGCTGAATAAAGCCACCATTAACGGTCTGGCGTTGTCCAGCTCGGTGACGCTCGATAAACTGACCTTTGGCTTAGGCAACGTGTCGAACGTGGCCGATACTGCGCTGCAAATCTCGACCCTGCAACAGCAGGAACTGGATAAGTACGCGGACGTAGGCCACACGCACACCCCAGCACAGTTGGGTGTGGTGCAAGCCACGGACAAAGTGAAAGGGTTGGTGAAGATCGGCGGGCTGGTAGACGACGCTACAGTAGCGCTCGATGCCGGTACCGTTATCGCGTTAGTGGATCGCACCAGTAAGCTTTCTACGGCAGCAGGGAACGTTGATTCGGGTGCCGTGATTGATATCATTCGCTACGGGGAACCGGGTAACGCGGTGATTGCCAATGCCGTGACAGCGACGGGCTGGATGGTGAGTATCAAGGCGGGGAAATATTTCGTTCGTCAACGTTTTGATATTCCGCTGGGGAGTTTTAACCTGACGGAACTGTCCAGTGCCCCTTCCAACAAAACCTATTACGTGTACGCTGACGTCGTGAACAACGCCGGCCAGTATCGCGTGAGTGCCACCCGGTTAACCGAGTCCGATACCCTGACAGAAATTGGTAGCTTCACCACCAACGACTCCACGGTGTCGGATTCCACGGTACGTAACGTCACCCGTCTGGGGGACTTCCGTGAGATGGTTGACCACGTGGCGGCACTGAACGACCACACCCACCGCGCACAGACACAGGCGGAGTTTGGCTTTACCTTTAATACTCAGGGTGAAGAGTTCAGTGGTGGGGCGAAGGGGGTGTTACGTCGGGATGCGGATTGGCGCGCGCGGGGCATCAACGGGATGCGTTCGCGTGAGAACGTGAAGTGGAGTGCGTTCGGGTCGTACACCGGGTTTGTGTTCCAACCCGCGGGGGTGAATGCAGCAGACCATTTACTGATGCAGAACATCTCCCCGAACTACGGCATGAGCGACACCAGTATCACCTTCTCACCGTACGGTATCACGGGTAACGATGACACCCTGTTGGAGCTGATGGCGTTGGGGTTCTACGACAAAGCCGGGAACTTTAACCGTTTCTCGTTACTGGTCAGCAAATCCAACTACCTTACTGACGTGAACGGCAACGCCTCGTATGTGGGGTTTGCGGTCAACTACGGCAGTCCGAAGCAGATCATCGTCGCAGCCGCTGCGACGCCGGTGAACCCTACCCTGAGCTGGGCGGACATCAATGCCCGTTGTGTGATGCTGGCGACCACGTCGGTGTTGTCGTGGGGTGTGGATGTACCGACGCGGTTGAATGTGAATTACAACCTCGCAACGGAAACCATCACCTTTGGGTCGGAGTCCATTAACCTGACTGCACGTTTGGACGCGGCAGGGATTGACCGTTCACTGATGCGTACGGCAGACCTGAAGCGTTACTTCGGGTGTGGTGGGAGTTTCAGCGGCGTGTTTAACCTCGGAATTGCGGTTCCGGCCACGATGAACGACACCAACGTTTACAACACGCTCCCTTCCTTTATGGAGCAGCACTCGGCATTGAACCGGGTGCGGATTGTAGAAGGGGTGTTGACCACGGCAATGCTGGCGATGACCGATACGCAGTTGCGTACTGCCATTGTGCAGGCCGGGATCGGGAATCACTACGGTGGGATTCCGAAGTTCATCTCGACAGCCGACCTCATCCTTTATACCGACAAAGTGAATAAGCGCTACACCGCTGTGGTGATACGCGACTAAGGAGACAAGAATGAGTGCGTATCCTTACGATTGGAAGGGGAGTGCCACGACCAATCAATTTACTGAGGAACGTATTCTCGAATCTGATATCCCTTCGGAACGTGTGCTGGTTCTCCAGCACCGTCCGTTCTTTGCCAACGGGTTAACAGTCAGACAACCGACTGCCACCAACCCGTTGACGTTAGGGGTGGATTACGAGTTAGCGTATCAGTTAACGGAACTGGACGATGCCGTTGACGGGAAACTGTTCTGCGCGGTGAACGTCATCAACCCGCTTATCAGTGGCCCGTTGGTTATTACCGGCCAGCATCTTGGGGGTACGTATTACGACGGACTGTTAGAGATACTCGACGATTTGGTGAAGCACCTGAATAACCCCACGTCGATGAGTTTCTATAACGTTGAGAATCGCCCGAGTCTGTACCCTCAGACCCCTGCTGCCACGTCGTGGGCAGATTTGCTGAACAAAAAGTACGTGGCCTCAGCGGTACACGATGTGGACTTGGATGCCGGCAGTGCGAACGACGCTATCAAAGCCAAACTCGCGCAGCTCAAAGCCACGATGGATGCCCTCGCGGCCGAAGTCGAAGCGTTTAACTATCCTGCCCACATCAACGCCAAGAACCCCCACGGTACTACTGCGGCCCAGATTGCCGCACACCCGATTTCCCTGAAAGCGGCGGATACCTTCCTCGCCTACGGGAAAACGTTCCGGCAGCTCACCGCCGAGATTCGTGCGTTAGGGTTGCAGCAGACGGATATCGACAAATACATTGCCACGTACCCGTCGAAGGACATTCAGGGGACATTCGTGCAGTTGGTGCAAGCCAACCGTCCGTTGTTCAAATCCCGTAGTGGGGCGTCCAGTATCCTGTTCACGGATACCGGGTTTGACCTGAAGACCAGTGGCGGTATTGCGCTGCGTGCCGGTTACAAAGGTGACACGGCGTATTTTGAATGGCAAGCCGGTTCGAACGTGATGCGCATCGAGTCGTCAGGCAATGCGTTGGGAATGGATAAGCTTTCCGTGAACGGGCGGCAGTTATTGACCACCACAACACTGATGGATTATCAGGGTACCGGCGATGACGGTGGGGGAAGTGACCCGGATGACAGCAAGCTCTACGTGCAGTCACAGTCCGTGGAACTCACCACCGCAGGTAAAGGGTCGAAAGCTGACCCGGTCACGTGGAACCTCACGCTCCCGAATGCCACTGCTTCCACTGACGGTGCGGTGACGTTAACGGACACGGCCAGTGATGTGGCGTCCGGTCAGGCAGTACGTCCACAGGCGGTTGCCGCGAACGATGCCAAACTCGCGACGTTCCTGCCCAAAGCGACCCGCCTGAACTCCCAGCCCATGGACGGGACAGGCCGTACCTTGGGGAAAGCCGACATTGGCCTGAGCGATGCCGATAACACCGCGGACGTCGACAAAGCCATCTCGACCTACCTGCAAACCGGGCTGGACGGGAAGTCGGCCAAATCGCACAAACATGCGTGGGCGGACTTGGGGATTCTGCAAGCCACCACCGACGATTACGGCACGATTCGTATCGCGGTGAATGAAGCCGGCTTAGCCGCAGGACGTGGAACCGCACCGAACGTGTTGTATCAACTCCAGTTACAGCTCGCAGTGATTGCCGACAAACTCCAGGGTGCAAATCCGAAAGCCGTGGCAGATTACGCGGTGATTGGGGCATCAACGTGGAGTGTGGCCAGTTCTAAACTCGCGATGTCGGTTGTCGACCTGAAGTATTTCTACATGGCCGATGGCGGACGTAAAGAGGGGAAAGCATCCGGTTCGGTGAATCTCGAAACCACACCGATGTTTAACTGGTTCTCGCCGTACAACACGATTGAACGCAACTGGGCGACCGGGTTGAAACACAACACCCAACTGCCGTTGTCATCAATTGTCACCACACTGCCTTTATACGCCACCACAATTGGCCTCACTGCGTCGCAGATGGGTGACCTGTCCGTTATCTCCGTGTTGGCCAAAGAGCGCGTAGCGTGCTCCACAGGCCGTCTCAGGGTGATAGCCGCAGGTGGCGGAAATCTCAGTGTGTACATTGATGGGGCATTAGTGGCATCCGGTGCCGCTACGGTGGATGCGGACTTTGACGTTGACCCGTCACTGAGCAGTCACTGTGTGGCAATCCGTGCGGACTGCAATGATTCTACCAAACCGGCTGCCATGGTGTTTGAAATCTGGGACGGGCGTTTCCCGATAAGGGCGTCGTCAACCGAGACCAAACTCGTGCAACTGGCGGAGTTCATCGCACCGCAGAACAACCGTCACTTCCTGTACCTGAACATGTCGACGGGGTCGATGTTCGGGCGTGCTGAACCGATTGCATCTGACGATATCAACGTCACCCAGACGCTGATTGGGTACGTGGATTGTGGGGCAACCGGTCTTACTGCCACCACGGTAGCGTTTGAAACGGTCGCCGACTTCGGCGTCTTTGAGGAGTTATCCAATCACCAGAACACGGTACCGGCACACGTGCCGGCGTCAACGGACTGGTATCTGTCGGACAACACCAAAATGAAACGCATGGCCACCGTGTCAGACAAACCGGACTACATCGCCGCAGGGCCAAACGGTGGGGTGATCACCCAATCGCAGGCGGTGTTGTCGGTTGTGGCTCCGGCGAATGCGGCAGGGCAGTTATCGTTGTGGCTGGACACCAAATACAGTGGCCCGCAACAATGGATGACCCCGTCTAACCCGTACGAGAACGGTTTACTCACCTACGAAGGGTCGCTGGCCCTCTGGCTCCCGGCGAAAGCTGTGGTGGGAACGGATTTGTGGCTGACCTTTGCGCAGAAAGCGCGTAACGGGAAACACAAATACTTCCACGTGAACCCGTTCACGGACGCGGCAGAATACGGTTACCTGAACAGCATGGCCATTAACGGGGCTGCTATGGTTACCCGTACACCGGGTGACAGTGCACCGTTGGCCGTGTACCCGTACAACATCAGCACCGCCACTGCAACCGACCCGAACACGTGGGGCGCTGTGGACACCTCTGTGTCTGAAACCCGCTACATTCTGCGCTACCGGTTTGTGCCGAAGACCAATACCCTGCGTCTGCAGTTCGTGTATTTCGAAAGTGACAGCGGTACCCCAACGGTACGCAACGTGACCTACGAGATGCCGTTTGACGTGCGGGATTGCATGGGTGGGTTCGTGGGCTTTAACCGCAAGCAACAACTCGCGGCGAACACACACGCCCTCCACGCGGGCATCTATTTGTCCTCGGGTTATCACGACTACAACTACTTCCGCAGTCTGTTTGAAGCGTACGTACGTGGGGCAGACATGGCCGTGCAGGGAACCGGTCGTGGGATTCAGCAGAAGGTACGGTCTTCCGGTATCCAGAACAACTGGTCTGCGTTGAACCAAACCACCGAGTTTATTGGCATCTCTACCACCGGCGGTAAGCCGCTGGCATCCGTCAATAAATACGTGCCGCTGTTGCTCCACTTTGACCGACCTTTGCAGAACCAACCCACGGGACCAGAGATTACCAAAAATAAACTCTGGTCGGACACCGCGAACCCGTTACGGGGCACGCAGTTCTCAACCCCGTTTGCGTTGGTGACCACCGCACCGTGGGATTACGACTCCGTCAAATGGGACGTTATCTCGAACTACGCGGTACAGGGGACGGTCGGTAAACTGGGGATTGTATCGTTGTCACCGCAAGGCGGGAACACGCAGTCAGGAACCGGAACGACCGCAGGTGTCGGGTATAAAGGTGATCAGGTGATTGCCAATATCAACCCGATTCAGGTGGCAGCACCGTTCTTCCTCGAATGTACGTTAACGTTCTCGAAAAACGGTGCAACGGTCGGCACGCTGACCTTCGCGGATGCGGGGTTGGTTGTGAGTATGCAAGACACCGGCAGTGTGCTGTATCTGTGCAAATTCCATCCGTTTAACATGACCACGACCATGTGGGATTGGGTAACGAATATAATGACCACAGAAGAGGGTGCCTCCACGACCCTCGGAGTTTGGAACTAACGGGAACCCCTTACGGGCGACCCGTCCGTAAGCGCCGTCCCTTTCGGGGGACGGCTTCCGTTTTCTTTAAGAACTGGAGTTTACACATGGCAACGGATACCCCGGCCCAGTTTGACGGGACGTTGAAAGTCGCGACGTACCCGAACCGTTACTCGACGGTTATTCCGCCGGAAGGCCCGTTCTATCGTACCGGGCTGGAAATCTCAATCAACACCGTGGTCAACGGCGTAACCCAAAAACAAATCCTGATTGAAGGGCTCGACTATTACCTCGGCTACTACTATAAAGAAGCCTCCGAGGCATTTAACGACGCCATCTTCGGCGGGATAATGCTCCTCAACGCCACCGAGTGTAACTACAGCTTATACTCTGCCGGGCGCGAATACCGCATTCCTCAAACGGAAATCGGTAAGTGGCTTGTGCGCGAAGACATGAAAGACCCGCGTAACGAAGACTGGTCTGCATTAATGTCTTACGCCCCGACCATCCCCGCTATCGATCCGCCGGCGGATATGGATGAAGCCATTCTGCGTGACGAGATTGTCGCGGCACTGAATGACATCCGTAACGGACTGGTCGAACGCGCGTCTGAGATGGATGAGGCGTATGCGGACGTCACTGATTTAATCTACACCACCGGGAAGAAGATTTTTGATGACGGGTTGTATCAACACCATCTGTTGAAATCACAGGGGCACTCGTACACGGCAGACGATATCGGCGCGTTGGGTGTCAGCGGTAAAGCGGTGGATGCCACCTACGCGTTTGGCATGGCGTTGAACACGTTAGTGACCATGATGTCCACCTCAGGCATTCAGGCCCAGCACCTCGCTCAGTTGATGCGTAATGACACCGCCCTGAACAACGTGTTCGGTCGCCTGCGGGTGCTCAACAACAACGTCTTAACGTACAACACCGCGAACAATGACCACGTCATCACGTTCAAAGGGCCGAACATCCTCGTCTCCACCAAAAAGCCCCTGACCTTTACAGCAGATTCCGGTAACGGAAACGCAGGGCTGGCGGTTGAAATGGCAGCCGGGCTGAACACGCTGATGGTGCACTCGGGTAACGAAGCACTGGCTCCGGTGTTCAACGGCGTGTATTTGATTACCCCGGACATGGTGGAAATGTACCTGCACGCGGTGACCCTGAAAGCGGCCAACGGGTACATGGCCTCGACCGACACCGTGAAAGTGTACGGTTCCGGTAAGTCTTACTCGCCGTTCCGTCTGGAAGCGAACCTGCCGGACGCGGAGGTTGGTCTCAAAGGGTTGGTGAAGGTCACCAATAACCGTGCGACCGTTACCCCGGGCTATGCCATTTCGCAGTCGGGCATTACTGCGATGCGTGATTTGCTGGCCAACTACGTGGATGACACGTACACGGTGAACGGCAAAAGCTTTGACGCCAATCAGGCAATTGTTCTCACCACCACCGATGTTGGAGTGGAGAAGATGAACAACACCGCACCGGTGGATAAGCCGGTGACCAAAGCGTTAACAGTAGCACTCGCCGGTAAAGCCCTGTCAACACACACCCACACGCTGGCCGATGTCACGGACGTGCCGTACGCGTCCTCAACAGCCGCTGGACTGGTGTTGTTGTGGAACCTGTTGGATGAGTCAACCGATCGGGTGGTCACGTCTAAGCAGGGTTACACGCTGCAATTGACACTGGCGGATTTGGAGTCGAAAGCCGCCGGGTTAATCCCCACGTGGGCGGTGTTAGGGTCGTCGTACGGGAACCTGAGTTTCCTGCCGATTCCCACCTCCGGGAATTACACCGGTTTCGCCCAGTTGCTCACCAACGATGCGTCGGTTGTGGTAAAGGAAGAGAACAACAAGGTTTACGTGCTGCGTAACGCCAGTGACGGTTATCCCGGTTCAGAGAAGGTGCTCTACTGGTCAGCGGACATCGTTTCAAACCAGATAACGAATGCCTCGCCGACAACCGCCCGTTACACACCGGCCGGTTTAGCAGCCATTGCACCGGGCGTGACCCTGAGTAAAATCATTGCACCGGGCGAAGACGGTGCGGTGTTTGTGGGCAGTGACAACAACTGGTATCTGGTGTTGTTTGACGGCACCATCAACATGGCCAAACACACCCGTGTCGCTCGCATTACTGTCCCTGCGGTCTCTTCAAGTGTCACCCAGAAAGCCACGAACCCGAATGAAAGTCGGGTGGTGGTCACCAGTGATAAAGTGTTGCTGTTGCAGGCGGTGTTGAACAACGACGACTTCTATACCGTCGCATGGACAGCCCCCCTCAGTGACTTTGGCAGCAAAACCGATATCACACTGGCGATACTGAAACTCACCGGCAAGTACGTCGACGGGGACATCGGACGTTTCGTGACGCAAGGTCAGAAATCCACTGACCCGGCCACGAACAACCTCTGGTACTCCAATGCAGAAGCACTGGCGAAGTGGAGTTCCCCGGCGGTAGTCTCGTACACCCGCCGTACAGTAATGGCGGCGTACAAAGACGGCAAGGTGCGTGTGCGTTTACACCCGCGCGGTCGTCCAACCGGAACCACGGCGAGCATTCTCGGCCCGGCATGGACAGTGTCGTACGTGATTGATCTCGCCACCGGTAACGTTACACTGGACGATGACTACTTCCCACTGTTCTTAGGTGTGGACGGGGTAGAGTTCCCGAAAGGGACGTACGGCGTCACCTCATTAGGGGTGGCTTACGGTGCCTCGTACATGACGGCGTTCCTGAACAACGGAATTGTCTACTGGTGTGGTGGCAGCGAGACAGAGGATAACCTCTATCGTGGCTCTACCGCCCAGACAGACAACTTCGCAGCACTGCGTTGGGATAACCTCATCAACCAGCAGTACAACGTGGTGCCGGTGCTGGGACCGTACGGTACGGTGTACGGTTTCCGTGAGCGTGGGATGGTGCATCTGGGTGGGACGTCGAAACAGGCGTTATTCCGTCAGCGCAGTACCGCCATTTGCATGCGCAGCGCGTACAACCCGGATGGGACGTACGGGGTACCGAACTACGGTGGTTGGGGCCCCAGCAACGATCGTTCTGCGGTCTCCCAGACCGACTACGAAAACGTGTGTCGTTTGGGGTACGTGTGGGACGGCAGTAAATGCTACCTGAACGGCACGTCATTCAATGCAGCCGGTTCACAGGCGTACAAAAACAACGCGGGTTCCACCACGCTGACCACTGACCGGATTACCGTGTCAGCCCAGCAGTGGACGGATTACGAGAACTTCATCAATACGAACCTCCCGGACTGGAGCAATGCGGCCACCGAGATGCGTAACTATTGGTTGAGCTTCTTTGACATCGGTGGACTCAACGTGTGTATTGCCGCCATCGAGTACACGCAGAAGAACAGCGACGGAGTGTACGTCAATTATACGTACATCTTTAAAATCCCGTTCACGTTCAACAGCAATGCCCTCGTACTGAACTGGGCTACCGCGGTCACGGTACTGAACAAAGCCAGTTACACCATCAACACCACCGGGTTACAGTTAGCGGACTCGAACATCAACCAGATGCGTCTGATCAAGTGCGCAGACGGTTGGGTGATTCGTACCCGTATCCTGAGCCGTTGGTTGACTACCGGGACGGCGTCTAATGTGGCGTATACACTGCGTTGTGACACCAACTGGGCAAACTGGAAAGCCGCCCGTTCGGCGTTCTACGTGGGCAGTGGGGAACTCGACCTGATTCACATGCCAGAAACTAATGAAATCGTGCAAGGCGGTTTTGTTTACTCTGGGGTGTATCTCGGGGGTGTGGCGTATCCGGGTAACACCATTAACTTCGACACGCAAGCGGGTCGGAACGTGGTGCTGTTTGGGCCGCAGGTGGAAACCGGGGCGATTCAGTACATCACGGAAGCGCAGCGTTTCTTCATCGGTTCCGCAGAGTACACGTTACCGCAGTACAGCATCAATTTTGCAACGGCGTTCACCAACTGGCAGAACTCGACCTTCTATTTCTACGCAGAGACGTACACGGATGGCGGTGTGTTAAAAGCACGCTACACGGTCACGCAGACACTGAGCCCGGATACGGACACCCGTCTGTATATCGGTTACGTGAAAACGAACGACACGACCATCAGTGAAACGAACATCAATGCGGTGAAACGCTTAGGCGGGATTCGTCAGCTGAAAGAACACATGGGGACAGTGTATCGTCACGATATCAACCCGAGCCGTGAGTTCCGTGAATCACCGTTAGCATTGCTGAAGCCGGTTGCTATCGGTACCGCCGGTGACACCTTTGCTGGGCAGTCTGCGTTGTCGGATAACGTGGGTGTGCGTCTGACCCGTCCTACGATTAACCGTTATGTTCCGGCCTCACAGCCGTGGTACAGCGGGGCCTCGTTGGCGGAATTGTTCTGGCGTACCCCGCGTGCCGTGGCGGTGACCTCAGCAGAGAACGCGGATGCGGCGGCACTCGGATTAATCTGGATTGACATTAACCAGCGGAGTATGCCGGGCTTGGGTGCATACGGCACCAAGTTCAAAGTCAACACCACCACCGGAACCTTGCGTATTCAATTTTCCGTGGACGATTACTGCAACATCTATATCGATGGGGTACGTGTCGCGAGTGGTGCCACCAGTGGCAGCTCGGTGTTGAAAACACTGGACTTCCCGGTGTCGAACGGACAGCACACGGTGGCGATTGAAACGGTGCAGGCAGAAACGGTGGGTGGGACGATTTGTCACATTGCCTTTATTGCCTACGACTGGAACGGTACCGCCGGTCGTGAGTTGTACCGCAGCTCCAGTGCCAGCAAAGTGGGCTGGACAACGTCGCAGGGCAACACCGCCGGGAACATGGATGTGCTGGAGACTATCTCCCACGTCTACACCCCGGAGAGCGGCAAAACCGCGGTTATCTCCGTGGTGGCTCCGGAAATCCCCTACGCTCCACGCTGGCAACAACGTGACCCGAGTACCGGGAACCTTGAGGTGGTTATCGCTTCGAAGTTCTTCGGCCCGGATGGGGCAATGGTGACGCTGACCGAGATAACCGTCAATCTTATGTTAATCCCAACGAGTGATTTGTCGTCTTAACTGAACTGTGGGGGCAGGGATGCCTCCTCGTAAGGGAGCTTGGAGATGAGTGATATTATTTTCCAGTATCCGCTTGACTTAAAAGGGTCACTGACATCGAACGCGGTATCCATCCCCGTCGTGTTAGGTTCCGGTAAAGTCAATCGGTCATTTGCGTTTCCGGCTGGCCCGTTCTACGCAGAATCGTTTAAACTCCGCTCAGTGAGTTCACCGGCTACCCCGTATAAACGCGGGACGGACTTTGAACTTATCTTTGCGCACAACGCATACCAGAAACTCTCGGGCAACCAAGAGATTTGCATGGCCGTGGTTGTGACCAACAGTGCTGTCCCGACGGATATCGTGGTGTCGGCACAGGTCGTCGGGGGTCCACAGTCCGCAAACATCGTGGCTATTAAAGACGCGATTATTGCACTGAACCTCGATAACCAGAAAGTCAATTTTGCTGATTTGATTGACTTCCCGGACACCTTACCGGGTGCCCCGGCGTTCAAAGATATCGGTGACATGTATGGTTTCGAGTACATCATTGCGATGCTCTCGGGGATTATCGATGTTATCGGGTCAGGTTCTGCAGTTCAGTTGGAGAAAATCAAGGACATCATCGAAAGCATCAAGAACAATTTCCTCGATGCCTTGAACAACCACATCAATGCCACGGGCAACGTTCACGATCTGGATATCCATCAGATTGACGGCTTGACCGCAACGGAAATTCGTCAGCTGATTGCTGGCGTACAGGCGGCCATTGATGCAACTGTATTGCAAATCAACGACCTGAAAGCTGCGGACAACACCATCAACGTCCGCATCGACGGCATCATCAATTCACTGGCCACGTTTACTGACCAGCTGAACACGGTAGACCAAAACTACCAGAAGATGACGTTGATTGTCGCGAACCTGAACTCGCTCGTGTTGTCGCTGCAGAAAACCATCGGTGAGATGCAGCAACGTGAAGATGCGATGCAGGCAGAAATCGATGACCTGAAATCCGGGGCCAGCGATAGTCAGCAGCAGATTGACCAGCTGCGTACCGACCTGACCGCATTGGCCCGTCGTGTCACCGCGAACGAAGGGAACATCTCGACCGTGAGTCAAACGCTTTCGAACCACCTGTCAGCAGCCGACCCGCACACCCAGTACCTGCACAAACAGTACGGTGGTACTGTGCAGGCGAACGTCCACGTCAACGCGAACCTTACCACGCGTGATGACGTCCAGGCGGATGCCGGTACCAAATAAGTTTATTTACGCACGGGCCTCGTCTTTATGGCGAGTGCCCGTATCTTATTAAAAAGGAAAGGTAATGGCGATCTCACTTAAAGACTTAAGTGCCCGTCTTGACCGAGTCCAGGCTGCGACCGGCGCTTCAGTTGACGCACAGGTCAATAGCAAGGTTCATAACGCCAATTTATTGGGCGGTCAAAATACCGCGTGGGCACGGTGTAACGGGTCGTGTAGCTGGACCTGTTCTTCGGGTTGTAGCCACGGGTGTTCAAGTTGTTCTGGAAGCTGTAGCGGTGTCTGTACGGGGAACTGCAGTGGTTCGTGTTCTGGGGGTTGCGGCGGCGGGTGTTCTGCAACGTGTTCCGGTGGCTGTGGTGGCGGATGTGCGGGTGCTTGTAGTGGCGCGTGCTCCGGTGGATGCAGTTCCGGCTGTACCGGCAGTTGTGGTGCAGGCTGTAGCGGACCTTAGGAGCAATCATGGCAATTTCATTAAAGACTATCGCTGCGCGCGTAGCAAACATCGAAAACACCGCATTAAAGACTCAGGCAGGCGTACAAACGTACATTGCTGGCCGCACCACGAACAACGCGGATTTGTTTGGCGGGCAAAACCCGTCTTACTACCACTGCGGGGGCACGTGTAGCTGGACGTGTAGTAACGGCTGTTCAGGAGGGTGTACCGGTAACTGTTCGTCGGGCTGCAGTTCGGCGTGTTCTGGTAACTGTTCTTCCAGTTGTACGGGAGGCTGTGCGGGGAGCTGTGGCGGTAACTGTGGGGGTGGTTGTTCAGGTGGTTGTTCTGGCGGGTGCTCTGGTACCTGTTCGGGCAAATGCTCTGGCGGCTGTTCTGGCGGTTGTAGCTCGGGCTGTACCGGTTCGTGCGGGGCTGGGTGTTCTGGACCGTAGGAGGACGCATGGCTGTCAGTGAAAAAGATATCGGTAACCGGGTACGGATTGTAGAAGGGTATATTACCACGGCGCAAGCCAACAGCTACATCGCGAACTCGGGGACGTGTAACAACACCAACAACTTGGGCGGCATTCGTGCCGGGGCGTATAACTGCGGGGGAACGTGCAGTTGGACTAGCTCCGGGGGTGCGAAAGGCATCACTGCGCCGAGTTAACAGGGGAAACCAATGAAGAGTAACGATCATCTTGCTTATCGCACCAGTCTGAATTACCCGCTTCAGATTGCCTCACCGGATTCGGTTAATGCACACGTCAATGACCAACTCCGGCTGATTGCGATGGATCAGTTCGACTGGCCTAAGCTGCGCGGTCGCGATTTTGTTAACAAAACGTACACCGTGACAGACGAAACCACCGTGGGCAAGCTGAACGTGAAATCCGTCCAGTTCGCACAAGGCGGTGGCGGCTATACCGGGAAACTTATTGACGATAAGTATTTCTTTACAGATGCGGTGTTAAACTATGCGCCGGATTTGGAATTGATGTTCTCGTCGTTTAAAGAACTCGGTTGTCGTCCGGTGTGCGTGCGCAGTTACAGCAGCGATTACTGCGGTAGCTGGGTGTCCCTGTTTAAGATTGTGGGTGCCGGTCAGGGCGGAGTGGAAATCAATCGTGAGAAGTACCATCCGTTTACCGGATTGGATGCGGCGAACATTGACTGCTTAGCCGACCTGCTGGCGTTCAGTTATAAGTTTGCGTGGAATGCAGCAGACCAGACATGGCAGTACGTGGATGACCTGCAACTGCAAACCCAACGCATTCGTAAACCGTGGATGGCGTATCTGACGCAATGCGAATTCGGTGCGGTACCGAACTCCAGTGCCGATGACCACAAGCTGATTCGTTTCCTGCTGCAATCACAACGCAGCGAGTTCACGGAAGAGCAGCAAACCGCTTTAGCACCGTTTTTCGAATCCCCGGTTGAACTGGACGAGTTAACCCGTATGGGTGAGCGTCAGAAAGTTCTTAACGCGTTGTACGACGCGTATCGCTCGCCGCGCTTGATTAAAGCCGGTGAAGATGTACGTGACACTGACCCCCTGTTTTCGTTCCAACGTCGCCTGTACGGAATGACGGATGCGAACGCTAACTAAAGACATCTTCTCACCCGCCAAGACCATTAACGTGGCATTGACGGCGAAGTGTAACCTGAACTGCGCGTTTTGTGCGGGTGAGATGCACATGGTCAAGGGGGATGTGTCTCGTAAAACCCATATAGAGGCAATGATGGAGTTACTTAAAAAGAATCCCGAAGTGGAGGAGATCATCTGGACTGGCGGTGAGCCGTTACTGGCTTACAACAAACTGGTCGAGTCGGTCGAAGTGATGCGACAGCAGCGTCCGAGTGCTGTGCATTACCTGTTCACGAACGGGCGTAAGCTGCGCTTAGAGCAAGTCGATTTCTTGAAAACCTTCCATCGTGTGGTCGTCTCTATTGATGGCTATGACAACATGGAACGTGCGCTGATGGACTTTGCCCGCTCGGGTGATAACGAAGCGTTCGAAACCATCGCAGCATTGGATAATGTCATTCTGTGGTCAGTGCTTACCCGTGAACGTGTCGGGAACATGCGCTGGTTCGAAGACATGATGCAAATGCAAAATGCAATTCACCACCTCGGCTTTATCGGCATGAACTATTTGTTCGATAATCAGATGCCGAAGATTTTATCACCTGACCACGTCCTGAACTTCACGTACGGCTTTGATTTGCTGCGCGACAATATGCGTCGTCTGAATAAGATGAATGGTCGCGAGACGATTATCAAGTTGGAGAAGTTCTTCCCAATGGACAGCTGCAACGCATGCAGTGAAATTATCGTCAGCCAACCCAATGGTGATGTGCAGGTGCCGGAGAACCAAGAGATTATCGTTGACCGTGGTTGCAACAAGATTGCCCACGCGATTGGTAAGCCGGCCTACGACTACATCATGAATTGGATGAACCCAATCAAACAACCTAAAGACGGGAGATAGGATGGACGCCACGTATCAGATAGTAACCAACCTATCATGCAACCTCGACTGCGAATACTGCTATGAACGCAAATACCCGCGTAACAACAAAGTGGCAGACGTGGTCGACTTTATTCACGCCTGTTTTAATCGTGATGTCAATCGTTTCCATAATGACATTAATGGTATTATTATTGATATCATTGGTGGCGAGCCGTTCATGCAGCCGAAGCTATTATACGCTGCATTCGAAACTGCGGAAGAACTGTGTAAGAAACACAACCTCCCGTACGTGTTCTCCATCTCGACCAACGGCACGCTGTTCAACAAACCGCTGGCGCTCGAAATTCTGAACCGTTGGAAAGACGTGTTGTCTCTCGGCGTGTCGATTGACGGCCTGCCAGAAACCCACGACCGTTACCGTATCTACACCACGTCCCGTAATGGTTCGTACGCAGATGCCGTTGCAGGTTATCACCTCGCCAAAAACATCGGTGTGCGTGAGATGGGCGTGAAAGCAACGTTCACCAAAGAAACCCTGATGCAATACGCGGCGGGTATGAAGTCACTGATTGACGTGACCGGCGGTGGTCGTCTGTACGGCAACGTGGTGTTTGAAGACGTGTTACCGCGTCAGATGGCGCTGGAGATTGCTAACCAGTTCATCGAAGTGGCCGAGTATTTCATCGAGAAGGGTTTGCACTTAGACCCGGAATCGGAAATCGGTCACGTGTTGCCAGACGGTCTGAACGTTGACCAGCTGTGGAACCCGGACTGGCGTGATAAGCTGATTCACGATGACGAAGTGCGCTACAACAAAGAGCGTCTGCGTCCGCACTGCGGTACCACCGTGTACATGACCTGTCTCGGCTTTGACCGGAATATCTTCGGGTGTAACCGTTTCATGTCCACCGTGACCACCCGTCAGGCTATCGGTAAACTCGAAGGCCAGACGATTGTGAACACCGACGGCGGGAAACTGTTGGCGGAAGTGCAGGAGCAGTGGAAGTCGTATCCGGATCAATGTATCGGTTGTCCTGCGAAGCACCTGTGCGCGTCGTGTGTGGCCGCTGCTTACGAGAACGGTGACGGCGAAGAAGATGCGCGTAAAGCGTATCACGGCGAACGTCGCCAGTGCGGTTGGACGACTGCGAAGCTGCTGGTTGCCCAGTGGTGGAAACAGCGTTTTGGTTCGTACGAGTCGCAGTATGACAAGTCGGTGTGTAACTGTTACCAGTGCCGCCAGAAGCGCAACCTCGAAGCGGAATTCGCCGCTCAGGATGCAGCAGAACGCCCATTACACTTCACCGCTATGAAAGAAGTGACCATGGCCGTTGAACAAACCCCTCGCAAGGAACAATTCAAAAATGAAGAACCTGCTGATCCAGGATTTTACGAAGTTCGATAGCCGCAAAATCGAAGCGTTTCTGCAACACCATAAGCTGTTTAACGTGCATGCGATTGTGCCGGCAGATGCGTTTACGGATCAGTGGTTGAAACTCATGAACCGTTTTGCTATTAACGTGGTCGTGCCTTTGGACGGCGTCGATGATACGCACAACGGGTTGTTCGAAAGTGAGAAGCGTAACCCCGGTTTAGAAGCACGACTGTTAGCGGCTCCGGCCTCTAAGCTGAACATCCTGTTCCAGTCGTCATTAGAACCGGGTCACGGTAAAGCAGTGGCGCTGGCGCTGTCGTTCCCAGAGGTGCCGGTGTGGATGGTTCGTAACCCGGAAGGTCCATGCCAGTATTTTGACGACATGCAATTAGTGCGTGCGTTTGATGCAAATGATGCACCACTCCCGAACGTACAGTATCGTTTAGACTTGCGTGCCGACTTCTACCCCGTGTCGTATGAGACGTTAACGAAGTCGGGTATTGTTGGAGAAAATGAATGCTTAGTGCTGGTGAAATAAAAGCCCGCTTCGAGCAGAACCAAGGGATGATTGACCGTAATGGGTTGTTCTTTGACCCGAACGGTGAAATCTCGTTGGCGCAGCGTTTGCATTATGCATTGCTGGAAGGCTTGAGCGAAAAGGATGCGTTACGGAACCTGCAAGCGGATGGGGCGTCAGAGTTTGAGGCGAACTACACGCTGAAGCAGACCAAAACGTTCATTAAAGATGTGCTGGAGATTGACATCGACAGTTACATCAAAGAGCAGCAGTCAACCACCGCGTACTCGTACCGTGAACTCGACACCAAACTCGAGGAAGCGAACACAGCGTATGCGGCAGCGGTGACCGCGGACATTACGTACAAAGACCACCAGTTCCAAACCAGTGAGGGTACCCTCTCCACACTGGGCAGCTACGTACAGACCGAGACCTGGCCTGAGTATTGGGTCAGTTCGGATAACGCGGCAGTGGAAGACTGGACGGCTGACGACACGAAGCAGTTGTATGCGCTGATTGTCGCCCGTAATGCCCAGCTGCATGTGGCACTCACTGCGTACAAAGTCCGTCTGCGTGCATTCGCAGAACAGGGCAATTACGCAGCGTTAAAAGCAGCGGAGTTTAATCCGTCTGTGGAGTGAAACCGGTGCCCTTCGGGGCACCCTTCTTTATTTTTTGCGTGTTGATATGAATTCGGGACACAAACAAGAGGATTTCCCATGATCGACACCGCACGCTTTAGCCGTATGGGCATCATTAAAGCAAAAGTCAATATCGAAGCCGGGTATGTGAAAGACCCGGATGACCTCGGGGGCGAAACCATCTGGGGCGTGACCAAAGCCACTGCGCTGGAGTACGGTTACAAAGGCAACATGAAAGACATGCCACAGTCCACCGCGTACGACATCTACACCAAACTGTGGTGGAACAAACTGTTGCTGGATGACATTGTGGCTATCAACCCGCTGCTGGCTGACCGTATGTTCGACTACGCGATTAACGCCGGCCGTGCCAACTGCGTGGAATCCCTGCAGCGTTTGCTGAACGTGCTGAACAATCAGGAAACCCACTACCCGGATATCGTGGTAGACAAAGGCATGGGGCCAAAAACCCGCGACACCATCAAAGCGTTGTTCGCCAAACGTGGTGCCGAGGGCATGAACTACCTGATGATGGCACTCACCGGGATGCAGACCTATCACTACGTGGATATCTCTGAAAAGCGTAAAGCCAACGAGAAGTTCACCTACGGTTGGATGGGGCGTATCTGGGGCGAGATGTCTACGTACGCAAAAGCACTGTTTGGTTAAGGAGAGGCATTATGAAAGCCGAAGTTACTGAAGAAGGGGTCGTCAAACAAGGTCTCGGGGCGGTTGCTTTGGTGTTGTTCTTTAGTCGCTTGTTTGGGAAGGTAAAGAAATGAGCCCATTGGACTTTACGTACCGTCGTTTAGAAGGTAAATGGTTTATCCTGACACAGGACTTCCATTACCCGTTTACGCTACGCACACTCTACCGCAACACCCCGGAGCTGGACAAGATGGTCGCCTTGGCGGGCGTCCACCCGGATGAGATGTTTTACATTACGGTACCGAAAGGGTTCGTGACTGACCTCGCGAGTATCCCGGAAGTCTTACAGAATGTGATGCACCCTGATGGGCCGTGGTCGCAAGCCGCGTGTCTGCACGACCTGCTCTACCAGAAGCGTTCCAGCGATGCCGTTTACCCGGACACTCCGTCGGGACGCCTCAGTCGGTCACACGACAAATACTTCGCGGATCTGATGTTCCTGCGGGTGATGGAAGCCACCGGTGTGAGTGAAGTCGTGGCCCGCAGTTTCTACGATGCGGTACACCTCTTCGGTCAGTCGTCTTACGTGGACGACAACTCCGATTGCCATTACACCCAGTTCTCAGAAAACACCGTGGAGTACGCGCGTAACTACCTGTTCTTCCGCCAAGCGTTAGAGCCGGCTGTACCGATTGATGAACGTCACGCGTTGGAGTCCGGTATCGCGTCGAACGTGAAATACCGTAACATCAAGCGGGCTTTCCTGACCGACCCTGAGAACGCCATAGAGGGCGTTAACTTGGAATCGGTTGCGTAACCAACCTAAGTCATGCTTGATTAGTAAAATCCCCTCAGAATGGCTTACAGAGCGTTCTGAGGGGTCTCTTAATGGATTTGGAGGTAATCATGCTCGGCAGCAACACTATCACCATGCAGTACATCATCGCAAACCAGAAAATCTTCAACTACGGGGATCTGGTTTACACGAATGTGGAACCTCGCGAACCCACCGACGATAATGCAGACGACACCAAGTGTCTCGCCACGGCTCAACCGCGCTGTGAATACAACGGCACCAAAGAAATCACCTACAACCGGGCAGACGTAGCCACCCGATTAACTAACCACCCAGTTGTGGCCAGTGGCAGTAATCCCGATTACCTGACCCGTGACTTGGCGTTTCGTCTGGGCCTGTTTCTGGATGCCGGGGATTTAAACGGGGTTGATTTAAGCCCTGTCACGGAACCCACGGAGATTACGTTTGCCCCCACACCGACGGCCTTCGCAGTACGGGGTAGTATAGCCGTCACCAAATGCATCCCGTGCGTCGTGGCGCGTGAGGCGGGCGAATGGCCAGAAGAACAACTCGGGACGAACGACAACCCCTTTTTAGTTGAAGCCGGTAAAGTGTATGAAATCCCCTTCAGTCGCATCCCGGATTTGGCGAAACTGGAAGACCACGCCTATCCGTACATTGGTGGTGAGTTACCCGGTAAATCCGTGGGGTACATCGACCACGGTTTCGATACCTACCAAAAAGACGGGAAATGGTGGTTGCGTTATTACGCCCCGTTAATCTTTAACGCCAGCACCGTTGGCGGAACATCACCTCGCACCGTACAATTCAGCCTCACCAATCCGGAGTTGCAGGGAAACTTCACAGTCAAAGCGATGCCCAGCTCGACTGACACCGTGCCGACCTCGGAAGGGCCATGCTTACGGCAAGGTGCGACGTCGCCTGTTTCGCCCTACCAGCTTGCTCGCGGTGAATCCGTCATTATCCCCTATGAACTGATTAGCCAGATGGAATCTCCGGAACTTTCCCTCACGGGTATTACTTGCACCGTGGAAGGGATTGTAGGTGCAATCTGTGTGACCCATTTGACAGGGGGTGTGGCTATTGGCCTGCCAAGCGACATCTATGTAAAAATAACCAACAACATCGACGGGGACGCCCAAAGCGGGAATGTCCAGTTTACTCACATGGCGGGTGAAACGAACCGAGGTACGACGATGTTGTACTTCACGTTCGAATAAAAAAGAAAGCCCCTTACTCCGAAGAGTAAGGGGTAACACTTTATTGCGCGGGTACCGCGGATTGCAATGCTGCAGCGTCATTCGCGCTCAACGCCGGGTCAACCGACGGCGTAGGGGCTGTAGCCGGCGCAGTCGCATCACTCGACGGAGTAAGGGAACTAGCAGGGGTGGCAGTGGCCACGGCTGTATCGCTGGTTCCAACCTGACAACGGAAAAACGTCGCGCCTGTACCGTTACCGCTGGCATCCACATTGGAATAGGAATACGTTGGCGGGGTGGTATTCAATCGGTAATAACGGGTGCCCGTTAACAGGTCAACGTTCCCGTCGATTTTGCCCAGCAGGTCTTTATAGAGTTGCGGGGATTCCACCTTACCGCCGTCGAATGTGGCGACCCAGTTACTGCCATTATCAATCACGGTTACCGCAACAGGGTACAGTTTGACTTGTGTCAAATCCGGTTTCCATGCCACGAAGGTTTCCTGAGCACCGGTACAGGTGTAGGTCTGGAAATCAGTCGCAGGAACTGGTACGGTACTGAACTGGCCGTTCACTGTGGACAGTGCACAACCGCCCAGCATCAAAGTGAGCATAAACGCGCAGATGAAACGTAACATAAAACCATCCTCTGTGTGTAATCAAAATGATTATTTTCACCCGGCAACTGCGGGTCATAGTATAGTGAGCGGTCTGTGATTTACGCACACTAAACACTTTTTATGACAACCGTTGTCTACGTTTACAAGGGAAAACGCCATGGCTACCAAACCATCTCATGAGCAGCTTGTTGAGCTTTACAATGCTGCAAACCCAGGGTTAGCGACTCCACTGACAGTTGATGATGTGGATTTTGCTGAACCCGCTGCGTCCGCTGAAGGCGCAGAGAAAAACACCACGCTGGTTATCACTGCAAAAGGCAGCAGTGCCAATTTCAGTGGCTCGAAAGAACTGTCGTACACCCGTGTGACGTTTGCACCGGGCGCAACGCCAGTAACCGACGACAAAGCGAACTGGGATACTGACGCGAAAGTGTTGGCCAAGTTCAACGCCCTGCTGCAAGAGACCCGTCCAGAAGATGAGTTCGCAGAATCCGAAGTGACCATCACCTCTGCCGCTAACGCAGAAGATGCAACCAAGGAGGACGTGACTGTCGCGATTAACGCCGGTCACGCGAAGTTTCTGCCAGGTCAAGCTGTGGTGTGGACGATTAGCCAGGCCAAGTCAGATCTCGCCGACACCAACGGAGACCTCGACGGGTTCGAATAACGGAACAGGTACCGGCACCGGTAACACGGGAACCGGTACAGGTTCTGGTACCACAACGCCTCCCAGCAGTGGTACAGGTTCGAGCGGTTCGGGGTCAGCCGTCACGATTGACATTGGTGTTAATCTGGGCGGGCTGGGTACAGTCATCGGCGGCGTCTTGGGCGCGGTCGGAGGCTTGCTCGGCGGTGGAAAAAAGAAGTAAAAGCTACACTCCCTTCGGGGAGTGTAGTCTTTTTTTTTATTTGAATCCGTTCAACACACCCTGTGTTGCAGTCAGGTCGTCTTTCATACCTGACCAACGCACCGGCGTGGTCTGTTTAGATGGGTTACATTCCATCACATCATCCAGATACGGATCGTAGTAGATGAACCGGACCACTTTAACCCCCGCACCACTTGTACCCAACTGATAACTGGTGTTATTGTTGCGGGTGAGTGAGGGAACAACGGCGGTGTCGGTGGTGGTTTCAAAATACGCTAAAGCGGTGATTTCCTGACTTAACCAGAAATTTCCCACATCGGCATTCGGTGAACAGTGCGACATTACCCCACCGAAATACGAGTTAGCGTTAACGCGACCACCCCACGGCGTACCGGTTAGCCTTGCATACGTTTCACTGTTCGGTGTGGAGCCGAGCGTCGTTGTAATGCTTATCGGTTTTGTTAAATCGACATTACCAATGAACACCCCGATGTCAGCCACCACGACATCTGACAGACTCGCAATATAAGCTTGCAGTCTAGCCTCACGAGAAACTGGGTCAGGTTTCAGTTGACCCCGCGTTACCCACTTGAGTTTATCAGACGGTGCAGTGAGCACTTTACCCGGTAAACGCGCTTTGTCAGAAGCGAACGGATAGTAGAACGGTAAGTTGTTGGTGTACTGGTAACGAGAACCGTTTTTACCCGGCTCACCTGCTGCCCCACCTGCCCCACCACTTATCCATCCTGCGGTACTGCTGCCAAGGTACACGTTCTGCGCACCCGGACCGCCTTTGACGTCGGTGCCGTTTCCGCCGTTGTTCTGACCAGTTCCGGTGTTGGTTGAACCCTCACCGTAAGCACAACCCGCTCCGCCATACGCGTAATACCACGCAGATGAGTATTTATTGGCAGAGCTCCCGCCACCGCCCCCACCGGCAATCAGTCCTTGGTTGTCGACGTTGATAACCCCGTTAAAGTCAGTACCTACGGTAATGGCGTCGCCCGCCACCGAGTTAACAGTGAACGCACCATAACGCGAACCTTTACCGACAATGCGTCCCAGGTTCTTCAGGTTAAGCTCCACCGTACCGTAGGCGGCCATTCGTGCCAAAGCAATCGGTGCGGTAGTGACGACAGTTGATGTCAGTGTCACACCCGGATTAACGGTCAGGTTAATGATGAGCTTACCGGCGGTGGCGACCTTCGCAGCCACCGCTGTACCCAACCATCCCGGGGCACGCTGGGATGTCGCCGCCACAATGATGTCAACGGTTTGCACGTCGTCCGAATAATGCTGAACGTTTGGCGACCCTTCCCCAACGGCACTGTACGAGCCCGGTACCGCTTTCAGTAACACCGTCGTTGGCTCCACACTGAAATCGATAGGGCTGTCAACCAAATCCTCGGTTGTGACGTACGGGCCCAGACTCAGGTTCTCGTATGCCATTGCGTCGTACAACGTCCCGGTAAAGTCATCCGGCAATGACATGGTCTTTCCGGTGTACGTCGACAAGTCCCGCCGCGAGAAGAACATGTTGTACGTACCCGAATACCCACTTCCCGGTTTCCCTTTAACGATCACCACCGAGTTATACGCTGACGTGATGCCTGCCTCTGCTGTTGTTTTCACATCCGTGAAATCAAACAACTCAACGGGATACGAACGCGCGTTACCGTTCTCAACCAATGACGTGAAAGTCGCTAAGGTGAGGTGTCCCGTGGGCGCGACGTTGTTTTTGGTGAATGCGGTGCTGATGTCGATGAACGACTCTGTCAACGTCAGTACCACACTCCCGTAGAAGTGTGGGCTGGTATCCGCCGCACGCAGCGTCACTGTCGCGGTACCGTTGTTCCATGTAATCGCATCACTCTGGAACTCATTCGCTGGCATCCGCAAACCATAACGGTAACCGAGCTGCATCAGCAACTGGCTGACAGTGGCAGCCCCACCGATGTTTAACGCCGTCCCTAACCCGTACGGCTTCTTCCCAAACACATCGGTTAATGCTACACGGTCAATAACAAACGTGTATTCCCCGTAGTTGGGTTTGGTGGCTTTACCCTGAATCGTCACGGTGGCCTTTGCACCGTTAGGCACAAAGGACTTAATCCGTACGTCTACCGGGGAGGCCACTAACGTGTTGTTGGCGCGGTTTAGCGCATTGATAACGCTATCCAGCAACGGACTCACGGTTGGCATACTTCTCTCCTTACGGTAGCCAGATAGTTGGGGTTGCCGTCACAGCAGGTGCCGCAAACGGGTTGAGGGTACGCATGTTACCGTAACGCACATCGTAGTACGTAAACGCATTCACACGGACACCCGACGTGCCGCCAGCCTGGGTGTAGAACAAACTGGTGTAGCCGTTACGCGCGGTTTGGTTATACGCCGTGGTCGGGGCCACTAATGCGGTTATCGTTAACAACACTTTGAGTTTGTTCGCAACAGCATAATCAAAACACTCTTGCGTAGGGAAACAGTGTTGCGCGACGCGGTGCATACCCGAGAGCGCGGCATACACTTCCTTGCCCCACACGTTACCGTAATAAACGTCAGTGTCCCGTAACGCGCCCATGTCCACAATCACCGACTTACCTGCGTACGCTCGGATAAACTCATCCGGCGTCACGATAGGATTACCGGACACCTGCACCCAGTTTTCAAAGTCTTCCGCCGAAGCCGTAACTGTTTCGGCAACCTTCGGTGTGTAATGCAAATATAACGGCACCGTCCACTTGTGCTTACCCGGTGTGGGCGTCACGATGAGAAGATTGCTGTAGTTTTGATTGCTGTCGGGCGTGGCCTTAGTCGTGGTCGCGGTGATAATGCTATCCGTAATATCGTAATCACCGGCACCTAATGTGGTACCGCACTCGAAAGGAATCCCACTCCAGCTCTTCAATACCGAAATGAAAGCCGCGACCCCTGTCTGGTTGGAGCGCAAGGCCGTGTTCTTTTGCACTGCCCCCAGTTGGGTTGCATAGGGATGCCACGACTTGTTGTACACCGCTGCAGCCGGCGACGGGTTACGCCACAAACTGTTTACGTTGTTCTCTGGCAAATACAAATCCACAAACGCTGGGTCTTCACGTACGAACACAAACGATAACACACCTGAATAACACACACTGCCGGCTAATATCGTCATGTTCGATGTAGCCGTTTTCGTGGTTGAATATGCTGCTAAGACGTCCGGGCTTGCAATATCATCGAGCGTTAAGTTTAACCCTAACTGCTCGTTGACATACGGCAACATCTGTGCGCGGGTAGTCGCGCGATACGGAATGGTGACGGGCCCTGCGGCCACGCCCCCAAACAGTTTTTGCATCTGAATACGATCGTAATACAACACGAGCTCTCCGAGGAATCCTTTCCCCGCAACCCCGTTAAACGTGATTGACGTGTTACGCCCGTTGTCGCTGGTGACACGCACCGCACCGTTCGCAATCACGGTTTCTGGACTGATACGCCCAGCCATTTCGGGGTTGTCGCGCACCACTTGCTCGCACAACATCTCCATCGCAGTACCGCTGTAAAAGCCCATGATGTAAACTCCGTTAAGGCATAACCAGTTCCAACACCATTACCGTTGGCAAGTTGACCGCCAGCGTTGAGGTGGTTATTAACGCCCCTGGCGCATTTGTCGTGACTGAAGCGATCGTGGTAGCGGCGCTGAGATGCGGCCCCACCGCAATGTTGCTGACCGAATTATCGTACAAACGCGGTAACGCACCATCTTGCGGTTCCAACGTCATCCTGCACATTCTCGACATCGTGCTACGCCATTCCGACCCAATTGTGTCTGCCTGCGCAGTCAGGTATTGCGAGAAAGGAATAGATGAATGACGCGCCAGACGAAGAATGTATTCCAGACCGTTAATGTTCACGATGGTACGTTGTTTCACCGGGTTAGGCGGTGTGCCGGTAGGAATCTGACCGAAGTCATCGGTACCGAACACCACCCCAGCAGCGTACAACGCATTCCATGACGCGGAGACCACGTAACTGTTTGGGAAGAACAGCACCTTACCCTTGTGACACATTTTGTACCACTGGGTGAACGATCCCCGAGAGAACGAAGCCAATGCCGGTACTTTCGCCATCAAATCCGCAGGCGTGATAAGGTCGGCAGTGGAGATGGTGTCCATGTACCCCGATAGCCAATCCCCACGGAACGGCACCGCCCGGCCGGGCCCGGTCTCCGAGAAATACCCCGTGACCTGATTTGCGCCCCATGCCCGCTCTGTACCTTTCTTACCGCAAATCCGGTAGTAGTACACCGATTTGTTGGTGACAGTGTTGTCTTCGTACGCGGTTGCGCTGGCCGCCAACGACACCAGTGGCGTACCGGGATTTTTGGAATCAATCGCGGTGGAAGAACGGTAGACTTCAACAGCATCAAGGTTCTGGTCAACCATTGAGTCCCATTTTAATTTAATGCCCATGGCGACTCCTTAGGCTTTGAGGGTGACGGTAGGTTCAATGAGTTCAATGACCGGAAGCCACGTTGCGGTTGTACTGACGGTCAATGCGTTAATAGACGCTAAATGCGCTTTTGTAGTGGGGCTGACACTGACCCAGCTAATGCTGCGTTGACCCCGTGTTACGGCCAGGTTTCCAGTAAGTTCTTGTACCCAAAGGCGTGAGGCGTTTGTACGTGGGGTGATGTTACTGCTGGAGCTGTTCTCAGAGGCAGCTGCGCCCAACAAAGTGTCAACGTTGACTTCCGCAAAGTTGATGGTGCGTTGTTTCTCAGGCACCAGATTACACATCGCGTACACCAGATCACTGTACTCGTTGTTCTCCGAGTTGGCCACGTCATCCATGCTCGCATACACGGCCGGGATATTGAGGTAACTCCCATCACGCACCCCACGCAGCAGACGAACTTTGTAGTCCTCGCCATTAAGGCTGAGCTTCACAAGTTGGTTTACCGGCGTACCGGGTGGTGTTGCATCGCCTGCCGCCGTGGCATCCACACCATACACCAAGCCGGCGTTGTACAGGTAGTTCCACGATACCCCACCGAACGTGTTTTCCGGGACATAAATGATTTTCCCGTTGCGAATCATTTTGTGCCAGACAGGAGCAACCAGCGAACCCGGAAGACCCACGGTGGCTTTGGCTGCGGCTAAAATATTGGCGCTGGTAAAGAAATCCGATGCCAGCAGCGGGCCGTAGTAACCCAGGTTATCATCGCCATACAGCAACGTTGACGGGCCAGCCCCGCGGTTATCCGCTACCAGAATTTTCTGGTTCGGGGTCAGGATGAGATCGTTAGCCGTTTTGGTGCCGAGTATGTAGTAATACGTTTTCCCGTTCTCGGCAGTTTGATCCACGTAGAACGCGTCACCGTTTGTGACGGTAGCTATCGGGGCAGGGAGGTTTGTAGGATCTAACGCAGCGTCGCCCCGGTAAATGTTCACCGAGTTGGCCACCACGTTGCGGTTAGTCCACGTAAGGCGTAAGGCCATGTTGTTGTTCCTTATTTAAAACCGTCTAAATCACCGTTGGTACCGACCAAGGATTGGCGTGGCGACACAACGATTTGCAGTACCGGCGCACGCAGAATGTTGGCAGGTGAGCGCCCTTTGACGTTGCTCACGGCTTTCACCGGCTCTGCGGTAATCTCGGTAACGCGAGGAATCGAAATCGTGCGCAGGAGACGCCCTGAGACGTTTTCCACGCGCACCGGTATATTCGGGTCACGGGTCTGGTCGATGGTCAGTACCGGGGCTCTGAGTCTCCCTACGACCGTACCCTTGACATCTGTCAGTACCAGCACAGTATTACTCAAATCGTGCAGGGCTAAGAATGGTCGCCATGCATATTTGGCGGTCTTCGCAATCGAACCGGTCGATACCACTGACATTGACGTCACCCACACGTTTGTACCGGCCGAACTGTTGGCGGTCTGGAACATAAACGCGGTTGAAACATCAAGCGTTGGTTGGGTGGTTGTCAAATCATCCCAGTCACCGGTGGTGTAAGTTCCGGTGAACACGCGGCCGAGTAACTGACCGAGCTCCCCGTCCTTTACACGCACCCCGGTCACCCAGTCTGCCGCCGCGTAAGTGGGTACCCGCGGTATAAAGCCTACCGTTCCTTCTGGTGAATCGACCGCAATGACTTTATTTTGCGGCGTAGGTGTGGAGTCGGTCGGTGGGTAAACACCCGTGCCGTCGCTACCATACACGGCTCCCCGATCGTACAACGTCTTCCATGTGGTACTCCCGATATTCACACTCGGGAAGTACAAGATTTCACCTTTATACGCAAACTTCAACCAGAACAGGCTCGAGTTCACAATCGGTGTGGAGGCAGTATCATCCCCGAGTAACGCGTTGTAGACGTCCAGAGCCGACGCCATCTCTTCCGCTTTGACTACACCAAAGTAACCTGCGTCCATTGTCCCGGTTAACATCGTTTTGGTGCCCGGACCCGAGGCAGGGTACTCGCCTGCTGGACTGCGCGTCCAGTTCACACTCAGACTGCCCGTAAAGGCCGGTGAGGTGGGGGCGATCGTCAGGGTGACGACGGTGGGGGTATAACCGTTGGTGAGTTTTGTCGCTCCGTTGGTGATGTCGGTTGACTGTAAACCCAATCCGTATTGTTCGTTCAGGGCTGGCAACAAATCCGCGTAAGTGGCGGAATTCGTGTCGGCCGCAAATACCACGGTAATCCCATTAAAGAATTTACCGAGATCCAGTCTGTCGTAGTAAAATTCGCGACGACCTACAAAACCTGCACCGGACTTTCCGTTTAAAACCACGCGGGCATTACGCCCGCTGGTACCTAAACTGTTGGTGTACGGCCCACCCAACACCAGAACGTTGTCCGGTGTGAGTGGGTAAGGCAGGTCGGGGTTGTCACGCGTTACTTGTCGACAGAGGAGACTCAGCGACGAGTAGCTGTATGGCCCCATGAGTTTACTCCGTTAAGGTAAGACGAGTTCAAACACAAATTGCGCGTACCACGTGTACGAGGCGTTGTTGTCGGTGGTCATGCCCGGTGGGTTGTACGGGTAGTTGTGCCATGTGACCGTCGTGCTGTACAGCGGAGCCAATGGGGTGCTACCCACCACGTTCGGTGCAGAACCGGTACCCAGCACCGCCAGACTCGCGAACTTCCCTTGGTCGACATCCGAGTAGTTCGTGGATACGTTAAACAAACGCGCATACGTGTTACGCCACTCCCCATCCGGTTGACTGGTACCACCGGCATAGTCGTACATGTACGGCAAGCGGACACGGTACTTGTAGCCATTTTTGGTGAACATCGCATTCTGGGCCACACCCGCCGCTGGACTGGCACCCGTCGGGATAACAGCCCCGACCCCGTCAATCCCGTACACCATTCCCGCATTGTAAATCGCTGCAGGGGTAGAATACGCTCCCGGACCGTGCTGGAAGAACAGGATACGCCCTTTGAACACAAACTTGTGCCAACCGCTGAATCCGGAGACGGCGTTCATCGTGCCAAAGATATTGTTCTGTGCCGGCGTTAACCCGCCTTGTGAGCCAACCAAATCGTCACGGGAGATAAAGTCCGCGTTTGAGACGTAACCAAAGTAACCGGCATACCAGTCGCCCATCAGCAGTTTCTGCGGACCGGGACCGGTGTCCAAGAAGAAACCTTGGACAATCGGTGCACTGAACAGACGTTCCGTTCCTTTTACCGCGGCAATCCAGTAGGTGTAAACCGTTTTCTCTGTGAGGTTTGCCACGTCCTCAACGAACTGGGTGGCATCCCCTGCGACTGTCGCCGTCGGACTACCGGGGTTGTTGACATCGATGGTCGCACTGTGCCCCACCTTGCGGTAGATTTCAATGGACGTCAATGCCTTGTCAGCCTGTGACGGCCAACTTAAACGAATGGTCATAGTCGTTCCTTATTCTACCAATTCAAAGATGGGGATATAACGACCCTGTTGTGATGGCGCGGGGTACGAAATTCGCTGTATGGCAGTCAGGGTCGGCATAGACGCTGCTGGTAAGGTTGAGAACAGTCCCCGGTGCAACACCCGCTCCTGTGCAGAATCGTGCTCCATGCACACCACGCCCCCGTTCGCGTAGGGAAATCCCGCACTCACCCCGTTGGTGCCCAGATACGAGTCCCCTAACTGGTTCGTGTTGGCGACGCGTTGTTTATTGGGGACAGACTGCACAATCGGGTAGAACAAGTCGTTATACTCATTAAAGGCAGTCAAGTCGGTATCGTCATGGGCTTTGTCTTTGTACGCATCGTTAAACGCGAACACCGGGTTAGCCGCCGCTGACGACAAACCGTGCACCAAACGCATACGGTAAGTGTCGTTTTGTGAGTCGATTTTGGCGTCCTGCAGCGTCAGGGGGAGTGAACCGTTACCGCCTGCGGGCCCGTTGTCACCGGTACCGTAGACCAGACCATTACGGTACAGGTCTGCCCATGTCGCCCAACCCGGTGAAATACTCGTGAGCATGTAGAAGATTTTCCCGTTACGGGTAAACTTCGTCACCGGAACACGATCGGTAGAGGCATACGCGTTCGGGAACATTGCCAAGAACCCGGCGGGTAACTGGTTCCCGTACCATTGTTCCTCTGCCGCCACCGCACCGTAGTAGCCCAGACGGTCGTCACCGGAAATCAACGTGTTCGGGCCGATACCGCGACGTACCGCCACGGTGTATTTCTGGCTGGCGGTGGCTACCGTCTTCCCGTTAGCGCTTACGGTCATTAAATAGTAATACGTTTGACCGGCTACCACGGTGGTGTCGCGGTACGAGGTTTCCCCGTTACTGAGAGTGACAAGAGGTGCCGGTAACGCGGTGGGTGAAATGTCTTTGGTGTCGCGATAAATGTTAACCACCGTCGCGAGGGTGTTGGGGTTATTCCAACGTAACGTAAATGACATGGTAATACCTCAATTAGAAATCATCCAACTCGCCAGACGTTTTACCCAAGTCAATTTTAGCCGGCGTGTAAATCTCGGTCTTAAATGGAATGGGTCGGAAGTCAACGGTTTTCGGCTGTCCCGGAATTATCGGTTTCACATACAGTGACTGGTCGACATCAAACGTGATCGGCAAGAAGTCGATAGTCTTCGGACTACCCGGTTGCAGCACACTAACCTGCAGACTTTGCTCGATGTTAAACGGAATGGTCTTCAGACTCATGTCCATTTGCCCGAACGGGGTATCCAGACCCAACAGCGTATTCGTCGTGTCCACCAATTCCAATACCGGGAACCAGTACCAGTTGCTGCTGCCACTCCCACCGACGGTACCCTTCCCGGCGTTCGTCCAACCACCCAGTGAGAGGGTAGCCAGTTTGAAGGCCGCGGCCGTATTACCGGAGACCGAGTTCTGGAACAGGCAGTACAGGTTCCAGTGCACGTTATTAAGAGACGCCCACTTGCCACTGACCAGATAGTTGAACATCTGGGCTTCACTGCCCTGATAGTTACCTGAACCGGGGGTGCCGTTGGTGAACGGATCGGGGCCCAGTGACGGCAAGCGAACACGGAAATAGAACCGTCCCTCGCTTACACTGTCACGACCCAGCATGCGGTTCTGGTTCACGGCCGGTGACATCGGGTATTTACCGGTGTCGTCTGTTCCGTAAACCAGCCCTTCGCTGTAAAGTGTGGCATACTCTACGTTGTACCCCACCGGGTTAATCGGTAGGTACAGCACTTTACTGTTGTAGAAGAACTTGTACCACCCTTCGGTACCGCCGTACGTCGTTGGTTTGTACGTCTTCAGGAAGGCCGCTTTAATCAGTTCGGCATGCGAGAACATATCCGCGGGGTCAACCGTACCGAAATACCCCATGACCGTGTCACCGAGTAAGAGGTTCTTTGGCCCTGGGCCAGACTTCGGATAGAAACCACTGGACTTGACTTGATAACTGAAGACGAGCGAGCCGGTAAAGGCGGGACTGGTGTTGATAATAGAAAAAGTGGCGGATTGTACTGCCGCGTTGGGTGCCGTGATAGCTGCATCCGGCGACGCCAAATCGGTGTCAGACAATGTGATGCCAAGGGCGTCGTTAATCGTCGCCAGCATTGCTTTTTGAGTAAGTATTGATGCTTTCGCGTAAATCGTTGGGGCAAAGTTAATCAGTTGACTGAGGTTAATGCGGTCGTAGTAGAGCGTAATCTTACCCTGCAGACCACTGCCCGGGTACGCGGTAAACTCCACACGGGTATTACGCCCGTAAGTGCCCACGCTTACAACGACCGGGGTCTTCGTTAAGGCGGCGTTTGTCGGAGACAGCGCCACCGGTAAATTCGGGTTGTCCCGATTCACCTGATCGTAGATCAGCTGCAACGCTGCCTTCGAATAGAATTGCATAACGTCTCCTGACCGCTATCAAAAAAGAAAAGGCCCCGAAGGGCCTATTTTTTAGCTGTTGTAATGGTAATACGCATTACCTTTTACACCATCTTCATCGATACCGGACTGAATCACCACACGGTCGTAGTCCTTGTTGGCGTACTGCGCCGTCGAAGTGGCCACGTCTTGTACGGTGTTTGAGTTGAGTGGAGCCGCGTAAACCGGTACACCCAAGTCATCCAGAATCTTACGCAGACCTGCCCATTGTGGCAAACCGGAAGAGTCTACCGTCAACAGGTTCTTGTAAGCCGTGAAGTCGATGCCGTAGGTCAGCATGTCCACACACTTCTTACCGAGGGTCTGGTCGATAGGCTGCTTCATGGTATCCAGCACGTCTGTGGTGATTGACGTGTCCAGTACCGGCAGCCCACGACTGTAGCGCATGACAACCTGACCTTTGTACGCCGGTGAACCGGCCAACGCGGTGAAGTAAATGCTGTTGGAGTAGTTCGCGGAACCTACACCCCCCATGGCACTGTTGGTCAAGTCCATGGTGCCAAAGTTCACACCGAACGTGTCGAAAATCACCGCCAGTGCGCTGTGGATGTTCGCTGCCGTAAAGGTAACAAACGCCGCATTGGTACTGTTGCCCCACGGGAGCAGTTTGGTGAGGTCTACCCGGTCGTAGTAAATCCAGATTTGGTCACGGAACCCACTGCCCTGTAATCCACGTAAACGGGCTTTGGTGTTGCGCATGTTACTGGCCGCATTCACCGCCACGTTGGTGATGGATTCAATGGTGCAGTTCAGAGCAGACGCCGGGATCGGTAAACCGGGGTTATCCCGGTTAATCAGATCGTAGGCAAGCTCCGTCGAGGTCTTTGCATAGTTGAGCATCATTACACCTCGTTAGGGTCATCGACATCGTTGAACTGGAGATACATGGTGCCAATGAACGACGTGTTAGTTGCCGGCATTTTCAGCACCAGTACGTATTTGTACTTGCTGTTGGTCGGCATGTTAACAGGATCGTTCAGACCGACGCTGAGAATCTCTGCCCCTGCCAGTCCATAGTTGGACGCGGTGGTGGTCACCCATGCCAGTCCGGTAATCGCCTTCATGGCGTTGACCATCGTGGTCAGTGGGGTACCAGTCAGGATACCCGGCTGCATAGCCAGGAAGTCGTCGCGGTACGCCGAGAAGTTGAACGGGTACGAGTAGACCTGCGCCATTATCCCAGCGACAGTTTCGGAACCCATCTGGCCGTTCGGGTATTTCAGACCGGTCAGTGTGGTGGTCTTCACAGTGGACACCAGTGTTTCATCACCGCGTTTCACTTTGAAGTTGTATTGCCCGAACCAGCCCACAGACGTCGGATCGGCTTTCACCAATACGGTACCGGTTTGTTTGTCGGTATCCCAGAGGATTTCCGCATCCAGTAAATCCGCCTGCTCGAACGCAAAACCGTAACGCTGGTTCAGACCCACAATCGCGCCAAACAGCGATGAGTTGGACGGACCGATTAACAGGGTGTCGCCAATCAAGGTAACAATGTCCTGCACCAATAAGCGGTTGTAGAACACGTTCTTTTTACCCGACCACGTCGAACCCACAACACCGTCCGCGGTGATTTTGATCTGGGTGTTACGTTTGGTGGTGGTACCTTTCTCAGTACCGGTAATGTCCTTCGGCGCACTGTAGACGATATCCGTCTGTTTGATGGTCAGCGAGTTCGCTGCATCAATGGCGGCCAGCAGGACGTCCTTCGAAGGTTGATAAAGTGCCATTCGCGTTATTCCTAAATGTTGTAATGCAGCAACCAGCTACCAGCGACCTGCGGGTCATTCATCCCACTGATAATCAGCAGTTTATCCGATATCCCGTTCGACCGGACGTCCGCAGAAGCATTGACGCGCTTAATGGTGGTTTTGGTGATATCGAACTGAGGTAACCCACGCCCTTGAAACACCTGCAACAGCGCCGTCGTGTAACCGTTGGTGAAATTCGCCCCGATATCCAGACGCCCGTTCACAAACGAGTCCATCAGCTGGAACTCATCGGAGAAGTCCTGCCCGTAGCTCAGCATCTCAGCCGACAGCCGGTCAAGCTTCACGTCGATAGGGTGATTCAGCTCATCCAGAATGTCGTTTACCACCAGTGTGGCCAAATCGAGTTTGCCTTTCACCGACATAAACGTGATTGACCCGGTGTATTGCACACAGGTTGATTTCACCGTCAAGGTGTTCTTCACGTTCAGGTAAATGTACTGGTCAGGGATATCCGCGGCTTCGAGGTTTAACCCGTAACGGCCGTTGACGTTCTGTGCAAACGCGAGCTTCTTCGCATCCGTGTACAGATAGCCGTACGCGTTGGGTGCCGTCACCTGCGGTACGATGTTTTTGAACAAGTCGTTCAACGACAGTCGTTTATAGCGGAAGGTTTGTACCCCCGTGTACCCACGCCCTTGACGCCCGCGTACGGTAATCTCGGTGTTGGCTCCGCTGGGTTGTACCGCGATGGCTTTCGGGTCACCAATCAACGCATTGTCCAGACTGACTGGAGTAATGGCACCGGGGTTCTCCGCGTTAATCGCGTCGTACAGAAACTGTCGCTGAGACAGACTATATAACGCCATAATAGCCTCCTCGGCTAAACTTAAAAAAGAAGAGTAGGCTAGAGGGAGGTAGCCCTCCCTCTAGCGCAACCATTAGGCGTTGTAGTGCAGGAACAGCTCGCCCTGGAAGTTTGAGCACAGGGTATCGCTCAGTTCCAGTTTCAGGATGCTGTTGTAGTCGGTGTTAGCACCTTCTACTGGCTCATCCTTGGTACCGCCGGTGGTGCTGTCTGGATCAGGAACCTGATTAACGGTTTTGCCGTTATAGGTGACGGTCGCGCCGTGGACGTTGTAGTCTTTCGCCGCTTCGTCATCAACCCACAGCTCAGGGACGATTTTGTTCAGCTCAGACGCGAACGCAGAATCGTCAGCCAGTGTACCGTCGGCCTGCACTTTCAGGAATGCAGCAATTGCCGTGGCATCCACACCGTAAGAGTAGATGTACGCCTGACCTTTGGTCTCGGACTTCTCATCCGGATACTGCAGACCATCCAGCTGGGTTTTGGTGATGACCAGAGACAGACGCTCACCGACCTGTGGCTTGGCACCAATCTTCACGCCGATTTTGCCGAGGAACGCGTAGCAGTCGTCTTTGAACACGATGTCGTGGTCAACTGGCGCTGGGTCAGCGGCTTCGGGATCACTTGGCTTGACGTTCACGCCATCCGGGATAGTCGACGGGGTGATGTCGTCTTCGGTGATTTTCAGGCCATACTGGGTGTTCAGCGTGGCGAGCAGGTCAGTGGTAGACTTCGGCTCGTTCACGTCGATGTACGCCGTCACGTTACGGAACAGCGCTTCACCTTCCAGACGGGTGTAGGTCACGCCTTGATTACCGATAAAGCCGGAATTCTTACGCGCCGTCACGGTCATCTTGGTGTTGCGGTCAGCCGCATCGTCGCCATCGTTAACCGCTGGTGTACCCAGAGTGACTTTGGACAGTTCCAGATCTGCGTCCGGGTTCTTCTCGTTGATGAAGTCCAGAACCAGCAGGTCGGAGGTTTTGTTTAAAGGTTTCATTCTAACTTCCTTTATCGGGATTAGTCAGGGTCGTTGTAATGGAGATACAACTTACCACCAAGGTTAAGGCAATACAGAGACAGGTCGATAATCAGCACGTTGTCCACAGTCGGGTTGGTTGGTAAACTCGACTTGTTGACCCCGTTGTACGACACTATCGCTTCTTTGAGGTTGTAATCGATTGGGCTGCGGTACACCAACCACGCATCACCCGTCACGGCTTTTAAAATGGCCGCCAGTCGGGTCACCGTAATGGTGGTACCACCCGCTTTCAACTCCGCTGCGTAGTCATCGAACCGCCAAGGGTACGAATACACCGCGCCTTGCCCGACCTTCGTGTTGAAGTACGGGTAGCTATACGGTTCTACGGTCGTGGGGTCAAAGTTCGACGGCAACAAGGCATCGCCGGGGAGCAACTGCACAACCTGCGAACCAATCCACCCTAGGGAGGTATCAGCGGCAATCAGTTGTACTGTCCACTCAACACGGTTGATGTCCACGCTTAACACGTCGGCGGTTTTCAGACTCAACCCGTAATACTGGTTGATGAGCGGGACAATGTCGTGTGACACAAACACGCTGTCCAATCTCGCGGGGATAACCAGCGGCTGGTTCCCGTCCAAATCGGTGAAGATGTCAGCAAAGTCTACGCGGTCGTAATACACCGTGGTGTACCCAATAGCCGGTGCGGTGGCCAGTGCCTGAACGCGTACCATGCTGTTGTGACCGTTGGCTGCTGCTAACTCTTCAGCGGTGGTGGGAATGCCCGGTTGCCCGAAAAGCATGTCCGGGGCTTTTAACGCCAGACTGTTTTCGAGGTTCATCTCCGCCAGAATAATTTCTTCTGCGGTAGCTAAGAGAGGCATGCGGGGTCCCTATTTCGGCGAGTAGTGAAGAATCAGGGTACCGGTATAGTTGCTTGCATCCGCCATGGGAATCAAGAACGCCCGATTGAAGTTCTGGTTGTATTTGTCGCCCGGCGTTACCGCCACAGAGCCACCCAGACGTGCACCCCCTAAACTAATCTGCCCCGCCTGCACCCCAGCCCCGGTTGCCATCGTGAACTTCAATGGCACCACCCCATTTAACAGGTCAACGTCGTCCTGCGTGAGCAAGCGGTTCGATGTCCAGTCTTTGGTGAACGTTTCCGTAATCTCCGAGTAGTCGTACCCGTAAGACACGTACTCTGCCTGGGGTTTTGCCCCCACCACAAACGGAGCCACAATCGCAGACAAGTCCACGTCGGTGACCACGTCTTTCAGGTTGGGCAAGAACTTCGCAAAGCGCAAAGCAAAGTCCGTCTGCCACGCGAGGCAACCCGGTTTTACTTTCACGGTCAGCAGGAACGCGTCGCCGAGTTCGGCCACTGACTGGTCTTCGATGTCATCTTTGGTGAGGCTGAGACCGTACTTCTTATTCAGAAACGGTAACAGGTCAGACAACATTTTCACCGGGTTGGTGGAGATAAACGGTACGATGTTCCGGAACAGCACCGCGGTATCGATACGGTTGTATTCGATGGTCACGTTCCCGTTGTAGCCCTTTCCGTTTAACCCGTAGATTAACACACGGGTGTCACGGACGGCGAGCGGGGTGTTGATGGTTTCCGGATAGCCTGCGGCAATCTGGTCCCACGTCAACGCGGTGTTGTTCTCCCGGTTAATGACCTCTAACAACATTTCAGCCGAGGGCTTATCGTAGATAGACACTTATACCCCCTTAGTTGTTAAAGTGTAAGTTCAGCGCACCACGGAAGTTGGTACACAAGTCGGTCAACTGTACCGAGACAACGTGCGTGAAGGCGGTGTTCGCCCCCGGCAGGTCTTTCGGGTCACCGTCGAACACCACAGTCGCGCCGTGGAGGTTAAACGGTGCTGCGGATTCAGACGCAATCCAGGTTTCCGGCACGGCTTTGTTCAGTTCCTCTGCGAGCGCTGTGTCGTCCACATCGATCCCGACTGCAAGCAGTGACAGGAACTTTTTGATGTGGGTACAGTCGATATCGCGCGAGTAAATGTACGCTTGGCCTACCGTCAAATCAGATTGGTGGTCGGGGTAGAGCAACCCGTCCAGTTGGGTGTTGGTGAGAACCGTGTTCAATTGAACAGCCGGTTTGAGTTGGATGACGGCATTACCTCGCCACTCGTGTGAGAGAGGTTCTGCGGTCAACGTCAGTGCATTGCCGGAGCGCGGCGTATCTTCCAAATCTTCAGGAAGAATCTTCAGGTCGAAGCGATCGTTGAGTGCAGCAAGGATGTCATGCGCGGTGGCAATATCCTCGTCACCGAAGGTGTTGTTCCCGGTGATATACTCGTCCAGTGGACGACGATGATAAAAGACCTCAACTTCAGATCCTTCGTCATCCTTAATCTTGGAGGTCAACACTACACTTGAATCACGACCGTCAACGGACACCACTTCCGGCAGAGAAATATCAACGTCGTCGAAGGTTAACGCAGGGTCAATCTTACATTCTTCGTTGATGAGTTTTAGCAGATTCTCTTTGGAGGTAATAGACATCGCGTTAACTCGGTTAAGGTTTCCAAAGGCCATGGCGGTACCACAACCCTCCTGCCAGCATAATAAATCGGCCAACCCTTTTTTACAGGTGTTGCCATATAACGGATCTTAGGTGTGACAAGAAAAACAAAAAAAAAAGAAGGTGCCCCGAAGGGCACCTGAACCTCATGAGGGGATTGAGGTTTCCACCTTAATATACCCTTGGGTGACTTTCTCAGTGACCGGGTCAGTGATTTTCACTGGCAGGTAACCTTTGTTTAATGCGAAGCGCAGCAGCAGCTCACCGTTACCGTTCCAGCCGATACCGTTCTTCGCCCCGAGGGTCAGACCTGTGACCGCTATCTGAATGTTCTCCAGCGCTTTCATGTCATCCGTGGTCAGTGCGGTTTTGCCGTCTTCCTTCAGCATCAATGCGCCGTTTGGTTTCCACTGGAACGAGGTACCCATTTCAAAGTGGGACTTCGAGGTCGTGGTCACTTCTGCACCGACGTAACGCGTCCAGTCGAACAGCTCCACGTACAACTGGCAGACGTTTTTGTACGGTTTAGTGAAGAACACGGTTTTCACCGGGCACGCACCTTCCCCGTCCCACTGCACGTCCACGTAGTTCGAAGACACTGTTTTGATGGAGATAATCGCCGCACCGTGCGCACTACCACCGCCGCCTAAACGGTCTTCGTCGGCTTTGACCGAGTTGTAACCGCGGGTACCTTGCAGCACAATACGGCAGTTCTCACCCACGCCGGTCATGGTGATGGCACCGAGGTTGAACCAACGGCTCGAAGCGGTGTTGTTGTCCATGCGCAGAGACGTGGCGTAGTAACCGGCTTGCACCGACCCTTCGGTACGGATACCGTGGAACTCCAAATCCGTTGAACCCCACTCGTAGCCAGAACGACCTGTCCACGTGGTGGTACCGTTGTCTTTATCCCAACCGCTCGCACCCTGCAGGTTGGTGTTGCGACGCACCACCACACAGTTCTGGAACAGCATTTTGTTGGTGCACGATTCCATGGAGAAGTTATCGATAGTCCAGTGACCGTCAGACAAGTTCCCTGGGTTCTCGGTGTGCTCAATCCAACCGTTGTAAATCAGCGACTGGGTGGCACGTGGCAGGATAAAGATGCCCGGGCCAGTGAAGCCCTGCGCATTGAAGTTACGCAGCTCTATGGCCGTCTGGTGGTCCCATACGCCCCACGTCTGACCTGACCAACCACCGTTGATGAAGATGTTCGTGTGGTTAGACGGGTAGAACTGGTCGAACTTGGTATCCAGTGCGTCGAGGGTGTTAAACGTGATACCGCCCACGAACGACGACATCCAGTTAGACACACGCAGGTACTGACCACCCGGACAGGTGTTGTTGTAGAAGCCACGCTTACCGGCAACTTTCTTGTCCTTCGGTGCGTTCACGTCAACCGCACCTTCGAAGTTCAGGTTGGCAAACACGCTGCGGCGAGCAACCACGTTGAAGATAAAACCTTCTTTGTCGTTGTCAGACACAATCGTGGTGCCGCTGAAATAACCGAAGTCACCGTTAATCGGTGCGCCAGCCACACGGAAACGGGCAATCTCTTTGGTGTTTGACCAGCCAGAGAGTTTGAACGTGCCGGAAGCAAACTGTACACCCATTGACGGGATGTTCGCCTGCGACCATGCCATCATTTTTGCAAACGCGTCTGCACAGTCGGTCTTGCCGTCGGCCACTGCACCGAAGTGGCAGATGTTCAGTTCGTGTAACGAGTTCAGACGGCGCTTCCAACGGGCACCGCCTTTAGTCACGAAGCAATAACCGCCGTCGTCTTTGGTGGTTTTGTCATCCTGATCGTAAACGAATTCCCCACCGCCGTATTTACAGCCTTGGTTATATTCCTTTACATCAATCTTCTGGTCAGCCATTTTTGGTTCGATGTTACGCAGACCGGCGACGGTAGAGCAGCGCCCTACGAAACGTTGCCCATCTTCCCCGGCAAATTCGAGCTTTTGCATCAGCGTGTCAAGGTCAATCTCTACTACGTTACCTTCTTGGTTAACGAGAACTTTGCCTTTGTTGACAATCACAGATTGCTCTGCCATGGTGAACTCCTATTGTTTAGGCTGGTGTGGTGTGTGTCGGCCTTTCGCCATAAGCAAAAAAAGAAAGACCCCTTCCCTAAACTTCGGAAGGGGTGCGCGCAGGGGATGACGCGAAATAAAAAGCGTGGTTGGACATACGAACCCGGCTTCGGTTAGGGCCAAAAAATAAAAGAGGTAGCCCCCTAAAGGGCTACCAGACTTTTTATTCTTTGCTTTCACCCTGAATGCTTTTGAAATCAAATTCAATTGGAGGCATTTCGCTTGATTTAACAAACCCTTCGATACCGTCCACATTAGGACGCCATGGATTATTACCGAACGCACCCACCTTTGCATGGTTCAGTGCTTTGCGGAACGTCCTCACCGCTGTAGGGGTAATCTCTTCTGTCGACTCAGACCCGAGCACCATTTTCAGTAACGCTTCTGCACGTTCTGCGTCGTAGTATTCGGTGTCCAACAAATAACGCTTACCGTCCGCACCGGTGATGCCGTAGCGTTGCAGATAGAGTTCCCGTACAGCATCAGGTCCTTGCTGCATAGCCAGCGTCATTTCAATATCGGATTTGCGTTCACCGGGATTGATGCGGGGTGAATCACCAATACCGTTTTGGAACAGAGTGCCTAACCCTGACTTACGTCCTTTCAGGATTTGTGATGTTAAAACACCCCTATCACCTTGGCCGGGATAAATTTGGATAACGCGGTCAGTGTGTTTGGTGGGGTCACCGTACAAGAAAGGCGAACCGGTCAGTTTATCCACCATGCTACCACGGTACATCAACTGGCGCAGTTGGGATTCTTTTGCGGTGGTCTTCAAACGCTTCCACGCCCAATGATCGTCCCATTCCTCTTGGGACATGGGACGTAATCCCAAGGCACCGATAGTCGCCTTGGAGAAACGGTTTTGCGCTACACGACGCATCTGGCGCGTCGCATACGGTAGCTGGGCAAAGCTTGCGGCACCAATGGTATCCACCATCGCCACACGCACCTCGTCGAGAGAAAGAGTGCGACCTCTACCGTTCGCACTGTACACGACCACATCGTGCTCACGCATCACAAGTTGCGTACGGACTTTGCGTTTCTTAGGCTTTAACATTAGATACTCCTTACGATTTTAACTTACAGACCTTTGCCACCCGTGGCATAATAGACCAGCACCTGTTCGTGCAGACGCACACTGTTGGCCGTGATGAGAATCAATCCCGCCACACCACGGGGAACACGCAACAGTTCACATTTGCGGTCTTTGGTGCGGAAGCAATACTCATTGCCCAACACCACAATTTCCGAATAAGCTGACTTCGGAATCAGGATGTCAATCAGTCGGTCGGCTAACTGCGGGGTGTCGATAACCTGACCACCCGCCAGAAGGTATTGGAGCAACTCAGACGGAGTTTTGTCGAGCAGCTCTTGCTCCTGCTTAGTGGCGACCTCGGTGGATATAGAAGATGTTTGCATTGTTGAACGGGCCTGCCACCCACGTGAGTTTAGTGAACACCCCGTTTTTGTCCGGGGTCGTAGCGCGGATATTCTGGATACCCGGATAACGAATGGTCTGGAGAATTGCCACGTACTCTTCCCGCTCCTCCGGGGTACGGTTCAACACCAGTTCCACGTAGTCGTTCAGACGCTTCGGGTGCACGATAGCAAAGACGTCAATCGGTTCCGCACGGTTGACTTCGAAGATACGGTTCGGGGTGTGTGGTGCATACCAGACCCAACCGTCTTCACGGGTACAGGTGTTGTACTCGGCGAGTTTCACCAGTGCATTGGCAAAGCTTTGCAGTTTCAGATACTGAGCATCCCAGTCTGCAGACGGGAAACGTTTGGCCACTTCGATTTTCATCTGCTCGATGTTCACCGGGCCTGCGTATTTACCGTCGCGGGGAATACCGTCTAAAGCAACGCGTTCACGTTGCGTGAAGAAATTAAGATTCATCTTTTACTCCTTTAAAGGATACGTCGAATCCGATGCCGTTTAACACATTCTGAATGTGACGACGCTGGAAATCAGAAAGGGTGTAGCTCGGGTTAATTTCGAGCTTCGGTTTATTTGGCACTTTAATGCGGGCCGGCGTGCGAGACTGCCAATGGGACTGCGCCTGACCGGTGTCTTCGGTCGTCACTTTGTTTTGGCCGGGCAGATCACTCCAATCGCGGGCGATGCGCAACATAGTCGGGGTACGACGTGAGAACAATCCCATGCGTGGGTCGGTACGGGTCTTACCGATATGGTGCTCGTAGATTTCTTCCAGCAGGGTATAAATCTGCTGGGCTTCATCTGTGCCCGGTTCCACCACTTCTAACGCGGCTTGCGCTAAAAAGGCGTTGTAAAGGTTGCCGTGCTTTTCAATGGGGCGCTCAACCGGATACCATTCCACCGGGTGGCCTTTGTCTTTGACACGACAGAAAGAGAATGACGGGTATTGCTCTTTGCGTGGGACAACAACATTTGGTACGTGAATCACTTTAACGATTGCCATGTAGATACTCCTTAAGGGGGTTGCTATTTGATTTCGCCCATGTCGATAACCTCAACGTTGATTTGTTTGCCGAGGTTAATGATGGCGCGTTTAAACGGGTGACGGTGACAGAAACAGTCCGCAGGGCAATAGCACGCGAACGCCACTTCACCGAGATGAAATATATCCAAGAACTTATCGGGGAACTCACGCAGCTTACGGTTAATCTTCGCTGCGTAATGCCGCATGTATTCGGCTTCGTCCTCAGGCCCTTTTGCGGAGTTTTTATACACCATCAAAAAGTCCCAGTCCGGCGCGAATATCGCTTCTCCGCTTTTAATCGTAATATCCAGAAACTGGATACCCATCTTCTGTACAGAACGCCATTTGGCCATCTGTACGGTATACACCTTCAGCGTGGCCATACGGCTCCTCTTATTGTTTTTCTCTCACAACGTTATTTGAAATGCCGGTGATGTCCGGGCCGATAGTGGCAACATCTTTCGCGCTGTTTCGGCAGGCGTAAACGAAATCTTCATCGGGCTTCTGCACGCGGGTACCCTGTAACGACTGCATGCAACCAACAAACGCTTTCAGGTAAATATCTTGGTCTACCTGAATTTGTTCCGGACCATTCGGAAACGTTTTATTGGCGAACGTTAACGGTGAAACGAATAACAGCGCTAATGCGAGTTTACGCATCTTAATCTCCTGATGGACTGCTGCTGTCGGACGAACTGCTTCCACTGCTCGGGGAATCGTAGTCCGACGACGGAGTCGAATGGGTTGGGGTATCATCGTGATGGGTATCACGGGTTTTAGGGGAATGACTGGCCGGTCGGTTATCACAGGCGGCTAATTGTGCTTGCAGCATCGCCATCGAGGCGGTATCCACATTCGGGTTGTGTCGTGCATCATCCCGTTCCCGATGAAAGCGACGGGGGTTAGCGTGACGAGCAGCACTGTTACCCGTTAACCGCGATTCCATCTCAGCCTTGGTCTGCTCACGACGTTGTTGCCATTGCTTCACACTTGTCAAATACGCACAAGTAAGCTCCAGATCCCGGTCTTTTTTGTGGTAACCGGAATGCCATTCTTTTTCAACCGGGCTTATCACCACGACTTGTTTAGCACTGCTCAGGAACTTCTTCTTGCGTGATACAGAGCAGCCAAGTTCGACCGCTAATTCCTGTACCGTTTCCCAGGTAATCGTTGACATTTTAGAGAATCCTTACGAGAACAGCGTTTGAGTAGGGAACAACATTTTGATGGCCCAGACATGTGCCTGATAGCCGAGGAACGCCCAGATTAAATCCATTACCAGAAAACGCAGACTCTTTTCGTTCAGACGGTGAATGGCGTCTTTTATCCCGCCGACAAACATCCACGCCCCAAACAACAACACCAACCAGAAAAACTTGATTGCCCAATATTCCATGCTTACGCTCCACCGTACTGCTCGAGCAGTTTATCGTACTGCACGATATTCAAATTACTGATAATCCCCAACACGACATTACCCGCCACATCCCGGTAACTCACCAGAATGTGTTTACGTTCCATGTCATGCGGTTTCATCCAAATGGCCTGCGGTGACTTCGCGGACAATCGCAACCAATCCAACAACTGTGCGAGGGACTCGTGCTCAACCTTCATCTTCTTACTGGGCACTTCCAGATACACCGGCAGCAACCCAAAGGCGCGTTTGTGTATCAGGGTACCGATTAATAGCTGATCTTCCTTGGGCGCGAAACCACGGACATTGGCTTTGTGGGATTCTGACTGCAGCCCGAAATAGATGTCGGGAATGCTCATCTGCAAACAGTCGGCCAGTGCCACGATGTCGCGGTTGTAATCCACCTTAAAGTAATCCCCGACGATGTCATCAAGGGTACGTTTCGGCACCACCTTTTTCTTCACCGGTTTGTGCCAGAGTTTAGACAGGGTACGCTTGAGGCTTTCCCAACTTGTCATGCGCTCACCTTCTGCACGTAAAAGTCTTCCACTTCCACAACGTGTTTCTTGTTCACGTCGAACTTGCCGTTGTCAGCCAACAGCTTCAGCAACATGTCGTGTTTAGTCACGGTACGTTGCTCTGGCGTTAAACGCAGCGCTTCGGTGAACAGCCCTGAGTGGATGAAGTTGTCCACTAACCCGTCGTCCATCTCCGCCAAATCGAAGTGGTCATTCGGACAGGCGTACAACGCGTAACTGTGCTGCTTATAACGTTTGTCCCGCGTGTTATCAATCAGCAGGTCAACGTTGTCCGTGAAGTCCTCGAGGGTGTAATCCTCTAAGCGCATCACACGGGTGTCCACGTCAATCCCGTTTGGAGTGTCGTAATAGTGCCCGAGCCACACGTTCCACGTACGGGGTTGTTCGAACAACGCTGAGACCAGAATCTCCCCGGCGATAATACGCTGTTGACGGGTGGTGGTCAGTTGGAACCCACGGCCACCCCACGGGGCAATTTGGCGGATACTGGAAGCCACGAAAGCCATGCGGTTAATCGCGTTGTTAGCAATGTGTAACGCAGTGGTATCCATTGCTTGTTTCGGGTTGTATTTCTTGGTGCGTTTCTTTGGTGCTTTAGCCATGAGTCGGCCCCTTCAATTGTTCGAACGCCTGGCGGAATTGTTCAGCCAGTGCTTGGTAGTTGTGGTTGGTGAGCGGCTTACGGAAACAGATACGCCAGACGGGCATAAAGTTTTCCGGGGCGTAACCGGTGAAATGGCGCTCCACCGTATCGAGATACGGAGCACGGGGATGACCTGCCGGGTACGGGATTTTTGCCACTGACAGTTCGTACAGCGGTAACAGGTGACCGCAGTTCGCATTCAATAAAGAGAACAGACGTTCCATGGCTGCCAAGCCCGCGGTATCGCAGACCATGTCAAACTGGGCGTGCACCATCTCATCTTTAGGCCAGAACATCTGCACCATGCCACCGTTCAATACGTGGATGTGCGGGATACCTTCCAGACTTTCACGCAACTCCACAAACGCCATCTGCCACTCGAGCGGGATGTGGTTATTGGGTACCGCGTACATCACGTCACGTTCAAACGTGCGCAGCAGGGACAGGTCACCTGCGGGAACACAGTGATTTTGGAACATAGTAGATTCTCCGTATAGGGTCATTAGAAAGGTCGGTAACGTAAAATAAATAAAAGCAGGGTAGCCCGAAGGCTACCGGTTATAAAGCTTGTGCAATGCGCAACCACGTTGCACAGGCACTGTCGATAACATCGGGCTCCGGGCGGGCAGACAACTGAAAACGCCACGAAGGATAATAGCCGGATTGGAAATCAGCGGGGTAACGCAACCGGGACAACGTTAAGTGCATCAACTCCCCGTTGGGCGACTCCTGCCAAAACTGGTACATCTTTTCAATGTCGCCGTAACCGAGCTTATCCGCCACGAAAATCATGTGGTGAGAATGGCGGGTACGACGTTTACCGTTCTCGACACGAACGTGACCTTGACTGCACCACGCCGTTGCGATGTGCGGGTGCTCCGCAAACAACTCAATAATCGGTCGCAGTTTCGGATCAATCATCTTTTCCGCACACAACGCTTTCTGGGTACGTTCACGGAAATACGTCAGCACATCGGGGCTGACAATTGAGTTGGCAAACATTTTCTGTCCTTATGAAAATTGGGAAGCGACTTCACGGATTTGGGCTAACCACTCACAGCGGGTGTTCTCAATCACCACACGGTTAGAATCGATTTCCCCACGGAAAATCCAAGCGTGGTAATAGTTCTCGGGGTTCAGTTCCGGGTCAGAGTCTTCATCCGCCCACGGGTACACGGCCCGGACAATTTCCAGATGAGTCGGTGCGGTCAGGATGTCGTGAATCATCTCTGGCGCTAACGCTTTGATAAACGGCAATCCCTGAAACGACACCATCAGCATCAGATACGGACGATTCGCTTCACGGGTTGGGGATTCGGTGTGGCCTTCACAGCTGGCAACCACTGCCACACCCGGCTGAGCGTTGAGTAACGCCACGTGTTCGTGAATGCCGCCATCAATCACATTCGGGGTATTCAGGATAGCGGTGCACTGCTTTTTCATGCGCACCAGTACATCGGTCTTAACAATGGCGAAATCCATCAGAGGGTTCTCCGGGCTAAAGGGAAACTACGGGGCATTGCGTTTGGACTGTGCTGAAGGTCAGCAACCGCCCACGCTTCGTTGCCGGTGTCTTGTTCGGTAGGAATCAGCAGTACGTCGCCCACACCGATTTTACCCCACGCGTGGTTGGGAATTTCGATACTGCGGGTTTGTAATGCACGCGGTTTGGCGCTGGCGGCTAAACGTTCTTCTAATTCGAACGCATACATCTGCTTACGCTTGACATTATAACGAGTGAACATAGATACTCCTTAAAGGGAAATGACAAAGGTTCATGGAAATAATATCTATCTGAAAACAAATACAGACTCCCCACCCGAAGGCAGGGAGTCGGTCTAACGACCTGAGCGCGGGGAACCGGTAATCAAATCCACGATAGGCGCGCCATAGCCCGGCATAAACCGAACGATGTAGTGCACTGGATCAATAATTACCTGCGCACCAATGTGCGGAATCATCGCGAACAGTTCGGTTGGGATATCGAAATGAAAATCACTGTCGATATTCTCGAACTCGACAATATCTTTATCGAAGTTCACGCAGGTTGCATTAACCCGCCGCGGATTCTCCCCACCACCCATCGGTTGCTGGAAAGCGGCGGCGCAGGCCATTCTCCACGCTTCAGGATTGCTGGACTGCTTCAGCATTAATGCGGCTCCGGCTCGATGTGGTGCTTACCGATTAACTGGAAGCTGTTTTTGCCGGTGCTTTTCGCGACGGCCCACATCCAGTTGTTGGTGGTCGGGTCTTGCCACGACGCCAGTTCACACGGGATGGTGATTTCAGACACATCGACTTCCGGATGGAACAGCAGGAACTCGTTCTCATCGCCGTCGTGAATCACGTACTGACCTTCTTCCATGCCTACGACTTTCGCCAGTCCCACTTCTACAGCGGCATGACCTTCGATGCTATCACCGGTGGCGGACACGGTAGTGTTTTGACATTTTGGTAAATCACGATTAATAGCGCTAAGCCACATCAGTTGTTACTCCAGTTTAGGGTTTTGTACATAAAGAGGTACACAACCGTAAAAAGAAAAAGAACTCTCCTTACCCGAAGGTAAGGAGAGCCCATTACGCGTCTTCGTCGTCGCGGTCGTCAAACAGAATCGACGCGATTACATAGCGGGCCAAACGCTGTCTGGCGTCTTCCCCGGTTGCAACCAACGTCTCGCCTTCTAACTGCTCGGCGTACAATTCCTGACACTCGTCGATGACCGAACGAATCGCGGCGATTTTGTCCTGAATCTCTTCAGAGGGAATCAGCTCTTTGTCCATTATCATGGTCGCATCAGCGGGTTCCACACTGGTGAAGTTCAGTTCGTTTAGCAGACCGACGTGTGCGGCGTTAGACCCGATTAACCCGACCAGCGCTTTCTCAAAGCGTGAACGGTGTTCGTCGTCTAAAGGCTCACCGGTGATGATTTCATGGTAGCCCGAATAAAGCTCGTTATCCGTGGCGTCCGACTTACTGCGAATGTCCAAGTCGAAATCATGTTGGGCGAGCTGCTGCAGTTCAATCAGTTTCATCAGCAAACCTCTAACATTAGGGGGTCATACAATTACGCGGGTTCAGCTTGACGCTGAATCAACGTCTCACCGTTCACTTCTTCAAAAGTGCTATACTCGTGCAGGCTGTAGTCTGCGAGTATGCCGTCCCGGTGCTTGGCTTTCGCCAGCAGCTTCGTGATGACACGATCAATCGTTCGTGTTTTCTCACCGGGAATCACAATGTACAGACGACGGGTGAGGTGGTCTACGACACCGTGAAACGCAACATCTTCTCCGTCTTTGATTTCGTAGACGATGTCTTTGTTTTTTGCTAAGCGGCGGTTAATCTGCATTCTTACTCCTTCAATAGGTGGTCTGTTAAGATAACGGTGGTGAGAACAGTCTGGTATTGCCGTTCAGCAGCGACACCCAATAGCGGGTTACTGAGGGCGGCAGAAATGGTACCTTGGCCACGTTGACCAGCCAGATAGTCGAACGCGTCGAGGAGGATGTCGAGCGTTTCTAAATCCGGGGCAATGGTGGCTAACAACCCAGCGGTATTGGCACTGTCATCAGTGACGATACAGCCCCGCATATTGCCATCACGGTACATGTGAATACTGGCATGTCCCTCGGCTAATAAGCGCATTACTTCACTCTGCCCCTGCACGTGCATGAATTCCAAAAACGTCGACATCTCTTCCGATGTGAGAATCGCGTTGAAATCCACCCACGGTGGGGGTGTCTCAGGAAACCCTGAGGCTTTGGTCATGATAACCCGGCACAATTGCCAACCGTCAGCCGTATACAAACTCGGCTGCGTGGTGTATATCTGAATCTCTTTGAGACCCAGAAACGCCGGCAACTGCGTCATGTCCACCGGGTCATCCGTCAGGGCGATGTAACTGGACACTACCCCTGAATGAAACTCCCGGTCGATGTGCATAAACAGCAGACGGGCTTTGGCAATAATGAAGACACGTCGTTCGGTCTTCAGGTCAAGAGGCGTGTCCAACCACGCTTTGACCTCGGCTACGTACTTTGGGTTTTCCCATTCCCCACGTAGCACCTGCTCGGTGATGTCATTTACCATGTTAGCTCCTAGTAGACCTGGCCTATCCCCCTTCCGGCGATGCCGTAATGCAGGGAGACTACCTCGGTCGTGACATGGGGTAAACTTTTGAACGAGACATGTAAAGGGAAGGCTTGAACACAAGGCTTGCGTAAACGTTTCGCCTCACGGATGAACGCGTTCAGTAACAGAATGCTCCAATCCAGCCAGTTACGGCTACCGGGCACAGCGTCTATGAACGTCCCCTCCGAATTCAACCTTTCTTTACACTCGCCGTAAAACAACGCCCCGACAATATCGCCGTTGTCGTTGGGCACCACTACCCCGTTGGCGAGTCCATACGCTAGGTCGCGTAGCATATCTGCTGCACGCTTCCCATCGCGGGCTATCGCCATCTTCCCTAAAGAAACTGATTGTGAAAGTGTAAGCTCATCCAAACGCAGGTACGTCATTTCGGGCAATGGCGCAGCACGTTCAACGGTGAACTTGATACGTTGCGACAACGCCGTGAGTCCGGTTTGTTCGCACGCTTCGTGGAACGCAAAGTCCTCCGGCTGAGTCGTGACATCGAGTTCCACACACTTCAGTTCTTTCAATACCGCTTTCCAACCGGCAAAGACTTTGTCGGTTAACGGCACAATCGAATGGACATACAGGCGTTCAGATGCAACCATGCCTGTAAAGTACATCATTACCACGTTGGTTTTGGACGCCACCAGGTAATGCGAGATGTTCGGGTCGCTTTGTAAGTAAAAGCGGAAACGTTCACGCATTTCTTTTAAGGTGGTGAACAAACCGTTGAATGACACCTTTTGATCAGCCTTCTCGGTGTCGCTGAGATTATACACACGCATAGGGTTCCCTCGTCAGAATAAGGTCGCAATCACCTCGTTGACCTTGCCACGCTTTTTGGCATCCGAGTTCATGTAACGTCCGACTTCAATACTCGTGAAGTCGAAACCATGATAAATCTCTCGGGTCAATAACGTATCAGAGTTTGACAGTACCACTTTGGCACCGGCACCGTTCGCCGCTATCAGGCTAGCAGCCAGCTGACGGTGGTCGGGTTGTCGGAACTCTTTCGCGTGGTATTGGGCAAACGAGGCGGTTTTGCTGCTGGGCACGTACGGTGGGTCGGCGTAAACCACCACCTGCTTTGAACCTTGCTGCTGTGCGTGTAGTAATGTCTGCTGAAAATCAGCAGTTAAAAAGGTGACCTTACTCCGTTTTACCTTTTTGGCAAATGCGCGGATCTCATCAACTGGTAAATACGGAGGTGACGGGTGTTTCCCGTACGGGACATTGTACGCACCGTCTGCATTGTAGCGACACAAGCCGTTATAGCCGTGACGGTTCAGATACAGAAAGTGTGCAGCCCTGTCCTCTTTGGACTGTGGGGCGCAAGTCTTGTCATTAAACGCCGAACGATAGCTCCGGTACCAGTCACCGTTACCGTTACGGAACAACTCCCGTGCCAGTTCAATCAGGTACTCAGGTCGATCGGCAGCCACTTCAAATAACTGAATCAAATCCGGATTGGAATCCGCCAAAATGTATTCAGGATAATCAGTGTTCAGAAACACCGAAGCACCCCCGACAAACGGTTCAATGAACACGTCACCGGGCGGCAGCTTCTGTTTCAGCGCGTCCATTACACGGGATTTACCCCCCATCCATTTAACAAATGGTCTTTGCATCCGAAATACCCCTTACAACGCGCTGTAAAGCCCTTAGCGCGTTTTATTATAATTTTGTATAGTAGGTCTACCTATCAACTGTGCAGGGCGTGGTGACCCCTTACGGTGCTTCTGCTCGTCTTTACTGTCCATCTCGGATTCGTGACGACTCAATCCGTAAACCGGCATTATCTGTCGGAATCGCAAGACGTTCTTGAACAGGTGCTCAGACGCGGCGTTCTCCGCAAACACCGTGGCGTAGACCGTGGGGCCTAAACCGGCAGCATGCTTTAATACCGCGGCTATCAGCTTACGTCCGTAACGTTTACCCCGTTCTTCGAGTGCCACACCCACACCCTGCACCACCACGGTACCCGGTTCCAGACGGTGACATTGTGCATAGCCCACAATCTTGCGTTCCGGATTACGAATGATGAACGTCTCGTAACGGAAATCCGCAATCCGTTCCATGACATCCTGGAAGAAACTGCCTTCGCCCGGACGCCGTTTCAGGGGGTCAGTACGCAAGTCCCCAAAGTACGCATCTGACATGATTTCACGAAGTCGGTCAGCATCTTCTTTGGAGAGTTTGTAGTACGCTTCCCCGGAGATGTTCTCCACGTCTCTCGACACCGGGAAATTGCGGTAGGTGGAAACGTCACCTTGCCACACTGTCTCGGCGAGGGTAAACCCGTGGATGGTCAGAATCTTCACCACTTCCGGGGACGGGGCAGGGACGGTCATGACTTCAAAGCCGGTGTGGTCTAACAAGTCCACCAAGAATTGTCGGGTGACTTTCCCTGAGCCCAATTCCTGGAAGTAGTTACACAACAGCGAGTCGGCACCCTCTGTGAATGACGTCACAGCGTACGCACTCGGATACCCGGCGTCGTTGACCTGCGCATAGCAGCGCACGGTTTCGTTCTTGGTGATTTTCTTCAATCGTTCCATGTCAGCGGGACGACTGTCGAGGGCGGCTATGAACTCTGCGGTTTTCAGCACCCCCGGTAACAATCTGATGATTGGCACGGTAAAGACTCCTGTATAATGGCATGCATAGAGAGACGATAAAACGTAAAAAGAAAAAAGAAAGACCACCCGAAGGTGGTCTCAGAATTACAGGCGTTTCGATTCCACGCTTAACATCGCATCGACGATAACTTTGTTGCGGGGGTCTTCGAAGAACGTCTTAGTGTTAGGCCACGTCCCATCACGGTAGGAGCGTTCCAACGTCATTTTTCGCAATTCCCCGTTACCGTGGTCACGCAATCCCGCGCTGAAACTGTATTCACAGGAAAGCTTAGCCGGCGTTGTCCGATCCATTTTCAGATTGAACAGGAACATGGTGAGTTTTCGGGTGATCGGCCCGATACGGTAGTTGGACGCCCGCAGGTTATGTTCCACAGACACTATCGACTGCCATCTGTAGATTTTATCCGACACTGGCTTACCTGACATCTTCGATACCAGCAACATGTCATAACGTAGCAAGTCGTAGAAGATAGGATCTTTCGCTTTAATAACGGCTTGTAGGTTGTTCGCCATCGCAACCTGCATCTGGACGTCATTCGCGTATTGGCGGAAGAAACGCTTGGCCGCTTCCGCGTAGAGTTTATTCCTTATCTCGCGCAACACCTCACCTTCAGTCATGCGAGGATATTGCACACCGTCGCTACAAATTGAAACAACCGCATCTGACTTGGCATCTGCGATAACTACCGAAGCCCCGTAATCCTTCCCGGTTCTCATCACGCAATAGACAACGATAGTTGCATCCGGTAACAGTTCACTGTGTTCCAGTGTAAAAGCATCTGACTCAATGATGTCACGGATGTTAGCGCCGATTTTGATTTCCATCTTGGTATCTCTCTTAGGTTTTAAGTTGGTGCGCTTTGCCCGGCGCACATCGGGTAAGGATTCTTACAGTACCGCGACTTCACAACGCAGGCCCCAGCGTTCGTTACCGAAGCCGATGGCGCGCATTGGGTCAGACCATGTCGCGTTGTTGCACGACAGCAATAACTTGAGGTTGTTCTTGGCGCAGTAGTCCATCGCCACATCCAGCACGTCATCTGCTGCAGCGTCGTACTCGCCCAGACACATCACTTGCAGAATTTCATCGTCACCGACAGCAGTCTGCAGACCCACGTAGACTTTATCGCCTTGCAGGATAGTGATGTGGGTGTCTTCACGTTGCACCTGATACTCGGCAACGTCTTTCTCTTTTGGCTCCGCCAGCGTCAGGTTCAGTGACTCCACCGTCCAGTCGTCACCAACCGGGAACTCGTAGTTTTCATCCACGTAGACCCGCACTGCGGTCGCGCGGGTGTAATACTGGGTCAGGGAGCGCAGGTCTTCACGCAGACAGTTAGCCGCAAGCACTACGCTAACAATGTCCGCATCCAATACGCAAAACGCCACACGGTCAACCGTGAAATCATCGGCGATATGTACAAAGGTTTCAATCGGTAACGCAGTGTCCGCCAAATTCACGAAATAGGCGAGCTGTTCCTGATGTTCAATCAGGCTGTCGGACAGATTGGTCAGGTCGAGTTGTTCGATTTTAGTTAACATAATTGAGTCTCCTTAAGGGGGGGGTATAACGATTGAGGTACTTCACAAAAAATAAGCCACCCGAAGGTGGCCATGATTATTTACCCATCAGTTCACGAATCTGCTTGTGCAGGTCATCAACTAATTTGTGGTTGTTAGCCTGCATTGCTTCATGCAGGTCTGTGCACAGGACAGCCAGACGCACGCCGTAATTTACTTCGCGTGGCTCCACAGAAGGAGCTGGGATTACCGCCTCTTCTTTAGCAGAGAAAAGGTTGACGATGGACAGAACTGCATTAAACATGGTAGACTCCTGGAGTTTAAGTTTAAGGTTATTTAACAGTAAGGTACGGGAATTCGCCGCGTGCTTTGCGCAGGCGATAAGTCTGAAGATTGCTCGGGCGCGCCATGGCATAGCCAGATTCCTCGTTGGCACTATTCAGGCTAAACAGCGCTGCTGTACAACGAGCGACTGTCTTCGCATCCTTGGTGGAGTTAGCAATGGCTAACAGGTGACCGATACGCGCAACTTCTTCACCGAAGAAGCCGAGGTCAGTATTGGCCTGGAAAGTATTCAGTAACGGGTTAACCACTTCTTTCTTAGCAGTGGCTTTCTTTTCAGAACCGAACAGAGCAGATAAAAATGACATGATGAATCTCCTTAATGGGGGTTAGGTTAGAGAGATTAATGTATTCTCTCACCTTAGTAATATCTATCTGAAATCTTTTTCGTTCAAACCGGTGAACAAAAAAGAAAAGGGAACCCGAAGGCTCCCTTTAATCACCCTAACCTCGCACAATCGTTTTCACGATTTGTGAGATGCGGGCTTCTGTGACACCGTAGATTTTGGCTTGGGTTTTGTTCTGGATGCCGGAGAGATACCCCAGACACACATTCAAATCCCGGATGTTGCGCATCACGCCATCGATGTTACGGATGTGTTCCACGTGGGTCGGAGGGACAACCCCACTGTCGGGCAACGCCGCCATCAGCTCACGCAGTTTGGTGGTTTGCAGTTTCAGTGCACGGTGAACACCGTCACGTTTGATTTGCCGAGTGGCTTCTGAGAACGACTTCATGACTACACCAAACGCAGACGATGGTGTGCATGATGACCTACACCCTTGATGCGGGTTTGGTATTCCAGTGCCGATTCGATGTGGACACGCACCTGCACTTTCCCGTTAATGGAACGTACCCCGTATTCGAAATCAATCCCTAACGCTTCTGCTACTGCTGTCAGCGCTTCGAGAGAGACTTTGTCTTTACGGTCGTTCTTGATAAGACTTATCACCGTGGAAGAGACGCCACAGACTTGGGCAATCTCTTTCTGGGTGTGGTGGTTATTCAAACGGTCAACCACGAGAGAAAGCTGGTTGAGGAAGACATTTTTCAATTTCGCCAGGTGGGCGTTACGGATACGTTTTGACATGTAGATTCTCCTTACGGTGTTTTATTAGCGGGTGTACAGTGGGATATAAAGAACATGGCTAACGACGCGACCCAGTCGCAGATTCTCTTTGTAGAAGTAATCCGCACTGACGGCAATGCATGGCGTGGTACGACCGTTAGGTCCGCCTACCGCATCGTAATCGTTAATACGCAGTTCCCACGTCGTGATGGGAATTGACCCGCCGAGAACTTTGGTAAACTCGGCGTAGGCTTTGTGGTTAAACGGTGCATGACCATCGCTAACACGATGGGTCAGGTGTGGCCAATCCTGCGGTTTCAGTTTTGACCACTCCCCACATTCACAGTCATTACGAAACTGCATAGCGTGCTTCACGAGTAAACAGTTAAGCTTGTAGTTTTTCAGCGCTTCCCGTAAACCGACTTGGTTCTTATCCTTTAGAAAACTGTTTAACATGAGATACTCCTTAAGGGTGTGACTTATTGTTTATTGGTGTGGTAATACAACGGGACGAGGAAATGACGACGGTCACACTCGTTCCATTTGCAATGGTCTTTCAAACTGTCGCTGTAGAAACGCGAAGGGATGCACACACAGGGTGTGGCTTTCAGGTGGTTCCATCTCAGGATATCCGCCCTCTTCTCTTGGCACTCCCACACGTCAAGCTTCGTGCCGTAGGGGATAATCTTCAACAACTTTTGATACGCGTCCTCATCGAAACGGACAACGCCTTCTTCGAAATCGGCATGGCGAATAACTTCTTCGCTGGTGATGCTGTGATAGTGCATCAAGTTACGGAATGAACGTCCGTGCTTTCTGACCCAGAACCCTACGCGCATTTTAGTGATGAAAAAACCGATACTGTCTTTAAGTGATTCAAACATAATTTTTCTCCTGTTTTAGTTGTTATGTTTTTGAGTTTATTGCTAATACTCACAATGATAATATCTATCCGTAAATTTTTAGAATGAAAAAAGAAAGCCCCACCTCCGAAGAGATGGGGGTATAACTAACGGGTGAGTTCGTACACCAGTTTGGCAATGTCCGCCGGTTTGAAATCCCCGGGTGGCATCGCGATGTGGTTGTAACGGTTCCCGCCTTCAGTCAGGATGTGCATCGCAAAACGGAAGCTCTCACGCAGACCATTCCACGTGTCTTCGTTCTTCACGTATTTGTAGGTCAGCACATCGTCTTCCCACGGCTTGCCTTCCAGCAATAAACGTTGCTTAGCGCGTACCATGGCGGTGGTGTAATCAATGTCCAGCGAGACAAACGTATTCGGTGGGGTCATACGTTCCCGCAGTCCTGAACTGAAGATGGCTTGCTTGCCAACCTCACCCTGATGCACAGTGGTGGAGGCCAGGAAGTGATCCATAATCACAAAGTCGTACTGCTTGTTGATTGGGTCATCCAGCGTAGCTTTGAAATCCGCAACCAATGCGTCCGCCACTATCTCTGGTGCTGCTGACTGGAGCATCAGTCGACGGGCATGTTGGCCAGTAGGGGAATCGGTACGGGGGTTGCCGTACACAACGACCTTGTAGCCCATGGCTTCTAAGGCGGTCTTAACCGCACGAATCAAAAAGCTTTTACCCGCGTAATCCGGGCCATCAAATGAAGCAATTCTGGTCACAGTGTTCTTATCCGTTGCTGTGGGTGGTAGTCACACCATAAGGGTAAAGCGTAAAAGAAAACCAAACCCTCTTCCGAAGAAGAGGGCGGGGCTTACTGGTGGTCAACCGTGGGGTCAGACCACTCGTCGGTCGTGTCAGGCATCTCTAACACGGCCGCTTTCTCTGAGGTGATAACCATCGCGGTAATCGCCCGTTCCGCCATAAAGTGTTGAAGCAGCAACGACTCTTGTTCGTTGTTGACAATCACCAGATGGGCTGAACGCAACAGCTCCACAGCCGCTGCCGCTTGCGACGGACTGACCGGGAGTTTGTTATCTGCGATAATCGACTGTAAGCGTGCACGGGACATCCCGCTAACGTTACACGTGTCGAAGCGCAGGTCGATAATGCCTTCACGGTTCATGGGTACCACCTGTGGGGTTTTCAGTAACCCTTTGTAGGGTGACTTGGCACGGACTTTGTGAATCTCACACACCGCTTTGTGCAGGATACCGCGAATACGGTTACTGTCCCACACCACCGGCGGTTTCTTCAGGTTGGCCACTTTGCAGGCGATGTTCACCACCACCGACATGTGATACAACCGCATGAACTGTCCGCGACGAATACGTAAACGTGATGGCAGTTCACCGTGATTAAGAATGTACGAATTGGCCACCAACAAAATTGAATCGAGAATCATCATCTCCTCCTAAAAGCCATTGACAACAGCACGGATGAACTCATATACCGTGCGTTTGTGCGCTTCAAGAGGATATGTAAACTGCTCGAAGTTGTCACACCAACGAATCGGGTGCACGCTAACCTTGTTAATGGTCACGTGGGATTTCAGTACCGCGAAGTATTCTGCGCTGATACGAAAGTTGAGTACAATCATATCATCTCCTACGGAGACGGCTAAGCGCGTGGCTTCTATCCCTCGATCCACCAATTCAGAACTCAGCTCCACGTGCGGCGCATCCGGGGTGTGTTCCAGAATGTACGCCACGTCGTGTAACTTTCCGTCCTTGGCCGGGGTCAGCCGGGTTAATGCTGCGGTGTAACGTTCAAGCTCTCGATAGAACATTTCTCCAGCCTCGTGTCTCGACCGTAGGGCAGAATGTTGTGGAGACCACAATACCCTTCGGTTTTCAGTGAGCGCATCGACACGTAACGCGAGTAGAACATCAGGTATTTATAGAACGTGGCCAGCGAAACGTCTTTGTCCGTCACCAGCAAATAGTCGGTGTTGTCAGCATCCTGCACCGTGACACGAATGCCGGTGTAGATAACCTCACCCACGGTAAATCTCACGGGTTGTACGGAGACCGGGGAGTTGTCTACCCCGACCTGAAACGCCTTCTGACCTGTCCAGTAAATACCTCTTACGGTTGCGTCACATGTCTTACGCATTTCTCCTGCTTGGCACACATGTTCAAAGCTTGCGCGCTGACGCGCATCACAAGTCGTTGCCAGACGTTTGATGTCCTCGTCTGTCAGATACTGATTAACACCCGGTGGTAAACGCCAGAACTGTCCTAAAGCCCGGACAGTTCGCCAACCCGGACGGTTGATTGCATGGTAGCGTTTAACCCCAAACGTAAAACGTTGACCGCTGTGATGCGGCACAGTGCGAAAGTGTGTCATGCCTAGAGCTCCAGAGTCATTGTCTGGGATTCGGTTTTAAAGCCGAATGACTGATAAAGGCGTTGGGCACCGACGTTCGAATCGACCACGTGGAGCTCAGCCCACTGACAGCCTTTCTTGCGTCCGTATTCCTGCACCCATTGCATCAGTGCACGACCCGTCCCTTTACCCCGCTCACTGGGCACCACGTAAAAGTTGTGGATGTATAGAAAGCGGTCACCAGACTTGCTGTATGAAAAATGTAGAAAGCCAACCAGCTCACCCGTCGCTTCATCGATTGCCAATGCCACTGATTCCCCCGGACCCCACAACCGCTCCAGCTCACCGAAAGCACGGTAGGCGGTACGGTTGGAGATATCTTTAATCAGGGTCTTCATGGCAAAGAACAACTCGTTGTATAACGCAAGTAGCTGTTTGTAATAGAGTTGCCCCAGTTTAGACTGAGGCGAAAGGGCGATTTTAATAATCATGCGCCTTCCTTAATCGACTGGCGAACGTATTCCAGCAACCCCTCCGCTGAACGCACCAACGCGGTAACAAACGCGTCGTTTAGGGCCATGGAGGTTTTGTAGTAACCGGTCACACGACGCAGGTCTTTCAATGCGACGTTCTTTAAATCCGCTTTCAGGGTTTCCGCTTCTTCGTCCACCGCGGTGTAGCCGGTGAGCTTGCGTTTGACACCCAGTTCGCGTAACGTGGTCACCGCCTGACGAACGCCTTTGAGTGCACGTTCGCAGTCCGACTTAGACAGACTCGGCAGGGTATGCCCGTAATCCCCGTCTTTGGCAACCGCATAAGTGATGAGGCCATTGTCACGTTCGACAACCACCACGTTCCCACCGAAACAAGTCGCTTTGACTTCTTTGGTAGGACTCACAATCCCGATGAGTTTCGAAGCACGTTTGACCGCCCAGTCGGTTGACCGGCCCATGCGTTCCAGCACCCCGTGCTCATCCACTTTCTTACCTTTGAAGATACTGCGCACCTGCACCGTGAATTCGTCGATACGGGCTTCAATCACTTTGGAGTGACCGGTGAACTCGATGGTTTTATCGATGCTCACTTTATCTTCAAAACAAACCTTGGACGTCCACGCCCCGGCTTCCACTGTCCCTTTCTTTAACTCGTCGGCGTCTTTCAACTCACCTTCAAGTTTGTTCAGCTGCTTTTCAAGGATAGTGGCTTTACTGGTGACGTGGGCGATTTTCTTCGTGGTGTCTTTGGCGAGTTCATCCGCAAAGCCCACAAAGCGCATGGCCAACTGATGCGACGCACGGCCAGCGGCATTGACGCCTTTCATCAGTTGTTTGTTGCCGGCACGACCCACCGCTGTAGCACCCTTGCCCGCGAGTCGGGCAGCTTTCCCGCCGTAGACACGCGCCAGACTGCCCTGGCTTTGGGCGTCGTGTACCGCCTGCGCTCTTTCCATCATCGCAGACGATTCGGTACCCACAAACGGCTCGTCGTCCATCGACAAGCACCAGCGTTTACGAATCGACAGGACTGCCGCGTTGTCGGGACGAACCCCAATAGATTCCAATGCGACCAACCTGTCATAATCGTCACAGAGGATTTCAAAATCCAGTTCGAGCGACATACGCGGCTCTCCGTGTTAAGATTCGATAGTGTAGTAGTAATAGCGGTTGGGCCAACGCACGGCGATAGCAAATAACTCGCCAGTGTCCCCGTCGTAATACATTACCACACGGCCTTTTACCGTATCGTCGGTGGAGGTCTTAAAGTTTCTGTCGTTCAGATACTGGAAGAACTCCTCCTCCGGTTGTTTCCACGGCGTTAACGCCGGTGGCGGGGGCGGTGGTAATGCTACCGGTGGGAAGAATGCGCTGTGTAACCGCTGCCATAAAGAGGTTTTCTGCATGTGTGCCTCAGAGGATTCATAATAAACGCAAGGACGCCAACCATTGGTCGCCATCGCGTGCATGATGGTACGTCGGCACGTTAACGGATTTGGCGTAGGCCACTCCCATTGCGGTACCCCCTTTGGGGTTGCCTCTCTTATCCAGCGGGGCAGAATAATAGACTGCGTCCACCGGCGTGAGTAAATCGTCACCCATAATGATATTCAGGTTACGTCCGTGGAGTTTCATGGAAACGTCGTCAAGGTAATCGGGTGCTGGGTGTAGCGAGCGGACAATGCTGTTATACATCTCGGTCTGCTCAATCACGCGGAAGTCCACGTTAGGGTTTTTGGTTTTTAACCACAGTTTCTTATCGTCGGGTAAATAGCACATAAACGACACGCGATCGTCAGTCGCGAAGACGCGGGCAATCGTGAATTGAATCTGATCCGGCCCTTTCCAACAACCGCCGCTGGTCCACTCGACGGTATAACCTTTCTCCAGTAATATCGTGGTGCCCAGTAACAACTTATCGTACATTTCTTTCATGGTTTCGGGGTCGGTCTCACGTGAGCCGATGACTGCTAAGCGGTATTTTTTCATGGGTAAGTGTCCTCCTATAGGGAAGTCCCTGATATGCAAAAAATAAGAGGAAATTCCCTCCCCGAAGGGAGGGCGGTGGGCTAGTAGAACTTGCCCTTTTCGAATCCGTTCAGTTGTCTCAATGTGACCAGTTCCTTCAGGCCAATCGGGACATCCACTAATAAGGTCACGCTGCCCGTGTAGGCAACGTTGGTACTGGCGGCCGTAATCGTTACGCGCCGGTTGCGGTAATCAAACGCAAAGGTGTAGTCGGTTTCATCCAGATACAACTGACTGGCCAGACTCGCGATTAACGTCGGGATGGTGATTGTTTGTGTATTGCGATCCAACCCCACCTGTGCAGGTGTTAAAAGAGGAGGGGTCGTCCAGATGTTCGCGAGGGACATGCGGATGTAACTGAACGTCACCCAGTCTCCCACCACATCCGAAGGGGCGGTCAACAGGTCAAGCTCGATACTGGTGTTGGCTCCCGCGCCCGTGCTCAGGGAGACCGTCTTCAGGTTACGCAGCGCAAACTGTGCTGGGGTGTAACTGAAGTGGTTGTCGAAGTTCATCTGTCCAATTAGCAAAGTAAGCGGGGACAAGGTGAAATCAACGGGGTAAACATCCGCGGGTGCGGTGTCAGTGGAACCAATGGGAATCGGCTTAAAGCCTAAGAGGTTCCGTTGGGTTACGTCTTCGCCCCAATAATGCGGCAGAGCGTAAACAAAGGTTTCCGCGAACACAAACGAGTCGCACATAAAGGTCAATAACCAACGTTGGTCACTGTCACTGTAACGTACGAAACAGGCGTTCGGTGCATTGGTGATACGGCCTAAGGTAAACCCGAGTTGGGTTAATGCCGCTTCTACCATCGTTCGTCCGGCATTATCCCATGTACCGTTGGAGCTCGGTACCGACAGCGGGTTAAACCACGCCAACTCAGTGGGGCTGAACGTGAGAACATCCCCTAACTGAATTTTGGTGTGCTGAACGTCAACGTAATCGTCGTTCGCACTGAGATTGGACAAACGCACAGTATAGAAACCCGGAACAAACGATTCCAGTTTTTCGATACCGGTGTTCGCCACACTGAGGTCGGTTTTCACCGTGTCAGCGTTAGCGAAATTCACCAAGTCTAAAAGTGACTGTTGGTGTGTTCGGGTGCGGTCAATGATAAACGACATAGTCCGTCTCCGAAAGTAAAGACACCCGACCCACCGAAGTGAGTCGGGTAGGGGTCAGTAACCGTACAGCGGGTAACGCGCCAGTACCGTCTTTCCCACCCAAAAGGTCAAGAACTGTGTGGCCACAGTCTTCACATCTGATGGGGGTGCTGACAGCTCTGCACGCACGCCCGCATAACAACTCCCGGCGTCAATAAACTGGTAGGTTTTCAGTTTGGTGTTCACCAAATAGAATCCCCCACCGGGACAGACCTCCGTTTTCCCAAAGTTCACCACGGCGAAATCGCCACCTTCCGATACGGTACGCGCTCTATCGGTTGCGCCGAATTTCACCTTGGCTTCGTCGGGGCTGTTGGGTTGATACCCCAGCATTTCATTCGGATTGAACGCAGCCGCGTGAACTGTGTGTGTCAACAACAACAGGAAAATAACAGACAATACAGAACGCATCAATTCATATCCTCTTCCAGATAGGCGAGAAGCCAAGTTTGTCTTTCTAACCGCGGCAGCATATTGCGCGTGTTTGGAGACCACCGCAGCTCGTGAACAAACTGTTTTGTGAAACGATGCCAGTGATAGGTGAAAGACTTCGTGTCCATTTTCGCTTCACGAAGTACCTCCTCCCACTCTAAGTCCTTGATGAAACCGTCTATCACGAGATAAACCGATTCCCGCCAACTGCTGCGTCGAAAATGACGGTACAGGTGGATCTTCAAGTCGTTATAGTTTTTTCGACTGGTCCGCATTGCTGGTGTAGACTTCGGTAATGCAAGTTTAATGTGGTGATGGTGCAGAATGTTCACTGGCACACCGCGCACGGTTGACTTTTGCAAATCAACTGCCGCAGCCGGTAGACGTTCGGTGCGTTTCACCACAATAGCATCACAATCACGCTGTTCACGTGTTTCGTAAACGACACGATACATTTTTTATTCTTCCCGAGAGCTTAATACATTTTTTTACCCACCGAGATAAAGACCGGCACCGTTTTGACAAACTTGGCGATACCAGCCTCAACCGACGGAGTTGTCGGTTGTGTTGCCGTGTTCGTCATACGGAAATATCGCTTATTATCCGCCCCCAGTAGCTGGTTCTCAATGCGCCAGCCTTTGCGGAGGAAGAAACAGAGACCATTGCTATTACTTTGTTCCACCCGGGTCGAGAGTTTACGGTCGGCGGTTAAAGACCGAACGTAATTCACCAGATAACTTCCCACCCCACTTAAGCGTGATTCTTCAGGTACATAGAGGTAGGACACCTCACCCGCACTGTAGATTATCGCCCCACGGACGATATCATCCTCCACGGCCATCACGACACTCAACGGCTCGGCACGGTAGCTGTTCTCCGTGGCCAGATAGTTAAAGAGTTCGGGATAGAGCTCATGGGATATCTTGTCTAACGCGACAGGTATCACGTTCATTCGTTAGTCTCTCTGTTCGTGGTGTTCCACAAGGCTAAGAAAATGGTCCCACGCCATGTCCGCACGATGTTGACTCTCCCGCGGCAAACCCGGTAGCAGTTTGTTTAAGGGGATATCGTGCAATAGCGTGTGAGCAGCAGCTCTGTTCCAGTTACGGTGGTCGACCATCTCGTCTTCCAGCTGACGCAATAACGCATCCACTGTCAGGGGTTGATAGTTCAAGCGCGGACGAACCCACGTGATCAACAAGTGGTTGACCTTCGGACGGTTGACCCAACTGAGACTAAAGCCGTGCTCAAAACGGTTCTTTCCAGATACATCGACGCCAACACACGCCTCATAGAGATTGCGAAGAATCAGCAGTCGTTTCAAGAACGCCTCGACGGTCTTGTGATTCTGGAAGTGCAGGGCCTGTGCCAACCCAGTGGACTGCATCAACCAACGGTGGAAGTTCAGTCCCCAACGCCCCTCCGGGAAGTTCCGGGGCTGCTCGGCGGGTGTCGCGCCGTTGCGTTCCAGTACGTCTTTCAACGTCAGCTCAATAATCTTGCGTTTGGTCTCAAGCGTGTAGCGGTAGCCTTTGTCATTACTGAAATGTACCAGTAACTCGTCGACGGGTAACACAACGACCCGTTTATCTAAATGTAAATCCATAATGTCACCCTCGGTTAAGTACACACCAAATAACCAAGGCGTAAAAAGAAAAAGACCGAACCCTTTGGGGTTCGGTATCTTTATTTCGTTTGGGTCGGTGCTGAGGCGTTGGCTTTGTTCATTTTGTGCTCCACCACTTTCGCGGAGATAGCCAGTGAACTGTACGCCAGCGTTTTGATGGGCACGGCAATCATCGCAATACACACCCCAATCGGGATAAGTGCGGTGAGCAGGGCATCCATCCGATCCACAACCGGTTGCTGCAGTGTGTCGTACTCTAACACCCCGGTAATGCCCACAGTGGACAACACCAAAAATACCACCAGTACCCGCATTCCCGCAGTCATGGTTGGCCAGAGTGTTAAGACGGTTTCCTTGCTGTACTTTGCATCCATCCCCTCAATTGAGTCCACCGCGAGTTTCTGGAACGCTTCTGCCATCACCCCGACTTTGTCCACGATAAACGGACGCAGTTGGGAAAGGATAGAGTTCGCAGGCATCGTGATGTCAATCGCACCCGACCCTAAGGTCTGTACCGCGGTCTGGACGGTGTTCGCTTCTTCCGGGGTGAGCACACGGTCACCGGCCTGAATCAGCGTGTCCAGCAACGCCGGTGCGGCGGTTTGCAAGGAGTCTGTCATCGTATTACCTCCGTCGTTTACCCTTGCGAGCTTTCGGCTTCTTAGGCTTCTTCTCACGCGGGGGCATCAGACTGTTCAGATTTAACAACGAAATGCGCATGAACGCATTACCTACCGCCACGGCATCGATGGAGTGTTCATCAAGCAGATTCAAATCAATCAGCGTGCTCTCACCGTATAACCCTTTCACTGCGGCGGCCATGTGGGTTTTGTCGGTGCCTTTGGCATTGACGCCCACATAGTTTTTCACAAGAATAGGGTTGTAGCCGTGTAACGTCATGTGCGGGTAAACCTGAAAGAGGGTTTGACGCAGCATGCGCTGCAGCTCGACCCCCGACTCGTAAGCCGAGAGTTTCGCGCGTTGCATAAAGGGTGTTTCAGTGCAGGCAAAGGTAGGACGGGCGATGCTCAGGAAATCCCGCCACCCGGCTTCTAATCCGGCCATGCGGTGGTCACGCTTACCGCAGGCTTCAGAGAAACTCGATTGGTGGGTCGGGTCTGGCACGTGCAGGGTTTCTGACCACACCACTTTGGCCAAGTCTTCACCCCACACCCAATCCAACACAGCTAACCCCAGATACGATGTTCCGGGGTCGACGCAAGCGATGCGAACCGAGTTATCAGGAAACTCCGGTTCGGGGATCAGCATCAGTTCGGGCCTAACCAGAACGGCACGGTCTGACCGATACGGATGTTCAGCGCGAGGTCATCGTTGGTGATGGCCAGATTCACGAACAGGTCGATGAAATACAGCGCCTGCAACCCAATCGCTTCTTCGTAACTGAACTTCGAACCGGTTGACGATTCCGCTGTCGCGGCAGCTGGGATACCTGAGCACAGCGCAATCTCCGACACCACTGAACTGCTGGACGTCCCACGAATAATCTCGCAGACGTTCATGTACTCCTGCACGTCGAAGTCTGTCCACGAAATCTGCAGGTCAGCGCCTGACTCAACCAGACGACCCGACGGCAGTTCTACTGTACCATCATTATCGTAGTCGTAGTCCGGCAACACGCCCGGAGTAGGGAACAGTTCGTTGTCGGTGTAGACGAACGGCACAATCTGTTCGTTACCGTCTTCGTCACGGTAGATGTCCAGATCGGTGGTCTCGACCGCACGGGTATCGAGTTTACGCACCCAGTAACCCACGTACTGACGACCGTTGTACTCTTTGATGATACGCCCGGCGTAGTTCTCACGTTGGGCATCCGTCAAGTCGTTATCCAGCGTACGCAGCACAAACGGCATGAAGTTAAACAGACCCGAATACGACGCCTTCTTCCCGTAAGGAATAAAGTCGTAGATGCCATCGGTTTCCACCGCGGTGTGACCTTTGTTGCCGATACACATGTATTGCAGGTGCGGACGGTCAGTACCGGCGGGCTGCTGTGACGTCATGAAGTTCAACGCTTCATTGATAGTGGACTTCTGCGGGTATTTGACATCCGCCCCCATTATCAATGCCGACGCCAGACGCATAGCGTTCACCGTCACGGTGTTCATCTTACCGTCGTAAAGTTTGGTACTAGCCATTTAACTCTCCTGGATGACGAAATCCGTCCAGCTTCGTTTTGGTCACCAGTAGCTTAAGCTTACGTGGTGTCGGGTCAACGAACTGAACAGCAATGGTGCCTTTCAACGACAAGTGTCGAGGTATCAGACGCAGAATGTAGTTTTCTGCGTCCTCAGGGATAGGCTCGATGAGAATCTGGTGTCGGGTTAAGTTGACACCCAATTCGTCGAAGACATACGGGGCCAAGTCTTGGCTCCATTGGACGGCACCTTGCGGTACCTTCACGACAGCCCCTTTCAGGAGTTTGTTCAGGTCTCCACGGATATAGTAGAAATCCTGACCCCCTTTCAGACCGCCACTGAACAGCCCAGCCGCTTTTGATTCCGCGTTATGACGGCGAGCTTCGAACTTGTCCAGCGGGACAGCCCCACGGGCGTTAAACGTTAACGTGGCCGGTGTATAAGAAGAGCCGAGTACGTAATTGATGCGATTAATCAGTATTTCTGGTGCGGTTTTCGATAAATCCACACGGTAAGCCATAGGAGTCTCACTCTAAGTTGTCGGTTGTGAAACCGGGCAGCGAACGGTTGCGCACCCGACTCGTCATGGACCCGTCACCGGTCTCCACGTCAGCACGAACAACATCCACCATTGGGTGCTCGACATTGACCGTAACCTGCTGTACCACTCGCACACGAATCCCCGGACGAATGGCCATTCGGTAGCGCATGTGCGCCGGGACAGACGTTCGCAACAATCTCGGGAGTGGGTCAAGGGGACGGTTACACACCATCGTGGCGTCGATTTTCATCTCACCCACACCGGCTAAATCCGCTTCGACATCCACGTGACCTTTGGCAGACAATAAACTGTCGTCCATCATTGGGGTAATCGGATCGGTGACATCGTACGTGTCGCCGGTCATCTTCGAAGCGAAGTGTACGGTGTAGGACGCCAGCGTGGTCATCAACTTCACCATCGCCCGCTGAATCTCAGCTTGGGAAACGGTAGTCTTGGTGTCGTAACTGGTGGCCGTATTGAACGCGTCATTTGCGATGTCCTGCCACGTCTCATCCGAGATGATCGTGTAGTCAATCGCATACGCTTTGAAGAACGCGTCGTAGTTTTTGTACGCTAATCCCAGCGGGCACTTGTAGTCCCGGTAGAAATAGGTCATCAACTGTTTCCCCGCCGCGTTATCAGACAACTTATGGCGGTTTAACGCGTAACTGTAACGGCGGCGTTTGTTTTCCAGTATCGTGTTGGCGATGTCGTACATCTCATCGCTGTTCTCAATCTGCGTCAGCTGTTCGGTGTGCGTGTCCGCGAAATACTCAATCATCGCGGTGTAGCGACCGTTCCAGCTTGGCATGAGATACTGTTCCATCTCCTCAACCGACACCCAACGTTTAATCAGCACGCCAATGGCATTGAAGTCCGGGATGGTATCCAGCGTGGTGCCGGAGTAACCTTTGAACGCCGCGTACAGGTACAACGCCATCAGCTCTTTGGTGCTGATTTTGATGGTGTCACCGGACGTTGGGTTTAACACCTCGTGCATCAGGTTGTATTTACCCAGTGCCGTGTAGTGCAACCACTCATTAAACAGCAGGTGCGCGAACTCCCAGCGTTCAATGGCTTCCGGGTCAACCGAGGTGACCTCCACGAGCTTGGTGGGCTGACTGCCGTATTGGGCTAAGCTCAAACGGGTGTCAAGGTCGGTTTGGTATTCGCTCTCGTACTTGTCGTTGTCGTACGCCAACCCGTACTCTTTCGAGATAAGGTCTGCGGTGGACACCAGTGTCAGGTCACGACCACTGTCACGTTCTTTGTAGTTGAGCGATTCCGCGTACCCAGTGGGTTTCGGTACGAGGTCAGCTTCTTCCCCGGTGGACGGGTCATGAATCAGCTGCGACACGTTATACGCCACCGCCGGCATACTCCAGCCCGTCAGGAAGGCATCCACCATGCTGTCGAAGATGGTTTGTTTGCCGGAGTTACGTTCCCAGTAGCGGATGTTCCGGTACAGAATGAACTTCTGCTTCTGAGTCAGGTACGGGATGAATTCGTGTAGCGACTGGTGCGAGGCCAGGAACTCGGTCACGTGGAACGAGTGGGTTTCCACCGTGTGCACTTTCTTCTGGCGCAGGAACATCAACTGGCCGGGAATCGCCGGGAACAGTTTCAGGTAGAAGCCCAACACGAACGCATCGTTGTGGACTTTCCACCCGTCGGCCATAAAGCGCACGTGCGTCATGTACAACCAGCGCTCGAGGTCACCAATCAGTGCCGTCTCCTGCGATTCGACCAGTTTCGCATCGTAATACAGGACAGCGCAATCATTTGCAGGTACCGAGACCGACATGGGAATTGGCCAGAACACCCCTTTGATATAATGGACGTAATCCAGATTATCAAGGATGAGCTGATCGATGTACGTATCGGGGTCGCTGCGATAAAGATTCGAGGTTTTCTTATGACGGGCGAGGTTCGCTATAGTCAACTCGATGTCTTGCTTCGTATCTAATGACCTTATTAACAACGGCTTGTCTGTTTCATGACGAATCCCCGCAAGGTGTTGGTAATAACGCCATGTGCTACGATCATCAAGAACGCTTTTGCCACTCTCAATAATGGCCAGATTCATTTGCTGCGCAATCGTATCGGATTTAAAGATGAGCGATTTTGCCAGCGCTATGTTCTGGTCGCGATAAATATTGAACCTTTGCATTTACGGAGACCCCAATGGATGATATCAAAAAGCTGGCGTCACGCGACCCAGCCGTTGCCGCATTGTTGCGCAAGGCAACCGGGCCCAGTGCCGGTCAGGAGCGTGGTAAGCGAGAAGAGGGTGGTACAACCCCAACGCGTACTGAATTAACCAGCTTAGCCAGTGCACGTATCCGAACTATCCGTAACTCGGAGAAAATCTTTCAGGCACTGCCTGAGTTAGAGACGATTATCACCATTGCGGTATCGACCTTACTCTCTACAAAAGATTTGATCAACACGTCAATTGTCTACGACTCCAAAGCGGATATTCCGTTGGATTTGCTGGCTGACCTGATTGAAAACGTGCGTGATTTCAATGACCACGAACGTGGCTTGCCGGGCAAGCTCTATAACTGGATGTACGATGCTTACCGTTCCAAAGGTGCCACCCCGGTACTGTTCATCTCTGATGCGGGCTTCGATGAGTTGTTTAAACTCGAAGGCGTAAAACCGGATGAAGCACTCGGTGTAGGCGGGCTGGATGCGAAGGTCGCGCAGGAGTCTACCCGCCGTACCCAACGCTTTGCCAACTACTTTGAAGCTCAGCAGGGCCATCTCGGCTTTATCGACAAAAGCGATAAACCGCTGGTCGGTCTGGAAAGCATCCTGCGTCGCAAAACCAGTAAGCCGGCGGGTCCGCAGAAACTCAATCTGGATCTGAGTGAACTGTTCGAATCCGGTAAAGGTGATACCTTAACACTCACGGTGACCGACAACGCCCGCATTTATCTGGCCGGTGAAGCCTTCCGTCGTGTGGCACACGAAAACGCCCGTAGCAGCCTATACGGACAGTTGGAACAGACTGCATATGAACAGGTGCATGGTGGTCTGGCTGAGCGTTTTGACGGGGATAAATTCCAGGACGCCAACGACAAGAAACAGAAGTGGATGAACATCTCGGATCTCAATGAGACCTACCGCACCACGCCAGAACAAATGGCGTACGCAGAGATTCCTTCACTGTCCATCACAGATGAAAACCACCTTGAGTTTACCGAGCGTGTGTTACCGGCAGAATCAACCCTGCCTGTGATTATCGCGGGGATGACACAAGACCCGATTGGGTATCTGGGGATTATCGATGAGATGGGGAACTTCATTAACACGAACTCCTCGCTCTACGGTGATGCGAACTTCATGAATTACCTGAATAATGACGGGGCGTCGGATTCTGTTGTGAACCGTGCTAACCTCGGCATGGGTAATGGTCAGAAGGTCACACCTGAAATCTCCAATCGTCTTACTGCACGCTTTGGCGAGTTAGCCGAAGGTCAGTTAGCCGATGCGCTGTCACAGGCGTTGGGCGGTGCTGAGCTCGATATCGGCATCACCGAGATGTTCTCTCGCGTGGTACTGACCCGTCACTTGGCGAAACGTTACACGCAGGTGGTGTACATCCCAGCTGCGAACCTGTGCTACTTTGCCACGGATTTCGATGACAACGGTATCGGTGTGTCGATTACCGAGCGTTCGTTTGTTATCTCGACCATCCGTATGGCGCTGCTGTTTGCCCAGATGAATGCCGCGGTACTGAACTCCTCACGTCACATGCAGTACGACATTCAGTTGTCACCGGATGCGATGAACGGGAAAGAAGCAGTTGACCGTATCAAGTCCGATATCCTGAACTCCTACAACCGTCGTATGCCGATGTGGGGGAACATGGAAGATGCGTGGGCGATGGGGGCAAATGCCGGTATCTCGTTCAACGTGGAAGGGAACGAATACTACCAGTCGCACAAAGTGAGTGTGTCGGATAACACGCCAGACTATAAAGAGCCGGACATGGACTTCGACAAAGAGTTACTGCGTCGTACCTGTCAGATTGCAAACGTTGACCCGGATTTAGTATTGACGCCGGACGCCATTGAGTTCGCTTCGCAGATTTACTCGAAGTCCTTACTGGTGACCCAGCAGATTTACAAGAAGCAGGAAATCCTGAAGAAGCCGATGACCAAGTACGTGGTAAACGGTTGCTTAGCGTCACCGCGTCTGCAGTCGCGTATGATTGAAACCATTGCGAACTTCCTGAAAGCCACTGGCGGTGAGAAAAACGCCGTGGAGCTCACGAAAGAAATCAATGAGATTCTGCGTAAGTTCATCAACGGTCTGGCTGTGAGCCTGCCACCACCGGATACTTCTGCTGCCAGCTCGCAGATGGACCTGTTCGACAAACGTGTAGAGTTCTTCGACAAACTCGCCGACATGGTTGTCACTGAGGATTTGACCAACAGCCTGAACAACGCTGGCATTAAGATGGACGCCAACGACATGAAGACCATGGTCAAAACCTACTACGTCCGTCAGTGGCTGCGTAAGCAGGGGATTGAGAACGACTTCTTCGATCTGGTGTACGACAAAGACACCCGCGAAGATACCATTCAGGCCATCTCGAACGAAGTCAAAGACGCGACTGAGTTCCTCATGGGTCTGGCGAACCGTGCGGCCGGTAAGATTGATACCGTGGCCAAACAGAAAGGCGACCCGAACGGGGGTGGCTTTGACGGCGGTGGAGGCGGAGACGGGGACTTCGGTAGTGACGATGATGGGTTAGGCGGTGACAACGAGTTCGGAGATGACGATCTGGGCGGTGATGAAGGCGACACAGGAGGTGGCGATGGAGACGGTCTCGGAGGAGACGGTGACGACGGTTTAGGTGGGGACGGAGACAGCAACGACGGTGACGGTGCAGCATTAGCCGACGGCGACGACAATGCTGGGGACGCCAACCCGGACGACGACGAAAACCAAGTCTAACCAAAAAAAAATAAGTAGTGGCGAAGTACCTACCTCCTGATGGAGGTAGGTTACTTTTATTTTTCGGGGTCGAGCAGCCAATCGATGGTATCAGCATCACGACGACGCACTTTAGATGCGCCAATATGCCGCGTCTGCAGCTCTCGTGTACGTGATACATCATTGACAAACCACGAATGTTCTTTTTCAAACTTGCGTTTCAGGAACCGCTCGAGACCTTTCTGTTTCTTACCACGGTACTGAGCCTTTTTCATTCAACTGTCCTATTTTCTTAATACGGATAGGCATATCCACTTCGTCATCGAAAAAGATAACGCTACTGGTTTCAACATAGCGAACAACTGAAGGGTCAACCACAATTGGACCGCGGTGTTTTCCGCGGTTAATATACGGACTTGTCAGATATCGCTTACTGACCCGCAGACCTTTCTTGCGTTGGAGCTTCAGATACGCGTGGTGTTTACCACGCCATTGTGGACGTTTCATTTAACTTCCTACCGTGATATAAAGCATGGTGCTTGCCCAACCCACAATCAAGATTACCGCAGCAATATAACCGCCACCGAGAAAGAGTTTATCGATTTCGTTCATGATCGTCCCCGTGCACGAGTTTATCCATCCGTTTGAACCAACCGACTTCCTGCCAAATCCACAACATCCCTGCCAACGCAACCAACACACAAAACAGTATCAAGAAAAACTTAGTGACCGGGTCCATTCTGCCTATCCTTCTGCCATTGCAGACAATTCATCATAGCGTCAGCTACCGCCATTTCGATTAAGTGTTTTTCACGTGCACGTCGACTGGTACGTCCGATTTTGATATCACTGTAGATTGTGAAAATCAGTCCAGCGAACAATGCTAACGTAAACAATACTGAGAGTAAGATGAAGGTATAATCGGCTTCGCTCACTGGTACTCCTTGATAGCCTCATCAAAGAGCTTGACGGCACGGTGAGTTTGTTGTTGACGTTTCTTACGCAGCTGTACACGACGTAATGTTGCACCTTTAGAATTCGTTTTCATTTCTTATTTCTCCTTACGTTTAAACCATTGATGTTCTTGCCAGCACCACGCCATTCCGGTTAAATTACCTAGTTTGCGGAGCTGACGGGCTTCATCGGAATCGTACAAATCTTCGTGGATTTCCCATTCATCAATTGCATCCCACGAACGCTTGTGGAGGCCCACCACACACTGTTGGCGCAGTGACCGTGAAAAAGCACGCCCCTTTCTACGGTAAAAGCGGGCAACGAACTCATCGAAGAAAAAGTAACAACACAATTCCCACGTTATCCACAGTCCCCAGAAAGCAAACAGCGCCAGACAGGCATCGCCTATCTGATACACCACTGTCATGGCATGTGTCTCGCTATGTGGTGTTGGTTACGGTAGAACTTGGCCAGCTTCTTCTGCTGGGCTTTACGTTGACGTTCAGCTTTGTGACTGCGATCCGGCTGAGGGTTAAAGGTATTCGGCATGTGCCCAATACTGTCAATCACGGTCACGCGGCCAGATGCCTGATGCTCGCGGAGCTGCTTTGCGTATTCCTGCGGGTCAGGTGGCGTCCACTCCCCTGATTCACTGAGGTGGCGGATCGCTTTCTCGTCACGTTCACGGTAACCTTCGGTGTCAACACCCATGTCTTCAGTGAAGCGTGGGGCAGGGATTTGACCACCGTCTTCAAACTTCCCTTCGTTAAAACGTGCTACCGGTGATTCGACAGCGACCGGCGGGTTTTCATGCATTCTTTCCAGATGCGCATTCACCTTCTGGAGTTTACGATCGAACTTGGTCATCAGAGTCTCCCTAATAAAGAAAAAGAAAGGGAACCCGAAGGTTCCCTGTTTCGATTAGTAACGAATCGCCGAAGTCACTTCGCCATTAGACAGCAGGAGATGTGATTTGGACGGTAGGCTCATCATCACAACCACGTGTGCGGCTTGTGCGTAGAACTCTTCGTAGATTTCGGTTACCGGCTCAGAGGTGGCACCCAACGCATTAATGCTGACGTGGTTGTCTTTATCCACTGAGGCATAGTTGCCCGGAATCACGATAGTAGCAATAGAGGCGGTGGTCGTTAATGCCTGACCATTACCGTCCATGTTCACCATCAGTTTACGCAGGGACACGCCTACGGTCAGGAACAGGTCACGGAACCAGTCTTCGTGCTCAGAGATACCGTTGGCACCGGTCGTGGCTGCATACACGTTCTCTGCGAAGTATTCCAGATCTTCTGCTTTACGTTCCAGCGTCACCGTTTTACCGGTTGGCAGGTTGGTACCGCGGTTGGTGACCAGCGCGATCGCATTGTGGGTTAACACATCGACCAGATACAGGTAGCTGTTCACGAAACGCACCGTTTCTGCGGCGAAGGTTACGGTGGAGAACTTACCGTCGTTAACCTGCTCGTGCAGTTTCTTAGCGCCGTTACCCAGTTGCTTGATGATGCTCATCACGGTTTCGATAAGCTTCTCAACGTCTTCAATATCAGACAGCGTCCTGAGACGACCCATCGCATCACGGTGGTTCTCAAAGAACGTGCGTACCATTTCGAAATCGCTTTCCGCCATCCCCACCAGATAGGAGTTGCTGACTTCGTTCATGCGCACACAGATGTCCGCATCTTCGTAATACACCAACGTGCTTTCGCCGTTGAAGATTTTCGCCAGTGGTGTACGCCAGTCATCGGACTCACGATACAACTTCACATCACTGTTGGCTTTCTTCGCAGATTTGGTGGTGTGCTCAGTTTGTACAACGAGTTCGTGCTGATCGTAGCTTTCCATATTCGGGTCCATAATGTTGATGACAGGAGTGTTCGGGTTATCGTTCACGGTTTGCACCAGAGAGGTCACCACGTCGTTGTGGCTGTTATCCGGTACAATCTGCTGACTGGTACCCACAAACGCGTTAGCTTGCGGTTGAGGCGCTGCAGGGGCCAGAATAGAACTGGTGGCCGCACCTGACGACATACTGATGCCACTTTGTCCGGTGTTGGTGTCTGCATTCACCACCAACGGCACGTCCTGCACCAGAATACCCTGACCCGCGGAGTTACCGAGGATACTGCTACCCGTGTTATTGTTGTTGCCGCCACCCAACAATGAACCACTGTTGTTACCGCCACCTAACAGGCTACCGCTGTTGTTCTGCGACTGGGCAGCTTTCAATGCTTCGACGGTTTTGTTCCACGTTGAAATCAGGTTGTCATGACGACCGTCCGGGAAACGTTCACCGCTTTTCACCAACATGGCGTACGCAGCCGCTTTGAAGGAGTCTACCATAGTGGCGATGATAGTCTGTTCGGCGACACTACGGCCGGCAAGCAGGGTACCAATCGCGGCGGCAATTTCTGCCGGCTCCTTCAGGTTGAGACCTTTGGTGTTCGCAGCCTGTTGGATAGCACGCAGTGTCTCGTCATTGTTTTTGGCGTTGGCGAGAACCTGCTGAACTTGATTAATAGTGATAGACATGCTGAAATGCTCCTTACTGGGGTATATGGTTTAACGACCAATCTTGGCAAGATCTTCTTCTGCTTTACGGATGGCCGGGTCTAATTTCGGGTTACGTTCCATGACCAGAGTACGTGAGGTTTTCATGTACGGGTTCAGGATGCCGTATTTGTACGGGCTGGACTTCGGTATGTAATAGATGTTACCGAGTTCCGCGTGCGACGCACTCGCGTGTTTCGTACGGTCATTCAGGTTAACGGTCTTGCCGGACTTCTTGTTCTTGGCATCCGTTTCCGTTTGTGAGATAGCGTGGGTTGAAACTGCCAACACCATACTTTCACTGGCGGCATTAAAGAAGCTAATCGCACCGTTCGCTGTGATGTTACGCGTGACCAGATTGAACGACACCTTCTTATTCAGGTTATCGCGAATCGTGTCCGCACAGCTGGCAGGCGATTTGTTGTCTAACCCTTCGAGCTTCCAGCGGATTGAGGAGATCGTACTGGTGAACCCTTGTGGGCCGAGCAACAGATAATCCACCACGGTGAGGCGTTTGCCATACATCGACGGGATGTCATCCTGTCGGGTCAGACGCGTACGAATCATCAGTTTGGTGGTGTACATCAGGAAGTCAAACATGTCCATGTCCGGGTCGACATCCGGATCGTTGACCATCAACTCCCCACGGAACGTATCGTTAACATAACGGCCACACTCGATAAAGTGCGTGGTCATGCTACGATGCAAATCCACATCCGAGGTTTTGGTGCCCATGATACTGCGGCCCAGAATCTCTTTCCAGATCTCCGGTGAGTTCAGGTTCTCGAGATCCTCTTCCTGCGCGAATTCATCGAGACGACTGAACAGCGGCGACAGGCTGGCACTTGGGCCACCACGGGCATTCTGTTTGGTGGCATAATGGTGCGCGGCTTTAAAGAACGCCCCACACATCACCAGCAAGATATGCTCGTCTTGTTCCCAACGCGGTTTGTCCATGTTCGGGAATGCCGACATCGGAAGCTTCAACGCGTACTGAATCGTACGGGAGACTTTCGGATCAGCACCGCTCGAGATAACCACGTTGTTCTGCAGATCCATTTCCGGGATTTTATACGCCGGAATGATTTCGACATCGACACCCGTATAGCGTTTGATCGCTTCACGGAACCCGTATTTACCAAACAGCCAATAGACCAGCGGCTTCTCATCCGCATCGTGACCGGTTGGGTTCTTCGCCGAATAGAGGTTCAACGTACCCGGCAGGTACAGTTCCTCTTTACGGCCATTCACCAGAATCTTGACGGAGCGACGACAGTTCTTCAACGACACCTTACGGGTGAAGTCAAAGTTGACGAACAAGCCACCGTGCTCACGACAAATCCCCGGCTGGTGAATCACCGGAGCCACGTGATAACTGGTACCCCAATAGTTCATTAATCCACCGCGTCGGATAAACGGCAGATACAACGGACGGTTAACTTTATACCCTCCCGGCAAACGGAACATCGCCGAGATCATATACGTGTCCGTTGACGCAATCGGAATGGCGCTGCGCCCTTTCCCATTACGTGAATCCTGACGGTGTATTTTGAAGACATACGCTTCAAACGGTGACATAAAGCGATAGCCCAGATAGGCCAAGCCTTCAGGCAATCGAGGATTCGACTCGCGGTCGTGGGTCAGCTCACGTTTGAGGATAGTGTTCACACGTTGGTGAATCCCGTCCTTCGCCTGTGTATAGCCCACACCCTCTGCGATTGCTCGGTTGAACTTAGGAATACGCCCCGACTCTTTAAGTCGTTTAATGGCATCTTTAAACACGCGTCACCTCGCTATAAGAGCATCCCTAGCACGGCTACGCCGGCAGTAATAAATGCAGGGATTGCTTTCAATGATTCGGAACCGTCTTTACGTACGAATGAACGGCTCTCATAGTGGTCTTTCCGCTTCTCTACTCGAAGTTTCTCTTGGTTCTCACGCTCCCGCCAATACGCGCTCGTTTGCTCCTTGTCAATAGCCAGCTCTTGCAGGCGCAGTTTGTGTTCCAGTTCGAGGGTGTTCTTCCGACGGTCATGTTCTTCCTGTACCACCGCGATTTTCTGCTGCAGTTCAGTTTTCAATGCCGCCACTTCCGGAATCGCGTTCCGCCACTCGAAAGCACGGGCTGCTGCTTCGTCTTCAAATACCCGAAACGGCGAGATCAGGTCATCGAACCCGAACATAATGCCCTTGCCACCTTCCACACATTCTGCTTCGCGGATTATCATGTACACACCCGGCTCGTAGAACTTTGACCGCATAGGTTCCACTTGCACGAGGGTTGTATAATACCGCACCCACCGGAGACTTCTTTGGTCATCGTGCCGTTGCACGACCACCACACCCAGTACCAACGCATGGTTATTGCGCATCGATGTTTTGATCGGCGTGTTATCGAGCTGCACCGGGGCGATGGAGAATGCCAGACCCAGCTTTTGCACCACCAACAACTCACCGTACAACAGAGCCGTCACATCGTCGACCACATACATCAATGTACATTCACCACGACTCTTCAGGTCGTTTTCCAACTGCGGTTTCAGCTTCGCATTTACCGCATCCAGTAGCCCTGTAAGGTTACCGCCGCGATACCGCACCCGATAGGTCACGTAAACCACAATGCCCTGTAAGGACACGCTACGCTCTTCAGGATTGACCACCACATGTCCACCACTGGGTTCTGTCACGTAGACAGGCACACCTGTGTTGTTGATGTAGGTAAAGCTTTTACTGACACCGCCGTGGTTGACCGGATAAGGTACAATGCTCGGTTCCAAATCTAAATTGATACGATTCATCGGCTAATCCAGTTTTTACTAGCAACAGACTTCACCTTAATAACATCTATCTCAAATTACTTCGAACGCGGGCACATAGAGACAGATGTAAATGTAAAAAAGAAGAACCCTCCTTTATCGGGAGGGTTCATCAGTATTTATTTGTCTTTGAATGCCAGTCGTAACACCGCGGATAACTCCGCCAGTTGGTATTTATCGAGACGGGCGAGTTCTACTTGACCACTCGGCCACGTCACGTTAAAGGCGATATCGCGGGTGCTGATAAAGCTCGAGTTGGTTACCTCATCGAGTTTGCCGGCAAGCTCCCCGATCGTGCTGCTGGTTTTGGCCGTGATACGTGCGGTCGTAAACAACGAGATCTCTGCATCGAGTACAGCGAACCCACACTCCCAATCCCGCGCGTCGAATATCAGTGCGGGCGGTTCGGTACACGGTTCTCGCCAGTCCTGCTGCACGAATGTTTCGAAACGCTCACGCAGTCGCGAAGCCAACGAAGCACTGTCATTACCGTACTCTTCCGTTGGGGAGAATTTCAGGGTCAGGGTTTCAAGGTGTGCCACCCGTATTGCTTTCGTCCATGCCTTATCACCGTGACGGGTCAGCAACTGTACCAGACCACACAGCGCCCTATACTCTCGTTCGGTAATCCACACGTGGGCGATATCTGAAGAACGTGTATTACCCGCTATGGGTGAATGCTGATAACGGGGTTTAATTCTCGCCTCAATGTAGTGACTCTTTCTGTCGGTGTCGTAATACACCCGCCGGATATCAGCGATGTCGGTATCACCGCGGATGGCGGCTTCCATTATTGGGTTGGTCATCATGGCTCCTAGCGAATCAAGTCTTCAGCGATGCGGGCTAAACCTAAGCGGTCAGCCTGCTGTAATACGTTCAGGTCTCCAAGCCCATTACGGAGCTGGAGGTCGTAACCACCGTCTGGGGCACTGCCCATGGCGATAATACCCAACAGACGGTCTGCCAGTACCACAGAGGCAGGGGCCAAAGCATGGAAGGCCGGGGTTTGTTCTAACTGGTATTCCGAAACGTAGTGACCCCGTTGTTCGTCTAACAGTGGTGCCTTGGTAAAATACCAACGCTCGCTGGCGTACTCTGGCGAGCGGCGTAATGCTGTACCATACGGCCCTACCCAACAGTTCTCATCGCCACCCTTACCAAAAGGTAGTTCTACGCCAAAGCCAAGTTTCTGCCACATCTGGGTAGCGCACTCTGCCACGGTACGCTGTTCACCACTGAAGTAGGTCTGAACGGTAAAGATGCGATCGCCCAGAAAGAGGCGCGGGTGACTTATCTTGTTTTCGGTGTCGGTGGTCAACAGTTCTAACCACTTTAACAGGGCGTGGAATTCGACCTCACGTAGATAGAAGTTCAGACGACCGCGTTCGTCTTCGCGATTGGCTTCGAGGTGGTGTATTTTACCACCACACACCGTGGTGTGAAACGTCATCGGATTCAACTCCGCAACCGGTGGATGGGAACGTTCGACAAACATGTTGATACTCCTTATAAAAGAAAGAATGCGTAGTACACAGAGATAATATCTATCTCTAAAAAAATAAAAGTAAACCCACACCCCGAAGGGTGTGGGATACTTCTACAACCGTGACTGATTAAACAGTCTGGTTAGCGTTAGGACGGCTAGCCTGGTTGTTTACGTTAGCGCTGGTCGGTGCTGCGCCGGTAGAAGTGGTCTGGGTATTACCCGCGCCAGTAGTACCGTTACCTGCACCTACATCGCCTACATCAGAACCCGCTGGAGTAGCTTCTTCAGTAACCACGTAGAACGCCAGACGCTGCTCGACGTACTTAGTGATACCTTTGATCCAGATGATGCCGGTGATTGGGCAATGGCAGATGTGCGCGTTACGTGGCTGTACGGCCAGTTCTTTAGACGTCGCACCGTTACGCTGGATGTTGATGTTGGTTACCATGATCGGAGACCAGAAGTGGTTACCCCAGTTCAGAACACAGTAAGAGCCATCTTCAACAGAACCAACTTTCAGGAACCACTGCAGACGACGAGTCCAGCTACCGTCAGCTTCGTTCTTGATTCTCCAACGGTCATCGTTGGTGGTGATGATGTCGAACTCGTAGCGGTCGCCCAGCAGACGCTGGTCACCCATGTACAGCAGCAGCATTGCAGCAGTCGGTTCGTCGGTCGCGATGATGATACGCGGCAGAGCATCCGGGTTCGCGGTCAGCAGGCGCAGAGCCGGCATGTAGCGGCTGTCCTGAATTGCACGGGTTACCTGGTCGCCCAGACGCTGCATCAGACCCTGACGGGCGTTGATCAGCGCGTCTTTAGTTTCCATTGACTGGATAACTTTGGACACATCGAAGTCAGTCTCATCGTACCACGCGCCAACCCAGTGACGGCCCAGACCACGGATAGCAGGTTTATCCCACTGAGTTACCATGGTTTTGTAAACGTCACGCACGGCTTCAGAGTAGTTGATGGTCTGGGTGATGGCCAGCATTTCGTTACGGATGTTCACCGCAGAAACGAGGTCGTCCAGACGCTCAGCGTCGTCATACTCAACACCGACCGGAGATTTGGTCAGGATTGGTGAACCGTACTGCAGCTTGTAGTTCTCTTGCTCCCAGACTGGGTCCAGCAGCAGGCCCTGAGTACGACGGTTCTCGTTGGTACGAGTACCATCGAAACGCCAGCCAACCAGCTCGATTTTGATGTTGTCAAGAATAGTCTTAACAGAACCCGTTTCGATCGGCAGGTAAGTACCAGTTGAGTCAACCACCGCGTCAACGCGCAGAGATTTACCGCTGATTTCAACCTGACCAGAGCGCTGACCGTTGGTGAACAGGCTCATGCTGATGTTGATAACGTACTGCAGGGTGTAGTCGTTCTGATCCAGAGCTTCCAGAGCTGGGATGGTATCACCTTTCCAGTCCTGAGAGCTGCCGTTCATGGAGAAGCGAGTGTGACGGAACTGGAGCACCAGCTCACGGCCATCACCTTCAGCAGGACGCTGGAACGAAGCGAACTGCATGTCACGGGTCTGCAGTTTGAACAGAGAACCGTCTTTTACTTCTTCGCCGGCTTTACGCACAGACAGCAGCAGTGAACCCATTGCCGCGCCCGGTGCGATTTCGTCGGTTTCGTCGTAGCCTTCAGCCACGATACCTGGGTGAGCAGACAGACGGAACAGGTTCAGGTTGTCTTTCTCAAAGCTCAGGTAGTTAGTCGGGTACGCAGGTACGCGGCCCAGACGAACGGTTTCGTTAGCAATCACAGTTGCTGGCACGAAGAACTCAGCGTTGCCGCCGTCTTCCATCACGTAAGGTACGATGCGGATGGCGTCATCCTGCAGCACTTTGTGGTTGGACAGGGCGTTATGCAGCGGCTGACGATCATCAACCACACTGTCTTTAGACAGCAGCGCGTTCAGAATACCACGGGTAACGGTGGTGATTTTGGTGCGCACGGTAATACCAACATCGTTGTTTTCAACGGTGATGGTTGGGAACAGGGTTTCTGCGAAGCGAGACTGGGTTTCCAGCGCGCGAACGTTCAGAGTCCAAGTCAGACCCAGGTTTTTATCCAGATCTTTGTTGGTGTAATACTCGGTCGCTACCAGCGGCGTTTTGCCGTAGTCAGCAGACATAGAGGCTGAGCCCGGGATGTCAGCAGACAGATAGTTAGCGTACTTCGGATTAGACGACTCTTGTGCTACTTTGGTCATGTAGCCATCAAGGTCACCTGCTGCTGCCAGAATCATGGCAGAAGCTACTTTCGAGGCGTGGCTCATTTCGCGGCCCGCGAACAGTTTGCCAAATTGCGCCTGCGCACTGTCAGTCACTGCGCCGAATGCGTGGTTGTTGGTACGGATGGATTCACCCGCTACAACGGTTTTCCACAGATCAGCAGCATTGGTGCCGGAAGCGCTGTTTGCAGCCAGAGTATTACCCGCGGCAATCATCTCTTCCAGTTGGGAGATTCGAGTATCTTTCATTTCACAATACCTTGTTAAGTAAATGACATGCGTAAATTTGCGTCAGCACTTCATGGGCAGCAAACTGCGTTGATGTACTATACGAATCATCCACGACACGGGTCTTGGTACGCACATATTTAAAAAGTTCTGCGCAGAACGTCTTCTTTGCAGCCGCATCATCGGTTACGGAGAAACTCGCGGACGAGTGGTGGGGTTTCGCAACTGACAACGAAGCTACAATCATATCATCACGTTGGACGAAGACCCAACGTAACGATTCATCGCATGCTGCCCCATATAAATCAGCAAGACACGCTTCTGAACCTGACTCAACCAAGTTCAACACTTGGTCATAGTATTTACTAGGCTCTGACGGCGTGGCCATCAGGGCACGGAATAACGTGACGGGCGCAGACTCAGGCAGAATCTTCGAGCTGAATCCTTGCGGGCAGTCATATAACCAGTTAAAGAACTCCGCTTGCAGCAAATCTAACTTTTTACTGGCTGCCACTTTATCTATGTTAGGCAGAGTTTCCCACATTGGGGTAAAACGAATTCGCATTGAAGGATGCTCCATGAATAGTAAAATGATGTTGATAACAGCCTTAGCCACGCTACACGCGGAGAGCCTTCTGAACGACCCGGTCACTGACCATGACGTCATAAGAAGAATGCTGCTTGAGGCCAAGCTACCGGAGTACGTCGAAGAAGGCGACGAACGGTCAGCGTTAGTCGAGATCAAGGACATTATCACATCCATCGTTGACAGCGGTGTCGAGTACAACCACACCAATGTCATGAAGCGCCTCAAATTGGCCACGACGCAAACACGTCCTCTATACGATACGATTATCACCTATCTGGAAGACGATAAAGAAGTACCGGAAGAACCGGAAGCCTTACGTGATTATCGTCAGAAGCTTATTGGCTCGTATTACTTCCAGATGCGTCAAACTATCCAGGCGGTGTCAATCAAGCAACAGCTGGGCCGGGCATGGGGTGCGGTTAACGGCACCGAGACACGCATAGACACGGCCACAGCCCTCAACGAACTGAAAAACACACTGTCTGCGTTCGGTGAACGCGCTCATAATAAGATTCCAAGCTTAGTGGGCGAATTAATCACCAACAACACGGCACCGTTCGTAAAAGTCTTCAACGACATTAACCGTAAAGCGGCGGGTAATGGATTGAAAACCGGGTGGCAAGATATCAATACCATGCTGGGCTGTAACAAAGGGATTACCAACGAGCTGTGGTTAATGCCAGCGTTACCGTTTAACTGTAAGTCGCTGTTCAGTATTCTGCTGTCACTCGGGATTCCGTTATTCAACAGTCCTGATGAAATCATGCGTGATGTACCGGGAACCTTAATCCCGACGATTCTCGACTTGAGCTTCGAGAATGAGCTGGACGTGAACACCGCGTACGGCTACCAACAGATTTACGGTCACTACGAAGGGGTTGCCCCGATGTTGACTATGCCTGAGAATGCCACCGAGGAAGAGAAAGGTGCGCACACTCAGAAGATGGCGGACTACCTGTGTGGTAAGATTCGTCAGAACGGTTGGGAGTATGCTTTCCAGAAGCACACGAACACCGACTTTAAAGTTCATTACCTCCGTGACATTATCTCTGACCTGAAGCAACGCGGGTTCCATGTCGTGGGGTTACGTGGCGATTACTTCGGCACAATCAACAAAGCTGGACACGGCAACGGTATTGCGGGCACAGACATCAAAGAAATCTATCGCATCGTCCGTAACATCATGGTTGTCGGCCAGAAAGGTTTTGCATTAGCGCCCCATCAGATTTCTCCAGCCGGGAAACAGGCGAAAGCCTTAGATCCCATCGGGTTCTGTAAGAGCCTTCCAGGTCGTGGTCTCTACGACAACTGTACCAGCCTTGACAACGAGGCTGATGGCGAAATGTTTTTCAACAAGCGTGTGGTTAACGGCCACAGCTACCTCGAGGTGCAACGAGGGAAACACCGCACCATTATCGATACGCCTGAGAAGCATCACTACACAGTGCTGCCCTTCGCTGACGTTGGCATCCTACCATGGGATGTAGATAGAGAAAACAAAGTCTCCGCCTCCTCAATCAACCACTTTACCGGTGGCATGGGCGATGATTTGTTCTAACCGATACCCGAGAGCTACGGCTCTCGGGTGTGGCAAACGGTCCGTCCTGACAACGTTGGTATGGCAGAGGCAATGTCGCCCTGTCTAACGTGAAAATCGACTGTCATGTTCTAGTTTTTACCCTGCCTACGGACGGGCAGGGTCTTTCTTTATTTTTTGGCAAAAAAAAAACAGCGGTGGTGTATTCTATGTGGGTAGACTAACCCGGTGTTACAGCACCGGGTTAGAGAGTGGCTACCTATTAGTTTTTGTTGAAGATAATCTCACCTCCAAGTCCTTTTAGTACGTTGCTGTTACGTTGGGTTGGGCCCTGTTGTAACTGCTGCACCCGTTGCTGATAAGACTGCTGTTGGTTGAGCGCACGTTGTAAATGTTCTTTAAAGGATTGCATAGTTGAACCTCGGTTCATGTTGTGATACGTTCTCCCTTCGGGGAGAACACCTTTTATTTTTTCGCAATGAAAAAATAAATTAAAAAGGCACCCCCGAAGGAGTGCCTGTTGTTTACGCTATCCAGCCGAGCTTGCGACCATTGGCTCTGAACTTCTCCAGACCCAGCTCTAGCCCTTCCTGATAATGTTCGTCCCAACCAAAGCTTTTCGAAAATGACAGCGACTGGTCGTCCACACGAATATCCGTACTAAATGATACCTGGCGGTTTGTGTGGTCTAGCATGCAATGGAATGTCATTTTTCCATCGGTAAACGTGTAAAGTGGTACACCACCTAAGAAGCACACGCCCTTGGAAAACTTATCTGCAAAGGTGTACCCGCTCTCTTTGTCAACAATCTTCTCTAGCATTGCGTCCAGCTCCATGGACTTGTTGTAGCTGCGGTTCACCTGTCTGACCAGATCGAACAGCTGCTCTAAGTATTTATAACGGTCGGTTGCGTTCCATGTGGTGGCGATAAGCTGACGCATTCCGTCGGCCAACACACGTAGCATTGTGTCCCCTAAACGTTCTTCATCAGCTGTCGTGGAGAGGCAGAACGTGGTGTCCTCGAACACCAACCCAACGACAATGATGCCGTTATTTTGCTTTTCGTGATGCAGTTCCCAGCGCTCATCTGGAGAGATAACACAGTGACCCCACTCATCAAAAGCGTGAGTGTCAGGGGTGGTAGACCAGAATTTCAATAAGTCGATGCGTGTCATGAATAAGACTCCTTACGGTTTAAAAGAAAGAACCCCTACTCCGATGAGTAGGGGGTATAACATTTATTTGTCGTTGTCGGACGAAGGTGTCCACGGTACCGGCTCAGAGATTTTGCGGGTATCCGGGAACGGGGTTTTGTTGTTAGACGCATCAGCGAACCGCTGGATAGAAAGTTTCTCCTCCAGTTCAGCCATCTCTTCAAGCTGCTCCAGCGACGGCCCTTCGATGTCTGACAGTTCCAGATAACGGTTCATGTCGACCTCTAGGCGTTGCACGCCTTCTTCGTTAACCTGCAGTTCCACCTGCTCTCTTGAGTCCATCTTCTTGATGTAACCGGGGATGTTACTGTAGGCGAAACGGCGCTCTGCTTCACGCTGAATACGTTCGTTCTGAGTCGTACGGTAATCACGCTTTGGAGCCAGCCAGTTAATCGCTAGTAAGTCCGCCACGAACTGTTGTTGACGTTGAGTGACATCGGCACCCCAGTCGGTTTGCAGGTTGTACTTGTAACCATACGTCAGCTTACGTTCAACCCCTTCATCGGTGGTTTGTTTACAGGTGAAGGTGAACGCGATGTTGTTGGTGCCCCAGTGGATGTGCTGGTCGATACGCAACCCATTCGGGCCTTCCCACACGTTAATCGGTTCCAGCTGGAAGCCCATGAACGCATGATGGAGCTCGTCAGCGGCTTCGTACGGACTGTTGAAGTCACGCTTAGCCCATTCTAAGAAACGACCCTGATAGAGCTCAGGTTGGCTTACAGCGAGCACACGGGCCATGGTGTTCAGAGCAGCCAAGTCCTGACTGCGTGTGACGGTGTCTGCGTTACCGCAAAGCACACGGGCCTGACTGCGAATGATAGCGGCGAGTGGGGTGCGATCCATATCAGCCTGGCGATATTCCCAACCGAAAATCCACAGTTGTCCATCGCGACGGATGCGGTTGTGAACACGGCTACCTTCTTTCGTGGCGTCCAGTGCATCGGACTCCAGCACCCACGTGACGTCGTCCACTACGGTGGCCAGTACCGGCAACTCTAAATCGGTTGGCATGTTTTTGCCAATCACGGTTTTCAATTCAAAATCTGGAAACATGGTAGATACTCCGTAAGAAAAAAAGAAGCCACCCGAAGGTGGCTGTGATGATTATTTGTTACGACTGGCGAAGTAGTCGCCGAACCGTTTCTCCAGACGCGCTAACTCAGCAGCACGTTTAGACGGTGGGAGTTTCATCGCTTCGGCTTTTGCGGCTTCGTACGCTTGGCCCGTCGATCTCGGGGTTGGTCGGATAGTACCCAAGTCTGCTATCGATGATGACAGCGTGACGTTCGGGTCGTGGATATCAATGCGCTTATTCATGACGTTCTCCTGCACGGGCGATTAACCCATTCATGACGTTACGGTACTTCTTAACCTTTGGTGATTCGGCTTTGCGCTTGCGGGTATTAACCCGGAAATTTTTAAGCATCTCACCAACCGTTGCAGAGACGTGATCCAGTCTTTCGGATGCGGTGACGGGTTCTTGCGATTCCAGTAACCGTCCCAACGCCTCTATACGGGCAGTGGGCATCGGACGCCCCATCTCATCTATCGGGTTATTCATGCGATGCCACTGTGATTCCAGAATACGTTGTTCGCGTTCACGGTCAGTCATTGTAAGACTCCATTGCGGATACGTTACCATTGCGGTCAACCATCAACACCTGTGCGTTGACGTGAACCGCTTCATCTTCCTGCTGACGGCGATGACGCACGCCGTTTGACAGGTTATCCCATTCACGCTTCATGCGTGGGCTATTAATAAACTCGGCAAAATCAAAATCTTTAAAGCTCATCTTAGCCGCGTCCTGTGCACATGGCTTCAGAGTTACCGTTCGCACGGCAGGTGTTGTAATCATTGTTCAGTACGACATACGCGGTGGTGAACAGGAAAGCCAGAACGGTGCTAATGATAACTTTCTTAACGTTTGATTTCTTAGACATAAAGGACTCCACTAGTTTAATTGAGTGCGCCGATAGCGGCGCTAAGACGTTCGATTTCAGCCACATCGCCACGAGCACGAGCGGCAGCTAGGTCAATTGCTAAATGATTCATACGGGCCATACGGCGGGCGTGCAGCTCCTCAGGAGTCACACGTTTCATTTCTTGCTGATACGATGAACCGACTCCTGAGATTTTCATACAGACCTCTTAGATGTTTTCGATGTTATTTTTGATGTGTGCCATATGGGCGTGGTAACCTTCGTCCTTACGGGCTTCGATTAATTCCGGTGCATTGTTTACACGGTTCATGAAATCGTCAATCATGTCGTGCAGCGTTTCACCTTTCAGTGGCGTAGCGTTGAATTCATCGCCGGCAATATAACGAATGAACGCGTTGTCTGAGCCTTCGATGTCCGGGGCAGTGCTACCGACCTGACGACGGTCAGCCACGTACTCCACGAACTCTTCATCCGTGAATGTGCGAAAACCGCAAGAGATTTCACCGAGGATTAATACGCTGAAAGGATTAGCGCGCACGGTGTCTTTGATGCCAGTGGTGATATCGCGTTTGGTGTTGTTGATATTCATTAGAAGCTCCTTAAGGGGTAGTTGAGTTAAGAGATTAATGTATTCTCTCACCTTAGTAATATCTATCTGAAATAAAATCCAATCAAACTACCCCTCTCAGACGCGCTGTAACGCATTCTCCCGCGTTTTGTCGTTCCACGGTACATCGTTTCATCTTACCCCTGCTAATACCCGTATAATCCCACCCAGACGTAAAAAAGAAACAAACCTCCCTACCCGAAGGTAAGGAGGGTATGTCTTAGACGCCAGACATGATCGTTTGGTATTCCGGCTGCATTTCCATGCCACTGGCCACCGAAATCATCACCGGTTTTTCAGAGGTAGGGATAATGGCATCCTTCGCCAACAGATCGTATTTGGTCGCCGCCGGCAGAATGCACTCGTTCGAGTACGGGCCGAGAATCTGCGCAGAGTACGGCACGTACGAGTTGAACGTGATGTACGGGCCGGCTTTGAACACGGCAAAGATTTCATTGACGTTGTTCGAGGTTTCTGGCCCCACGCTCAGCGCGGTATAACGCAGAGTGACCGCCAGTGCTTCGGTGTGGTCGTCAGTACGAGACTGACCCACGAACGCAAAGCGATACAGGTCAACCTGATACTCTTCAGACTCCTGCACCATCGCCGGCGTGATACGTTTCTCGTACTTCGGATAGGTATCAATGTCACCGGCCACGATACCCACCGCCAGACGCTGTGCAAAGGCGTAAGCGTTCGCAAAGCCGTACTGCGCTGTCAGTGCGGCATCACACGGTGCCGTGGTGTAGCAGTGCAGGAACAGCAAGTTGCCCAACGTACCCGGTTCCGTGATCGGCAGGGTCTTACAGCCGTCTTCTTCACCGTGTTTGTAAATGATACTGATGGTTTTGTCGAGGCTCGACGCCATCACATACATCAGACCGACTTCACCGGACTGAGGTAAGACTTTCGTGATGCGCTCCATCAGCTTCGAGGCTTTCGCGAAGTGATTGGCTTCAAACGCATCGATGTTCATGATGGTTTGGCCTGACATGCGCATGACGTGTACGTTGTTGCTCATTAGATAATCCTTCAGTGTGGTTTTGGTTACATATAACTGTATTAGCTTGTAACTTTTGTGGTAGACAGCCACAGCGTGAGTTCTGCGACTGTGTTATACTGCGACGTCCCCATGGTCTGACCATCGGTTGCCGCCTGAAACACTTCTGCCGCCAGTGTGCCGTAACGGGTGTAAATCCCGACGTCGTTGGCGTACATAAACTTCACCCCCATCCCCGGTGCAAGGATACCCGGTAAGGCTCCGTTCCACGTGACCTTCAACGTGTTCCCGGTACGCATCGCCAGTTCGGATTTAATGGCTTTGTCATCGTCCGTGTAGTGCTTCTTCTGCACAGGGGCGTTGACCATCCCGGAGGCGTGGGTGTTGGGGGCAGCTTGTGCCACGAACTTATCCGGTGTGGTGCTGGAGAGTTCACCCGGTGTAAAGGAACTGGTACGTCCGTCCAGTGCACGAATCGACCCCACCCGATAACCGGTACCGTCGTTTAACGCAGCCGTGTCCTGCTGGAGCATCGACAGGGTGTCACCGCCGGTGATGATGTAGATAACGTTCCCGTCGATGTGCACGGACTTATCCAGATGCGCGGCGCGTTCTTTCGGCAAGTTCATCACCACCAGTTTTGCGGGGGCGTTGGCGAACTTGTCGACATCCCACGGACGGAAGATGTGCCAGTTGTTGAAATACTGGAACACCCCCAGTCCCCGCTCATACACCCCGTACCGGTTTTGCAGGAAATCAAAGGCTTCGAGGAAATCCACCGAGTCAGGAATCGAGATACACTCGTACTTACGTTGCTCTTCCCGGTCATACTGCACCGAGTGTACCGTTCCCACCGGTTTATCACCGCGTTCCGTGGTCGCCGTTAACAGGTCACGGATAATCGTCAGGCAGTCGGTGCCCCGATAGATATCCCCAACCTGCTTTAAGCGCTGATACCACACCGAGGCGTCCATCAACTCCAGTTGCACCACCGCCATGGCTTTGTCGTTTGACTCCGCCGTGAACATCGTGCTGGACTCCATGTCCGGGTCACGGCTATTCACCACCACCCCGTTGTAGTTCATGGTGTTCAGCAGCGTACTGCCGTTACGGGTCATGATTTTGACTTTCATGTTCCCGTTAGCCGCGGTGGTCAGTAAGCGCATCTGTGACGTCGGTACCGCCAGCGTGATGTGCGTGATCGTACAGATGTCGTTAATGAAGTTACTGGAGTTAATCACCGACATCACTTTCAGTACGGTTAATGGAAACCCTTTGATGGTGACCATCGCGTCGTATCGCAATGCAGGCGCGCCGAAAGCACGAGCTAAATGGCTATTGACGATAGCCTGAAAACGATCATACACGACGGGCTCCTTGTGACTGATGGAATCGGTGGAAGTTTTCCAACCGCGCGATGAGGGTGTCGTTGAAGCGGTGGGTTTCCACGTTGGTTTCTACCCGGCCGGTGAACAGTCCCTGTAATGCCGAGGACATGGTCACTTCCGGTTTCTTGTAGTAGCCGTAACGGTGTGCCACCGGGAACAGTTTATTGGCGAGCTGGTTAAACTGACGCAACCCTTCAATCGGCAGTGAGCGCTTCATGAGTTGAGGTTCGTTCATGTGGGTTAACCAATCCGCCATGTGCTCCATTATCCACCCGTAGACGCGCTTGGCGTCCGTCGGGTCGTTAATGGCCAAAGGCATCCCAGTGCCCAGATACTCTGCAACCTCGCAGGGATGGGCGAAGATAGTTTTCTGGTTCAGGAGGATCGCCTGTGCCTTCTTCTTATCTTCGGGCAAAAACAACCCGTGTTCACTGGTGGCGTAACTGGTCAACGTGGCGTATTCCGGTACCCGCCAACCAATCCACGTGTGAAACAAATAAAATGCCGCTGATTTTTCCATGGTACCTCTAGCGTGCGTAACGCAGTATCACGTAGACGAGTGGAATGTAATAGAACTGCGCATCCCGTGGGAGCTTCGCCGCCAACTCCGCCAGTCGCAGCGCCGTCGCTGACGAGACAGCCTGTTGGTGAATGAATTGCTGCAGGCCCCATTCCAGCACGCTCTTGTAGCTGCCGTTGTAGAACTCTTCGGAGAGAACATACGGGTTCATGGTGGGTTGAATAAACGCCACCAAATCTTCCCCCGGATTTCCTCGGTAATTGATGGTGTCTGTGCCCACCGGACTGAACTTCATCGGTTCACCGGGGAACACCGTGTACTTATTGTCATCCCCAAAAAACAGCGTGTAGTCAAACTTCGAATACCCGATGGTGTTCTTCACCTGCAACGTGCGGAACGTCTGCACCGCAAACGACCCGATGCGGCGGTTGGTGTCCCGCAGGTACGTGGCCGTCTGGTACACCATGGCATCCCAGAACGATTCAATGTCCTGCACCAGTTTCGGTGGATGGGGATAGATGCGGATATCTTTGCCCGGCACGTGTAACCCGATAGCACGGATAAAGCGGGCCAGGAACACGTCGTAGATTCGGTAGCGTTCTTCCGGGAACCGCAGGGTCTGCAACTCGTTATCGTAGAAGCGTTTCACGTAAGTCGCTTCGATATTGAGGATGCTGTCACCGATGGCGAGGAAGCTCCGGTACTCGGGAGCCGTCAGCATGGTGTCTTCGCCTAACCACGCACGGTCACGCACGAAGTAGAACTCACGCACCGTACAGGCTTTCATGATTTCCACCATGAAAGGCGTTACTTCAAACAGTAACGTGTACTCAATGTCGTAAGTCGCGATTTTGTTGTACCCACCACGCTGGGAGCTCGTGATGTTGTACAGACCCACACGGTTGTCACCGAGGTCAGCGGTAAAGAAGTCGTTTACGTTCGGTGGAATGGAGTTCACCACCGTGGCCGAACCGGACACCGTGAACTGACGGGTCTGGCTGTCTTGCGACCCACTCAACCCGTCTTTGACACGCAGTTCCAGATTGTTGATTTTCTCGAACTGTTGCGTCGGGTTCACTATCTTCGGATCGAAAATCACCATTGGGTCATTACGACCCTTTAACTGGCGATAGAAATCCACCGACCACGATGACCCACTCGCATACTGCAACAGATGCTGTTGCGGCACACGCTCCAAATCCGTCACGGTGGTACGTAACGGTTCGGTCACCACGTTGGTTTTGACTTTAATGCCGTCTTGTGCTTGTGACAATTCCGGCGTCGGGGGTTCGATGGGTACCCATGCAGCACCCGCTTTCTTAGAGGTCAGCACCTTATGCTCCTTTGATGGTCAGGATACCGGTGTTGAACACCGTCAGGTAATAAGGGCGGTCTTTCTGGCTACCGACCTGCTCCACGATTTTATCCCAGATGCTCGGGGGTAACTTATCGTACTCCCACCACGCATCCGGGGTTTCCCATTGCGGGAACAACCACTTCACCAGTATCTCGGCAGCCTTCGGGTAGAGATGCAGCGGATACAGGTCAATCCCTCGCCAGTCGTACAACACCTGTTCGATGAGGAAGTAGTTCTTCTCCACGAGGATGTCGTATTTCAGGTGGAAGGCGTTGCCGTCCCATGCGTAAAATTTCGGGTCAACCAGAATCCCGTTCTGGTACGCGGACATTCTGAACAGTCCAGTCATCCCCGTGGGGTCAACTTTACGACAGTGATTGATGTACGGTAACAATGCCGGGTTCCATTCGTACGGCAGGTCATCCACGGTCATCACCTGTGGGTGTGACATGTTGTCCGCATCAAACGCCACGTCAGTACCAAAGATAGGCAACGCGATTTTGTTCCACGGGGCATGCAGACGATGGAACTGTTCAGACGGGCACAACAGATACGGCAACTGAATCAGTCGACGTTTCTCGTTAAGGTACCACGTGGCATCCTGTTCCGCCTGCTGCTGTGAACGGCGCACGAACTCTTCGTTGTTCACCCACGGCGGGTCAATCTCTGGCCACCATTTCTCCGGCAACCCGGTTTGATTGATGATGTACGGATACGTCACCACCACCTCTTCCGGACACTGGTAATAGAACTTGATGGTGAACGTCGCTTCGTAATGGTTCTCGTCTTTGTCCCATTCCGGTTCCGTGGTGTCGTAGGTCACCTCCACCCGGGTGGGAGAATAACGTACCGCTAAAGCGACTTGGCCGCCTGCCACGTTCGCGGTGGTGAACACCGACTGCGAGAATCCCGCTTCCATGTACTCACGGAAATCCGCATAGCGGGGTACACGGGCTTCTGAGGCGTGGTAGCAGTCCTGTAACAGCTCTAACGCCGCCGCAGGAATAAAGTAGTACCCCTCGGCTTCGGTCACCAGTGAATAGCGACCCATGTCGATTAAGGAGTTCAACCGGTTAATCCAGCGGTTGAGTTCATCACTGGATTGGTTGTTGCGCTTGAGGGTGATTTCCACGTCGTAACCGGTGCGTACCGGACGCGCGTTCACCTCGTCTTTGCGGTTGTCAAAGAACGGCAGTTCAACATTCATCCCGACCTGACGGTTAATGCGGGCAAACTCTTCACGCTTTTCATTGACCGTCACGTACGTGCGGTTGGTGGCAGCAAACGCCACAGGGGTCTCTTCCCCTTCCGTTGACCCGACCTGATGTGCGGTGTTGTATTTATCCCCGAAGATAACCTCGGAGTCTTCGATGCCGGATTCCGCCAACACACGGTAAGTGATTCCATCGAGGATTGATTTGCGCACGGTCTGGTCTAACGAAGGAATCTCAAAATACTGTTGCATTGGCTTCTCCTTACGTCAGCTCATATCACAGGCCGAATATGAAAAAAAAAAAACAGAGGCCCGAAGGCCCCTTATTTTTTTAATCCTGACGGAAGAAGATATTTGCGCGGGGATATCTCTCCCCGTCAATGATGAACCACTCGTCACTCACGGTGGCGTCGACTTCGCGCATAAAGTTGATTTTACCCTCAACGGCAGTGAGGGCACGCACCACCGGAATCATATTCCGCTGGAGGTCAAACACAGTACCCGGGAAGCGCGGGTTGTTAATGAGTATCACTTCCGCATCCGGGAAAAGGTACATCGCTTTAAAACGGTTACCGATGTCTTTAAACTCATCCCGTATCGCTTGGGTCAGTTCTATCTGATAACCTTTGCGCACATAACGATTATCATCGTCAGTTTGTGTTTTAAAGTCCCGTAGGGCTTTCATGCGGATGTCACTCTGCAAGCCGATTAGGGCATCACCCATTGCCAACTTCCCATTCGGCATCACGACCGAGACTTCTTCTGGCTCGATGTGGTAGAAGGTCTTTAGCCGGTCCAGGAATGTGGTGAACCGCGCTGCACTGGTAATACGTCCAACGTTGCAACCGCCGTTGTATTCGTGGTATTGGCGAATACCGCCTTCACGACGGAGGTTGATACTCACCCCTTCAACTTCTTCAATTTGCTTCAGGAATTCTTGTTTAGTGTAAAGCGTCATTTGATAATCCTTACGAAAAAAGAAAAGGGAGCCGAAGCTCCCTTGGGTATTACGCCACACCCTCAATCATGGCGTGGGTGCACTCTTTGTACACCCGCACTTCAACGGGGTGGTGGTCTGCGTGCAACGTTTCACCTTTGGGTGTCACCAACTGCCAGCGTTCGCCATCACCCCATAGCGGGTGCTTACGAATGGTGCTGGACACCAGTGTGCCTTCTTTCACGAAGTCCAGTATCCAGCTCAGTTTATTAAACCGTTCCGGTACCGGGATTTCGATACTCGGGCCTTGGCGATGCAAACACAGCGGCAAGTGCAGCTTACCGTGTTTGTTCATCCGCAGCCATAACGCCATACTGAGAAACTGCGCCTCGGTCAAATGGACTTCTGGCACCGACGTAAAGTGGCGAATCACCTTCTCGGTGAGTAGCCCGCTTTCAATCATGAAGTAGTCCAGAGACGTGCCTAACAGCGGTTCAGGTTGATACATGGTTCACCTCCTCAGGTGTCGCATAGTATCACTCGGTAATGCGGGTGTATTCCCAAATGTCAAAGGCGTGGGCGTGCTTCTCATCCGGCGCGTGACTGGCCACCAAACGTTGGGTGTATTTGGTGACATCGAACTGCGGGAACTTCGCATCCGCGCCGTCAATCGTGGTGTGTACCGTGGTCAGCAGAATCACGTCCGCATGCTCCAGATACATCTCGTAGATTTCACCGCCACCGATGATAACGACTTCTTTTTCTTTCCAGCGGTCTGCCACAATCAGCAACTCGTCCGGTTTGGTCAGAATCGCCACCCCGAACTCCACACCCTTACCCGGCACCACGTTTTTGCTGTCGCGGGTCACCACCCAGTTACGACGGTTCGGCAACGGCTTTGAACCGATCGACTCAAACGTCTTGCGTCCCATCACCACCATCTTGCCCATGGTCTGTTCTTTAAACCACTGGAAGTCTTTGGGTAAGTGCCACGGCATAGCGTTGTCTTTGCCGATGTTCCAGTTACTGTCTACTGCTGCGATGACGGTGATTTTCATTTATGATATTCTTCCATAACTTTCTTAAAGATACTGAGGATACGACGACGTTCGTACGACTGCACCTGAATGCGATCGCTGAAATCGATAATCTGGATATAACGCGCCTCGACTTCCAGGCTCAGGGCGTGGACTTCCACGTGGGCTAAGCGCCCGGTACCGCGTACCGAACGATGCAGGTGCACCGTAATCTGGCCACGACAATCCGGGTCGGTGATTTTCTCAATGGCATCAGCTACGTCTTCTGCAACCAAATCGTAGGTGATGTCACCGATTTTCAGGGTAATCCCTTTGGCACGGTAAAGGGATTCGACGTTGTACTCTAATGATGGGCTCTGCATAAAAGTGACTCCTTAAGAAAAAAAGAAGGGGCCCGAAGACCCCCACTGCATTACATCTCTTGACCAGCGCGACGCATGATGCGAATCGGTGGCAGAGTTTGTACTTCAATGGAGCGACCGCGTACTGGCATACGGACAACCGTATCCGGTAATACACGCGCTGCGCCATTGCATTCGTCAAGCAGTGTGTCGTTAACGTAATGGTGCTCGATATCCAGACGCATCTGCATATCGTTCAGGTCAAACGCCGTTTCCGTTACCACGGTTTTAAAGCCGTTGATAACTTCAGGCAGACGTTGTACCTGATGACGGAAGAAATGCTCGTTCTTGCTGTAGTCACGACTGGAGACTTTCTGCATGTAATCCATGCCCGCGTCCAGTGCCCACTTGTACAGCGGTTGGAGTGTCATCAGAACATCAAAATCGCACGGCTTACCAACGGTGAAGATTCGCCCGTTATAGTGCAGTTCTGCGTGTTGTGTCTGGCGACCAAAGCAGGCTTGAGCAAACGTCGCTAAGCCTTGCATCACCGGACGGGGAACGGTCAGGGTTTCACCGTTACTAAATTGTAGCTCGAACGTTTGTGCATGACGCAGGTCGGTGGTATCACCAGTAACATTGCGCAGAGCCAACAGATTGTAGTTCATCAGAATCTCCTTACGTTTCATAGACAGTCGGTTATGTGTAAAAACTTAGTGGGTACGCAGTTCTACCAAATCCAGCGTCGTGCTCGCCACTGGGGTCAGGGCACTCACCGCTTCCACCGCTTGGGCAGTGGTTTCGTTGAGGCTATCTGCCAGCTCTTTCGCTACACGCAGCGCGTTCGCGGTAACCTGCGCACGTTCGAACAACGGCTGCAACTGCTGCATGGTGAAGCGGGCTTGAGCAATACCCATTGCCCAGAAGCCGGTGATTTCCGGTTCACGCATCGCTTCACGTGGAACCTCTTTAAAGTACACGACGTTCGCCAGCTCGGTTTCTTTGTCCGGGCAGACGAACACGGTGCTGTCGTAACGGCCCATGTACGTTTTACCGTCACGGGTAAAGGTCACGGTTTCTTCCGTTTTCAGTGGTTGGTCATTGCCCACAATCAGCAACGAGTTCAGTTGGGTGGCCACCTCTTCGCTGTACTCCAGACCTTCTGGAATCACAAGACGGTAGCTGTTTAAAACCAGTGGGGCTTTAGCGGCACCGGCTGCAGCCATCGCTACCCACATCTGGTAGACGTAAACTTCTTCTTTGGTCAGTTCCATTGACGGGCCTTTGGTAGGCTTCACTGCTAAGCCGTATGCGCTGAGGTTAGTTTCGGCACCGACCAGATTCATAGCGTTGATAGTTTTCATGTTGAGACTCCTTACAATTAATAGAATGGGGTAAGAACTATTGGCTTAGTTCATGAGAATAATATCTATCTGAAAGTTTTTTGAGTCCAACGCAAACAAATAAAGTAAACCCACTCCCCGAAGGGAGTGGGATACCACAACTTAAGACTGCTTACCGTGCGCCGCGATACCTGCAGACAGGTAACCGTTCACGCCGCTGACCAGAGACTTCAGGACAGTGGCCGCGATACGGTCAAGGAAGCCGACCAGAGAGTTGATACCGTTGATCGCAGTGCGAGCACCACGAACCGCTTCAACCAGCTCTTTGTTGTCGTCAACTTTGACTTTATCCAGACGAGACAGCAGTTTCTCAATCGCGTTCTCATACTTGGTTTGCGCAGCATCGACCTTGCGGTAGTTGATGGCAACCTGCTCGATATCTTTACCGAGTTTGTTGTAGAACGTGTTGACGTTGTTCAGCGTACCGGCGTTCGGAGTTTTCACTTCGGACGGCACGTCTGCTTCGGTCGCGATCAGAGACATAGTGGTAACCACCATGCCTTCGCCGTCAGCGTCGCCAGCTTCCACTTTGATAGCGTAGCCGCCAACCAGCTGATGACCGTCTTTGAACGGACGTTTGGCTTCTGCGTCGATAGCTTTCAGCTTGCCGTTCAGGCCCGCTTTACCGATGCTTTCCAGAGTGTCAACGCCTTTAGCGATGTCATCCAGAATGGTTTCTTTCGCCGCTTGTGACGCGCGCAGACCGGTCAGCTCTTCGTTCAGTTTCGCAGTGTTGTCACCAACGAAAGTAGAACCCTGAGACAGCTGCTTCACGAAGCTACCAGAAATGGTGTCTTTCTTCTGCTGACCCATTTTACGGATCGCAGCGTCAAACGCCTTAGAACGTTTCTGGATAGATTTACCCTGGTTCTGGAACTTGACCCAGCGGTCTTTCACTTTACGGCCCTGCTCTTTCAGCCATTCCCAGATACGCTTCAGGAAGGCTTTGATGTCGTCCCACAGTGACTCACGAGCCACTTTACGACGGTTCTTAGAACCGTAGCTTTCTTGTGCGACAGACAGGCGGTTGCCCAGGTTCCAGCGCTTACGGATAGATTCCTGCGCCACGTCCAGTGCTTCGGCCGCTTCGTCAGGCATGTCTTCTTCCGCTTCCATGGTGTCTGCTGATTCGTCATCAGAATCGGCAGCCGCATCGGCTTCGTCCAGCGCAGTCAGCTGATCGTCAGTTTCCTGAGCATCTTCAGCCAGTACCGCACCTTCAGCATCGGTCTGGTCGATGGCTTTGGTATCGTGTTCGATATCAGCCAGTACGCCTTCTACCGAATCCGCTGGCAGTTCCAGACCGTCTGGAACAACAGTGCCGACGCCTTCGATAGACTCACGCGCGAGATTACGTTGTGCAAAGTTCATCTTTTCTTTTCCTCTCGGGAGTGACATCCTCACTCCCGTTAATTTTTAGAAACCGGGGTACCGCTAACTAAGGAGAATTACTTCTGCTTAGCGTACGCGCCGATACCAGCACCGATGTAGCCGTTCAGGCCAGAGATAACGGTGTTAGCAACGTAAGACACTGCGCGATGCAGAGTCTGGTAGTTACGCACAGCCTGGTCAGCCGCAGTACGGGCGTGAGACAGTGCAGTACGGTCACCTTCGTCGGTTGCTTTATCGAACGCGGCAGAAGCTTTCTCAGCTGCTTTCTCCAGCTTCTCAACTTCGCTGTCGTAGCTGCGGAAATCTTGCAGCACTTTCTCGAAGCCTTTACCGATCGCTTCCAGACCAGATGCAGCGCTTGACAGTTTGCCCACGTCAGGCGTCGGTGCATTTTTCTCTTCTGCACTGTCGCCAGTCGTCATGAAGCCAACCGCAGTGAAATCAGCTTCGCCGATTTTCTTGCTACCAGCCTGAATGTAAGCGTTGCCCGGCAGCGCGTGCAGAGTCTGAGACTCGCCGTTTTCGAACTGTGGCAGGTTGCGCAGTTTAGACGCAGCAGTACCGAACAGATCAACTTTGGTGTCGCCTGCAGATGCAGTTGCGTCGCCTTCAGCCGCTTTAGACATCTGAGTCGCAGCGTTACCCGCCTGAGTGCTCAGTGCAGTGATAGCAGACTTGGCTTTGCTGCCCACGGTCACTTCTTTCGCCAGTGCGATAGACTGATCCGGGTTGAACTTGCCTTCGATAGAGAGCTTGGTGATGAAGCCGCCGCTGATCTCTTCTTTGTTGCGTTTGCCCAGTTTCTTGATCGCTTCCTGGAATTTCTTCGCACGCTTCTGAGCAGTTTTGCCCACGTTGAAGTATTTCAGTTTGATCTCTTTGATCTTGTTGATAACCGCTTTGCAGAATTCGATGAAGCGCTTATACAGATCCTTCAGGGTTTCTTTCCAGCCTTCCTGAGCGGCTTTGGTCATACCGCGGCTACGGCGATATGATTCACGCGCCAGCTTAGTACGCTCTAAGCCCCAACGACGACGGATAGACTCCTGAGCCACTTCAGAAGCAGCAACGGCTTCTTCCGGCAGCTCTTCGCCGTTTTCGATTGGCTCTTGCGCCTGATCGATAGCAGCTTCGGTACGCTCGGTGTCGGAGGTCAGGGTATTCTGGTCGCCGTCCAGCTGATCCAGTTGACCGTCGAGAGAGGCCACTTCGGTCAGCTGTACGTCCAGGTTGTCCTCGCTGGATTCGATATTGCTCAGACCATCAATCTGATCGTCTGCCGCGCCTTCGATGCTTTCGCGAGCAAGATTACGTTGTGCAAAGTTCATGTCACTTTTCCTGTTTGGTTATAACCAATACCAACACGCCCCTAGTAAGGGGCCCCCTTAGGGACGTGCGATTTTCAAAAAGACTGCGAGCGAGGAGAACATGTCAGAGACTCCATTGACGCGTGTCATCCACCGCGCAAGCAGTTCGTGGTCTGCATAAGATATCAAGCGTGTGTCAGCGACCAGAGATTGGTGGGCGGTGCCCAAGTTCCGTACCTGACCTGACTTGCCGTATGACGCAGCAATCATGCGACTACCGAGACTGCCCGTTTCACGGACGTTCTTGGTTCCACGCACATCGTTCATATATTGCTGTATCAATACTGACCACTGCCCGACATTCATGTCGCGACGCTTACCATCCATCAGGAATGCCACGGTCTCGTTATAGAACGTATTGAACGTGAACCCGATTTGCGGGTAATCATCATATAATACTTGCTGCAAAGACTCCGCGCCCATCATCTTGAAATACGGGAGAATAACCGCGGCAGCCTCGAGCGTGGTGTGAATCAGCTCGTCATCGTGGACACTCACGGGATTCTCAGTGAGTTTCGCCATGTAGTCTTTGATGAGGCGCTCTGCGTTATTGAAGTCCATACTTCTTCTCCAGACGCTCACGAGAACGTTTGAGCTCGCTCAGACGCTTCTCTTGTACTTCGATGAGACGTTCGATAGCCGCATCCCCGTTCCCTTCGGCCTGCTGCTTTTTCCACAACAGGATACGGTATTCGGTGGCTTTGGCCGCAGCCACGACTTCATCGTACTGATCCATCTGACGTTCTGCCCAGTTCAGGCGGACACGGTAGATGATGCTCAGCGGGAAGCCGACAGATGCCATGCCCAGCGGATCGGTGTTTTTGGAACCGAACGACTGCACCAATTGTTCGTAGGTTTCTTCGTCGAATATCGCTTCCGGGATTTCGGCGTAGTCCGCTTTGAGTTTGGTGATAGGCGTGGCCAACACACGAACCGCAATCCCGAACGTAGTACGGCGGGTTTGCAGGTATTGCAGGTCATTCGGCCCGATACCTTTTGCGGAGATGTTCGAGTCGCTCACCGCCATCAGCTCTTCAGCTGTGATGTAGTTCAGCAACACACCACCGTACGTCACCGTGAAGTCGATGATGTCCAGCAGTTGCAGCACGGTCTGTTTGTTGAACGTCATGCTCGTGGTGACCATCGTTTTACCGATGTCTTTCTCGATACACTGTTCTAAGAACGGACGTAACGCCAGCACGTTCTGGAACGAGGCGATGATGTACTCCAGCATACTCGCTTCGCGAATCCCGGAGACTTCCAGACGACTGGATTTCATCTGCGCCACGAACTGGTCAGACAGGTGTTGCACGTCTTTGTTCAGAAACGCTTTACCCTGCTTAGAGCCAATCAGCGTCTGCAGGTTTTCAAACTGAGGTAACAGTGCGTTTCCGATGGAGTCGCAGTTGCTGCTCAGCTGGTTTTTCAAGTTGACGGCTTCGAAGTTCGGCAGAAGCACAGACAACATATTTGGAATCGGCATTGGTTACCCCTTAAAGCACCGGTTGTGAGCCGGAGCGGTAGGCTTCGATGATTTTGCCTACGTCAGCGCTGCCTGCTTTCGATTTCGAGAAGTCAGACTTATCCAGCTCCTGCTGGCCATTCTGACCGCGGGTGTAGATAGTGACTTTGTTCCACTGCGAGTCCACGACCACGTAATACTGGGTCAGGGTTTGCTCGAACACGCGCTTACGCACCGCGAAGTCGTCGAAGTCTCCACCGAGTTCTGCCGTCAGACCGTCGATGGTGTCCTGCGAGACAATCATTACCGCGGAGGCGTTGTTGATGGACGGAGACAGGCTTAACAGGCCAGACAGCCAGTTGCCGTTGTTCTTGGTCATCATCTTCGCGTAGTAACCGGACTTGTCGCGGAAACGGTTTTTGCGGTATTCGTCGATAAGGTCGTTTTGCAGCGTGATGTCTTTCGCGGCACGCATCTTATCAATCGCGGAGCTGCCACCGTTCTTGCCGGTTGACAGACGAATCCAGCGTTCCCACAGGTCACGGTTCTGCGCACCCATCAGCATGATATTGCGGATAGACGGCGTGTCAGTGGATTTCACATCCAGACGCAGACGCATCGGGACATCCACCTTATTACCGTTACGTTCAAAGGTGCAGGTGAACTGCTTACCGGTGCTCAACCCTTCCTGATCGGTCAGGCGCTTGGCCAGATCGTTCGGCACGGTGGTATTGCTGGCTGGCGCACGGTCACGGGATTCACCCACGGCTTTGCGGCGGGTAGACTCACCGGCTGCGATAGCGAGGTTATCGTATGACGGCAACTCGAAGCGAGAACGACGTGTGCTTTCGCCTGCCGCCATGGTCACTAATGAGTGGGCACTGCGCGCGGCGTTGTCCAGCGTATTACGACGGTTAGACACTTTATCGAGTGTACCGATGACGTCAACGTCCGGTACCCCGGTCAACAGCGATATCGCCGTCAGGGTGTTACCCGCAAGCAGCATCTGAATCTTTTCCAGAATACCCGGCAGATAATCCAAACCGACCAACGATTGTTCAACCAGCGTGGTGTACTCGTTGTACAAGATGGAGTTAAACTCCTCCAACGAATCCGCTCGCTGCCGAAACAGGTCGGGGAAGCGATGCAAGAAAGAGACGACGCTCGTCTCCAGTGTTTTTTCTGTCATTTCTACTTAACTCCGGAGTTAATGATGAGTAACGAGACTGAAAACGATCCGGGATACGATCCCAACACCCCGGAGGACACTGGGTATAGCAATCCGAACAATGCGGATGCTGTCCCTTCAGTCGCGGGGTATTTTGACCAACGTCAATCCACGGTGGTGCCAGCCACACCTTACAATTTGAACGATGAGCTGACTGCGTGGAACAACCGTATTCGTTTAACCGTCGGCATGGGGTTGGCTGCGCAGCGCTTGACGAACCCCCTGATGGGGTTCAACCATAGAATGGCATCCAACCCGGTTCCGATTAACCGGGAATACGGGGGCTTAACGTTTATCACCCGACCGGATTTTAATCTGGACTTCGACAATATAGCGAACTCTCGGCGTCTTTCGAACATGGCTGCGCAACCGCGCTCGTCACTCGATTATTCCATATTGGCGTCGCTTGACCCTGACTTTGAGTTAGGGTTTTCAGATAGCGGGCGTAATTCCGATGGACGACGTAAGAATCGCCTCGGCACACCGTTCCTGCCAGAGATCCCGTTCGATAACCTGCAGGCATTCATACCATTACTCAGCACGCAATTGGTGAGCCTCAACGGTATCCCGGATGAATCGGTGGACGTGTGGACGTCGCAGGAAGGGTTGATGCGTGAACAGTGGGGGATGGTCGATTCCACCCACGAAGTCAACAACGCTTACGGGGCCTCCAGTACGTTTAACAACCCGTACGGTGACCCGGTCATGAAGATGATGTCAATTTGGCTTGAGTACATGTCTGGCGTGAAACGTGGGCAGTTCAAGCCCAAGATTCGCAATTCCATTCAACGCCGTATGGACTATTGGTCGCGGGTGTACGGACTGCGTTACGATGCGCTGGGGAACATCAGTCGCTTCTGGACGATTTGTGCTGCCCTCCCGACCAACAACAACTCCGGTGCCATGACGTCGGTGGACAACTCCAAACCCCAGTTAAACGATGACACGCAAGTCAACATCAACTGGCAATGTATCGGGGCGCGTACCAACGACCCGCTCTACATGGAGATGTTTAACCGCACGGTGGCCATGTTCAACCCGGACATGACCCCGGACCCGCGGTCGTCCACCTTTACCCCGATGGGGGGTGATTCACTGGTGCCGATTCCCGCTGAACTGTTGCCGCTGTTCAACTATTACGGTTACCCGTACATTGACAGTATTCGTCGCCGTATCACGTGGTACGTGTATCAGGCTGACTATCAGAACATCCTGAAAAAAGCAGGCTTAATTTAATGGATACTTACAACACGCTTAAGAACAACATGCTGCTGCTGGCGCACAATCCCGGGGCCATGTTGATGTTACAGTTAAACCAGTTGCAAGCGGTGGAGAACGACACCACCATTGAATTGCGTGACCCGACTGACCCGGTGGTGTTTCTGGCAGAGATGGGTGTGGTGATGGGACATGCCACCATTCAGGGGAACCGGGAGATTCTCCCGAAGATGTACCCGAGCATGGCCAAAGACTACGACGACCTGTTCCGTCACATGTCAGACGTCGACTACGTGGATGTGTTTGCCCAGCCTGCCTCCACGGAACTGCTCCTCTATATTGACGTCGACTCGCTCATCAGTAAAGCGATGCCGTTGGTTTACGAGGGTGTGCGTAAGGTGGTGATTCCACGTGACACGGTGTTCACGGTCTCGGGCTACAACTTTGCCATTCAGTACCCGATTGAGATTCGTGTGTTGCCGTACGGTACCACCGAGCAGCCGGCGTTTCAGGTGGTCTGGCTGACGGACACCCAGTCGCCGATTACCCCGGTCTCGACCAACGCCCTGGAGTGGTCAGTCACGTCTGCCCCGTCGTACGGTTCCGCCATTCTGGGGATTAAAATCCCGGCGTTGCAGTACAGCGTCAGTTCGGAGAACAACGTCGACACGATTGCCGGGGATACCCAGTTCGTGATGACCCGTCCGTTCAGCAACCAGTTCTTCTACGCAAGAATCTGGATGATGGCCTCCGGCAGCACCAAGTGGACAGAACTGAACCACACGCACTCGCGTGACGTGTACGACGTCACAGTCCCCACAGCGTTGGTGCAGGTGCTGGATGGGTCGATTCGCTGCGTTATCCCGTCCGTGTATTTGAAGACAGGGTTAATCAGTGGCACGATTCGCATGGACATCTATACCACGCTGGGGCCGTTGAACGTCGACATCTCAGGCTACCCGGTGGACGAGTTCACCTTTGCCCTGCGCGACTACAACGCGGAGATTGATGCCACCTACTACAACCCAATTGAAACGTTCGCCGTGAAACAGCTGGCTGCGCAGACCGGGACGTTAGTGAGTGGGGGTCGCTCAGCACTGACGTTTGAACAGTTACGTGCCCGTCTGATTGATAACTCGGTGGGTACCCGTAAACTGCCCATCACGGAGAAACAAGCGGCTGCCGCTGCGAATAACTCCGGGCTCCAGTTAACGGTGCCGGTGAGTTACGTCACAGGCCGTATTTTCCACCTGAGCGCGCCTCTGCCGGCCTCTACCGTGAAGAACGTCAGTTCACCCATGGGTTCGGTAACTGCCCCGCTGTTCTTTACGTGGGACGAATTAGCAGCCCTCTCCACGGTGCGGGTCAATGGGAATCGCCTGACGGTGCTCCCGACCACGGTGTATAAGTACAGCGGCACCAGTCTGACGGTGGATGCGAGCATGACGGAACTGCGAACGGCACTGAGTGCAGACGACCTGATTAACCAGGCGAATGCGGCCCAGTACATGTTCACGCCGTTCTACTACGTGATTGACATCAACAACCAGGCCATCGATGCACGTGTCTACCAGTTGGACAAACCCGAGGTGACCGGGAAACGCTTTGTGGTGACCAACGTCTCGACCGAGCTCAGTGTGGTGTCTGACTCCTACGAGTTCGAACAGACCGAGAAAGGGTACGTGTTGCGTGTGCTGACCAAATCCGAGAGCTCTTACCAGAACCTCGATGACAGTCAGTGCTTTGCGCAAATCTCGTACACACCCCGCAACTACGTTGACCAGTACGCGTACATCAACGGTACGCTGGTTGGGAAACGGGATAACGAGCGTGTCTGGGAGTTCCTGCTGGAAACCAACCTCGACGTTGACCGTAACGACGAACTGGTGCTGACCAACACCCGTATGACCTCAGCAAACATCACGCCACTACCGCTGGCGCTGGATGCGGAAGTCAACCTGTTCTTTGGTGTCACCGGTTGGAACCCGAAGAACTACGAACGTGCGACGATGGATACCGTGATTGTCCCGCCTGCGCGTGATGCGATTGGTGTGACGCACGAAATCTTCAGTGTGCGGTGTGGGAAAGCGTTAACGGCTTACTGGCGTAAACCGCGTCCGGTGACGGACAGTATCAACTACAAATACTACCAGGCTGATGAGCTGGCGTACTACGAAGAGGATGTGTACAAACTCAACCCGACCACCGGGGTGCCGATGTATACCGTGGACAACAGCACCACGCCACCGACCATCAACTTTGTGTACGAACACCGTAAAGGTGATCCGGTACTCAACGACGATGGGACGCAGAAGGTTGCGCACCGTCAGGGTGATTTGGTACTGGACAGCTTAGGCCAGAGTATCATCGATAAGCCGCGCTCGTTGATGTTCCGTAACGAGATGCCGGCGTACGATGCCCGGTATATGTTTGCTGATGCGCCTGCTGTGCAGAGCTACGTGCAAAGTGTGGTGGACTTCATCGTGAACAAAGTCACGGTGGTGATTCCTACCCTGACCCCGGACTTGATTGACCAGACCGACGGGTTCTTTGTACCACTCACCACGATGGGGTACATCAGTGCGCGTACCGAAGACGGTGCGGTGACACCGATTCCTGCGGAGAACCGCTTCACGGTCTACTACTACATGACCGCAGCGAACCGTAAGAACACGGATCTCATCAAAGTCCTGCGTACCAAAACCTCACAGGTCATCAACGATTATCTCCACAACAACATCACCGTCTCTGCGACGGCGTTGGGCAAAGCGCTGGAGAATGAGTTGGAGTCGAGCATCATCTCCGTTGAGATTGGCGGGATGGGGCCGGATGAGGATTGGCGGTTGTTCACCGTGGTAGGTGATGCTTCACAAGCCACCATTGGGAAGAAACTGGAGCTGTTGTCCGATGGCACGATTAGCCTGAAAGACGATATCCTTATCAGTTACAACCGACACGACACCGACGCCAGCTAAAAAAAAAAAAGAAAGCCCCAACTCCTTTACGGGAGTTGGGGTACTTTTATTTTTTCACCAATGGGTTCTTGCTGGCTGAATTCAACACCGCCTGCAACGACGCTGCGCCTAAGCACAGACGACGCACGAGGTTCAGGTTGTCTTTCATCCCGCCCACAAAGTCTTTGCCGTTGCTGAAGAAAATCAACGCAAACTCACGACCGTGACCTGTACCGTGACGACCGGCTTCCAGCTGTTTGATGACCGCATCGGTCAGGAAATCAAAGTAGCCTTTGTCCGCATCTTTCACGGCCTTGCCCCAGCGCTCGAGTTTGTCCACGAACACTTCGATGTTCTTCTGCAACACGGTGTACCCGTCCAGACGACCTTTGTACTTGTGCTCGGTGAACGTGTCCGGGCCCAAACTCACAATCGCCTTCAGAATCCCACGCATATCCACATTGGACAGGCTGGTTTTCTCGGTCATCGTGGCAAACGAACTCTGGGTAAGGAACGCCCCTTCCTGCGCGGTGGCGATAACCTGCCCACCGGGGATTTCCACGCCTTCATCGTAGCCGATGAGGTTGCGGGCTTGTGCTGGCGTTACAGTAACACACGGGCCGTTATCAAACGTGAACTGGCGAGTGGCATCGTCAATGGCAATCGACACAATGTTGTTGAGCATTCCCAACGCTTCCGTGAACGGTTGGCTGGCGACTTCCCCTGCTGGGAAAAGCACGCGCTGACCCCGTTGTTCGATGGAACCCATCTTGCGGAAACTTTTCATCAGATCCGCACTGTTCAGCGCTTCAAAGCCTTTGGCCATCCCGCCGAAGAACTGCGTCAGTTCCCCGACCATCCCGGCGTAACGCACGTAGGTGAGTTCACACGGGAAATGGATACCGGCTTGCTTCACAGAAATGGGTAGCGCATCGTAGGCCACTTTACAGGCACCGGCTTTGTAGATGCCCGACGTCAGACGGAGGTTCAACAGCGCATCAATCATATCGCGCAGCACGGTGTTTTCGTCACGCTTGCCTTTGCTGGAGTAGCTTTCAAACAGCGACTTCCACGGCGACACACCCAGCACAGAAGCCACGGAGTTCATGTACTTCTCTGCACCCAAATCCTGAATGACTTTATCAACCTGAGCGACGCCCATGTTGAAGCTGTCTTTATCAGAAGCCGCAGTGAAATACTTGCCGTAGAGTTCTTTTACGGTTGCTGACTTCAGCGAGTCGTAAATCGCGCCATCGGGCAACGACGGCTTTTCCTGACCGTCGACGTCGTCCTTGTATTTGTCCGGGTCTGCATCCCCGCCCCCGCCAAACGGTTTCCCGTTGGCGATAATCCAACCGATGATTTTCAGCAGTGCCGTTACCAGCAACACCACCAATCCCACACGCCCGGCTTTCGCCCAGCTCTCCAGAGCCACGACCGTCTGTTCCTGACCGGTACGGCTGTAGTTGGAGGTGAGCATCTTACGCACAGTGGGTGGGATAGTGCCCGGACGAATTGATTCCGTGGCCACCGCGACATCGGTGTTCAGTCCGTTCTTCTTGATCTCTTCCAGAATGGATTCAATCTGCACGAGGATACGGGCACCGTAAAGCATGTCGGCGTCGTTACGCTGCATGTACAGATTGAGCTGGTCGAGTGTATCGACCTTCTCGTTCATGCGCTCACGCAGCAAAGCCCCAATCTCCCCGAGTTTCCACTTGGAGTTGGTGTGGCCTGCTAACCCAGTAATTGCTGTCATGCGGCTTCACCTTTTACTTCACGGACATAGAAGTCCACGGCTTCGAGGAAACGACCGGCCCACAGGGTAATGGTTTCCCAGCACGAGTCGCCGTACACGTCTTCCACGATTTGGCGCGGACGGAACGATTCCAGTGCACGGTACTGACCCCAGGCGTGTTCGTAGCGGTTCACGTAGAACGCTTCGGTCATGGCGATGATCTGACCCAAGTCAACCATCATCAGTTCGTTCACGTCAGAGATAACCGTGTTCAGAATCGGACGCAGTAAGGTAGACGAAGCTTCCGCAGCGCCGTTACGGCCATTGTCCGGCAGCTTTGCCGAGTACGCCAGTGAGAAGGCCACCAAACAAGTCAGTGCGTTGTTCGCCAACACACCTTTACCTTCGGCGGAACGTTTGTAGTCAATCACCAGTGAGTTCAAAGATACTTTGTGAGTCATGGAACGAATTCCCCTATAAATGATTAAGCACTGGCGCGGAGCTTGTGCATGGCGACGGTGAGATTGTTGTTCAGGTACTTCTCAACATCACGCTGGAAGTCCACGGCTTGTGTTTCACGACGGCCAGATGGCAGGATGTTTTTCTGAATGAACGAGTAGACGTTGTCTTTGTCTTTCACGGACTTCAGTAACTCATCCACCTGTGCGATACCGGCCAGAATACGGGCACGGTGTGCGTTGGCGTCTTTGGTGTTCTTACCTTCTACGGTTTTGAGTTCCGCAACCAGCGTACGGCGCATGGTCTCAAAACGTTCCTGCGGCGGATCGTAGATGGTCGTGGTTGGGTCAGCTATCATGGTGCCCAGCAGCGCGTTCAGGCCGAAGCACAGCACACCCAGCGGCCCACCGGTTACCGCAATCCCAATCATCCACAGCACGTAGATGGTTTCAATCGCCGTGTGGACACCGTAATTCATGTACGAGGAGTTGCGGAAGATGTACCAGCTTGACGTTTCGAGTTTGTACAGCCCGGTGGCCAGTTCCTGCGCCGCGCCAAAGCGGGCAGCGTAGTCATCCGCCATACGTTCCCAGCTGCGGTTACCGAAACCTTCCCCGCCGGTCAGGTTACCACGTTCCAGCAGGGTAGCGGTCACCAGATGCACATAAAGGTTTTCCTTTTTGTACTCTTTGACGATGGTTTCCGGTTGGGCGATTTTGGTGTTCAGCATCCGCTCAACATCTTTCACCACCCGCAGACGTTCGACGTCGGATTCCATCTTCATCATCTGGTTCGCTGCCGCATCGGCAATCATGTTCACCACCACACCACGCATCAGGGTGCGGAAGTAGTAATAAACGTGACCCACTTCATGCAGGATAATCGCCGCCAGCTCGTACGAGGTCAGGTCGAGTTTCTCCTCGAACAGCGGAGGCGTCATGTACAGCGGAGAGGCAATCTTTGACAAATCCCCGGAAATTTTCCCGGTCTCGTCATTAAACTCACCGTTGAGCTGGTTCTCTTTGATGAACTTGGTGTAGATGTCGAGGTCTTCATTGCCCTGATAGAAGCGACGATGCAGGTTCGACACGATCGGGTTGTTGGCATCAATCTTCGGGGGCTCTACGCCGGCAAAGGCAAAGAGGTTATAGCCGATTTCGTGCCCGTTACGGAACAGCACAGTGATGCCACAGTTTTCGGAAATCCATTCAGCGATACCGCTTGCGATATACGCTTCAGGTGAGAAGTCACCGGCCAGCCGAAAGGTTTCAACCAATTCCGCAAGCGTAGCAAGCTTCTTTTTGTTCTGGAATCGAATTGACTCCTGAGCCACGACTTTGTATTCCGCGGCTGTTTTGGCACGTTTAGACCAGTAACCCATCTTCGGCTATCCTTTTGAGATTTTTACGTCTCCCTCGAATGGTATAGAAGCCCTATACGCATCGAGAGACACCCATGGAAACCAATAACTATTTTCACCCCGATGACGTCGTCGGCCGTGAATGCAAGCACATTTCGTACGCGCATGACGAGGCAAAAGAAAATGATTGCGTCCTCGTGAAGGAGGTCGTCCATACTAAAGACGGGCGGCAGATACCGTGGATTCGCATCGCCGAGAACGTTAAGCGTCCGGTTTACGTTACGCAAAAGCAGTACCAGAACCACAAAGAAAAGAAAGAGTACGAAGAGCGTGGCAAGTGTCAGGAAATCATGACCACCGACATTAACCGCTCTACGGCTATTCAGTTGGGGTTAGGTTACCGTTTCCCTGACCCGAAACAATCCTTGCGTCGGGTGTGTACCAGTCCTTACGTCTACTGGGCGGATTTGTCGGTCTGTACGTACCTGAAACAGAAGTACATGAAGAAATGGCCCGAGGCGATTTCCGAGAACCGTCTGTGTGTTATCGACGTCGAGACCAACGAACGGGAAGGCACCAAAGAACCGAACATCATGAGTTTCATCTTAGACGATGAGATTCACTTCTTTGCTGACAAAGCGTACATGGACCGCATCCCCGGTGGCGAAGACACCATCGTCAAGAAAGCGGTTGAGTTACTGCGTAAGGTACCGTTCCGCAAGAAAGGGGATGACGGGTCATTCACGGACGAGATTGAAGAGCGTGATGTGCTGGGTAACTACAAACTGTTTACCTACACCTGTGCGACACCCGGTCAGTGTATCGTCCGGATGTTCCAATTGATTCACGCTCGCTTGCCGGATCTGGTTGTCGCATGGAACCACCAGTTCGACCACAACAAAATCTTAGGGCAGTTGAAAGCCGAGGGGATTGACCCGGCAGACGTTTACTGTCATCCGGATGTCCCGCCACAGTACCGTAAGGTGTGGTTCAAAGAAGACCAGGCCAACAAAAAGACGGAGTCCAAGTCACTCACCAAATCCCCTGCAGACCAATGGCATGTGATGTACTGCATGGCGTCGTTCTACTGCGTAGATGCGATGTGTGTCTTTAAGAAAATCCGTACGCATGAAGGTAACCGTCCGAACTACAAACTCTCGACCACACTGTCCACCGAGATAGGGATTACCAAACTCGATATCCCGGGTTTACCTTACACGGATAACCTGCAGTGGCACATTGATGCACAGGAGCGGTTCCCAGCGGAATACGCGGTGTACAACATCATGGATAACCTGTTGATTATCCTGCTCGACCAAAAGAACAAAGACTTAGCCTCAGCACTGTCGGTGTTGTCCGGTGTGTCGATGTTCGATATCTTCCCGTCTCTGCCGAAACGTATCTGTGATGCCTTTACCTTCTACCTCGAGAAACAGAATCTCGTGATAGGGTCAGTGGGCTCAGCGATGCGTAACGAGAAAGACGAAGAGGTTATCGGCACCGACGGATGGATTGTTACGTTACCTGCTCACATGAACCAAGAGAACGGGTTACGGAATATCCTCGCCGAGATACCGGACTTTTACAGTGCGTTCCGTGGTCAAACGGCGGATGCTGACTTAACACAGGCATACCCGTCCGCGACCAACATGATGAACCAATCACGTGAAACCACGTACATTGAACTCATCTACGTGAACGGGGTGGATGAACAGGTACGTCGTCGTGTGGGGGTCAACCTAACCGCCGGGCGCGTCAACGCCATGGAGATTGCGACGGACTTCTTCCTGCTCCCCGATAAAGAAATCGTCCTTGACAAATTCATGCAACGCATGACTGACAAAGGACTCCTGACCGTGGAGGTATAATGTTTGGACTTCTGGAATCAGCTTTGGAAATTGCGCAAGCAATTAATCCGCAACTTGGTGGCTCGACTCCTGCGTCGGGCACCGTCTACTCCACCGGAGACTGCACCGAAGCCTGTGCCGTTGAGCCGGAGGAAGAGAGCGAGAATGCGCAGGCGCAAATCGATGCGGCGTACGCCATCGGACGATTAGTCGGTGAACGACTGATTAAATAAAAGTACCCTACTACTCCGCGGAGTAGTAGGGCTTTTTCTTTTATGCCGCGTTGAAGGCATGCGCCAGCAGACCGCGCAGGTCTTCATTGACCACGCGGTTCACCAGACGGCTGATGTCATTACGTGATGCGAAGTTCGCTTTGTCGGTAGACTTGGCGAAACGAATCAGGTAGTTAATGAACACCATGAACGTACCGGCTTCATCTTTGTCCGCGAAGGTGTCGATGAAACGGTTGACGTTGGTCTGGCTCAGGATGCCGTTCTTGTACGTCACAGCGGCTTTCACAAAGATAGTGAAGGCGTCAAGGAACGCTTCGCCGCGCAGTGAGAACAGGATACGGAACGCGTTGTGCAGTTTCTGGTAGGCGGTTTTCTCAGCCGGGGTACCCGACGGTTTGCTTTTACCGACAGCATTACCGGCTTCTTCCAGCAACTGACCGATCATCGTGACGTTGTACTGCTCGTCTGCGGTGTACGTCGCTTTCGCTACGACCGAAGCCGTGGTTTTGGTGGTTGAGGTAGAACCTTCGCTGACACGGGCAGCGTTGGTGTTGGTATCTGAACTGGCCATGATTGGTCCTTACGTGATGTGGAGGAATGGGTCGAACTCTTCAACAACTGTTTCACGGCCGTGCATTGCACCCATGGCATTCAACATGACGTTGGAGAACCCGGTGGCAATATCAGCGGCGATAGCGCGTTCTTCTTTGGCTTTCTCTTCGGAAGCACAGCCCGCACAGCAGTCTACGTGACCCTGTTGACATAACAAAGGTCTGCGCAGGTTGATGAATTTCCCCATGTTAGCTTTGACAAAGTCCGCGGTGACTTGCTGAATATTACCGTTGACCATGTGGTTCATGCCGAGGTAACGCTTGGCGTTCACCGGACTGAGTTTGACCTGATGGGTGAGTTTGGTACCGCAGTCGTCATTCAGGATACGGTGGTTCTGGAAAATCATCTGGATGATTCGAACCTGTTCACCGCCTTTTGCTGTTTCGGCACCACGCATGAACGAGCCTTCGCGGGTCGAGTTGTATTTGTCAACCAGATGCGACAGTCCCGAGGACTTCTCTTCCACCAACGCTGTCGGTATCAGGGTAAAGTCCGCACCTTCTTTAAAGGAGGTTTCAATCCCGTACATCAGCATCAGTTTACGACGACGCATACGCGCTTTCTTCGAGGCGTAGAACTGAATCGACTGGTCACCGGATAACCACTCGGTATCCAACTCATCCAGCGCCTTTTCAATCATCACAATGACCGCCGGGTTATCCAGCTCGTCTTTGTGCTTCAGTAACAAGGCATCACGGATTTTGTAGGTGTCCGGGTGTACCGTCAACGAACGCAATGTCCCGGTCGGTGCCACCGCAATGGTCATCGGGGCAATCTCACTTAACCCCTGAATGAATTTCCCAACCATGCTCGGGCGAATCGCGTCCACGTTATCCGGATCGTCTTCTTCATTATCCAGACAACGGGCATAGATTTCCTTCTGGTACACCATCGGACTACCGCCTTCCTCGAGGAAAGGTAAACGGGTACCGAACGCGTAATAGATGACAATCCAGTTGAACACGTAACGCCCTGCGCCCACGCTCACAGTCTTCGCCAAGCCCGGGTACATGTCCGGGGTGACGTCAAACCGGTCTTCGGCGTAGAACAGCTCGCGGTCTTTCGGTACATCGGTAATCCGAATCCATTCCGCAGGAGAGTCTTCGTCACTCTCTTCGTAATAGTGCGGGAAACCGTCAATGTAGGTGATGTCGTACTGCTGCGGTTGTTCGTTCGCAGGGAACTGACACACGTTAAACACGCTCAGTCGCCACACCAGACGTCGCCACGCTTCACTCTTGCACGCGGCGGCTAAATACTCAATCCTGTTCATCGGATTCGGTCTCCGAAGGGTAAATGGTACGCAGTGCTTCTACCCCGTGTTGCAGAATCGGGAGTGGACTGATACCTTCGTTGTTAATAAGCTCCAGAGAGCGCTCCAGCTGCGCGTAGGCGGCGTCAAAGTTGTCAGCCACAGCAACACTCATCCCCACGCTGTAAACCAGCAGAAGCTCATCTGGGGCCACTCCGTTGTCTTCCTCGAAGTCCAGTGACTTCACCAACGTGGTCAGGTCAACCTGTGGTGGCAAGTTCATGAACGTCCACGCAGACGGGTTCTGTGGGAACACACGCAGGTACTGCGCAATACGGGCAGTCCGTGGGTCGGTATCCCCGGCTTGGGCATCCAGTGACGCAGCAGACAGGAAGTTACGCATCACCGTCATCACACGCGGTTCCACGTTAACAATCAGGTCTTCCATGTGCAGGTTGTCATCACCGTACACATAGCGAATCATGTTCTCCAGCACAAACATTGGTGGTTCACCTGACAGCACAATCCCGTACAGGGTGTCCATGTCTTCGAACTCTTCAAAGGCGGAGGTCAGGCCCTGAATGATGCGCACCATTTCACGGGGCTTATTAAAGCTCACCTGTGGGTTCACAGCCACACCCAGTTTAGCGGCTAACGCCACGGCGCAGTGGTTCACCAGCATCTCATAGCGGATGGTTTCGTCGTTCTGGTCAGGCAACGGATTGGCATAAATCTCGGTCATTGCGACGTCATAGCCGAACTCGAGAATCAGGGCAGTTAGGTCTAGCATCGGAGCCGCACGCGTCTCATGACGGTACATGGTGATTTGGTCGGCTACGTCGTCGTAAATATTCATGGGGTTATGTCCTAGTCGGTGTCATAACAACCGCGACAAAAAAGAAAAAGGGAGGCCGAAGCCTCCCTCAGGTTACTGACTCTCGCGCAAATGCTTTTCCATCTGTTCCGCTTCGTTCTTGCCTTTGTTCATGGCGCTTTGCACCGCGGTACGTAACCGCTGGAGTGTGCTTAGCATCATGCCTATCTCCCACCGGGGGCGATCCAAAAACTCATCGAAGTTCAGATGGAAACGTTCACCGACTTGTTCGCGAATGTACGTATCGAGCCACAACTGATAGAGAGAGCCGTGTAACGGGTCATCGAAGTCCGAGACGCCGACGTGGTCATTGCCCACAAAGTGTTCAATAGCCTCATCGTACGCCTCGATCAATTCGTCATGCGCTTCCTGATACGTAATGGGTTTGCCCGACCGGTTTTTGAACAGGGAGGACAAATCCAGTTTCAGTGTCGCGATCAGCGTCTCGGTGTTGACGCTGGCATGATCTAACCAATACTTTCGTATTGAAGTTGAATGACTTTCTGTATTTCGGACACCGCACGAGAGAGCGCGAAAAAAAGTCTGTCCGGGGAGATGGTCACAATCCCGCGGAACGGGCCATCTTTAATCCCCTCCTGCGCTTTCGCACAGTGTGGACATTTACGACCCATGTAACCGAACACCGCCACGCGGGTCGCTTCGGTATACGCAGAAATCGCTTCTTCGAACTTCGCCACGTACACACGATCCGAAGACAGGTCGGTCAGCAGCTTTTTAATCTCTGCCGGCTTGGTCTCCGTGGTGACTTTTGCGTTGTCTTCGCCAGCTTCGTGAATCGAGATGGACTTCACGGTGTGCAGGTAACGAGTCAGGCGACGAGATTCGGCACCCACACGCATGTGCTGCTCACGGTCTTTCTCGGTGGCGTAGTCGGTCAGTGCGGCTGCAGTGGTGTCTGCAATCTCACTCGCCCACTCTTCGGTCACGTCGAAATAATCACCCAGCGTTGAACGGCCAAAGGTCACAACGATGCCGTCTTCTTCAAAGCGTTCTGCCGCAACTGCCGGGTGCGCCTGTCGGAAGGCCAACTGGTCAGCTTGAGACAGGATGTTCTCTTCGCTTTCCGTCTGACGTTCAAACATCGCCCGCTGCTCTTCGGTGAACTGGCTGTTGCCCAGACGTGTGGCACGAATCAGGTTCAACTTCACGTCTTCCGAATGGTCGCACTCCGGGTTCATACAGGTCAGTGTCCACGGTACCCCAGATGGGTACTTGGCGGTCAACATCCCGATAATCACCACCCAGTAGTCGTCTTTGTCAATTTTATCAATCAACACCGACTTCATGTCCCCGCCCATCAAATCGAGGGAGGTTGAGGTCACGAACTTCAGGGCAAACTCCACCATGTGGCGCAGGTACACACCGGACGAAGCGGACATCAGCAACCCGTAGGTGCTCATGCCAATCTTCGCGGTTTCCATGGCGAACTGGATATCGAAGTCACAGAAGTCACGTTCGTGTGGCGCGGCAAACTGCAGATAGAAGCCCGATGCCGGCAGCCACTGGTTAACCGGGTTACCGGTCTTACGGTGACGACGCAGCGCAGACAGAGCATCCGTACCGGAGTTGTCTTGACGCACCCAGCCTGCATTACGGCCAGACTTAGTGGTCAAGTGTTGCTCCCATGCCACCCCTTCACGACGCAGTGCGCCTTGGAAGGCGGCTACACCGTTAGGCGATGAAGGACTGGTCAGACTCAACGCCGAGTAGATACGCCAGTAGGTCAGCTCTTCGTGCTCGTTACGGAACAGGGGCTGACCGTTGTCGTTCTGCGGGATACTGCGGAAGAAGCGGTTAACCTGACGCGCCGTTTCTTCAGACGACTGCATCGGCCCGGTTAGCGTGTTCCCGGCACCCAGCAGAATACGATCCGGGTCGTTCTGATCCAGTGGACTGATTTCGCTGCGGGGCGCTGCGGCTCCCAGATTCACTTCAACCCGCTTCTCTGCTTCAGGCTGCGCCGGCGGCGGAGTAGGTGCAGGTTGTGGTTCCGGTGCTGGTTGCGCCGGTGCCTGTTCGTCAGACGGCAAAAAAGAAGGGGCCGCGGCAGGTGCTGGCTCTACCCGTTGCTCAGACAACTCTTCCGCATGATGATGGTGAGTTGTCTGGCCGCGGATTGGCGTATCCGAAATATGCTCATGGCGCGGTTGCACCGGCTGTTCATTCGCGTGGTTGTGCGCATCCAGCTCCTGATGGTGATGCGGAGACGGGGTGTCGTCGTGCTTCACCACGTGTTCAGGGCTACCGGCACTGGTCGGTTGAGTGCGGTTAAACGATTCGTCTGCGGTTTCTTTTACCGCAGGTTCCGGTTGAGACTGACGGCGGCGGTCGTATTCGTGACTGGCCTGACCCATCCCCCACGACGGGTTCTCTTCGAGAATCTTCATGATCTCGTCACGGCGGGCGTTGTCTGTGTTCTGACGACCACCGGCTGGGCGTGCATCATTCGACATGTTCGTTATCCTTTACAGCTTCGTTAACAATCAGCTTAGCCGCTTCACGGGCCACCGCCGGTGGCAGTTCCAGCTTTTCGCCATTGCCAGCGTACGACACGGCAGCCTGCGCTTGTTCTGCAGCCTGCGCCGCAATCGCGTCTTGTTCGGCTTTCTCGTTTTCAGCCGCGATATGCTTTTCGAGATTGGCTTTGGCCATCTCCAGCGAGCTACCGGCTTCCAGATCACGTTTCACGAATTCCACGTTACGGAAATACGTTTCCATGATTTCCAGCGCCAGACCGGTGTACTTCTGACCGGCGATGGTCGCTTCAGTGGAGAGCTCTGCCATGCGCAGCTCAACCGGCAACACAAAGTCTTTCACCGCATCCCACTTCTCGTTTTCGAGACGGGTCAGCAGTGGACTGCCCACGCTATCCGCTTCAACGATGATTTTGTTGAGTTCGGTTTTGATGTGGTCAGCCAGACCCAGATACCCGGCTTTAGCCAGCGCAATCTGGTGGTCGTTATACACTTTCAGATCCCCGGTACGGGTGTCTTCGTTTTGCAGTTCATCCAGCGCATGGGCGAGTTTGCCCGACTCAATAATGAACATATCCTGCACGTAGAAGATTTCACCCAGCAGGCGGCGGAGTTCATCACGGGCCACTTTACGTGGATTATACGCGGGTTTCTTTTTGCGTTGGGACATGGAGATATTCCTTACGGGGTTACGGTGGGTTATATACACAGCATATAGCCCGAATGTGATTAAGTGTTGTGTGGTACCGTCACCCAGTCGTGCCATTTTTCGGAGAACAGGCGATAGGCGACTTTCGGGTTCTGGCCTACATTCCCGGCAGGGTTGTCATTCCACAGTACCCAGCTGTACAGTTCGTACGAAGCGGTGCTGCGGATGGAACTCTCACGAGTCAGGTAATAGGTTTTGCCTCGCTGCATCACCTGCATCCCTGCAAAGTGTTCAGTGACCATGTAGTAGTGGAGCGCTGGCTTAAGCACCGTGTCTTTACACAGAGCAGCCAGCACCACACTAACGTCTTCGTCTACGCCGGGATACGCTCTTAGCACCTTTTCGAGGAAGCTTGCGAGGGTTAGTCCCGCGTACGGCGGTTGAGGCAAATTGGGAGTTGGAGGTGTTAGCATTGTTGCTCCTTACCACATAAGGCGAAAAGGCAATTTGGAATGACTTAACTTTCTCGCCCAGCGATTGCTTGCGGGAGTTCAAGTACACACCGTGTTTAGGGATATCGCTGCAGTGCAAGAACCAGACTTTCGGGTCCATCGCCCAACGTGTTTGTGCACGGGGTCGACCGGCTATCTGTTCGTTCAACTGCTGATCGTCAATCGGGATGGTGACATACGCCTGCATCAATCCCGGGATGTCAATTGCGGTACCGGCTTTGCCCGGTGTGGAAACACCGATGTCGGCCGCAATAAACTCGTCATACGAATCCCCGGCGTTATACTTAAACACCATGAGGTAATCCCACTCGCTCATGATCAGCTTCTGACGAATGAACTCGACAAAATACTGACACATGTCAACGGTGGCAAAGAACACCAAGGCTTTCTGTCCCGGCTCGTACGTTTTGAAATAGGTGCGTTGCATCAAATCCCACACCATCTCTGCGTACGACTCCTCCGCGTTGTTCTTGAAAATCCCCTTCTCGAACATCTTGTGGTTATACGGCGTCATTTTCGAGCCGTAGGTCACGAGTTTACGGTTCTCAATGCTGTAGTACAACCCACGGGCATCAATCACCGGGATAAAAGGAATACTCAGGCGGGTGTGGTTCGGGAAGCGTTCCAGATAACGGTCAGCGATGAACAGCTTGTTCTTACCCGGTTGCAGCGTTGCCGACATCCCCACCTCACACGGCGGGTTCAGCAGGATACCGGCCAGAAACACCAGATAGAAGTGTTCGTGGATTTCATCGGCACCCACCAACCCAATCCCGAGGTCGTTGTAGAAGTTCTCCAGCGACACGGGGTTCGAGTGCGCGGTGTTGAAATACTCCTTGAGGAACAGTAATAAGGAGGTGGTTGGGAAGATAATGATTTTGATGCCGCGACGGTCTAACTCTCCACTGCGTCCCATCTCAATCGCTTCGTAGATACCTTCCACCCCTCTACACACATGCACGTGTTCACGATCGACACGTAAACCGGTAGGGTCTTCGCAGCAGTCAAACAGCCACTTATCCACATAACCCGGCCTGTGCAGGAGTCCCGTCCGGACCCCTTTCTTTACCATCACTTTTTGGAAGCTTTTCGTTTTTCCGCGACCGGTTTGAATCTCGAAAATCGTTTGCTCGCGCCCTTCCGTGGTAGCGGTATCAACAACTTCGTTCTGATAAAAGAAGCGTGACTCCGGATCGTCCACCGTCATCGCGAATCCGTAGTTATCGAACGTGCAACGATACGGCTCCCGACGACTGACTTGGTGGTCACGAATCTCGTAGTCAACCTTATACTCTACACCCACATTGTTAATGATGGACAGAATACGTTGCAGGTTGGCTTTGTGGAAATAGAAGGTTGTCAGGGTAGGGATATGGACATAGAACCCATCCCCTGCTTCTGTGGTCAACCGACCTTGGTCTTTGCCCATCTTAGGGGCGTGCAGATTTTGCGTAGCCCAGTCCAGTATGGCGATTTCCATTTGCCGGACGGGTACTTCTACACGAATACCCATCATCGTGTGGGTAATGTGAATCGTATAGCGCATAAGGCCCCTCTGAGAAAAAAAGAGGGGCACAAGGCCCCTCACGTTTACTTCGGTACGGTAGGGAAAGCCCCATCGTACAAACTGGCTGGACGATGACGTCCCACCCAGAAGCCTACCGCGTTCAGGTTATCCTGCTGACCCTGGAAGAGCAGCATCGGCGCACCGGAACGGATACCTATCAGGGTGTTGTGATCCACGAAACGTTTACCGTTAAACTCATTGGCCTCCTCACTGTCAAAGCCCACGGCCGGGAAACTGTTGGTCGGGGATTCTACACGGGAGATGGCGAGCATAATCGCCACGTGGGTCATCGGGACACCTTTCAGCTTACGGTTGATGTAACGGAAGGTATCGAACATGGCGTACGTACACTGTTTCTCAGTGGAGCCGCCCATCTCTACCAGCGTCAGGGTCTTCACTTTCCCTTGACGTTTGTTCATCTTCACGTTGCTGTTGACGTTAATGATTTCATTCGCGTCTTCGTTCTTATCGGCAGCAATTGAACGCAGCTTGGTTTCTAACCCGGCTACGAACTCGGCCATCGATTCCGAACGGTTGGTGTACGTCAAGATAGGGTGCTTGCTGTTCCACGCTTTCAGAGGCAGGTACACGAACTTCTTGTCATGTACCAACGTCTCACGATTACGCAGGAAGAACTGCAAGAAGGCTTTCGAGAAGTTTCCGCACACGCCCATACGGACATCCACAGGTATCTCGTCCACCACTTCCCCATCCTTGTCCAGCTGTTGGAAGGTCAGGTCATTGATTTCCGGCAGCGCTGTTTCATCCACATCATCCAGCGATTCATGATAAGCAATCTGCGAGATTTCGGAATGAAGTTTGTCGGTCAGCACCAGCCGGTAATCGTCCCACGTGCCACGCAACGGTTTCGGTAACAAGGCCAGACCCTTCTGGGATTGGCGGTCATAGTTACAGAGGAAGTCACGTTGTGCCCCGTGAATCGCCAGACGCAACAGTTTGCGCAGGAAGTCAAGGTGCTTGGTCGACAGAATCCCCTGCGATCCCTTCTCAGAAATCGAGGTGGAGGCTAAGTGACCCGGCGCGGTTTCTTCAGAGAGGTTGTAAATCAAATCTCCCATACAGACCGCACACACCCCTTGCTTCGCCATGTGGCGACACGTCATCGCACTGCGGAAGACCAGTGGTTTCCCAATCAGTCCTTCGTAATCGGCTTTC